CGCTGTGCCGCTTGAACCACTTGTGCCACTGGTTCCACTTGAACCGCTTGTGCCGTCTATACCAGACGTGCCTGATGTACCAGAAGAGCCACTTGTTCCCGCTGTGCCGCTTGAACCACTTGTGCCACTGGTTCCACTTGAACCGCTTGTGCCGTCTATACCAGACGTGCCTGATGTACCAGAAGAGCCACTTGTTCCCGCTGTGCCGCTTGAACCACTTGTGCCACTGGTTCCACTTGTGCCAGACGATCCATTGGCACCGGATGTTCCACTTGTACCAGATGTTCCACTTGTTCCGCTAAAACTCAATGCATAACTTGCTGTAAGTGCATATGAAGCACTGATTGCAAAACTTGCGGTGGAAGACACACTGCTTGTTATAGCAGCATAAAGGTCGGTTGTTGTCCAATATCCAGACGCGCTGTCATATATTGGTACATATCCATGTACCTTGTCAATTAACTTTACTTCTATTGGTTGTCTGCCTACTAGTTTGGACATTGTGTATGGATACTATGAGGTTAATTAATTGCGTTTTCTAATATAGATAATATTACTTGTAATGATCCTGATTCAGTAGATGTAATTATAAAAGCATCGTATTTTTCAAGAACTATTTTTCCAGATATTGGATTTAGTGAATCACCCGGTGGAATTTTTGCATCTTTTAATAATGCAATAGCATCACTATCTGACAATGAGCCACTCTTTAATATTTTCACATCTGTGCTCATGATACTGGACGTTGTATTAGTAATTTGTGCTGAAAGTAAAATAGAAGCAACTTCCAGATTTTCTCTGTATATAAGATTGCTTCCGCTATCTAATGTTTTTGCAATCAAACGAAATTTATTAAGTGGTATAGGATTTGTAGGCATGGTTTATATAAATATACTTTAAACGCTCTCCAACGCTAAATTTAATGGAACAATTCTCGCGGCCATCGCTTTATCAAATGTTCTGCCTTCTATTGTACCAGTTGCTTGTCTTATTACAAAATCCGTACCAGCAAAAAAGTCTCCTGTTTCATCTCCTGCTGTATGATATACTCTTCCACCTGCTTCTTCATATATGCGAATATCATAGTTTGTTTGACCTATGCCGCCCTGATTCACAGGCAATCCAAGAAAATTGACTCCAGATCCTGCGTATGAAAGATCTTGAGAAGTTGCTGTAATAAGTGAACCAAATTCTTGTAGATATGTAGGCTCAACATCAATAGCAACGCTTCTTATAACATCAATGGCAAGATCAAGCATTTGATTTACTTTATCCTTGGCTTGAGAAGTCATGGTTGCAAAAAGTATATCTGGATCACTGTTGATATATTCCTTTATATACAGATATGATGATGTATAGTCCATTGCCATCTTTTTGCCATCGTTGACTCTAAAGGCAGCTATAGCACCTTTTCTAAAGTCAGCAGATGCCGTGGGAAGCGTATATCTTTTGTCGCCCGATATATCTTGTCCTTTAAATTGTCCTTGAAGGAATGTAGATGTTAAAGCAGCTTTTTCAACAAGCAAGTCTGATGCAAGAGATGATATAAGAATACTGCTGTCTTTAATTGTAGAAAGATATGCCGATGATGTTGGTATAAGATATGATGAACTATACCAGCCATGAATTTTAAGCTGGTCCATCATATAATCTTGAATGGCCGACGCATTTGACAAAAGAAGAACAGATGCAGAAGCGTCCACAGAAGAGCTTATAGGATTTATATTAGGTACAATTATTATACGAGAACCAGATGCTCTTAATCCATAATCACCAAATGTTGTATTGGAGTTCAGCAAAGAAGCATGACCGCCATCCATGGCAAATATACCTACTCTGCTAAAATTTGTGAAGAACGAAACTTGTTGTGCATAACCTCTGCCGCGAACACACAATCCAATACCATTGAACGCAACTTGTGTGTATGCGTCAACAATCATTGATTTCAATGGACTATATGGATCTAGTACGCTGTCATCCACGATCATGCCACCTGGACCATTTCCAACTAGATAATTTGGAGGACTTGAATTTGGACTTAATGGTACATAAAACTTATCAAACGGAGTGTTGATACAAGAGCAGTTTTGAATATACGGGGATGTTGTTATGAATGCTCCGGGTTGAAATGCAAAGAAAAATCCTTTGCGCGGATCTTCAAGATTGTCAATTGTTGAACCTTCAAAGCGCAGATTATATGCGTATGTTCCGTTATTCATCAAAAACATATTTTCAGTTTTTGTACCGGCGGTTGGGCGAATAACTGTTGTTCTAAGATCATTTCCAACAATAGAAGTCCATTGTGGAATAATTACCGGAGCCTCTTCAATATAATATCCGCTTTGTATTCTGATTGTGCTTCTCCAAGGAGCCGACCCAGTTCCATATAGCACAATTGACGAAGACACTACAATAGATGCGTGTTTGATTGTTCTGAATGGAGTATTTAATGTTTTTCCATCGTTGGAATCGCTGCCATCTTCTGCCACATAAAATATTTTATCAATTTCACCAACATTGCGCAATTTACTACCATCTCCCTCAAGCAAACCCGCAAATGAAATTGATCCAGTGATTGACACACTGCCTGTGAATCGATGAGTATCAGAAAGACTACTTCCAAAAATTGTACTGCCAGTTATATATGCAATGCTGCTGGTGACAATATTTACGGTCAATTTATCAACCAATATTGAAGACGCAGTTATTTGGCCAACATTTATATTTATTCCAGCAATCAACGACTCGGCTTTTGATGCAGTTGATGCATACGATGCACTTAACGCATATGAAGCCGAATCAACAGAACCGGAAATTGATCCACCCAAAACATACGACGCAGTTAGTGCATACGCAGAATACGACGCACTTACTGCATATGATGCCGAATCAATAGATCCAGAAATTGATCCACCCAAAACATACGATGCCGTGAGAGCATATGAAGCACTGACTGCGCTTATGTTGGCCGGTAATACGTTAGAACCGGTTATTATACCATCAGCATTGGTCTGTATTAATAAATTACTTCCACTGACATACACTTCGGTAAATGCAGTATTTGCTGCATTTCTCTGTGTAAAATAAATATCTTTTGGATTAATGCTCATTTAGTTTTATATAATTATTAGAATAAAGCCATTTTCGGTAATATTTTGTATAAACTTAGTCTAGATCTTTTCCAGTTTGTTTTATTTACTTTTATGTAGAAAAATCCAACGTCGTATGTTTGGTCGCCCACTTGAGAACACCCCGTGTCATATGAATTCAAACCAATACCAGCGAGGGGAAGATCAACAAAAGGAAGACTTGTTGATATACTTGGATCTTCGACAGGAGCAGGAGTGTCTAAAAAATTCCATAGTGTAACTGGAGTTCTATACCATATTCCGCCTATTTTAGCATAAAAGAAGTCATCATCGTAGCTTCTGTTTCCATCCACTCCACCCAAATAATATGAAGATGTTGGTACTGGAAAGTGCCAAGTAATTTTTCTGAACACCAACATTGCAAATGCATCATCGTACGAAAAAAACTTCCAGCCAGTTTTTGGCATGATTTTATTAGTTTCATTACTATAAAATCCATCAGTGGTTTTTAACCATATTTCATGCGGTTTCTTATATTGTATGACTTTAGAAGCTGGTGGAACGGGTATAATGACTGTTCGATATGATAATTTTTCCCAAGCACCGGATTCAAGATTTCCACTATAATTTACAAAAAATTCGTTACCTTTTCTAAAAAAGAATATTCCTTTTTTGCCCGCAATTATTCCTTCCGGATTAGTTTCCGTGTATAAAAATTTTTTATTGAATTCGTCTGTTCTTGCACCCATAATAATATTAGTTGCCTACACTTCCAACCAAATTATTTGAACCAGCATTGGTCACGGAAATATTAAGAGCATCATATGCAATATTTCCATACACTTTATTGTATATTGAACTTGATTCAAGTAATACATGTGTAGATCCTCCGCGAAATACATTTCCTGTTACTATATTAGCAGATCCGCTGTATCCACCAATATAAATTGACGGCGCACTGCCTGCATTAAATAATGTATTTCCGGTAAATGTTCCTTCATATGCATTTGAACCATAAACCACGGAACCAGTACCATCTGATATCATAAGATTATTTGATATATAATGGCTTTGTACGTTTTCAAGCAACAGTGCATTACCAGAATCTCGCGAATCGATGTGACTGTCATTGAACGAAAACAACACCATTCTTCCAGCAATTGGTCTGCCCGCCCAATCATTTGAATTAAATGGAGCATTGTAGAATGTTTTATTGCCTTTTACATACACCCCATAATTAACAGGCACCATATATATTTGATCAAGGAACAATCCTTCTGTGTTCATTCCAGCTGATGTATAATCTACAGTATTTACAAATATTCCAGTTTTCCAAAAATTGAACTGCGATTGATTAATTGATCCATTTACGCACATTCTGCGTATTTCCAACCCTGTGCCATTATATGGAGACGATCCCGTTTTTCCAATCACCATCGTGTTTGAAATTCTAAAATTCCATGCCGACTCAAGAACAATTCCATTGTTCCAATAATTTGAACCATCGGAATAGATATGAACATCATTTATATCAACTGATATATTTGAGTGCTGTGAGTACTGTAAAGTGCCATATGTAACATGTATTGCTGTGCTGGCTTGTCCAGAAGTTTTGAATGCAAGACTCTTTATTGCTACTTGATAATCATTCGCCCAACCACTACCATCATTCATATCAAAGTAAATTGCATTTGCATTTGATGTTTGTTTGATAATAGATATGTTTGAACCTTCACCTTCCAAAGAAATATCACATTGTGGATTTGATGGAATGGTCAATGAACCGGTTATTACAAATGTACCATCCGGAAAATATACTGTTCCAAAGCCAGCAACTTTGACTGCGTTAATTGCAGTTTGTATTGCGGTCGTGTCATTAGTTGTTCCATCTCCAACGGCTCCATAATCTTTAACATTATATACATTATTTGATTTTGCATTTAATGCATATGACGCAGTTCCAATTAATGTTCCGTTATTTATGTATATTGAACCCGTAACAACAGCACTTCCGCTTATGTTCAATCTTGCACTTGATGCCGCGTTTCCAATGACAACGCTGCCAGATGTATTGATTATCATGGAAATGATGTTGCCAGCTTGTATTATCGTTGACATACCAGCTTGCCCACCGACAAACATACTCAGATTACCCACGCCAACTCTTCCAGTACCAAATCCATTTGTAAAATATCCAAACGCAGTTGAGTTATTGGTGTCTATGACTCTAAAATTAGCGTTACCGGTTGTAGATGTTATATCCAAAGGATATACAGAAGAACCGGTTATTACAATACTTCCGGTAGTCACAGTCAATGACCCTGTTACTATTGTATTTCCATTAACATCCAATACCGCATTTGATGTAGTTTTACCAAAACTTCCGCTACCAAAAACATTCAACGAACCGTTGTCTCGTACCAAAACTGCATTGCTAACAGTACCTGTATTGAACGTGAAACCATTTGGCGTAGTACCCGCAGTGGAACTGAAGTTTACTCTTGAATTTGCCAAGATTATGGACGCAGCCTGAGTAAAACCGCTGCCACTTATGAAATATATTCCGTCGGCAGCAGCGTCAAATTTTATATATGTTTTTGCTCGTATGGTTGCTGTTCCAGTGGTTCTCAACGAACCAGAAACGTTCAAGCTGCCAGTAACAAAATGTTCATCTAATATACTAGTGCCGATATTTGCCTGTGCTACAATGTTGATTTTTGAGCCAGTTATGGCACCAATATTTGCTCTACCAAAAGTTACATTATTTCCCGCTCCAAATTCTTCTCCACCACCATCTGACAGCTGATAACTGCTTGAAATTGTGCCGCTACTGTTCGAACCAGTCACAACAAGCTCCAACCAAACACTGCCAGATTTTATCCAATATTGACCACTATTATACGATTCCGCACCATCATCTCCGCGAACATCGTTTGATGATGTTACCGGTGGATTAAGTATCCATCTTTTTCTTGAAAGTTCATATCCAGCAATTGATGCAGAAACTTTTACGTTGGATAGTTGCCCACCATACATATCCAATCCTATTATATAACTCGAAGTTGAGAGTGAAACTGCATTCTCAAACATGGACATTTTTGTTGGAAGTGAAGTAGGCATAAGTTTTATATTATATAAATATCTCCAAGAAACACATATGCTCTGGAAATTATTTATAATATTACGAAGAAATTATACAAACAATGTGGCGTCAGTTATTTAACTGAGAATGTTCTCAGTATTTGAATATGTTTGATTATACCAATCTTTCAATACATATCATATTGTTGTTGTAACTACTACCAACTATCAATGTTATTCTCCAAGCAATGTTACTGGCCGTGGACATAAGCAACCAAGTATCAGTATATCCTCCCAGACCAAAACTATATGCCGCATTAATATATGTGGGCGTGGTTGTAATTGTTAATGGCGCATTGTCTGTTATTGATGTACCGCCTGGACCTCCCGTACTATATACACTACTGCCATAAACTGAATATGTTCCTGAAACAGTTGATACTTGCAAACTTCTATTTCCCGATGTTGATAATCTTACTTTCAAATTTCCTAATGTAACGTCTGTACCGGCATCAACAATGCCACTTGCTCTATTATTAATTAAAAAACCTACCCCCGCCGGTGCTGTTGATAGATCAATATATGCACCTCTTGAGCTACCGCCGCTTTCAAAAAATCTAATTCTATCAATGTATTGATCAATGACAACATTACTTCCAGATAAGGTACTATTTGGAGATTTAGCAAGTTGTATTTCTCCACCTTCATTACCACTTGCGTTTGATGATATTAAGTTTTGTCCGGTTACATTACCGCTGGCTGAAACAGCGCCGGTTAGAGTCATTGTGTCAAGTGCGTTGAGTGCGAAGGTTGCTCCTATTTCTTGTATGTCAATCCACGGATAACTTCCTGTAGTAGAAAAATCGGTATTACCGCCTATACCTGCTAAATTGGTCGCACCTGCTAATAATCTAAACGATGTCACGGTTGTTGCAGCTGTGGTAATAATTGCTTCAGCTGCGCCGCCAAATGCTCCGTATCCAACAGCATCGCTCGGACTGTACGATTCGGCAGACGAACCTATATATGTTAATGTAGTTTCATTATACCAACAGAACTGTGGTCTTACGTTCGCACCGCTAGTAGTGAAACCGGGAATCATTCCTTTTAATCTATAAGTTTTACCAGCGGCCAATGTAACTTGACCACTTCCTGTATTGACTGATATTGCTGATCCACCTGTATTTTCTATTACATTGCAAACAACAACCGATCCATTTGATAACCCAGTTTGTTGTGCAGACCTTGTGTATTTTGCATAGTTCGTGCTAACCGTACCAGTAGCAGTTGCTTGAACCGCTATGACGGGATTTATTTGTTGAATAATTGCTTTTGTTCCAATACCTGCTCTGACAGTTACTGTTCCCGCCGCCTCTACAATACGAACTTTTACAGTTTGGTTTGTAGTTGGGGTATAAATTAAAGTAGTAGATGTTGCATTAAATTCATTTGTATTTCTATTGATATTCTCACCTATACCAGCACCTATACCAGTTGTGACTAATCTAGTATTTGTTGTTGCATCTACCCAATCGTATATTTCATAACCATTTGCTGTATCACTAAAATTGCTGAAACTTAATTCTGCAAATAAACTGTATGTTTTACCTGCGGTTAATGTGAATACACCCGTTGATGTGTTAAGAGATATACCACTACTTACAGGTGCATAATTAAATATAATATCACTACCTGAACCTGCACCGGTTTGGTCGGAAGTTATTCTACCTGCGTTAATATAATCAGGATTTACTGTACCATAAGTTGTTGGTTGCCCAGCAACCGTTATGCTGTTTGCACTGACATTACCTATATTAGTAATGTTACCAGTCACTGATAAACTACCTGTAATTATTGTATCACCATATACATCAAGATTTGCGTTTGGCGTTGCTTTTCCAATTCCCACATTTGTTGCATTGTCAAATATTGAACCAGTAGTTAGTGTTGTTGCGCCAGTAAATCTTGCAACATAATTTGCTGTGCCGCCAGAAATGGTTCCCGCACCGCTGGTGCCACTTGAACCTGATGTGCCGCTGGTGCCACTTGAACCCGATGCACCGCTGGTGCCACTTGAACCTGATGTGCCGCTGGTGCCACTTGAACCTGATGTGCCACTTGCACCCGTTACACCGCTGGTGCCACTTGAACCTGATGCGCCAGTTGCACCGCTGGTGCCACTTGAGCCTGATGTGCCGCTGGTGCCACTTGAACCTGATGTGCCGCTGGTGCCACTTGAACCTGATGCGCCAGTTGCACCGCTGGTGCCACTTGAACCCGATGTGCCACTTGCACCCGTTACACCGCTGGTGCCACTTGAACCTGATGCGCCAGTTGCACCGCTTGTGCCACTTGAACCTGATGCGCCAGTTGCACCGCTTGTGCCACTTGAACCTGATGCGCCAGTTGCACCGCTTGTGCCACTTGAGCCTGTTGCACCGCTGGTGCCACTTGAACCTGATGTGCCACTTGCACCCGTTGTACCGCTAATGCCATCCGTGCCACTCGTGCCAGAAGAACCAGTAGCGCCACTTGTACCACTTGTACCTGTTTCTCCACTCGTTCCGCTTGTTCCGGAAGAACCGGATGTACCATTTATTCCGCTCGTGCCACTGGCACCGTTTGTACCACTCGTACCACTGGTACCATCGCTACCAGATTGACCAGATGAGCCAGTCGCTCCGCTCGTTCCGCTTGTGCCACTTATTCCTGTAGAACCAGAAGAGCCGCTCGTGCCATCAGTACCACTCGTGCCAGAAGAACCAGTCGCCCCGCTTACCCCACTCGTACCACTTGTACCACTGGTACCATCGCTACCAGATTGACCAGATGAGCCAGTCGCTCCACTCGTTCCGCTTGTGCCAGTTGTTCCACTGGTACCACTTTCTCCACTCGTACCACTTGTTCCCGACAAGCCGTTTGTTCCACTGGTGCCAGATTCTCCACTTGATCCGGACGTGCCATCTGTGCCAGAATTTCCACCTGTACCACTTGTACCATTTTGACCGCTCGTTCCGGAAGTTCCATCAGTACCATTTATGCCGCTAGTTCCTGAAAAATTTAGTGCATATGATGCTGTGATAGCATAACTTGATGAAGCATATGCAAAGCCGCTCACGGTCAAATCTCCGTTAATTTCGGCATTTCCATTTACAATCAAGCCATTTGAAGCTATAAATGCGTTTTGAATCATACAACCATCTTTATATATTTAAGTGTCCATGTTCCAGATAAAGGAGTGGCCAACAAGTGTATGCTACCACCCACATTATTTACAGATAATGATACTGGCACATATCCAATTTGACTTACTTCTGTTACATAAAAACTGGAAGACACATTGTTCCAACTTGACATAACTTCATTAACTTTGATGTCAGATCCATTAGAAATAGAAACCAACCATCTTGCTGCATTTCCATCACCAATCAATTGAGAATCTATATCAGCAGAACCAGAAATTGTTACAGAGTTTGCGGTGAATGATCCAGTAGCTCCACCATCTCCTCCACCAACAATATTCAATACTTCCAATGTACTGTTTTGATTTATAATATTATAAGTTATGGTTGGTGATATCACAGCCGGAATTGTATTACCATCATTAATAGAAACAGCTGCACCGACGGCTCTTTCGGCTGTTCCATTCATAATCTTTTCATGAACATCAAATACAACTTTTCTTGGTGTAAATGCTTTTTGTGTAGTAGATTTATAATTCTCAAATTTTTCCGGAAGTAGATATGCATTGCATATTAAACCAAAAGTAGCTTTGACAATTCTGTCTTGACCAGCATCATTTGTTGTTTCAAAATTATAATCGCTGATGCTTGTTCTGAATTTAAATCTATTTTTATCTCCCCAGTAATCTTCAGTAGCAAAATTTATTGCTTCTATGACTGAGTTGCATTGTTCAACCAATTCTGTCCAGATGATAAATTCGTAATTTATTATCACATGATCTGGCATTGCCACACTATAAATTTCTTTTCGTGGCGCAAATCCGTTCATTACTGAAAATTTGTCATATTTATTTTTTTCGCTGAACTTTCTCATCACTGGATATTGAAGATAGCGATTTAATGTTATCAAATTGTCGTTTCTTTGCACAGTGCTGCGACGAAATGCAATAGCAGGAGTTTGTACTTTTCCATTTTTGTCGCGAAGTGAGCCATCTTTGCGAATAGCTTTCCAGCGTTCCGGAGAAGCATAATTTATAGGAACTTTTATCTGTCTGCCAGAATCTACTATCGTTGGACTTATAACATTGTCCATATGACCAAGTATGGCCGCATCAATATCTATGAGTTTGATGGCAAAATCTTTTCTATCATCAGTGTCTCTTCGAATATTATGTTCTCTGCCACGATTTGCTTCTGGACCAAATATAGGTGGTCCGGAAATTGATGAAACTTCCTGTTTCTTGTCCGACATTTCTGGACCAGAACTTACTTTGTTCGGTGGTCTATTTAGTATCGGTTTAACTGTTGGTCCACGCCATGCCATAAATATTAATTATTTCTCTCCATTATATTGAGTGATGTATATTTTGTGTAGTGAGTATTGCAAATAATGCTATGACTCTTTTCAGCCTGACCGCCAAGTAGTTGTTCTTGTATTACATTATCAATTTCATAATATCTATCATTCCAAGATACTACGTCGCCAATTTCTGGATAAAATTCCAATTGACGCAGCATTTTTTCACGCATTTTGAATATATGATCTTGATTACGACTTGGTCCAAAGTCGTCCATCTCAGCAGTCATTTCGGATCTTTCTATAAGTGCGGATATTTGAATAGCTGGAAAATACCATTTACCAGTTTCTGCGGCAGTTTCACCATATATATTTGTTTTTGTTTCATTTGGCGCAATTTTAAATATCTGAATTAGATTTTCAATAATATCGCCCATGAGTTCACCGTTGAACTGTGCAATCAAGTTTAAATCTCTTTGTGAGAAATATCTACCTCTTAATCCCATATAAGACCCTTCATTTGTTCTGTTGTAATAGGCTCATCTTCTCGGATGCGAATTATTTTGATTCCTTTTTTAAGTGCCATTTCATTCTTCAACTTATCAACCACAATACTTCTTTTTTGAAATGGATATTTACACGCCGCTTCATTCTTTGGATGCCAAAAAGATCCATCAAATTCAAATAAAATATTTTCATCTGGTAAATAAGCATCATAAAATCTACCACCCATTGGATATTGAGGAACATAATAAACTCCAATTTCTTTGAGCATAGCGTAATATTTTATTTCAAGAGATGTGAAATTTGAACTTGGCTTTAATGTTTTTTTTATACCAACATGCTTGAGATGTCTTCGTTCATTTTTAGAAAATATCTGATCTAATATAGAAAAAGGTTTCATTTTTTAACCAATATAAATTCCCATTGGAACGCGCGTAAGTGTTTCTTGAATTTGTCGAGACTCTTCTGCACGCAATTCCATTTGAGCTTTGCGACCTGTTGCTTCCAAATTCTCTCTCAACTGTGTAATCAAATCTGTTTTTTCAGCAGATGCTTCTTGTCTCAATTCGGCACCATCCAATGTAACTTCTGCACCAGGTATTGGAATGGTTGAATATTTTTGACGAACACTTCCCAGCAGTTCTTTGCACAATGCTAAAAAGTATTTACGAATCCATTGCTTGCCAACACTGTTGATGCCACTGTATGGAATATTATTATACGGAACATTACTATAATCACCAATAGTATTTGAGCCAATATACGATCCACTTGAATTGTAAAATGAACCGGAGTTATAAATGCCCTGACTATCTCTGTCTTTAACAAGCAGATATTCAAAATACATCTTAAAATCATATGTAGGAATTGGAAATATTTTAACTTTATTATTTACAAGTTCAAATCCATATCCGGATTTACGTACCAAGTCATTGAATTCAATTGCTTGCATGCGCAGCAAGTCTTCAAAGATTGGAGTCATCAAGAATTGAGTAGCGGGAGAATAACCAGCAAATCCCATTTCATTAAGAACATTACTATAGCTCATGCCTGTCATGCTGAATGGATCATATATACGAGCAGCCGCCGGAGGAGCATTGTGAAAAATTCTGCGAATTTCAATTCTATCAAAACTTTCACTCACATCTCCCCACAATGCTTGCAGGTCATATGATTGTTGTCCTTGTTGCACATGAACATAACCTTTTTTCCAATCAACATTTCCACCCACACCAAATTCTGTACCATAACCTTGTGTCAATTTTATGAGTTGTGGCAATCCGCTTCCAGCCACATTTGTTTGAGTAAGATTTACATTTGCATTACTACCCTGTAATACACCAATATTATTACGAATATTAAATTGATTTACTTGTGCGCCATATTCATTCACAGCTTCTTCAAAACATGCATAAAAATTTACATCTATCATTTCAATATCAACAATAGGATAGCCCAAACGAGTTGCTGCCCATTTTGCAGCATTTGGTGCTTCTATTTTGAACTGCAAGTCGGTTTCATAAAAACCAAATGGAGTGCTGCCGGTTGTGATTAAGGAACCAGAACCGGGCCAGCGGTTTCTATCTTGGTCAATATTGTAATTAATCGATGTATCTGCCATATTATATAAATATGTAGATGCTGTGTGTTTGTGCCGCAATATTTATTATAGAAGGATAATAACCGGCTGGCTTATATTTATAATATATGAGTATAATAAAGCTGAGAGATTTGTTGCATGAAATTCAATTAAAAGAAGCCATGGCAGACCAACCGCCTCCAGTAACGTTTGTTATGCCACCCGCACAACATGCATATGCACAGCCAGCAGGGGATGGTGCAGGAAAGCCATATACTCAGCATAATATTGATTTTAGCGATACTGGAGACACAGGCAACTTAAATACTCGCGCTGTGAATATAATCAAGCAATTTGAAAACAACATCAACAATCCAAAAGGTGGATATAATAAAGTCAAGAAATTGTGGTTTCCACATAAAAGTGTTGAAGGTGGCAGTGACACAATTGCTTATGGTCACAAAATTCAACCAAATGAAGATTTTAGCAAGGGAATAACTGACGATGATGCATTGAAATTACTTGAAAAAGACGCTAATAAAAAGATTGATGTTGCTAAAAAACATATAGAAAAATTTGATAGTTTGCCATTGACCGTGAGAATTGCAACAATCAATGCATTATATCGCGGTGATATAGGACCAAAAACAATAAAGTTGTTGAACCAAAACAAGTTTGCTGATGCTGCAAAGGAATATTTAAACCACGGAGAATATCGCAGCACAAACAATCGTGGTGTAAAAAAACGTATGGACTGGAACGCTGCTGTATTTAAAGCAGCTGGTTAAATTATTTCTTTGTTAAGCTAGACCAATCTTTTTGATCTGCTTTTGACTTTTCCAATTCATTTTGTTGTTTTTCTGATAATTTTGGATTGAAATTTATTCCAGTCTTGACTTCTATCTCTGATATGGATACAATATATTTATGAAGGTCTTCAACGGGTAGTGGAGCATTGGGAAACATAAATGCAATAGCTTTATTTGACTTTGCATCTACAATAACTTTCCACATATAATCTGGAATACCAACTTTGTTATTACCAATTTCTTTATATCCTTTGTTATAAAATGTGCCAGTTATAACATACACATCTTTGCCTTCAATTACCCAGTTTCTGACAGCAGTTTCCAATTGTTTCCAAATTCCTCTATTATGATTTGGAACTTGAGGAACCATATTAGAAAGAAAAAAACTTTCACTCATAACATCATCATTTTGAGTATTGTCTCCAGCAGGCACAAGATGGCCGCGATCAAATGGTTGACCGGAATAATCACTTAATAATGATTGATGTTGCTTTGCTATTTCTGGATCTGGTCTAAAATCATCTTTACGTTTTGATTTTCCATTAATCTTTTCAAGTGTTGGATGTTCTACAACATACTCAGCTGTTTTGGTATCATAGCGATAATGTATAGCATAATTCTTTTTGATTATATACTGAGTATCTTTTACAATTTTGCTGATTGGCGCACCATTCACAACAAATTGAGATGCCTTGTCATCAATTGGATTGGCAACCAAAACAGTAACCAATGTTAACAAACACAATGAATAGTAATATATTTTCTTCATAAGCATGGTACAATATATATTATATATACGGTTACTTTTTCAACTTGTTTCTGTGATACTTTACTGCCGCAGTTGATATTGTATATTTATCAGCAATCTGTTTACTGGATATTTCTTGATTAGATATATCAAGTAAAAATTCTTCTTTTCTACCTTTTAGTGCATTTCTTCCACGACTTACACTAGAACCTCTGGTAGATTCAACCACACGTGATTTTCCTTTTAGCCCATTATCGTGTTTATAATTGATTTTACGAGATGATAGCATTTTACGACGTTCTTGATATTTTTGAGTACCAAATTCTTGACCATTTCGTTCTACAAACCATTCAAGAGAAAAACGACCCTTTGCTTTGTTTTTCATTCCATTTTTTGTAGAATCATTGTGAGTTCTGCCAAACATTCCATTCTTATCACCCGCGTTCAATATACGCATCTTTTCTCGTATAGCTTCTTTGTTTGGATTGAGAGTAAAAGTATCACCCCCCGAAGCCTTCGTTTCTATATTATATCCAATTGCCAAATATGGTTTCAACAAATCCAAGTAATATTGTTCTCGTTCAAAACAAATTTTTTGGTCATTGGCACATTCTTCTATTATCTCAAATGTAAATTTGTCAGAGCCATATTTATTCCATGCCCGCTGCAATATCGGGTTTCGATGTGTGTTATTTATCAACATTGATTTGTGAGCATTTAATCTGCGTGATATATCAATAGAAGATCCGATGTAGAATTTGCCATTTATGATGTTTGTTATTTTATATATGCCTGATTTATCCATAGAATTATATCTATATATATCAATCATAAATCTCAAACATCAAAATATTTTGACAAAAAAGGGGCCACTCGAAAGAGTGGCCCCTCTGATAGCATTGATTTTCAGTCTAAAGATTAGACTTCGTTTAAGTTGCCAATGATGATCTTGCCGTAGAACTCAGGTCTTATCATCTTCTTGGCATAACGTGTCATTACGCCACGACGTGGTGTAAAGTTCACTGGGTCATACACCAACGGTGTTTGAATCAGTGGGATGTATGGAGCGTACACAGCGCCGGTTTCTAGGAAGTTTGTTCCACGGAAACCTACCAACATAACATTGTCTGTCATGTATGGGTTCTTGTATACTGTCCAACGGTTGCTCAGAGCGCCAACTTTGGCCACACCCATTGCGAACTTGGCTTGGTCGCCGTCCGTGTTGGTGCTGAAGCCTGGAATGGATTCAATGATTGTAGCAACGTCTGGGGAGCAAACTAGGAAGTTTGCACCACCGCGCAGTGTCAATTGGTGAATCTTGTTCGAGACCTTTTGGATCTTGTTGCCCAAGGTTTGGAACCATGTGCTCTTGACATATGCAGTGCGGTTAGCAGCTGTGTCCTTGAACAGACGGGTTGTCACGTCATATTCAGATCCAATGCGTGCAGACCAGAAGTCGGTTGTGGTCGCCGGAGCATTGGTGATCAACATGTCAAGGATTTCTAGGTCGATTTCCATTGAAACGTATTCCGATAGAAGAGCCGTCAATTCGGCTTCAGCATCGATGCTGTGGTATGCATTCAAGTCTTGGGCCAATTCTGGTGTCCAGACGGCTTTCAGCTTGCGGGTCTTAGCTACAATAGCTTCGCTCTTCAGTTCCAAGTTAACTTCTGGAATTCCGATGTCGTCCGCAACACCCGTGGTGTTTGGCAATCCGTCACCTTTATCTTCGAAGTCGCCACGACTTGCGTCGCCCGGTTGTTTGTGATATCCAACCAGAGAGTTTCCACTGATGGCTGATCCAGAAACGTAAAAGATTACGCTTGTACCAGAAACTCGTGTAAACGCAGGATAGAAATCGACGATGCCCGAACCAGAAACGGTAAACGCACGAGCGCCATTGGCGTCGAAGTTTGTTCCACTCAACGATACAGTAACGGATTGGATTCCGCCGTTTGACAATGAAGCACTCAGTTCTTCAGTGAAGTTGATGTTTTCCCAAGTTGGAGCATTTGCTGTGCTAAGAGAACCTGTGACCATAGCTGGTGTTGCGAGAACATCATTGATGGTGTAACCGAAACGACCTTGGCCATATAGACCGTTGGTTGCGCTGTCGGTAGAACCCAATTTAGTACCTGTTCCACCGAACAAAGAATTGTCCTTGAAACTTGGCTTGCCAGATTGGCCAGAACCATACTTGAAGTCCAGATAGAACACCAGACCAGAAGGAAGATTCATTGGTTGAACCGACACGAATTCCTTCGCGGCGATTTCTGCGAAAACACGGCGAACTAGTGGGAGAGCAACGCCAGCCCATTGTTCGGAGTTCGATGAAGTACCCGTGCGGGTTGCTTCGTCGATCAGTTGTTTTGCTTGATTTTCCAGAAGGATGGACATGTGTGACTTTTCCATGTCGCTCTTGATGCCTTCTAGAAGTCCGGTCTTTTCCCACTTGGAGACAAGACCGCGAGTTTCGGTCATGAGCTTAACCATTGGATTGGTTGTCTCAGTTAGTAATGATTTAATTGACATAATATTATCCTGTAATTTTTGTTGTTGATTTTTTAACTGCGAATACCCGCCAACTTCTTAAAGCGGTTGGCCATTTCGGCACCTTCTGTAAGAACTATTGGTTTTGTAGGCTTTGTTGATGCAATTGGTTTGCTGGCAAGTCCTTCGGTGATGGTTTTGACTGTACCAGACATTTGCTTCTTTACAGGAGCAGCTTGTACGGTCTTTTTTCCACCGAAATTAAATGATTCGGCCAGTGTAGCATAAACAAGCTTTGCTTCACGAATTGATTTCGTGAGATCAAAGCTTTCGATTACTTTCATTTTCTGCGCATTGTTTAGGCTAGTCTGTTTGAACAATTTGTTCGTGTAGAGAAGCTTTGCATTGAGCAGATTCACTTCATTGATCTGGGTCCGTAGATATTCGACTGCGCTACGGTATTCTGCTAGTTCCTTTTTCAACGAAATATTTTCTTTGACGGTTTCTTTTTCTTCATCGTCGTCTTTTGATTTACCAGCTTTCTTAGCTTGGTAATCGGCCAGACCTTTTGGAAGTTTGCCTTCTTCGATTTCTTCGTCATCGTCATCGTCGTCCGTTTCGGATAGAAGTTCGTTTAGGTCAATTTCTTCTTCGGCCCCCGTTTCGTGGGCTTCTGTGGTTTCTACACCGTGCATTTCTTGCATGTCATTATCGTTATTTAAGCCGTCTTCCAATTCCTTTAGGATTTCATCTAAAGAAGCTTCATCAACTTCTTCGTTTTCCTTCAAGGCTGCTGTGTCATTGTCATATCCACCTTTGGATACTTCATTTCCTTGACCTTGTGGGTCATCAGTCTTGTGACCAGTTGTGGTCTTGGTGTAGTCTGAAGACGCTTTTGCGTTTTTCTTGGTAGCTGATAAAGAACCCTTGGTTCCGCCGATTGCGGTTCCAACCGACTTTACCATATTTTTACCCGGATCTTCGGTATTGTGACCCTTGGTGGTCTTCTTGTAATCACCAGAAGCCTTTTCGCCTTCAGCCATATATCCAGCGTCTTCGCCAATTTCGCCTTCCAGTTCGGACAATTCAGCTTCGTCACCAACAGGTGTGGACGACATCTCAGCCGATGGTTCTTCAACTGGAGCACCCATAGCTGCGTCTTGAGCAGCATCGGCGTGACCTTCTGGTGCGCCGCCCGCTGCCATAGCCATATCTTGCGCGGCATCGGCGTGAACTTCTTCGCCACCCATATCGTCGGTTGGCAATGGAGCTTCCGGTGCTGGGGCTTGTGTGGTTTCGGGAGCTTCTTCGTCCCCTTCAATTTCTTGCTTTAGCTTTTCAGCCAGCATGCTTTGTATTTTTGGTGTGAATGCTTCTTCCAATGCAGCTTTGGCATTGGCTAGGGCAGTAGCACGCACCGCTTTTGCGTCTGCGATAGCTTGTTTTAATAGATCTGACATAATAGTTTTTATCTTTTTGGTTGATGAAACTATTAGAGTTTCAAGATGGTTGTTATTATCTTCGCATCAAAGAATGACGCATTTTATAATAAATAAATATATAGATATGTACGAAAAATATAAATTATTTACTTATTTTATAATTTATTCAGCCTTTTTAATTTTGGAAATTGCAGGTGCAAGTCCCTCATTGAGATCATTAATCTCAAAATAACGACCCAGTAAATGCCCAGCATCTTCATACAAAGACTCCATGCGCTGCTGCATAACATGTGCATCTTTGGCCAACTTATTAAATTCATCTGAAACTTTGCGAAGTTGTTTCATATTTTCAGAAACAGTTCGTTTATCAAACCAGTCCTCGGTTTCGGTCATAGTAAATTTTTCAGCAGATTCTGTAATTTTTGCCAGAGTGTGCGCAATTTCCATTAAATTATATTCGCGGCGAAGTTGACCACCATATTCATTATATCGACCAATAGCCTCAAGTGCGACTTTCTTCTCTTCATTACTCCATTCGGTTTCTTGATGAACACTATTTGATTGCTCGTCAACAATTCTTTCAATTAAATATTTGAGTTTGAGTGTATTCATAATTATATATTATTCAGGAACTTCTTCTGTATTTTCGGGAGTTTCTTCAGCCAATAATTCCATCTTTTCAATTAGTTCTGGCATGCCATCAACTGTCATATGAAGCGCAGAGTCTGCTTTGAATGCATCAACATCTTTTTTTGTTTTGATATTGAGCCCCGCCATCATCTCTGGAACAAGAGCATCAAGAGTATTTTTCATAACCGCCGGTGCTACAAGTTTGTTTAATAAAAATGTTATTCCACCTTGAGATGCAAGTCTTATATATCCATGTTTTTTAAGCTCTTTTTCAGCGGCGGAAGTTTCGGCTTTTGATTTTTCAAGTTCGGCCTTTGCCTTTGTTGCGTCCTGCTTTGCTTTTTCAACATCTTCTGGGGAAGTATCGTCAACTGGCTTCTCGGATGGTTCTGCAACAGGATTTGGTTTTTTTTCAATTCCACCGGACTTTTTGTTCAATGGTGGTAGAGATTTTTTGGAATCTTGGTCGCCAGCCGGTGCTTCATCTTTGCCTCCCAGTGGTGGTAATCCGCCAGCATCTTCTTTACCAGCATCATCCTCTGGATTCTTTTTTTCATCTGCTTCTTTTACACGATAGCTTTCAGGATTCATTTTCTTGTCATATTCTTTCCAAGACACATCAGACTTTTCAAATTGTCTTGAATGATATGGATCATTTTCCCATTCATATCTGTCTTCTGGTTGTTGTGATGGTTTTTTTTCATCACTTTCTTTTTTCAAAGTTTTCTTTGCAACTTTTTTATTTTTCTTGGCTTCTTCAAGAATATTCCAGTCAACACCTGTTATACGACCTTGAGTAGCTTTTTGAGATATACCAGAGATAAGTTGTTTTAGAAATGGATTTGTGATTTTGTTGCTCATATTGTTATAAATATATATGCGGTGGTATAAAAATTAGTTATTTGGTTGCCAATAACGACCTTTACCAAGTATTCTTTCAGCCGCAGAAACTGCACTAGTATAGTCTCTACCAATTTTATGTTTGATTCCCCATTTGCCACTCTTGAATTGAGTCAAACCATATTGTGTAGCAATTGATTCTTTACCAGACGGAACATTGAAAAATGTAATACCAGCCATCTTTGGTTTGTTGGAGTATTGCCCTCTTTCTTCTTTGTCTTCTTTGTCATATGCAGAACTGCCAAGTTTTTCTTCTTCACCTTCTTGCATATACAATTGATCGTCTTGAATTTTTTCATGAACCAATTCATTATTTTGAGCATCCAACTCTTCAATTTCTTTATCGCTGAGTGGTGTACCGTCCATATAATTTGCAGCAGAGATATAAGCATCAGAAAAATCTGGATAATCTCTACGATCAACTCCGTCAATTTCAATTGATTTTTCATCAACTTCTTTGCCATTTAGCATAAGAGGTGTTGATTTATTTTCTTTGATCATCTTCTTTGCGATGTTGGAAAGATTGCGACCCTCATACATGTCATCGCCATCTCCATATTTTTTTTCCAAAACATCAACTACTTTATAGAACAAATTTTCTTGTTTTTTATTTCCCATTGAATTCCAAAATGCTTGAAGCTTTTTGTTTTTTGGATCGTTTATGACAAATTCCTCGAAATCATCATAAGATATGTTTTCTGGAGAATCTACATCAACATAGTTCATCCAATCTTCTGCTTTTTTTGCAAGAGATTTTATCAACTTGGCTTCATTACCACCAGCAGGAGCCTTGGTTGGAGTTGTTGTTTTTGATGAAAGTTTGTAATTTACTGGAGTTGGTTGGTCGTCACCATAATAATCTGGGTCTGCTTTCAGTGCTTTATTATACAAATATGTTGACACCATATCATGTATTTCGTTCTTCTGCTTGCTGCTCAATTTGTTCCAAAAATTTAGAATCTTCTTGTTGTTGGAATCTTCAATTGCAGATTCTAGCCCAGAAATATCAATGTCGTGTGCAGCATCAAGACCAATCATATCTTGGTACTTGGTGGCTTCTATAGCAAGATATTGCACAATTTTCTTGATTTCTGTTTCGTTTGGTATTGTTGCTTCGTTCATAATTTTTTAACGGGTTTCTGATAATATATCACGAATGATATTTTCAATTTTTAAATATTTGTTGATGTCTTTGCGATCTTGATTGCCACCAATCAATTGTTTTTCACGATTTATGCCTTCGGCAAGATTCATATAAGCACCACGTGTGCTTGGTGAAGATACAAGGTCAAAACACAATAGTTCAAAGTCATCTTGTACTTCAACAGTATTTTCATTCACATTGCGAACACTTCCCAAACCGCGACTGCTAATACCAATGCGAATATTGTTTTTAATCAAATCTCTTGCAATATTACCACTTGGTGTGGTTAGAATTTCAATAGTACCAACCACAGTATCACCTTCCCAGTGACATTCTGTAACATTGTGACATACATTCTTTAGATTGATGATACTGGATTCTGGATGATCAAGTTCACCCAAAGCACGACGTTCTTTGATGATTTGTTGATATTTTTCAACTTCACGCTCCAATACTTCGCGTGGATATACACGACCATTGTGATTCTTTTCACCGGCTTTTTGTAATGGACCTTTGAGAACCAATGGACCACCAGTATTTGCTTTTGCTTCTGTAAGCATCTGCGGAGTGATGTCAAATGGAATAAAATCTACTAATAGTTGTTTGCTCATGTGTATTATCCTTGTGGAAGAATGTTTTTTGCGGTTTGTACCGGTTGATTGCTTGGCTGCATTGGAATAACGCCACCAACATTCTTCAGTGCAGACTGTTGCGCCCCCGCAGAGGTCTGCGATGTTGCCGGATTTACTTTAATTTGTGAATCATCTAGATAATATTCAGACTCGCCAGCATTGCCTTCTTTTCCGACAAATACTACATAGTACTTATCTTTCATATAACGAGTCTCGACGTTGGTGACTGTGATAGTATATTCTTTCTCAATTTGACCAATACTGCCTTTGGAGGCTTTTACGGTAGCTATTTTTTTTAGAAATTGTTTCTTGAGTTGTTCGGTAAACTTCTTGATAGTGACATCTTCTTGCTTTTCTAATTCAAGTTTGAAGTTTCTGAACGATTGAGAAATATCAACAATATTTCCACTTTGAGCCGGTGGTGGTTGAACGGCAGTTGGTGTTCGTCCAAGTGACATACCACCAGCATCGGACGTTTTGTTCCCCCAGCTGTCCTCTTTCAAAATCTTTTTAGCAATGTCTGTTAGATTCATAAATTTTATTTTTTTCCCATTCTGTTGATTCTTTTGGCAATTTCTTTCAATCGACCATGAATTTCTTTCATGTCTGGTTGAGTACGTGCCCACAAACTTGTGGCTGGAACATCTGCTTCGGTCTTGAGACGTTCACAGATGTTTAATAGATATTCAACTTCACCAAGCATTTTTTTTGCTTGATTGATACCATACGAAATTTTAGCATGATTTTTCATCATGTCACTATCTTTAAAATTACGATAGCGGCTGCGACCTTCCATAATACCAATATCACGACGCAATGTTAGTGTTTCACCTTCGCCAACTGTTGTATTATCTGTGTCTTCTTTGCCTACAACTTTGCCACCTGGCATACTACGTTCTGCTGATTTCTTTTTGCTTTTATGACCACGAAATGCTGCTGGTGTTTGATAACCAGCAACAGCACCCGTTGATGTCATTTCTTCAATGACTTCTTCAACTAATTCACGGATGATTTGCTTGGTGTCGTTCATTTTTTATTTTCCAATATATGCAGTATATGCATGATCTGATGGAGCATTGTTTACAATATACCAAGCCGATATGTCTGTAACGCTGTCGATTCCCATATCTCTAACATCTTGTCCTTGCATCACTGTTGCTTTTGTCCAATTATTTGACAGAGATATATCGCATCCACCATCTTTGACAAGTTTATACGGCTTTAAACTATACAACTCTTTAGAATCAACAAAATAGATGTATTTTCCAACAACCTTTTGTGGCTGTGTGGATTCATAATCATTTATTGTTTCTCTGATTAGTTGTTTTAGTTGTGATTTTGTCATATTACTTTAGGTTTTTTAGTTCTTTTACAAGTTCATAACTCAACATGAGAGCCATGATTTGATTTTCTTTGACCAATGTACCCTTGGATATCTTGTCCAATTGATTCAATGTTTCATCCAATTTGATGCGAACAACATCATTGTTCACATATGATTTGAGTTCATTGATTTCTTTGCGAACCAAAGGAACTTCATTGTTGATATATTGACGCAACGAGTTTGTGTTGCTGATATTATTGATATATTCGCGAATAAGAATTTTTTGCTTTTCATCCAATCCTTTATATTTTTCATTGAATGAATCAACAAGCAATTTATAAGCAAGCAAACGAACATCTTCATTTTGTTGCTGATATACTTTGACCAAATCTTTCTTTTCATCTTCACTAACCAAACGAGTTGGTGTTTTTGGTGCGGCAATGCTTTCTACAATACATGTGCGTGCTTTAAAAATTTCACGAGGATCACAATCAACCGAATTTACACTTTCTTCAAATACTTTATAAATACTAGCAAGCAATTTATAGTTTGAAATACTACCTTTGAGAAAATCATCCAATGGATAGTTTTCACGAATTTCTTTTATCAAATTATACTTTTGTAAATTTAATGCGCGTTCATCCAATTTTTTGCGAGTGCGAATAATTTGTTCAAGCAATCTATCAGCGGAAGTTTGATCCTTGGTCTTATCTTCCATGATTATGCGATATAATCTATTTTCTCTACCAAGTTCAGTAGATTCTGAAAAATAATCACGCAATATTGCGTTGGCTTTTGAATCCCCCTGACCGTTAAGAATGTCGGCGGTTACTTGACGCACCAACAGTTCAAATAGTATTCCGGCATTCTTATACTTAGAGTGTTTCAGCTTCTTCATACGGTTTTATTATTTATAAATATGTGTGTGGGTAATAAAAACTCATATTTTAGAGTGGTTTATCATCATCAATTATATTAGACTCATCCATAATAGATTTTTTTTCGGTTATTATTTTCTTGTTTTTATTATTATACTTGTCCATCAATGACTTTTTTATACGTTTCAAATCTTCGTCCATGCTCAAAGCGCCTCCTCTATATATATGAGTCGTTCTGCGATCAGATTTAGACTTTTCTTTGTTTTGTCCGTTGCCAAGAATATCTTCGCCGCGTGTTTTTGTGAATGTGTCACTATATTCTTCTTTTTTTCCGTCCTGACTTGGACGAATTCCGAGTTCGCGCTCTTTGCGAGTTTCTTCGTCCAGAACTGGTTCATCTGCGTTCTTTTCTTCTTCCAAAGGTGGCAAACCACCGGCTTCTTCACCACCAGCGTTTTCGCCGCCAGAGTCTCCACCTCCACCACCAGAGTCTTCACCACCGCCGAGGTCTGGAAGTTCACCACCCCCACCGCCCATATCTCCACCGTCACCCCCACCACCTTCTTCACTTGAGGCAAATGCTGGATCACTTCCTTCTTCCTCAATTTGTTTAAATCTCCAAATATCTTTTTTATCCTGCACAACATCTTTTTTGATATATTCAATCTCATCCTCAGACAGTTTGAATACATTTTCATATATCCAATTTCTACTAAACATGGTACTTTCCATCATGTCCGTGGACAGATTAATTTTATTTTTCCAAATCTCCAACTTTTCTTGTTCAAAAATTGTGGATGGATTACTTAGTTCTAGTTCAAAATCAACAAGCGATGAATCTTGATATCCTTGTACATACAAATGTACAATGGCAATTTTAGTAAGTTCTGAAACTAAAATGCGCTGTATACGACCAATGGTGCGTGAGAATCGAACATCTTCAGCAGCCAACGTGGCTTTGCCAGATAATCCTTCTTCATATCCCAGAAACGCCTTTGGAATCTTTAGCGCCGCCATCATTTTATTACGAACATATTCCAAGTCATCTATACCAGTAAATTCCATACCTGGCAATGTATCGATTTTTGTTCCACTGTCGCTGCCACGAACCGGTAGATAAAAATCTTCAACCATGTTGTTTAAATTGAAACGAAGATTATAATCTCCAGTTCTCTCGTCAATATACGGCATCTTTTTTACCTGTCCCATTATTTTTTGCATCGTGGCATCAATATCCGCCGGTGGAATATTACCTACGTCTATGGAAAAAATACGCTTTTCTGGCGCACGCATGATACGATGAATCAACATGGCATCTTCCATGAGGCTCAATTGCTTCCACACACGACGTGCTGGCTCAATCATACTCTTACCATATGGTAAGAAATTACTATCGCTCAATAATCTAAAATGAGCAATTTCAAAGTTTTCATATTCCATACCACCACCCATACCATCATGTTGATATTTGACATAGTTTAGATTTTTTGGATCGCTACCTTCAATGCGAGTCAATTCATATGGACTGATTGGATGTACAAGAAATACACCATATTCTGGTGATATTTCCAACCTCAAGAAAAAATCTCCATACTTACACATGTTTCTTGTCCAACTCCACATGTTGAATTCAACATTCAAAATATCATAAAACAAATTTTCTAAAATCTTTTTAATATTTTCATTATTAGATTTAATGGTGAGAACTTTGCCATATTCTGACGGGACGAGGCACTCATCTGAGTAAATGTCCAATGCAGAGGCAATGATTGGGTCCATGTCCATAACATCATAATCTCTGAACAGTTCCAAACGACTTGCTTGATATGCCATAGACATATCGCGATTATGCAAATTGTATGTACTGCTTCTTAATCTATTAAAACGATCACGCAAACTATTCCTATCCGTTGCATACTGAATTTCATCGGTATCTATTATCTTAAGCTTCTTGCCACCCACATTACGAACGATAACGTCCGTGCTGAACATTTTCTTCAGTCTACCAAATAAATCTTTTGTGTTTGCCATAGTCTATATATATGAGAGCATAAAGTATAAATATAAAGCCATTATATTTTATAAAAATATATTAATGCAATAACCATGTGAGATCTTCTGCCTTTGAACCATGAATACTGGGTCCGCCAATATGCATTTGCCACGGATTGTTGTATACTCCAAATGGATTGACACTTTTTCCTGCATTTATAAGCTTTATGTTATTGTATGCCTGTTGCGCTTGGCTGGTGCCTATTCGATCAACAATTGCCATGGTTGCGGCATTTGATTCTTTTCTGAGACGCAATGCAACATCTCTGATCCACAATCCAATTCCAATTGCCATTACAAGATCGTCATTATATCCGTCCATTGCTTCGGCTTTTGCGGAAACAGCACCAGACTTCCATATAAAGACCTGAAGTTCCTCAATAAGACGCTTGCTGTGTACGATAACTTCTTTATTTCTAAAATAACTTTCCAACTTTGATATAACAAGTGGTCTGGTTTTATTTGATGTCGTAAATCCGGGAGTCATTTTTTTCTCCAACGCGTTTATTTTGTTGGTCATTTGCGTTTCTACATCGACATATTGCAAATCTGAAGAACTATAAAATAAGTTTGGATAATTATTATCTAACACTTCTTGTATCACAGCCCATCCAACATTGGCATTTTCTATAACAAGTAGCGCGTTGTTGTACTCGGTTGCCATCGTCATCAATGCTCTGGCATATTCCTTTGTTGGAATTTTTCCTTTATATTCTGCAACTTGTTCCATTGTTTCTATATCAAATATCTGGGCGGCACTAAAGTCCGATGCATCTCCACGAGCAACGTCCGCACTAACCATATATGATTTACCGGCAACTGGATACTTGAATATCCAATAACCTTTGTCGATTCCACGCTTTTCTATTGGATCAATCGCGTGATTTTTTTCATACCATTGAAGTAGTGAAATATCAATAACGGTATTACCTGATGTGCTAAATTCACAATCGCATTCTTGTGCTGCACCTTTTTCTCCAGACAACTTTGTTTGATCGTCACGCCATTTTTGGTTGCGTTCTGGATGATGATGCCAAGGCAAACTGATACGATTCATGTTGTTTAGTCCAGATTCGCTTTCTGTCCACATTTTGTGAAACCAATTACCTACGCCATTTGGTGTAGATAGCACAACCGCTTTACCACCAGTAGCCAAAGTGTATTGAGAAGACAACCATATTTCGTCAATATTGTCGATGAACGCGGCTTCGTCGATTATCAACAAAGATGCGGCACCCGAACGACCCGCTGTACCTGCCGATGAAATAGCAACAATCTTTGAACCGTTGGATAGTTTCAATGATAGTCGATTGTCTTCCGATTCTTTCAGTTTCAACCAACTTGGTAGATTGTCATTGGCAAAACGAACCTTGGTTACAATTGCTTTGGATGTTTCTTGCGTGATACTCAAACAAATGATTTCTTTGTTTTCATGAAACGTCATGAGCCACAATGAATACGCAGCAACCAGTGTAGTAATACCCATCTGACGACTCTTGAGAATAATGTTTTGGTCATACTTGATCAAGTCGGCCAAAGTTTTGTCTTGAAATGGATAAGTAAGAAATGATAGTGTACCGCGAATAGGATGTTGAATTTTCACATACTTCTTCATGAAGTATATCGGATCTTTCAAACACTTGACATATTCTATCTTGATTATGTCCTTTAAATTTTGAGTGCTAGACTCAGACATAACCCATCTCCGTGTAATATTTATATAATGGATCTGAGTATCTTATATATACTACATTTGGTATATTTTGATTTACGTACTTTTTAAATTGATCGGCGGATATGTCTAATATTTTTCCTTCCACATTTACCCAATCATGATTAACTTGATACTCATCAAATTCTTCATCCTCTTCTGATCTGTATTTCCATGCACCGGGTTCATCAAGTGTGAATATTCCCATTACATGATTGGATCGTATTCCTTTTTTATTCAAATCAGAAACCAGTTCTTGCGACATAAATTCACACTTGCCATTTGAGGACGGAAATTTTTTTTTAACTTTTTCGGCAATAGCTAAAATAATTTGATCTGACGGTATAAACTGCTGCAATTCCATATCCTATATATATTGCGTATCAAATTATTTTGTCTATCATTTTTATAACATCCTCTGGATATATCTCTTTAGTACATTCAAAATCTTTATTTCTGGGGCACCAGTTCCAATCGGATTTGTCAAATATACAACTTGCATCATTCCAACATCCATGACACACGTTTTTATTGATAACTCTATAAGGATTTTTGAATTCGGCAAACTCCTCGCTAAATCCACTGATAAGTATAACTTTTTGATGAACTCCCCATGCCAGCCAAGATAATCCAGATCCAAGTCCAATAAAAAACTCCGCACCTGCAACCTGAGACATTCTTTCTTCCAACGGGAATTTTCCAGTCTTATCGATGGCACCCGCTGGCATATAATTCATTTTACCACCAGACCCAAAACTGTTGTGTAAATCTATGCACCACACTTCATATCCTTTGGATTTGATATAATCCACAACAAGGTTCCAGCCATTTGGATTGTTCCAATATTTTGCCTGTGTAGTGCTTTGTGTTGCAATACATACATATTTTTTATTATGCTTCAAAGGGGTTATATTCAAAGATGGTGGAATTTCCACCTCTGGCAATCCCAGTATATTTGCCGCCACCAACGCAAGTGATAAATGCTTTGGATTTTTTTTCATATTACCGTCCCAATTTTCTTGATCATAATAACCAATATAATACGTGGAGTAATAATTGTCATCGCCGTCGTTTGTTCTTGAGAACTTTATATTTTTGTAATTTTTGCTGAATAATTCAACTAGTTCCGTATTAAAAACAACACACGTAAGTTCGCAATTGTGTTTTTTCTGGAAGGCATCGGTTGTGCCAATATATGAAATAATATCTCCCAAGCTATTGGTATCAAATACCACTTTTATCGACTTTTTAGCTAAATCCAAAACGCGGGTTTCAATAAGCATTTCCCAATTTTCATTCACAACTTCATAAACTTCAATTTTCCATTTTACAAAATATCTTTTATTTGAAACGGACCACATATTATTTCTGAGTGTCGTTTCGTATATGACACTATTTGTATCCATATCATAAAACTTGACTTTATATTTTTTATTGACTGGTCCAAGTATTTCTACTTTTGGTCCACGCAAAAACGATATATTTATTTTATTTTTTGGTTCTTTTAGTGTTTGTTGAGAAGTTTGATAATGATTTATTATTCCATTGGCAAATATCTGTTCGCGATATTCACTATACAATTTTGCAAGTTCATTTACTCTGATTCCATATGAATTGGAATTTGCAGTATTTAAAGCATCCTGTCGATATTGGTCAAAACTACCCACGACAGTTTTTATTCCGGCGACTGCATTATCAAGATTTCTATCAGTCACATACATTCCTTTATACAATACCTCTTCGAACGTACCAACAACCGGCAAACCGCATGACATTGCCTCAAGCAGTGTTAGGTTTGGATGTCCGGCTTCTAATTCCGAAAAATGGAGGAATATATCATTTTCGTTATAAAGATCAACAAGCCATTTTTCATCAAGGTCGAATAACTTTGTGAGACCTGTATATCCGTTAATTTCCGGAGACATTGTTTTAAAAAAATTCTTGTTGTTGCTGGGTCCGGCTATAGTAATAGGCAACGCTAGTTTCATTGCCGACTCAATAGCTATTTTGAAACCTTTTCGGTCTATGCTTTGATCATATGCATATCCGTTATTTGCAACACACAACAGTCTTGGCACATGTCGTCTCTGATGACCATTGAACTTAAATATATCCGTGTTAACAGCGTGACTGAAGTAACGAAGCTTCTTGCTTCCAAAATATGGAATAAGATATTTGCAAGGCGACAATGAAAATACGCTGTTTTCAATTGCTTGTAAATTTTTTCTAAATACATCGGAATCTTTACCATACAAATATGCATGATGATCATGAATACTAAAAATATAAGGAATGCCGCGCTCATGGCATATAATTGCCAAATTGGCGACGTGCACATGAACAACCATACTTTCGTCATATTTTATATCATCGAGATATTTGATTTCGCTGCGAATGCCAACTTTTAAAATTTCTTGGTGATAGTCCCAAATTATCTTTTCAACAGCGCCCCAACCATTTGGTGGAATAGGAAGTATGCCAGGATTTACATTAATTACTTTCATATTATTTTAATTTTATAAAACTTTTATTTGAATCTGCAAATATTTCTAATTTATCATGATGAAACTTATTTGACCCAATTTCAATCAAAAACTTATCATTTTCTTATTAGATTGATATATGATATACAATCCGCAACATGCTCTCTATATAAAAACTTATCATCTTCATATACAGAAATGGATTTAACATCCGAAAAAACTTCATTCCACGCCCAGCCATTCGCTACTTCTGTATTGTGAATAAATTCGTATTTTCCACCATCAATCTTTTCTACAACTATTTTTCTAAACGTAGATCCGGAGTGATATGAGTGCGTGTAAACGGCATACGATGATCCGCGATTGAATGTATTAGTTTCTTTATTGTGTTCGTTGATATAATAAAGTCGAGTAGTACACTTTCCGTATTTGGGATCAAAACTGCTGATAGATGTTTCTGTATTCCAACGTGTGTCTGGAAAGTCCAATGTCATGGCATTTTCATCAAACTTTATTAAAAACTTTGAGTCATTATTTCTTTTTAAACTTTCATATACATAAACCTCAACTATACGGAACTTATTGTCATCGTGATATTGTCTTAGATAATTCACATAATCTTGCTCGTTGGATAATCTCGGAACTTTGGATAAAAATTCATCTATGTTGCAATAAAAATAATGAAACGACATATCCGGTGGATTATTACCTTCGTTGTAATAGAACAACCCGTGTTTATTTTCATTTGCGCACACATATGGAACCTGCTTTATATATTCTCTCGATTTTTCTCCAAATAGATCATCAACTTCAAATCTTTGAAAATGTGTATATCCTTGCGACTTTGCGTATAATAATGCATTAAAAAGATTTATCATCACAGACAGTCCGTGCTTTTGTAATACTGGAACAACGTCGTGTATATAAAATCCATCAGCGAGAGATTTCCAAAAATCTACAAGACCAACATCGTCATACTTTTCTTGAAATAGTTGATTGCGACTATCATACAAATAAAACTTTACATATTTTAAAATCTCCTTGTCTACCATGGTATTGGATACAAGCAATACTTCGTGACCATCTTCTTTCATCCAATTTATTGTATTCAATAATTTGGACCGAATTGAGTCGTTGTATACAAAACTATCAACTATGGTAATAACCTTGTGTTGAAATCTTGCATATCTTTTTTTCAACTCCGATTTAATAATATTTTTATTTTCCAACTTTTCTTCGGCTGGCGTCATAGAAAACATTCCATTTTTATGTATTCTATACATTCCTGCACAATGATTGGTATCACAATAACCTTTACCGTATTTTAATATTTCAAAGTTAAAAACCCAGTCGGGATATATAATGTCTTTGAATATCTCTCTTCTAAATTCTGTTTTTTTAAATACTCGCGCAAATGACACATAGTTTTCAACAAGTAAATCTTTTAACTCAATATCTGGTTTGGCACTCACTATCCAATGGTTTTCGGGCGACACAACTCCATTTTCAAGATATCTACAACCGGAGCAGTATAAGGCATATGATGGATTTTCATCCAAATAATTAATAGAACGCTGATAATATCCATCGTCTGTGAGATAATCGTCGCCATCTATATGTGCGATATATTTACCCTTGGCTTCATTGACCAATATAAGAAGATTTTCGACTGCACCCACATTCGTGGAAGAGTCCAATATTCTGATATTGGTATTTGCTTTGTATTTCTCATTTAACAATTCAAATGTACCATCATTTGTGCCGTCATCTCTGATCAACACTTCAAATCCAAAGTCGGTTTTTTGTGACAATATACTATCAATACATTGTGAAATGAAATCTTTAAACTTATATGATGTGATTATGACGGATAGTTTCATGGTCGTTTATATAATTTTGGATCAAAGTAATGCATATACCAATCCGATATATTTTCATTATATAGGCTGGCCCAGCGATGTGGTTTTCTACCTATCCATCTTTCAGCTTCGGCTCTTTCCATATTTACTTCTATCATTTTTGCGGTTATATTGTCAAGTGTATTTATATACTTTGCACTTGCCCACCAGAAATTGCCAGAATAATAGTTTGTAAGTACTTTATCCAAAAACTCAAATTTATCAACATGCAATGCTCCACACACATCGTGTTTTCCTGTAATAATTTCAGTGTGACATTTTTTCCATTGTTCTATGTTAAAATATTCAAGACATTCTCTCCAAGACTCTATGTTGCGATCATACGAGCGAGATGTTCCTTTTGCGTGATAATACACTACGGATGCATTTGGATTGTTGGCACAATAATTCTGTAGATGAATAAGTGTGGGAAACTCATACATGTTTTTTGTATAACGATATACTTCTATCTTTCTGTCTATATCATATTTGTCCAACAGCCCAATAAAACTATGATATACGTCATCCTTATCAACATTGACTCCATAAACAATTTTGTCCGCTCGCTTGTATAGACCAGAATTGCTCAGTTTTAAAAGCTGGCTATTAACAATGTCATACCAATGATTGGTAAGATAGTTATGAGAAAAAACTCCAATTGGTGTATTTTTTAATACTCCAATACCTCCCCATTGTGAATAATCGTTTTTTCCAACTATTTCATGAAATTCATTCTGCCTGCTATAATCAGAGTGTTTTGATGTAGCCACAAATTCGTGAACATCGTTATATGTGTCTTTTATTTCTTTCCAAAGAATGTCCACATTTATGTCGTATTGGCGATTAAGGTCGCTTGAGATGATGTCATGAAATCCTATATGCCCATCATATGCCAAAAATTGCTTATATTTGTCATAATCATTTTTTGCCCCATTGTATGAATGGTCGCCATCAATAAAGATGAAATCAAATTTAATTCCAAGACTTTTGATATATTCCAATGTATCATTGCTCTTGGAATCCGAAATAATATATTGGTATGTGGGATGCTTCCGTTTAAGTCTATCAAAATTGATATGGTGTTTGATGTCTATTGTTATTACCGTATCAAATAACTGACAAAATCCAGCAGTGGTTCCGCCATAATTTGAGCCTATTTCAAGAGCATAACGCTTGTTCTTTCTATCATCAAGCAGTGAAAGCAGCTGTTTATATTCTTCTGGCTTTTGTTCAATATTGAACCCAAGGCATTCTGTCCATATATTTTGAAATGTTTGTTCGTTCATCTTGCTGAGTTGTTGATTTTGTATGCGCTAAGTTCTGGATCTTGACCAGTGTGTAGAGAAGTAAAATACTTGCACATCATGCTTTTGTACCCCATATTTTTCCATCGTATGGCAAACTCCAACTCAACGCTTGTTTTTTCACGATCATATGTTGTGGAAAAATCTCCCACGGAAAGCAGCTTCTTGACATGATGTACTCCAGGCCGCAAAGAAAAATACGGCCAATTAATATAATACATCCACCAATCTAGTCCAGTATGCATAGCCATAACATCATCCAAGAATAATAAATCATTCATTGGCCTGTTGTCAAGATAAATCGTCTCCCAAAAGTTCCCTATTATTTTCTTTGGCATCATATCAACTGGAAAATTTTTCCAACTTTGACAATAGCCCATATAAGCATACTCTGGATATTGTTCCATAATATCTATAGCTTCACCTATATTAAACATATTATAAAACTGATGATCATCTTCCAGATGAAATACATAATCGGCATTTGAACTTTCTATACCATTTCTCCAGAAGTTCAATACTCTCGCATGTCTATAGTTGTCTGGAAATGTCTCCTTCTCAAAAAATCTGAATATCAAATTGGCACTTGGTATATGCTTATGATAATACTCAATCGCCGTTGATCTTTCGTGTGGCTGCGAAGAGTCGTCATAATAGTGTATTTCATCTATTATATTCTTATCTTGGCAGAATATACTAAAACTTTGTATTGCGGCTTTAAGAAGATTTATTCTTTTGCACGCTGTCGTAGTAAGTATGACTTTTTTTCCTTTATACATCTGTCAAATAAACATTTTTTCTTTTCTTTATAAATTTAGCTGGGCAACCCGCCACAACATCAAAATGAGAAGTAGATTTTGTAATCAGCGAGTGTGCGCCTACAGACGTGGCATGCTCCAAAACAACATTTGGAAGTATTACTGTATAACATCCAACCAACGCATGTTTTTTTAACTCTATGTTTCCAGCAACCACCTTTTTGTACTTATCATCTATCACAGAATTGGCCATATAGCCGTCTGTATAATCATCATTTGCGGTATAAAGAATGCAGCGACCGGAAGTGCAACAACAATCTCCCAGAGTTATATTTCCGGAATTGCCATAAAAATAGCATCCTGCCGAAATATGTACGCTATTTCCAATTTTTATTTTGTGATTTTTTCCAGCAATCAATACACATTGAGTATCTATGCGAACATTGTCTCCTATGATTATATTCTGGGCATTATGAATGATAACATCATTGGCAATATATACATTTTTACCAAAAGTCATACCAGACTCATTCATTTCATCCTCTGTATAGTTTTGGAATTTTCTAATCATTGCTTATACACATCAAATTTGGATAAGTCTGGATATGGTAGCTCCAAATCTTCATTATGTTTTGGTGTGCCGTCCATGTTATAAAACTGACCCATAAGCAACAATCCTCTGGCAGCAAGTTCCGGCATCATGTAAAAATTCCAACCTAGCATATCCAGATTGTCATCATGATATGAACATTCTCTTCTGCCGCTGTATCTGGCACGCTTAAACCAATGATATGCATGAAGATCGTCTGTAAGAATAGCACCACCCTTGCTTAATTTGAAGTGCTTATATGGACCGGTAAAAGATATGCACATGAACGAATTTGGAATATACATGTTGGCAGTAAAGCGCAATGCGCTGTCCCACGTGCGCGTGGGCTTGAGCTGATATGCACCCTTGATGGTCTTGCCTTCAACCGGTTCAAAGTTTACCTTTCCGCCAGCATGTATGATCTCACATGGTACACTCGGGTACGTGCGGGAAGGAATGCTAATAGACTGTCCTTTTATATTTTGATAATATAATGATAAAAACAAAGCATTGCTTTGATTATCCACGGTGACTACATATGGAGCACCAGTATATTTTGCCAATTTTTCCTCAAACTCTTCTGTTATTCTGTATACTCCGTTTGCCATAATATTTTATTTGGTTGCAACTATAAACCCACCGCCAGAGTGTTGATGTTTTATGGTGTATTTGAATCCAGACCCGCGCAACAATGCCAATAATATTGCAACTTCTTTGTCTATGGTTTGACCACCTTGCATGTGATATTCAACCAATATTGTTCCAATTTTATCCAGATCTTCTTTCTGCATGCTATCAAAAAATGGATATTCGCCACCTTCTATGTCCATTTTCATCAAATCTATATGATCAATATTATTTTCCTTGATAAAAGTGCGAAATGAAATTCCTTGTATTTTGTGAGAAACAACCAAACTGTCTTGATGATTTTTCTTGATTGATCCTATGGTAGAATTGCTGGGATCTATGAAAAACTCCAATTCACCATCTTTATCACACAATGCTTTGTCTATTATGGTCAATTCATCCGATGTATATGTATCTCTCAATGTTTTTAATGCTTGTGTGTTTGGTTCTATTGCATATATCTTTTTGCATTTGGCTACATACTTGATATATTCAACCCAGATACCGGCGTTGGCACCAACATCAACAACGGTGTTAAACTCTTTTCCTTTCAAATATTCATTGTATTCACCGTGAACAAAAAACTCCATATAGTTATTATATGTTGGAGTGATATTATTCTTTGTTTTCAGTACTGGCTTTTCTACATTGACGACCCGTATTCTGAAATCTTTGGAGTGTAATAAATTTTCTCCACTATATACATCAACAGTCATTCCACCAAAAAGGATATCTGTTTCAAAATCTCTATGACTCTTGTGTACGGGAATAATCCAATAATTTATATTGGCGTTCAAAATTTCATGTTGTGCTGCATACAACACCGTTTTTGAGTCTATGTCCTTTACCGACACGATTGCATTTGGAATATCGTGTTTGGACAGATATTCAATCTTGTTTTCTGAACGGTCGTATCCTATCTTGATATCTTCTTGTTTTTCTATAAATTCTGGCATAATATTGTTTGGTTTAATTTTCAGAGAGTTTAGTATTTTTGAGCAGTTGTCTTGCATACTTTCAAAATTGAGATAGTTTATATTTTCATATTTGTCATACATTCCAAGATACACTGGTAGATTATATATTAACGACGTAACATTGAACGATATAGCTTCTCTAATCACAAGAGGACTTGTTTCTTTATCATGTATGGTTCCTCGCGAAGTGAATAGAAAAAGATCCGCAATTTGGTAAAAATTTTCAACGTCTTTACGTTCGTTCCACCACACACAATTGCTCGGAAAATCTTTCATCAATGGTTCCCAATAAAACTTAAAATTATCCGCCTGATTGCCGATGAAATGAAACTGGACTGGATAGTCCTTCAACATCTTAGCATACCTAATTATCTCAGCTTGATTTTTTCTTGGAGTAAATAATCCAACATTTATAATATGTTTCTTATTTGGGTCAAGTCCAAGTACCTTCAACGCTTCCGCCCGAGGCTTTCTTGGCTTAATTACTATTGGATATTCACACACATCCATTGCTACATCCAATGATTTCAAAGATTCAAGTTGATACTTGCTTACGAACAGTATCTTATCAGGGAAAAATGTTTTATTTCTTGCGTCGAAACTGCTGTCGTGGGATGTTTCAATTATTTTATATTTTCTGTTTTTGTCATACAATTTTACTGCCAAATTGCCATCCATGAAATATTCTGGCATTTCTTCCAAATGAACAATTTCCGGATTTATTCGGTCTATGATATTCGGAAGATTCATTTTATCTTCACCAAGTTCTATGAATCTGTTTCCAAGAATCTCCTTTATTTGGTTTCTTTGAACAGTAAAGCCGCCATGATTTGAGTATTCAACACAATAAATTTCATGATCTTTGTGTAAAACTTGTATTTTCTTGAGCAAGAACTGGGGACATCCACCGGTTGAAAGGTGAGGTGCTATATAAAGAATCTTCATAACCGTATATTGAGATATTTATTTATTATGTCAATTTTTTTCTTTTAAAATTTCATTTATTTTTTCGTTCACTTTTTTCAATTCTTTTTCGGCAGTTTTTATTTTTTTAAGGCAAGTGGACCAATCTTTTTGAATACGTTCTTTCAATTCTCCTCTCGCTTCATTGCTCCATTCCTCCACCATGCCGGTTTGGTTTGCCCACGTGAGAATTTTTGAATCATCGCTTTCGAGATAATCCTTACTTTCTCGTAGTTTTTGTTTAATGTCGGCTAAATATGAAATTTCGTTCTCAATCATTTTTTTAGTTTCATACAATTTGAATTGTCCTTTTATTCTAAGAGATGTTTCTTCTTCGGAAACACAATCAAGACATTTTTTGGTTTTATGAAACATCTTTCTGTCTTGCTTCGTACCCCATCGTATTTCTCTTCCACAGCAAGAGCATTTATCATCAACCTCATCTCGTATTATATCCATTACTCGCGTAACAGAGCGTGGGCCGGTCGCAGTTTGTATCCACTGCTTGCCGCTCGAATCGGACCATTTTTCTCCCTCTTTACGGATTATATATTTGTCATGATCTCCGGTATATCCGACTTGTAAAAATGGTCGCTCATTATTCAAATATGAGCGAACTATATCTATGTTTGATGTATTTTTTGCGTGTTTCATATATAACCTTTTACATATATATGCGGAAACTCGCACAATAATTGGACAAGAATATTATTATATGGATATTCCCAGTATAGTTTTAGCCGCTTTTTGAATTGGAGCATATTCTGCTGGTTCCAACCCCGCTTGAGCAAGACCTTCTTTGGCTCTTTCCAGTGCTTTTACTTGAACATCTTTTGGTAGAGTCTTCATGAGTGTTAGCAATCCAACATAACTTCTGAAATTTTCAATATCTTGACCACTTGGCTTGCGTTTAAAAATTAATTCAAATACTTTATTTACGCTGTTGATACGGTCTTCTGGTTTGCTTTCACTGGCAGCAATGTCGGTATAAACATCTACTTTTTTACCTTGATAGTCCATATTCTTGGCTACAAGACGATATGCCTTGCGCACACCAGCATGACCAGAACCGCTTGTATTGAGGGTATATTCTGCTGGTAGAGCATGTGTAGCATTGACTGATACAACACTCTTGCCTTTGGCATCAACCAAACTCTTCAACTGACCAGATTGTATCTTGAGTGCAGTTGAGTTGGTGACATACACTGCATTTGGTAGTGCGGTTGCTGCTCGTGTCAAACCGCGTAATAAAATAGCTCCTGCCAATCCTTTGATGCCAGCTGTCAAATCTTGCCATGGAGAATCTTTGATAAACTTGTTCCACTCAGATGGCTTTTCATAGCCTTGCGGGTCCAATGTCATTTCATCTCCTTCAAAGTCAATTTGAACAACCTGTTTTACTGGAGCATAATACCACAATGTGACTGTTTGACCGGCTAAGGCACGTTGATTTTTTGTACGACCAACATAATAAAAATTCTTGCTTACTTTATTTTTTGATGTTGCATTCCATTCAACTTTCTTGTCATCAATGCTATCTAGGTATGCTTCCATTGTGTCCAACTTTTCTTTTGGAACAATCACATCAACATCACCGAATCCAGATTTATATTTGGACAAATCTTTATATTTTTCATCGCCGCTCATTAGATATTGAGAACTTCCATTGAAAACAAATCCGTTTTCAATATATGGATTATTTTTCTTCCAAAAACCCACCTTATTATTTAGTGCATATATAAGTTCTTTTATGTCGGCAGATACAGAAGAACGAATGTCTTTACCTTGTGGATCAACAATCTTGAGTTTGGTGGTGGCTTGGGCTGGTTGACCATTTACGGTCTTTGACGTTTTGTCATCTACAGCAGCAACAGATTGACCGGATTCATTCAATAATGCAATTTCTTCACGAATAAGTTGCTTGGCCAGTTCTATACCAAGATTTGCGTCACGTTTTATCTTTTCAATATTTTTCATAGCTTCTGGTGTTTCTGCTTTTTCTAATTTTTTTGCAGTGCTGGCCGATTTCATATTTTTTATGAATGTATCCAGCACATATTTTACAAATTCTTCTCTGGATTTAAATGTTGTTCCATTTTTTGATACAACAACTCCATTATCAAATGCTCTATTATTATCAAGTGCTTTACTCAAAGCAACCACGGTTTCGCATTTTTTCTTTAATGATGGATCATTTGCATCCAATCCATAATGACCTTGTAATAATGATGAATTTATTTTTGAAACGCCAGCAAGATTGCCATAGAACTTCAATATATCCAAAAATACTTGATTTGGATTAAAGAACACATGCTTTGAGTTTGTTTTAATCAGAGATGACGCAACTTTATTATCTATCGTATTTACATACGGATTGGTGTTTGATCCCAACACAACATTAAGAGCATCGGATAATGCACTCAATAGATTTCCAGTAACAAATCCTTTTAGTCCTTTTTCCGGAGTTGTTCTAATTTTTGTCCATTCTGCTGATACTTTATATGACAAAACTAAATCAACTTGAATTTTTTCACCACCAACGTTGAATATTAAATATCCCGTACCAAAGTCTTCGTCTTGAAAGTTTGGATATATATAACTTGGTTTTTTTTCTTGAATAAATTGAATAATCTTTTCCGAATATTTTTTATTAGATGCTAGTTGTGATGTTCTATCATTAGTTTCTTCTGGTAATATAATTTGAATATCTATATCACCATATTCTACATCATCTTTTTCCAAATCTTGTTTATAATACATTGCTGAACCTACCGGTCCATTGGATTTTATTGGAGGAAGATTTGAATATGAATTGAATTCTGATACAAATTTATCCATTGCACTCAAAATATTTGATACTTTTTTTGGAGTTATAATAGTTGATTGTGTGGCAGTAGATCTCCAACCACCTTCATTAAACATTTCTTTTTCCATTTCATTTATAACTTCCTCAGCAAAGTTTATATATGGATTAACTTCTGATACCGGCTCTGGCTTGTTTGCTATGAGAGTATTCCAAATTTCTTCTTTGTCTTTGTTGCCGACCGGTGGAAGATTTTTCAAGAATAATTCTTTATCATTGTTCATCAAAAATTCACGCATTTTTGTGCCACTTACATTCACTGTGGTAGTTCTTTCAACACCAATTTTTTTAATTTTATTAGCAGCCAACAACTCTGGATACTTTTTTAAATCTTCGTCTTTGAAGTTTATTTCAACATCATCTTTGTCAGAATACAAATTTATGGTTGGCATATCTGCGGCGTCTTGAGTCAATCTTTGTTCCAACCATCCAAGTTCATGCATAATAGCTCGAACAGGAGAATCAACAAACTTTACTTTTACATTTTTTGGCAAAGATGGAATAAACACATCACTCCATAGTTTTACAAAGTCATCGCCCTTTATAGGAAACTCACCCTTCTTTATTCTGTCGGAAGATGATGTATAAACAATGACTCGATCATTTTCATTGGCTGCTTTTTCAATAAGCTTCCAATGACCAATGTGCAATGGCTTGCCAGCAATTGGAATAAGACCAAGCGTTTTGTTGGTTGATCCCAACAGACCTTGTTTGGATGTCATCAAACGAATTGTATCATGAATATCATCTTTGATTTGAACAATATTCTTTTTGTCACCAGCAATCTGTTTTAGAGCATCAAAGAACTTTTTTAACTTTGGTTGATTCTTGGCAACATAAAAATTTGAATCTGAAATAACGTCTTCTTCGGATTTTCCTTCAGTACCAATTGCAGCAAAAATATTTTGTATCAATGCTCTGATTTGTTGAAAGTATGCTGAAGCGGCTTCTGGTTCAAGTTTATATGCGTCCTTCTTTGCACCACGAACTCCAGCATCATATTGATCGGCTTGCACCAACTTGAAGAACTCTCCATTATCAAGCTTCATTACCACACCTTCTGTTGTGCCACCCAATGTAGATGGAACAGCCAGAATAGCCTCCGAAAATTTTGTTACAACATCAGTCGGATTGGTCCAATCAACATTTGTTAGTTTTGATCCAAATAAAGGATTCTTCAGCAGATTTTCCTTGCTGAGTTTTCCTTGAAAGAATATGGGAAATGATGATATTTCCAACAAGTCTGCCATCTTTTTCACAGATTTGTAGTCTGTTATTTCTTGTTTCGGAATGGTATGCAAATCTCCACCAACCACACGATACTGCACTTCACCATAACTTCTCAAGAACAAGCCACCCTTGTTGACATATGTACGAGTTAATGTGTCTTTGTTTTGAGCAAACTCAACGCTAAACTCAGTGCTCTTTGGAATACTGTTAATCTTATTGTTTATCTTGGACAAATGATCAAATATCATGGAATATTGACCAATGCCAACAGAAGATTGAGATATATCACCCTTTTCTTTATCATTTAAATGAGCAAACTCTTTGGCATACAATACAGTTCCTTTATATGCCACAACCCAATTCTTGGTATAATCTGCTTTATCAACTTGCTGTGTACGTACCAATGTTAGTTTTGTTCCATCTACCTTTTCGGTGATGACCATGTTCTGACTTAGTATTTCATTGGCTCTTTTTAGACGCAGTGACTCTGTTTTTGGCTCAAAAATATACTTTTTTAGGTTTTTTATAGAAATGTCCATGCCTATAAGTATATATAAATACACAAATATAGCTTCAAAAATAAAGGATACGTTATATTAGTAAGGATAATAATTTAGCGGATTCCGTGTTGGATAGAGTGGGTTGGTCGGTTTGGTGCCATATCATGGATATCCACCGTCAATAATACTTGGCGTGAATGAAGTGCCGCTCGTCACCAATCCAGTCGGATCAATAAATACATTATTCTTGAGCGGCATGAATTTTTTATTATAAGTAAATGTATATGAATTTTCTCCATATGCTAGACCACCTTTGACATCATACAACTCAGCTTCTATTTCATACAATTCGTTTGCCGTGGACGGTTTTATAGGAACCTTGATTGCAAAACTGTCCACCGAATAATCGATATTCATATGTGGTTTTAAATCAATTGAAGATATATACCAATTTCCATACGAAGGCACCAGTATTATTGTTCCAAAAGTTTCTGTGTCCGAAAAGAACGTATTCTCATACAGCTCATTTGCGCCATAACTATATGAATTATCCACATATCCAATCAAAGTTTTGTTTTTTCCACTAATATAATAAAAATAAAGTTTGGATGAATCCACGTTGGTTGGAAATGCTTTCACTTTCATACTAAATTTATAAAGTGAATTGGCACGCAGTTTGATAGAATTGCTGTCATGCGCAGTTCCACTCAATAGATTTTCTTGAGAATTGGTATATGCAGAAAGTGGTGATATCCCAGTTATTCCCATATATGACGCCGTTGGCATGGGCGCATAATTTATAAAGGCGTCTGCGTTGCCATACCAATATGAACTTGGCAGTAGATTATAAGAAACATATGTAGAATTTAAAGACGCGGCGTCTGTATTATCTTTGTATATAACATAATCGAAAAGATTGGAATTATCACCATGTCCTATGACAGCACCATCTATCAAAAGAGTATTGTCCTGGTAAAATGTACATCCACCAGAAATAAACCAGTGCTTGTTCATAAACGCTTGACTATAAAATCCAGCGGGATTTCCCCTGACCGCATTATCAAATTTATTGGATATTATAGAACTATCGGCATATATCCTACCCTGTGTTAAAAGTCGCTTGGATTCTGGCGTATCAAGTTTTCTACCATATATCTTGTATGAATCCAATGCACCACACAAAACTCTGGTATTGTTAAACTCTATATTTACCAACGATGCCATATAAGTTGAACCAGATATCGTAGCTCTTGGAAGCTCTATGGGAATGTTGTTATAAAATATTTCAAATTCACCATCAGTAATACTCAGTGCATAAAAATTATTTTTATGAAAAACTGTTTGTTTATAAGGATTGTCATTTACTGCAAATCCTTTAATTTTTACCAAATTATTTTTTGAATACGGAGAATCTTCATTTGTTCTATTAATAAGTTCAAATACGGTAATGAATGGTATATTAATCAACAATGAATTTTCATTAACTACTTTTTTTATTGTGGCTATAAAGTCTGTATTTAATGTTCCTTGATATGGATCTTGATATTCGTCATATTTAAATTTTGTAATTGTTGGATTTTTTAAACGAATTGATTGTCCTTCCATTGATGAACTAAACTTGGTTCCCGATTTCCAATGAAGTTGATATATGGCTTCATCAAACTGATAATCATAATCTCCATTATCATTGTGCTTTGGAGATACTGCTACAGAAGAAAAATTTCCGGATGCCAGTGAGTATGATAATGTTGGATATTTTGCCACTGCATATATTTCCGAACGAATTCGGGTATATGGAGAATCAAAAAATCTGACTTCCGAGTCAGTTTTTCTTGTTGTGTCTATCAAGAAATTTCTATTCCAAATTACCTCGGAAGTTGTCAGCAATCCCATAGACGGTGCAGACACAAGTGGGAGTTTTTGGTCCACGCTCACTTTGTATGCTTGATCTTTGTAATAAGCAATACTGCCCGTGTAATCAGCCAAATCTACCCCAATAGCTCGTATTTTTATATTTCCTATTCCATTTAACGTTGCTTTTTCTATATTTACAAAATAAAGCTTTCCTGTATTGGTTTGTTCAAAAAACCTGGCATTTGTGGGTTTTATTTCACCGCAATGAAGCTCGTTTCCATTCGGATCATATGCTTTTACAAATATAGGTTTATTTGGAACAATTAAATTTGTGGGGTTTATTGTGAACGAATTCCGCCCAGCATTCAACGTTTCGCTGATGTTTGTCAGGAAAAAATATGAATTTGAGTTATATTCCGAATCTAATATTTGTGACATAGGTTATATATACGCCTATGGCTATAAATATGACTTAGACGCTGTTATCAATCTTGCTAAAACCGTTTTCTTTTTTGATTTCCAGTTGTTTGTCTACCATGTCTCTCATGGCATCAAGATGACTTATTATAATAATGAAATCGAAGCTGCTCTTTAGATAGTCAAACAATGTATGTAGCATAGGAAGATTTGACGCATCCAAAGCCGACATTCCTTCGTCAACTACCAAAAAGTTGGAACGCGGTAGATTGCTGATGTTGATCAAAGATACTCGTAAAGCCAAAGCACTAACAAACTTTTCCATACCAGAACATAGTTCCAATGGCCATTTTTTGTCATCATATTTGATATATACATTGACATTCTTACCATCTGTTTCAATACCCATACTAAACTCAACCATCTGAGACAATATATTATTTACTTCTTGCTCAATTCTTGGAATGGCGTCCGAAATAATTTTATATGGCACGCCGTCTTTTCCAATAGAAGTTAGATAATATTGATAAGCAGCAAGTTCGTTTTCATGCTCTTCTATTTTCTTGATTTGTTCTTCGATGTTTTTTATTTGGTCTGTCAATGACACTTTGCGGCTATACGCATCCACATATTCTCGCTCAATATTCTTTAGCTTTGACACAATGACAGTATTTTCATCCTTTAGTTTGGATAAAACAACCTCAACAATCTTGTTGCTTTCTACAATTTCTTTGGATTTTTCATACAACTCAACCAGATTGTCAATATCAACTATTCTATTAGAGTTTTTAGAAATTAAATTATTGAGATTAGACTTTTCCAATTCTTTCTTGGAAATGAATGCTGTGAGTGTATTGATAGTTTCTTTGAGCAGCACACTTTGTTCATATTGAGCTACAAATGGTTCAACTTCTATAATCTGTGTTTTTATGGTTGATATGGCGTCAAACAATTCTCTTGCATCAGTTTTGTCGGATTCCAAACTATTTTTTGCAGATATAGCATCTTTTACAAACGCATTATCACAGCAATATTCACAATTTGGATCATATTTGTGGTTGGATAGATGTTCTATCTTCTTGAGTTTTTCTTTGACCACGAGCTTAAATTTTTCCAATTCTTGCTCAAGACGAGTTTTTTGACGAACAAAACTTGCATGCTTGTCTGATTTTTCTTTTAGATCATCTGGAAATGCAGATAGTTTATTAGACGCATCCACATATTCTTTTTTCTTTGACTCTGTGTTTGTGTCAATAACTGAAATGGCATCAACAGCTTGACTATTTTTTGTTTCTAAAGTTTCGCGCTCTTTTTTTAGAGCAAATACATTTGTTGGCACATTTTCAAGTTTTATAATCTTGGCTTGTTGTTCAACGATTTTATTATCAAGTTCATTCTTTTTTGATGAATATTGATCGCGTTGACCAGTCAAATCAATAAGTTTGGACTCTGCCAATCCCAAATCATTTTTATTGGACTCAATCTTGACTTGATTGTTTTCTTTGTTGAATGACTTGATAGCACCTGTTAGTTCTTTTAGTTTGTCATTGCCCTTGGCCACAAGTTTATCAAACACATTCAGACCAATGAACTGACACAACAAATCCTTGCGTTCAGTTTGACCCATTTCAACAAACGACCCTTGATTTCCTTGTAATGCAAGAGAAGTGAGTACAAAGTCATCATAATCGCCGATATAATCACGAATGATTTCGTTTGTGCTTCTGCGAGCTTCACTATTGAGGCTAATCTTTTCTTCTTTCTCCATCTTATAGAAGTTTACATCAACTTTGACATTGCCCTTTTTATCTCTGATGCCTTTGCGCTCAATAACATATTGTATGTCATTTATCTCAAATGTAAACTTGCCATGAAAAGACATTTTTTGTGAGTTCATCACATGAGTTGCTTTGAATGCTCTGGCACTTTTATCAAATGCTGTAAAGCATAATGCGTCCATCAATGATGATTTTCCGCTCGCATTATTTGCGAACAATCCATACACAGATTCTAGTTTGGTAAAGTCAATAACATTGTTTTCACCATAACTAAACATATTGCTAAACTCAAACTTGATTGGCTTCCAACGAATGTTGCGTGAAGCATCATCTTTGCTCAAATCCGCATTGAGTTCTTTATTGATTTTATGAACAGACTCAAGTGTGTCATCATCCATAATATCTGGATATTTAGCTTTGAGTGCTTCACTAATAAGTTTATTTTGATAATCAACATTGCCAATCTGACTCAAGTTGGCAGCAGCTTGAACACTTACGACTTTAGAAGCGTCATCGCCATCAACTCGCATATAAATAATATCGCTGATTTCATGCGTCTTTTTGATTTCATTTACTACCTTTTTTAGTTCAGTAGCAATGGTTTCTTTGCAACGCACACGAAGTTTTGGCTTCTTGGGCATTGTGATTATATCAGTCATCAACTTGCCGTCATCAATATCAATAGTAAAATAACCATAATCATTTGGTATTTCTACATGCTTGTATGCTTTGTTCTTTACGTCCCACAAACAAATACCGTGGCCAAGCAATGCTTCGCCGTGATTTTGTTGTATGCACGAACCAGCATAACGAATGATTGGCTTTTCTGCTGCCGGATCATACATTTGCAGATTTTGTGCCATGTGTATATCTCCAAGCAGTGCCATGTCATGACCATCAAACATATCATTCATGATACTCTTGTTGGTCACAGTATAACCTACATCAGTCTTGGCGTCAAATACACCACCATGAAATAAAGCAATCTTTGTATCAAACTCTGTCTTGATTTTCTTGGTCACATCTTTCATTTTTATGAATGAAGTATGGTCAGTGAAAATAGACATGTTATTTATAAGAATATTAGCAAATGAATACAACTTGCTTTCTTTTAGATAATAAAGATTGTCATGTGCCAGATTATCTACAATAGGAGTCAAACTATCTAATCTCGTTGTGTTTGTGAGCAAACAATCATGATTACCAGCAATAACAATCGTAGGACGCAAATCAGACAAACCCTTGAAGAACTCACTTGCAATCTGCACAGCCTCGGGTGAAAGGTCACATTTTGAATGAAAACTATCTCCTGTATTTATAATGATTGTGTTTGCTGGTGTCTTTTTGATTTCTTCATATAGTTTGGCAAACACTTCTCTATATTCTACATGCCGTTTGGTCAATCGAATATGAATGTCGGATACATGAACAATATAATCTACGCGAGTAAGGGATGTATTCAGTTTTTCGTATGTATCTATCATATGTTATTCCAATCTTAGCATGGTCAGTGCTCTAAAGTCAAGCACATCTGTTTTTCTAATCTTTTCCATTGTTGCAGCAAAACCCAAAACATTTGGATCTTTGCCTTGCAGTTGTATCAACTTGGATACTTTACCAATAGAGTTTATATATTCTGCGATGCGAATTGCATTATTCAATGCATCATCATCCAACACAATATTCACTTCTGGACATTTGCTTTGTACAATTGTTGCTTTTAGTTTTGCGCTCAAAGTTTTTCCAAAAAGTGGAATTGCATTTCTTTTTATTGAGATGGCATCCAAAGCACCCTCGCATAAATAAATTGGAAAATCAAAATCAACAAGGTTTTCAAATCCTACAATATTTTTACTAAACTCGCTGTTTTTGTATTTGTAACCATCATCATAATAACTGCGACAACTATAAAAGTTTAAGTTATTGTTTTTATCATATGACGGAAATACAATACGATTGGCAAATGGTCCTTTGCTGCAATATCCAATGTTGTATTTTATAATATCACAAAATGATAGTTTGCGTTTTTTTGCATAGTTCAATGCAATGCGATATTCTATACTAGCATCATTTTCCGCCAAACTTTTAAACTCATCTGGCAAACATAATATTTCACTATAATCTTCATATACTTTATTTGAAGTTAGTGACGCAATTTTTTTATCAAACTCTGATAAACTATTTTTAGAAACATGTGCTCCTACAAGAGATTCCAACTTGTTGAACTGTTCTTGCGTGGCTTGTGCAAGTTTCAACAACCAATATAATCCTCTGCCTTTTATATTACATGTCCAACAATGCCAAGCATTTGGAGCATCAAGACACACTTCCAATTTTCGCTTGCGATGATGACATTTTGGACAATGATATTGTAAATTATTTCCTTTACGCAGTCGTCCTGTGTCTTTTAGAACATTATTTACTAAAATTGTGAGTTCTGATGTTTTTAGCGACGACATTTACATAGTCACTATACACAAAACATTCAATCAGTCAACCAATAAAAAACCCGCCGTATTTTGGCGGGTTTATGAACCGATAATGCTGTTAAGAAGTTATAATATCGGCGCTTTTACTTCGGCATGTCGCGCTCAAGATTTTTATCAAGTTCCACTTTTATGTCTGCCCCACCAAGTCTTTTTTTCCAAGACCCCGTGATACCCCTTATTTGGTCTTTCATAGAAGTGCCATGTCCTCTGAGCGGGCTGGGAACTCTTTCGTCATCAAGACCTACCGACGGAATCATCAATTCTGGATTATTTTTAAACGCAAACGCAAGGTTTGGATATTCTTCTGCAAATGCGTTTGCATTATATTTTACGTATTCTTTACTGGTTATGCATTTTTCGTCGTTCAAAAATTGATCTTTATACTGTAAAAATCCCATCAATTGATTTCTATTTTTTTCGCTGCGCATGATAACTATCTTACCATTTTTTGCAAGCTCATTATATGCGTCCTGCAAGGAACCAGACTTTGATGTTTTGAACAAGTTGGTCAATTTATTTTGAAGAATTCCCTGTTCTTCTTTTGACAATGCTTGGATATGTTTTATCAAGTTGTCAACGGCTTCTGATTCTTGGATCATTTGCTCTTCAATCGTTTCTCTGATCAATTGTTTTAGTTCGCTTCTTTTCATAATATTATGTTTATCTGTTAAATCTTATATCAATAAGTATATGATAATATCAAAAAAAAACGAAATATATATCAACCCGCTAAACTTAATACTATAGCGTCTCTTACGTCCTCCATTCTTTTTTCTTCATTGCCCTTTTTATTAAGAATAGTCCAAGGCTTCATGTCATATAGTTTCTCAACTTGCTCTTTTACAAACACTTTTGACTTTATTCCTTTGATTCTTGCAATTCCAAATGCTTTCTTTCGTGCTGTTTGAGCATGTATGCTTTCTACTTTCAATTTATAATGGTTTTCTAAGATATAACCAACAACTGCCTTGTTTTTCACAAGTTTGATTATAACTTGCTGCGAAGTGCCTCCGCCAGCAAATCCAAACAAGCTTTCTTCAATCATTATTTTCTCAAAAGTTTGACCTTTTAAAGCAGTTATAATAAGTTCTGCTTTGGCAGCATACTCAATCACATCAGAAATATCAACAAATCCAGCACCAATAATAATCTTATTTTCTGCTACAGCCCAACCACAAGTTGTGGTGGATAAATCCAATCCCAATACTTTCATATAACCTTTTTTTATTTTAATTAATAATAATTACGATTATCGTGATTGTATGCATTTTGAGCATATTTCAGTGAATATCCATTGAATGATGTGACTCTTAGTGGAGCATATACTAAAAATTGACTTGGCTGGAATGTGCGTTCATACTGCGTATCTGCATTACGACGTGTTGTCATATAATTTGGAGCACCTGCCTGTTTGCCCAGACCCCAAGCCATACTGTTTATAGTATTTCGTGTAAGATGTGAGCGTATACCAAATGGTTGACTGGTGCGAATATTTTTATATAGATCAAGCAGCGATTCTGTTGATGATGGTCTTGGCGTTGGTCCTAGTATTTCTGGCATAATGATATTCTCCTATTTGTTTATTATAAATATAATGTCATGTATCAAAACGAACAATGATATTAACGGGCCAATCTATTAAATTTTTAACAGGTCTGCCCAATTTTCCAACCGCCACAAGCTCATTTCCATCATATAATCCAACAGTTGTTATAAATGGTGCCAGATATGAACCGGTGGGATCATATGATGAACTATATTCATATTCCAAGAAATGTGGATTGACCTTGTGAATATCAGTATGGCAATATGGATTGAGATAATCATTTATATCCCTTACATATTTTCTTGTTGAGGCCGGTGATAATAAAGGTATCAGATTTTGTGGAACAAGTCGTTCTAAATAATATAATGCAAGTATGTTCGCATCATTCATGTTGATTTTACCGTCACCATCTATATCAAGCAATTCCGTGTCAATAAGATTGCTCTGAATATAGTCATATGCAGTTTTTGTGAAAGCATTGAATGAAGAACTTGCAATATAAGCTGCACTGCCTGTTTGTTCCTGAAGCAGTACGTCTTCGGATTCAAGTTGTAGAATATCATCTCCCCACCAACTATTATCAGCGTTTGAACTTTGTTCAAGTACTACACCATTATCGTCGAAAATAAATTCTTCAAAGAATTTTCTTTTTTGAAAAAATCTCATTATCAAATCAACGTCAAGAAAATCAAACACACCATCTTGGTTTACGTCAAACATTAATGGAGTTTTTACCAATGATGTTGGATTTGTACTATAATTAAATTCGCCCGGTCGAATAGATGTCAGATATTCGTGTTCATAGATTGTATGTGATCCTTGATACGTTAGGTCAAACCCACCCGATCCGGTTTTTGTAAATATATCGCGATAATTTGATCCCGTGTGAGTAAGTGCAAAATATCCATTTTTGTAAAATACATTTCCTATAAGCGGATTGTCCTCAAGATTTGTGACGTTGTAAACATACACAGAACCGGAGCAATTTGCCGGAAAATCAACAAGGTTGTTTGGATCGTACACCGAAGCCGTGGCACTCGCAGTTGCAAAATGAACAACCGGCGCACCCACAACCATGAAATCTGAGCATAAGCAAACTGAATATCCATAAATATTTGATGGCTTATTTGCTTCTTTGTTGCGTCGTATGGTTTCTGTCAATTGCCATGTTTCATTTACATCACTGTATTTGTATATGGCAACTCTACCCAGCACTCCATTTGGATCATCCGATGAACTTGCTTGGTATAATAAATCGTCTATGATATATTCACCATTGAAGTAATCAACATTTCTTCCAACTTTGTCGGACCAAGAAGTGATCGCGCTATATAATCCTCCCAGAGACACGGATTTCCCAAAATTATTATTATACTGATATTTTCTATCGCCAAATGTTTTCAACACTTGCCAATATCCCAGAGAACCGCAGCGATAGTCATTTCTATAAAAATACGCAGAACCCAGACTGGTCGGTGATCCTGTATATGACGCATATGGAATAAATGCCTTGTCGCGAAGACATCCAATTACAAGGTTTTTTCCACCAATCGCAACCGACGTACCAAATCCATCGTCCGATATTGATACACCCGTCACGTCAATTGAATAGAATTGAGAAGACATATCCAAGTCACCATATGTACCATCTCTTCTGAATGTTTTTGCTTCTCCCCAAGAAGCCGTTGGACAATCGCCGACGGAAGATGAGTAATAAGAGCATGTAAACAATGTTGCATATCCATTTCCGGTCTTGTTTGTTCCAACAAACAAGCTGCCAGAATCAAGTGCAACGCACCATCCAAAGTTGTCTCCCAGTGATAAAACACTGGAAGTGAGGATGGCTTCATATTCCCAACTATAACTTCCAGACCAAGCGCCATTTTCGACTCGATAATATGAACTTGATACTCTTCTTGTATCCGTAGAATTTGGATCATAAGATGCCGACATTGATCCGCTTAAAAGTTCGATGCTTGAACTTGTATATGCCATCGACGAGTATGTCCAAGGAATTGGTCTTTCGCTGTATATAATCAAAGAACCGGATTCTGATATAATTTCGTCGCACAAGTCCGTTTCCGGAGATAATGTTTGCCAAAACGAACTTGTTTCAATTGCATCGCATCCACCGCTCATGTATTGTTTTCGTCTGAAGATATACACGGCACCCGAACCGCTGACTCCCGGTGCGCCTATGGCGAGGGTATCTCTGTCCAATGAAACCGATTTACCAAAATTATCTCCATTTGAATTTCCTTGTATAATATTTATCAACCCCCAATTATCGGTTCCGCCTTTGTATTTATCATACACAAACACATATCCTGGATATGAACCGGTTGGAAAACATATTGAACCGGACGATGACCCAACTGCCAAAAAGTTATCACGGACAGACACAGACTGTCCAAATGTGTCAGTAAAATACGAACCACTATTTTGCAAATTCTCCACAGTGTATGGAAATGTCTTGTCTATATCAAAGTCTTGCAAGAATCCAACGTCTCTCAACGGCGATGTAAATTTCTTTATTGGTCTGTGAATTCCCAAATTATCATCATATTTGAATATGGCCGCATAGCCTTGACTTCCCGTATTCAAATTATATTTGTCTATAGATGAACCGGCCACAACATATTTATACCACGAGCTAACTGCTTCTCCAAAATGTTCATTATCCGATTGAAATGTATCAACCAACGAACTTGAATCGTATAAATAATCGGATGTACCGGTATACGAAACATTCATGCCAAGTTTAAGATATTCTTTTGCGGTATCAACATCTATATGCTTGGATTCTCCGTCTAATAAATTCAAATGAAATTCCCCACTTGAAGTGTTCCAATACGGTCGAGGATATATGTTCCTCATTGCACTCAAATATGTGTATTCAGAAAAATGTGATCCCGTGATATAAAGATTGGTATATCCATCATCTTTGATGATATATGTGGCATGTGGATTGGAATTGTCCACTATTTCAACGGTTTCCGGTCTTATTTTTTCACCAAAATTTGTTTGATTTAGTGCCAAAGTAACAACTCTATCGTGTATATTTCTTACTTCCTTTTTTCCAGTTGCCGTGTCCGTTACAATACTTTCAACACCAAACAACTCCATAAAATTTTTCTTGTTGCGATAAAACATGGAGTCTGTGAGGCTGTATATATTTCTGGCATATTTTCCAGATGGATTAATCAATTCAACTGACGCTGTATAATATGAACTCCCAGATGGATAAAATATGGAAGTATTTTTTATTCCCTCATTAACTTCACACAGATTATCATAATAAGTATTAAATCCATATGCATCCTTATGACCAAGATGTACACTCTGAACGCTCCAGTGTTTGAAAGTCTTAAATGGTCTTACTGTGATATCTCCTGCGGAGAACTGCTTTATCATATATAGATAAATATAATCAATGTTTGAGTATTCACTTGCCGATAGAGCGAGTTTTTACAATTGACAACATTTCTTTATAACCCATCCCAAAACACACTACTTAAACAATGTAAAATTTAACTTTTATTAGTTAAACATCTATCTTAATTTTTATAAGACACTCGTTGGTAAAGTCTTTTAATAACGGCTGACTCAGTTTTGCAACAGCAACCAAGTCGTTTGTTTCATTATATAGACCAACCGAGGTTACATATACTTTTGGATTGGTATAAAAATCGGTGAATCTCAATTTACCATACTCCGAACTAGATTTGTCAGATATAATAAATGTTGGATTGTTGCTGTAATTATACTCTTGGTTCTTTACTCTCACAAAATAATGACGAGCGGGAACATATTCAGTTACTCTCGCTTTCATTGGCAACGCAGCCGCACCCTGTTTTATAGATGCGAAGAGAACATTCTGCATTCGTGCAAATCCATCACCCCAATAGTTTGAAGTATAATCGTTCAAGGATATTCCACCAACATTTCCAACCAACGACTGAAGAACTGTCGGGTTCAATATGATTATTCCCAAGTCTGGGTATATAGATCCAATTGCTTCGTAATTTTTTGTCGTGGACAAAGATCCGCTTTCAATCGAACCTCGTATAAGATTATAACGCTTTCCACCAGTCTGCACACCAGTTTCCGGATTAATTCTGGAATCATCTATCAGTGTAATTTTTCCATTTGCTCCACTGGACCCACTTAGTGTAAATTCAAATTGGCCGGGATCTAAACGATCTTTGTATTTTGTGCCTCTAAATGAAATTGCGTAAATATCATCAGAATCAATCTGTGTCTGGTTTCCGTTATTATCCGATTTAACAAATGTAAATTTAGAATCACCGGGTGCCAACAGTAAATTTCGGTATTGATTGTATATTGCCTTTGTTGGATATATCAAACTTCCCTGTGACGCGTTTTTGTCGAATGTTGAAGAACCCGATCCTGCGGAGTGACCATACGTAATCGAAAAATATACGTCGGAACTGGCGGACGCTACTGGATAATCATAAACGTTGGTATAATACAGTCCATTTAACGGTTCATACAGCGATGATGACTGCGTCGTTTGAATACTGCTGGTATAAAACTGAGACCAGTTCGTTTCGCCGTCGCTCCACATTCCGGTGGACACTGGCTGGGATCTTCCCGCCACTATGTCCGTTTGATCAAATTGCTTGAAGATCATATGATTTTAATTAATTTCTTACGTTAACAGTGACTGGGATCGAAATTGACCCACCACTCTCGTTGCCAATGATTGTTAGAGTAGTTCCAGTTGTAGTGGTCAATGACATATTTGGTACAAATCTAAATCTTAATCCAAGTGCTACTTGTGCAGTTGTGGACGAAACATCCCCAATGAATGTTGGAATTGTTGCAGTTGTTGCGGTCTGAAGCTGCTCTCCAACAATAGTGCCAACGGTTTTATTAGCTAAAATTGCAGTGTATCCAAGTGTGGTGTTGTACGCTGGATTTGTGCTTGGAACAACAACAACCTCTCCTTTGTAATCATTGTCAACGTTGATGGAACTTTGACCAAGACTGATAACTGGGATTGAAGTCTGTCCAGAAGGCAATGTTACTAGCTTATATTTTAAAGCTTGAGTTTCATCTGTGAATGCTTCAAACACCGGAGTATTACGAACGGCGAGGTCATAATATGCCGATCCCTGTGGGTGATTTGGTTGATACAAACTATAATCAATTTCATCATCCGAAAGAGCATACGATGTGATATTAAGACCGCCTTTTGCCGCCAGCAATTCTCTGCCCTTTTTTGTGAGAACCGCATCCACAGTGATTGTCTGATTATTGATATACGCCATATAGTGTTACTTTCCTAATAAATATATACGCCATTCTCTTTTTTCTTATTTTTTTATATAGTTTTCACAATAACCGCATCAGTATTGTCGGTCAATCCAGTCTTTGGATCTACAGTAGTTTTTTTATTTTGACTACTACGTTTCCATTTATAATTGGTTTGGACTTTGGTTATTGGATTTGTTTGATATGCGTTAATTTCTTTTTGAGAAAACTGCAATTTGCTATATTTGTGATGAGTTTCCATGTAACCATTCAATAATTTGGAGCTTGTTGGATAGTATTCCATGGAGTAAATCTTGCGATAATTTAGACCAGAAGCCAGCGGCGCAAATAAATCGCCCGAACCATGTGTGGAAAATATATTAAATATCGACGATGTGGGAGCTTCTGATATAAATTGAATATTATACACCGTTCGTTCATATATTGAACTTGAATAATTCCCAGCAAAAAAACTTCCACTGAAATGCCCGTATATATAGCCTTCAAACGATTGAACACCACCATCAACATCAAAATATCCAGAATATGTAACTGGACATCCATTTTGGAACATACTTCCCGATATAATAATTCCTGGATTTACAATCGTACCATTCGTAATTGCACCGTATATTGGATCTATGTAAGGATACTGCACTACATCCAATCCATTTACCGAACCGGATATTATTCCCATAAGCTTGTGAGAATTGGTTGTAGCATAATCTTGCCAACCGCGCATACCGGCATCAAAATATAAACTTCCGCTGAAATATGTTTTTGGTATAGCTTGGCCTCTTGGAGAAACCGATGCAGTCATTGGATATCTGTCCACAACCGGCAATTTTGCAATATTAACCTTATAATAAGTGTTTGTGATTGTTTCCGTTTTTCCCGAAAAATCATTCACTATCTGGTTTTCATTCAATTGAGAATATGGAGCAACGTATTTTTGCGACACTTGATATTTTTTCGTGTATGGTATTACATCCGCCCTATAATAATTTCCATTATAATATGTCAATCCGTTATTTCCATAAATTTCAAAACCATATTGATCTTGTTCCGCCGGAAAAAATACTTGATTTACATCCGAATATGTTGCAATTCCTCTGTATTCCTGTCTCAATATTCCAACTCTATCCGGATCTTTTACAACGCTAATTTTACTTTTTGAATAAGTTTCGCCAGTTTTTTGATCTATGTTCTCTTTCACCAGCGGCTTCAATTGTAACTTTGGTCTTTCCAGTATGCTCGGTTCAATCAATATACCGTCCACCAATTTTGCTCTGGCCGGAATTATCCCCTTTATATATTTGAACATTGCCTTGTCAAAATAGAATCGAACAATATTCATGAAGAATGTGAAATCAATATTTCCAAATCCTTGGTCATAATATATCTGTCTAAATCTTTCAAATTTATCGTAAGAATTTTTGTAAACGGATGCTGGATCTCCAATCAAATCTCCCAATGGAAATTCACCAAAGAACTTAATGATTTCCGTATTTTGCATTTCCGACGGAGAGAAAAATATTCCGAGCTTGTTTGAATCTGTACTTATCAGTTCACTCGTCATATATGACGCTCGTGTATCTGGAGAAAGATTTGTGGAAAGTTCTTGTTCTACATAATTAATTTTATTACTTCTGAATTTACTGGACCCATAATCGGGAATTTTCATTATCATTCGCACGTCCTTGCGAGAAAACTGATATGGAAACGACGGGCCTTCGGATGGGTCGCAATATGACAATCTCTCCAATTTACCAAAAGATTCTGGAAAGTTTGCGGCTCCAAATGTTGGAAAATCTTTTCTAAATGATAAATTATTCAAGTTCACCGCGTATGATTCGGTACTATAAAGATCGACTGGTCGCTCAAATGATATTCTATACAAATTATCAGAAATCATTTCCATAGGATCTTCGAGGTCATATGCATTTCTATGAAGTGTGTGTGCCTCAAAACGTGCGGTCGATAATGGAGTTTCCCATACTCGTATATCGTCAATATTTCCAAAAAAAGCCTCTGGGTCGATATTTAAAGACGCAGTACTTTGATTGTAATTTCCTATATACAGATACTCACCAGTACCAAAAGAATTATTGAAACTTCCACTCACGAACATACTGGAAGTTACACTGTAAGTTATTCTATCATCTTCCGATTTTTGAAGAAGTAGGTCATATCTGGTTGGATATTCATCCAAATTTATAGTTGCATTGAAATGAACATCAACATCGTTTCTCTTTACCATTGCGTGGTAAGAATTTCCATCAAATATTGGGGCGCGTGATGTAACTGCGGTCTTAACATTTCCATACCCATCATCTATACTGAAAAATAATTTCCCCCAATCATTTCCTCTGTCGCGAACAGCACCAACCACCCAATTATCAGAACAATTTGCCAATCTAAAAACCGTACCAGATTCACTTGTTTTTGCTGGATCAAATCTGAAATTGAATTCAATTGTCTTTGCACTACCGGTCCAATTAAGAACGAAATACTCAAAACTTCCGCTGAAATATGGCTCGTATTTTACTTCTTCCACGATATGTTCTGTAGTATCGGTAAGATTGCTCGTATTTAATATTCCGCCATATTCTTTTATTTTAATGATATTCTTTGGAACGCCAAAGCATGAAATTAATGCATTCAATGATGCTTCCGTCCCCTTTGCTTTGTATATGAAAGGAAGACTATTCAATAATCTTTTCCATATTATTTGGTTTCTTTGTTCTTCGGAAAGATTTCTGGCTTGAGAATAAAATTCAGATTCTGGGTCAAAATCGTTTTTTGAGAATGACGCCAGAATAAGCGGAAGGTTATCTTTTGATATTTCCGCATCCCACCCAAGTGAACGAAGCATATCTCCAACAATATCCAAGGATATTCCAAAATTTGGAGAACTTGAATAATTATTTTTTTCAGTTAACTGTTTTATAGTCAATGAAATATTATCAAAAAAATGACCAACCATGGCCACAAACTTTATATAATCGGCATTGTTGCTTGCATCCTCTATAATGAACTGTGGCAAATTATTTATCAATGAACCTCCATTATTTTTATCATAGAATGATGCCGACGTGTATCCATCAACTCCCTCTCCATGTTTTATATACCAACCGGGATTTTCATACAAAAATCTTTCATATCCATCCATTCCAGCCTCCAACTCATCTATTTGAGAATTTGCATCGGATTTTTCTTTTAAATAAAATGCATCATTTGGATTCGAAACAAGTTTGGCGTTAACGGTGTCTATTTCATAATACAAAGAATCGATTTGCTTTCTTTTACCACCAAATGCTTGAAGTCTAATATCCGCCGAAGAAAAATTTACAAAATTTTCAAAGTTTCTGTAATTCGTAGTATCAATCAGTTGGTTTTCACGCGAACTTATCTTCTTTGCCAATTCATTGTATGCACTTCCGGTGACAGAAATTAGCTCATCCATCGACAAAGCTTGCGTGGAATTTCCCTCATTTTCTATTTTTACAAGAAAATTTGGTCCTCTCAACGGTATTGTTTTAATTTCCGTCTTTGAAAAATAAAATAAATTCTGTACAATTGGCAAGAATCCAAAATCACATGTGATCCACGCCTCTGCACCCAAGTCAAAATTTTGTGGCAATGGATCTATTATTTTAAGTGCTAAATAATCATAGAACCTTGGATCTTGAGTTGGAATCAATTTTTGATTGATTATCGATATTTTTTGACCATTTGTAAAATTTAAGTAATACTTAAAATACCCGGATAAATCTATATTTCGCTTGAGTTCTGCCTCATAAATCGCGGGATAAAATATTTCGTTGTAAAATATAGTTTGTAAAAATTCAACAATTTGGGGAAAACTATCTGGACGTTTGTTTGTGATATTGTTGAGTTCTCTATCAACAATAAACAAAAACAAACTGTAATAATAATCCTGTATAATTTGGAATGTAACTCCAGCTTCATAATTCTGATACATCCAATTATTGAACTGATTATATATTCCAAGAATATTATTGTTGGCAATTTGTCTATTTGATTTGTAATTTCCGGTTGATACTCCGTAATATATGTCGGTCAAAAAGTTTATTACGTCAACGTCCGTTTTGAGTCCATAATTATACTTCAGAGCAGCCGATCCACTTGGATTGGATTCCATCACTAGATTATAAATGTTGTATATTTGGGGATTGGAAATATTCGTTGATATTTCTTCAACAACATCTTTCAATTGAAGTCGACTGTTGGAAAATATATCATATTCTCGATTTATTTCCGAATCGGTACCTCTCAGCGTTTGAGGTATCAATGTTATTTCTTGTCTTCCGGTAGAAATAGTATTGATGATAAGTCTCTCGCCGTTTTGTTTTTCATTTCCAACAATATTTCTATTTAATTCAACATATAGCTTGTAGTTTCCATCCTGCACTCCAATAGAATTCAAGCATCTGCTTACATCAAATAGCAGTGACTTTTGGTCGCTACCAACAATGAAAAAATCACTATTATATTTCTTGTATGAGTATTGATTATACTGATTAAAAGAATCATAATATGACGCGGTGTGTTTTGTGTAAGAACCACTGGAATAAATGGTTGTGGAAGCAACAAATTCACCACTTAGCTCATATACGCCAACATTTATGATGTCTTTTTCCGATTTACCGAACGGAAAATTACTGGAAGTTTGATTTTCTGTGTAAAAAATAATGTCCGACCGAGACAATGTAGATCCATGACCCAAAGATTTCGAGGGATATGATATGAATTGCAAACTATTATTCAAATTTTCCATATAACTTATAATTCGTAAAATGTAGGATCAATCTTCGTTTCTACTTTAGTTGGAATATACACAGCATTTATCAACTCTATTGTAATAGATGAACTATATATCTGATCAGGAGCATTCTGTATTATCAAATTTCCACTACTATCAATATTTGGAATGATCGAACCGCTGCGAGTTATTTTTTCTATGTCGGTTTGATTGTATCCTTGCAAAGTTGGGTTTGGATTCATCTTGAAATCTTAAATGGTGTTGGGATATCAAATGTCATTATAGACCCGCTTTGCTCTGTTCTTATTTGAACCTTGTAGTATCTTTCTGACGGTAGACCAGTTGTGTCTAGCATGAAATAATTTCCATTTGAATCAAAGCTCAAACGAGTAAAATTATCATATGGCAATATATTTTCCTCGCTCTCGGCGTCCTTTATTTGATAAAAACTAGATGATGGTAGATAGTACTGTGATAAATAATCGGAAAGTTTGTTCGTAAATGTCTTTTGAGGATATCTTTTTCTGGGACTAACATCCAGTCTGATGATTGATCCAAACTTATATTCCGTGGCCATGTTTTTTATGCCAACTACGGCATCTCGAATTTGAATTGGGCTGGCACTTCCTGTATCAAATCCTGGTGACTCCCAACTTAAAACAGAGTCATCCCACGCAACATCCAGATATGGTGAATATATAGTATTTGTTTCTTTGCTGAAGAATTTCAAAGTTCCATATTCAACAGAACTTGATTCATCGCTGTGCATCAAAATTAAACCATTATTTTGAATTTCTTCATTTAACCACCCAAGCACCATGCTAGTTACTTCCATTTTAACATCGCTTGTTTGATAATCAAAGTCCTGTTTGGCACTATAGCTTCCAGAAATATATATATGTGTGTCAATGGCTGAACCGGATTTTTTGGTATTGCTGTCTATCCACCACACACCGCCGCCACCACAATCCGTGAATGATCCTGTACTCCACCACTTTTCAATCTGATCCGCTCTACTGAATTTCCAATTTACACCATCCGGTGAGGTTGATCCGTCATATTTATAACCGGTGCCCATATCCCAAGATTGAGAAATTGGATAAGCAAATAATGTGTATTTTGTTGGAACTTCAACGGACTCACATATTTTCAGATTGAGGTAAAATTTAGGGTTTATTATTTCGTTATTTGTTATTGCGGTTGCAACATCGTCCAAATCAAAACGAAGTAGTGCTCTTGAAACAACCGAACTCATTGTGTTGGTGTATCTTGGTTCGTATGAACTGGAAATGACAACAGAACTGGTTGACTCCGGATTAAATGATCCCGAAAATGAACCACTCAACAATTCGCAACTTGATGCCGTGTATCCGACCAGTTCCGTATATTGAACTACGCTGGAGCATCCGTTGGTAGATATTCGCTTTTCCACTTCAAGCAGTTCGTCCAATCCTGTATTTTTATACATATAGGCTGGAAGATTGCTTATGTATGCGTCTTTAGTTGGATATAAAAAGTAGTGCATGTGCTATATTATTCACATTATAAATATACGCCGCCTCAAATAAATTTGAGCTATATTTACGCTACACGCCCCACTATATCTTTTGATGGAAAGCGGACTTCAAATACACTTGGATCAATTGATGGATATATAACTCCATCGACAGTAGCTTTTCCTATATTATACTCATGCGGAGAATAATCCCCATCTTTTAAGGTTAAATTCTTGACATTCAAATATGTCACAGATTGTACTCCATCCACTTTTGCGATTTCCAATTGAAGGCGACTTAAATTAATAGGTTGACAGAATTTAATGTTATTAATATCAAAAAATTGTTGAACCAATGTTAAACAATTTGCCAGAACTTCTCGTTTATTATAATTCTTGTATACAATTACCGTAAAATCTATTCCTATATTTATGATATATCCATCAATCATATTTACACTGTCTGTCAACATTCTATATTGATTTAGATAATTTTTCAAATTTTGGCGAATAGCTTCGTTTGATGTGATTAACCGCTGGTTGTTGTCATAACATAATATATAAAGATTTATAGCGAACTGATTATTTTTATTTGGGTTGACTTTGTTAATTGTGCCCGGAGAAAAACGGCCCGATTGAGTTTCCGTCGGAGTCGCTTGTATGTTTGCCATATCAAGTTGCGTATCAGTTACTGCATAAACTTTTGCTATAGATCCATATTTTGATGGCATTGCAAATGTTCTTACCTCGTAATCTCCCTGAGTAACAACTCTGTTTTGTGCGGCGAAATAAGCAAGTGCGTTATTTCTTATTTCATCGTTTGTTTCGGCGCTTCTTCCACCCGACGCGGAAATGGGATTATTTACTTTGACGGAACGGCGCACGAGATTTGTAAGATCCAATTCAAGCTTTCCTATCTCGGTCAAATCTCCGAAAAATTCCACCGAGCTAATATTTTTTATGGAGTTGGAATTTATATTGCTAGTTATTCCTCCACCAACAACATATCTAATTGTCAGGGTGGTGTTTGATGGAGCCTGGCCGAATGACTTTGACGACAGAAAGTTAGATGGATCATATGCAATATTTTCAGCTCTGAATGTGGTAGGCTTACTAACGGTGAATGCGTTTGGAACAATGAGTTCGTCTTCTTTGATACTTGTGCCAGACCCAAATTCCAAAAATGTGGTATTGTCGGCACCAACTCCTGTCACGAATCTTTTTGCTGTGCGCAAGTATCTCAACAAAAACGGAGAAGTATCTCTGTATACCGATAGAGTATTATCGTTTTTATAAATGTTCTCGTAGTTGACCGGTACAAGATCTTGTGCGAGATAATCCGTTTCATGCCAGCGATTTCCATCGGAATCGTATATATCCATTACCTCAATTACATTTGGTTCGTCCAAATATACTTTTAAGAATGGAGACGGATTTCCAATAGACACCGTTTTTGTAACAATTCTACCAGAAAATGCATCAACCGTCTTTTTTAACACAAAAAAATCGGGTTGACCGGCTGCATTGCGTTGAAACACGGATACCTCCAGTGGATCGTTTTTTGTATCCACTGTAAAATCTACAGGAGAATTTGTTAAAAATGATATTCCGCTATCACTGGTAGTTGACATACCAGCTTTTATGATTTGAGAATAGTTTAGGTCGGGAACCATTTGACCGCCTGTGTTCATCTTCGATGGCACAAGTTGATATACATCCAACTTTGTGACTGATGGTGATATTGGCTTCATCTTATATCCCATCGATCTAGCGGCATCGATTATGTTCTTACGTTCTTCCGAATTAACCAACATAGATTCTTTAAATTGATAATCTATATAATACGACAACACATCTCCAACATATGCAGCCATTTCAATAAACATCATGCCCGCAGAAGCATCGCTAAAATCCTTGTATGTGTTTGGATAGTATGTTTTAGCAAAATCCATCAACGATTGTTTCAACTGAGTGAAATCTTTATTGAGATATTTTACATCTTTTTTATCCGGCTGAAATGATTTTGGTGTATCTAGTATCATATATTTCCAGAATTTACGGCAACTTCGATGGTTTGTGTTTTGTTGATACCCGCACTTGGTACCGTGAATAATACTTTTACTCCAACTTTGTTTTTGTCTTTGTATTCCGCGCTACTGGTATAAATTTGAATGTCTTGAATTTTTACATAACTCATCCATTTTGCAATATCTCTTTGTATGGAATTTTTTACCATAGGGGTAATATCATCTGTATAATTTTCAAACAAGATGTTCCACAAACCAGATCCAAATTCCGGATTCATTCTACGCTCGCCTTTTCTCGTTCTCAAAAGTACATTAAGGTTGCTTTTTATCTGTTCGAGAATGTCATAGCTTGAATTAAAAAATCCCTGCGGCCCATGAGTTATAGGCAATAATATTCCATATGTCTGTGACGGAGTTACCATTTTTATACCTGACGTTTTGCTGTTGCCTTGGCGTCAACAGCCTTTAGTAATTTGGAATAATCGCGCGACAGTGCATTCGCAACTGCCGCCATTTCTTTATTTTCATTCAATGTTTCAATTGGAAGAGTTTTGATGACATCCATTGCCGATGGTGCGGATTCTTCTTCATATGGAACTCCACCGACAGTTTCATTCAGAATCTGATTGAGGATTGGATTTTTTGCAAACATCTTCATAGGCTGTGGAGTTTGTTGCTTTGCCGGACCATCAAACTTTACATTGAAATTTGTAGTTTTTGTTGGTATCGAAGCCATCGGCCTTTTGGACTCTAATATGGCGTCTGAATTCTGAGTTATTTTTTCAGCCAATACTTCCATCAGAAGTTGTGGAAGTGCATTATTAACTTCTTCTTTTACGATAGTTCTTATAATATCTACTAGTTCGTTCTTTTTCATATATATGGTTCCTTATATAAATATACAATATTTTTAATTATTATCCGGTTGGTGGAAAGGTATATGTCTTTTGTTGAGAATTTTGACTTATAAATTCCGATTGATTTATCTCCACTTTTGCCTGAAGTTCAGATGTTATGGACGGAAATGCATCTCCTAACGTGGGTATACCGGATTTTGGTACTTCGGGCGCAATTTCTGTCACGTTACCTTCTTCATCAGTTTCAGTTCTGGGTGGGTTTGATATTTTAAAGTTCAATTCAAATTGCCCCTGTGCGGCTCCCAGAACCCCGCCAATTTGGTCTTTTAAGTCTCCTATCTTTTCATTTATTCCAGTTTTATCCACAGCATCATTTACTTGATCCATTACTTGACCAACAATATCGTCTGCAATTTGGCTCAAGAGATGTTTCAATATTTCGCTTGGACTGTTTTTCATAAGTGCCCTGATAATGGATAGTGCTGCCAACGCCATACCCATATTAATTTTCAAACCTGGAATAAACGGGGGACATATCGTAGTATATTTCGCGAGTTGCTCGGCTATCCACTTTTTTCCAGCACCAAGATATAGTCCTATTTTGTCCAATCCTGGAAAATCTGGAATTTTTGGAAATTCCAATCCAAGGTCGCCAACTATGACTCTTATATTTGTTGGTATGCCAAAGGTTGCCAATGCCTCATTGAGCGGCGGTAGTGCATTATCCAATTTTCTCGTTGCGAAAGCAATTGCACCACCCATAGTTGTTGGTGCTCCATATGCGGATGCAATAGCTCCAACCACTCCGCGAGCATTGGTTGGTATTCCAATTTTTCTACCATTTATTGTCGCACTCAAATTCAATCCACCGGTTGATGTACTGACTCCACCTCTACGATAAGATCCAAAAACATTAAAATTTGGAGTCAGTCTCAGTCTTGGAATTCCAAGCGATGGTGCACGCTGTTGACTCAATAAATTTGATATATTAACTCCACCGGGAGTTGATCTAGCATAATTACCAGGTGCTGTTTCAACTGAAAATGCAATATAGCGAGGTTTATTAACAGTAGTATTACTGAGTGTTCTTCGTGTTGGAGGCGCGGTGCTTATGCTTAATATACTCATATTATCATCCAATAAATACTCGGCTGCTCATCAATGAACTCAATTGAGAGCGAAGGGCAATCAAGCTTGTCTGTGATGCAAAAAGTGATTGCAATTGTTCAATCCACAAGATCGCCGCTGGAGGCAGAGCCGGTGTGGTCGGCCCAACCTTTGTTATGTGAAAATGTGAGATCAATGCAGATAGCATTTGTATTTGAGTATTTACACTTAAAAGCATCCAATCGCACAAGGTATACATCCAAAGCACAGTATCTCGTCCCTTCAATACCGGTTGCTCATTTGGAGCATCTTTGTTGAAATTTAAATATATCTTCGCCGCATTCAAAGTCATTATTCCATTTGCAGAAGTTATGGTTGTATTTCCATATGAATTTAAACTTAATACCTGATCCGTAGTTATAGTTATAAATTTTTTGGAAAAAAACATCATTTCATTTGATCTGGCCGAAAATATTAATCTATCACTGTTAAATACAATCTGTTCACCGTCCAACTTTGATGGAAATTTTATTGATTTGGTTACATTAACCATACCGGTAGTTGTGTTTGGTGTAAAATTTGATTGGGTTTTACCCGAAGTGAGATGAATGGATGAACCATCACTGTTTATATTTTCCAGCGTCAATCCTTTGGCAGTTTTACCGTCAGCACCTTTTATCGGAGCTTGTCGGTTTCGTATCAAAATCATTGGATTTCCTCCTTTGTCGGAATATTCTCCAAGCCCATTATCATTATTTCTTGTAAAATCGTATGCTCCAAATCTAATCGAAGACCCAAACCTAGATTGAAGAATTGTATCTCCTTCAAACGATCTCAATGCTCGTATCTTTGGATTAAATTTGAAATAAGAGCCAAGAACTCCGGTATAGTTTGAGCCTCCGGCATAATTCATTGTAGAAACTGGACCGTTTATCTTCTCTCCATCTTCATCGAGGTTTTCATCAACACCACCGGAAATTCTTTCTGCATAAATTAATGCGTTTGAATTTACATTGTAACTTGTATTGATCTTTCTTGTATAAAAATATTGATCCATGTACTTTCCAACAATGACCATTTCATTTATCAATGGATACTCTACAATTCCGGTGTTTTCAATCGGAGATGCCCAATTTAAAAGTTGAGTTTCAACATTGATGTCACTTTTAAAAAATCTAAACTTTATTTTACCTATCCAAGAATAGTCTGGATCTTTTTCACTTGGAGCACTTCCATCTATATTGGGTGGCCATTGTTCAGGATCGAGCGTTGATTTATTAAACATATAATGCGACTCGTCCATTATTACGTCCAATACAACAGCTTCTTCCAGTTCGTAAAAAAATATGCTGTCGGGTTTTCTTTCAATTACAAACTTCTTGGATGCCAACATGTCATTCTGCTTGACATTCTGCTCACCGCGTCTTTCTATTATTGAATGTGCCATATACTATTTTGATTGTCTATTTGAAACTTCCTTGGTACTTAGCTGCTTTGCCGTTTCTTCGACTGTTGTCATAAGTTGTTTTCTTTCTTCGTCGGTAAGCAACATACCTCCACCATCACCGTCCGCACCAACCTTGCCAGCCATCAATCTTTGAATAATGGCAGCAAGTTTGATTAGTTGCTCATCGTTTCGCACACCAACATCGAAATACTCTTTTAAAAGAGGAACAATCATTGTAGCATCGTTGATTGTTTTAATCATTTCACGAAGATCCGTGATCAAAATATCTATTTGATTCTTTTTTTCTTCACTATTTTTTATTATATCTTTACACAGGTCTGAGAAATTTTTACCTTTGTATATCTCTATGTCACTATTCATGTTCATAAATAGATATTATAATATATATTTAGATAGTTGCTCCACCAATTGTGCCTCTGTTAAGATATTCCTCGGCTATAATTTTTTGAGCAGATTTCATCTTGTTGATCACTTTGGTAATCTTTTGAGTCGGACAGTCGGCTATTTCTCGTATATATAGATACAGTGCTTTTTTATTATATACATCTATTCTGTCCGAATTTCTGAATATTTCAACCACAGCATATGCTATCTTTAAATCCTTCTCTTTGTTGAAAAGTTTGTTAACGTTCTTGTCCCAATAATCAACCATCAACTTAATAAATTCTTTAGCTTCGCTTTCTCGCTTTCGATGTTCCGGTTCAACCACAAATTCGCCAGACTCACCCGTTTGCTCACAAATTTCAACGTGCTTTTTAAATCTCCTATAGGTCATGTTGTTGTCCAATATGAACCAATTTTTAGCAACAATACTGAAGTAGCTGAATGCCTTGCCTTTTCCAGCTTCATATTTGCTCATGTTTGCCACCATGTGTGATATGGCTTGTTTTTGGATTTCAAGAGGACTTACATCAGCATAGCTAAATTTGAAAGTATTATAAATGTTTTCTGCTATTTTTAAAAAGGCATGCTGAATATGCTCGTTGTATATTCTATCTTTTTCTCTTGCGTCGTCGGTACTATTGTATGCAACAATCGCCGCTTCGGTATCAGGCGTGAAATACACATTCGATATCTTCGGAACTGTTTCTTCTAATTTTTTATTTTTAGTACCCTTGGGCCTGCCTCTTGATCTTTTTAAAATTTCCGATGTATTTTCAAAAGTTGGATTGATTTTTATTTTTTTCACACGTATAGGTTTTTCTACACGTTTCTTTTCCATTTTTTTTATCTTGGATGTTTTCGACTTTTTCAAATTTTTCTTTTTATTCATGTTATTTTATTTAAATATTTTTGTTCAACCAAATCTATCGTTGAACTCTTTTGTTATTTTTAGTATATCGGAAAAAGTTCCACCCACGTCGTCATCTTTTTCAAATAAATTTCTATCATCTACCGATTTTATTCTGCTATACATTTGGTTGACCTCGTCTCTAAATTCCGAAACCCAAGATTCATACATTTCAATTTTCTTAATCATGTTATAGCATGCATACGATAAGGCGCACGTTGATATTAGAAATAATATCATCAATATTATTATTATCCACATAAGTTACTCACTTTCTTCTTCCGAGTCTCCGATTTCGTATCCAAGAGACTCTTTCAGTATTTCGAGTGCTTCTTCAACTTCAATCCATCGGCGGTTTTCCAGTGCATATTCAAGCAATTCTTTTGCTTCTTCAAGATTGTCTAGGTTAATGTTCATAGTATTTTCCATCCTTGTTCAACAAATTCCATTGCTTTTTTATATTTTATATACTGGGTTTCTCCGTTTTTTTCAATTACTACTTTATCATTTCTTCCATGTTTTATTTTTTTCTCAATATTCTTAACAAAACGAACTCCATCGTCTGTGATAAGTTTGCCGTTTAAATGGTCTATTTCATGTTGAATACACACACTCTCCAGTACACCATAGTCACTATAAATGCTATCTTTGGTGACTGGCTCATTATCTGGTCCAAATGGTAATGAATTTGCGTGGTTGAGAGTATTAACTGTAACCTTCATGTTTCGAATTGTGCTGCCAGATTTTCCCGGAATACTCAAACAACCTTCTATATAAATGATTTTTTCATCACTTTTCTCTGTTATCACTGGGTTCATTAATATGATGGGCGGCTGATCTTTTCTTGCTCGCACAATCGAAACACTTTTAGATATTCCGATTTGATTGGCGGATAATCCAATTCCCACTTTGTGGAAATCAAGTGCTTCTATAAGTTTATTTGCTATTTGCTGCCCCTCTTCAATAGAATTAACTGGAGATGTTGGCTTTCGTAAGAATTCTTTGTCCTTAATAATTTTGTAAATCATTGATATGTGAATAGTTTTACTATACAACTCACATATATATCTAATTATCGGATTTTGTCAATATATAATAAAACAATTTATGGTTGTGGGCGACTGAAATACTCAGATTCTCTTAATATAGGAGACGGCACTGGTGGCGATTGATTTATTATTACCGATTCTACCATATTTCTCAATGCCATTTCGTAATTATCCTTGGTGACTTCGGAACCTGATGTTGGTTCTGATGTTTTCGTTGGAGTTGGGGTTGGAGTTGCGGTTTCAATTGGGGTGGTACTTGGAGTTTCTGTTATCGTTGGGGTTGGAGTTATTGTCTGTGTTGGAGTGACGCTTGGTGTTGGAGTGGGTGTTGGAGTGGGTGTAGGTTCCGGCGTCAGTGTTGGAACAATTGCAAGTTGCATATCATCTTTATTTTTCAACATTGTGTTGAAGGCCAGAACCAACGCTATTGCAAGCGGATCAAAAACCGCCATGATTGACCATATGAAATAATTTACCGCTTTATCCAACGGAATACCCAAACTGTTTGCGATGAACTTGAATGTACCAACGTCCGTGTGAACAATTTTTTCTTTTATTGTTGTGTTTTCATTTTTTAGATCCTGTATACTTTTTCTATATTCCGATATTTTTTTCTTCCCATCTTCAATCAATTCTGTTTTTTTAGAATTCAAAGATACTACCTTACTGTCGGATTCTTTGTTGTATACATCAATTGATGTCATTATTTCATCGTTTTCTTTTTCAATTTTTTTGATATTTGATTCTATTTCACCTCTTTGCGAATTGCTTCTGTTTTCTATTTCAGAAACTCTGTCGTTGTATGCTTTGACTTGCAAAGCGTACTGAGAACGTAATTTTTCAATTCTATCTTGTGAAGATTTAATCTGAGCATCTATGTCTGAGCGTTCTTTAGATTGTCCATCTTTAACCGTTCTGGCCTTGTCCAACCCATTCTTTTTAAACAATCCACCAGTTCCTTCTTCCATCCATTTCTGCATCTCTTTGTCCAATATTTCCAAACGTGTATTATACAGTTTGATTTGTTCAAGTTCTCTGGATATGTCATTGTCAGATGATGATTTTGAAATCTCAAGTGCCTGTTTTGCTGCCATTACGTCAGAAGACGCATCCTTGTTTGTATTTGCTGTTTTACGTATGTTTTCAATTTGTTGATTTTTTTGTGCAACTACTTGAAGTTTTTGTTCTATAAACTTCTTTCTATTGACATCAGCGGCAGCAATTTCATCCGCATTATAATCAGACTTCTTTATGATGTCTATTTCACTGTTTATCTCCGCAACTTTTATATTATTTGATTCTATTTGCTGTTCATATCCTTGCACTGCAATGTTTGTAGCCGTATATCCCGCACTTAAATATCCGTAAATACCAACTGATGTTATACCCATGAGAAATATGGTTGCAATTACCATATATGTTTTCATGAGGATATTTATGTCATTCCATTTTTGTTTGAGAAATGTGGCAGTGATAATTTTACCAATTTCAAGAGCACTTCCCATTATTATAATTGATATGCCGCCGCCAACAAACAACAACTTTAAACCAACGATACTAAAATACGCGCCACACGCAGATATTGCTATTGCACTCAATAATACTAAAAATGCTAAAAAGTTCATAGTATATAAGTATAGTATATATTATAAAAAAAAAAGAACCCCAAACTTTATGTTTGGGGTTCTTTTGGTGTAAAATATGTATTATATTTTATTCACGCCTGCGATAACAGGTTATGCCGAAGGAAATTGTTTTAACAATTTCGATGCGGTATCAAGACCATAACGACGAAGGCTATCGGATATTTTTTCGACATAATCATTGAGATCTTTGACATATACACTACTATTTATTCTATAGGGTTTAGTGATAACAGATTCTTCTTGAAAGCGCTCAAATTCTCTCACAAACCCAGCCGTCCCTTCTATAAAATGTATCAATTCTTTTAATTGTTTTGTTTTTTCTTGAAATCTTGTTTTAGAGGCCGCATTTCCTTGTTCTGCCCTGTCGGGATTCCAAATACGTTGGTTAGCGCCGCTGTTCTGCTCGTATCCACCGTCGCTGGTTCGATTTGCATACCAATCGATACCATTTGCCTCTAATTTATACAATTGATTTTTAATTTCGTGACGTTTGCGGTCTAAGGCCGCTACAATGTCCTTAATTGCTTTGGAATTATTTTCGTAAATTTCTTTAATATTTTTTGGGTCAGATCTCTTGCCGGTTGAGCCGGTATTTTTTCCAAACGGGTTTTTTATAAAGTCCATAATACCTTCGTCTTGTTGAGAATATACTTCTTGCACAACTTCTCTAATCAACTGCTTTAATTCCGATTTTTTAATATATTTTTGTATAAAGTTACAACAATAAATATATACAACTCACAAAAAACGACAAAAAAACCCCACATTTCTGTGGGGCTTAATTAGGGGCGATTGAACTCAATATCACCCTCCACCATCCAATTATCATAAGAACTGGAACTTTATATAACCTTTACAAATGATATAATGTATAAAATTTTATCAATTGTCAACACTTATCTTATAGCAATTTGACTTTTTGTGGCTTTTGTTCTTCAATTTTAATTCTGGGCAATATAATCTTGATTGCTCCATTTTGATAATCAACCTTTATTTTACTTTTATCAATACCTTCGCCAACAGCAAAAGAGCGAACAAAACTTGAACGCTTTATTTCTCTATAAACATAACGAGCATTATTGTCTGTTTCAGTTGATGCTGGCTTCTTTCCACCACGAATGGTTAGAGTATCGCCTTCTAGTTCAACACTCACATCTTCTTTGTCTAGTCCAGCAACATCTGCTTCTAGCACAAGTTTATCTATATACTCAACCACATCCACTTTTGGAAAACTGGTTTTTGTATATGAACCTATATATGGTGTTACTCCGAAGTTATTGAAAACTTCATCAAACAATCTATTAAAAGGGGTGAGAAACTCATCCCGTGTGTATTTAGTTAGTGACATATTTATTGTATCCTTTATTTATATCGGCTTCATTATGAACACCGACATATACACATTATCATGTTTCGTGCCAAATATTGTGTCACACCGTTTACCTCGTAATTAATAAAAAATACATATTTTATGTGTATCATTTTGTCACACACATGAGACTATATGTATCAAACTTCTTTTCTTATATCTTTTGCATAATGATGAACTCTGTTGTGGTTCACCAAACTTGCCATCAACACTGCACTTCTCAATCTTCCTTTCTTCATTATCTGATATGCTTGCGACATTATTGTCTGCTCAAAAGGCGAAGCATACACAGTTTCCAAAAATATCTTATAATTACCAGCTTTTGTCATAACGCTTGGCCAATTGCTATAGTAAACATCTCCAATTAAATAACTTAATCCATCAATACAGCCAGAATTTTTCCATGTCATTTTATGTGTGCCATCTGGAAAATATCTATTCTTAATGTTTTGTGGAACATTATGCCAAGCCCATTGCTTGTGATGATCTCCAAAAAATTCACTAAACGAAATCTTAATAAAGTCTAATTTTTCTTCTTCAATTATTTTGATACATTTGTCGAGCCAGTTGTCACAATGCATATTCAATCCATTTTTACAAAGAATATTTTTGTTTTCCATGAGCATATCATCTTCAAACCACACGATATATTTAGCTTTGCTATCATGAAAATGTTGAGCTGCCCACTGTCTTGCACCACACACACCCATATTTCCCTTGCGTATTAATTCAAATTTATATTTTTTTACAATTTCATTAAACGCGGGTCTAGTACTTTCGTCAATGCTATTATCAATCAGATACTTGTTTGTAGATGTTAATAGTTCTGGATTATATTTTTCAATACTGTCCAATAGCAATTGAAGCTGCTGTGGAATATTGAAGCAAGTGATATAAAGATTGGTCCCCTTTCCAGACTTGTTCATATCAACTTCTTTTTCGCTTTGAAAATATTCAACTCCTTCTGGAACATCAACGGTTGATATACTAACTTCGCGTTTGGGAATTGGAAGTTTTTTTACTTTTTCAAAAAATGTAGACATGAGTCCATCATTATTGATCATTTCAACATTTACCAATTCCGGATTTGTATATGTGATGAGTGTAAATATACTTTCTTCAGTTCCCATATATCCGTCACTCAAAGAATCATTCAGAAGATTGTAATATATTCCGTTCATTTGACTCAAAATTTTCTTGTTGCCTCCAAAAAATCCTCCTCTAGCAACTCGATTGACTTTGGCGTTAGCATATTTATTCATACCATCAATTTTAAAGCCATGAACTTCTGTCTCGGTTTCATATGGAAAACATACATACAAAAATTTATTGAGCAATGGTTCAATTTTTTCTATTACATTATCGTGACTGAAATAACCGGGATGCACGGTTTGTGTAAGTCCGGCATCTATCCAGCAATAGTTTTCTGAATCAAATGGGTTAAATATAGCCGCGTCATTGAGCATGAACATTTTGCTCATGACTAAAGGATTGTATAAATCTAGTTTTGCTTGAGTTGATTCGGCGAGCCATCCAACCTGATTATACCAATTTGGATCTTGTCTTATAGTATTTACTTTTTCATAAAATGAAAACCATTTACGAAAATCATCGGCACTTTTTGTTCTTATATCTGTACCAACAGATCCTTGTCTGGCGATATTTATAAAATCTACATGTGCAGGATCTACATAAACTACCATTGGAACATTTTTACATGCCCTGAGCAACTTATCAAAATGCTGTAGGTATTGGCTAAATGGACGCTTAAATCCAGTATCCAATTCACCTCGCTTTAAATCAAATAATCCAGTAACTAGTGTTGTATTAAAGTTCATATCAACGTTTTTTAATAAAAGTGTCTTCGATTATCAGCCCGTCCATCTGTGTATTATCAAATACATTAAATGCTTCTTTGACCGTAGATAGTATCGGCTTGCCATTCACATTAAAGCTGGTATTTAACAATACGCCTATACCATTTATCTTTTCAACCTCTCCTATCAGATCATATAGCCAAGGATTTATTTCTCTCTTCAATGTTTGTACTCTCGCCGTGCCATCAATGTGTGTTATTGATTTCAACTTTTCTGCATATTCTTGGAGAACCTTGAAAGCAAAGCTCATATATGGAGATTCCTGACATGCCTCGAAATATTTAACGGCGTCCTCAATTCTTACAACCGGTGCAAATGGTCTGTACCATTCTCTATTTTTTACTTTAGCATTGAGCACATCTTTCATATGTGGAAAACTTGGATCGCAAAAAATGCTTCTGTTGCCAAGTGCTCTTGGACCGTGCTCGGCATTTCCACGAGCAACGCCGACTATCTTACCATTACAAATATATCTCGCCAGTTCATCGACCGGCGTATTGTGTTTGATATCGCAATTATATGAATGCTCATAGATGTAATATCCAACCGAGTCAATGTCCAATAATGGCATACCGGAATACATAACTTCAATTGGTTTTTCCGGCTTCATTACATGCAACAATCCTCCAACCGCCAATCCACAATCACTTGGATTTGGTGGAACAAACATTGGACGGTTATATCTTTTTTTGATTTCTGTATTCAACAATACATTCAATGCACATCCACCGGTCATGCCTATAGCATAATCTTTATACTTATCAAAATACTGGTCTGTAACTTCAAAGAATACATCCTCAAATGCCTTTTGAGAAGTTGCTGCGATGTCATATGCAATGTCACCATCAAATCTATCATTTGAATTAAACTTTAATCCAACCTTTGGACCCAGTTCTGCAAGTTTTTCTTGAATATTCTTACTATAAACTTCAGTTCTGTAAAATTGGCGAAATGCTTCCAACCATTCTTCTCGCACATTTCCGTATCCACACAGCCCCATCAGCTTGCCACTATATACAAGATTGCCATCATCAAATCCACTTTCTTGCATTATTGGTTTTAAATAATGACCAAACGTCATATATGCACCCATATCATATTTCGCCGAGAACAGCAGCTTTGGAGCTTCTTTCTTGCTTTCACAAACATAACCATTGAAAAATCCATCATTCCCACCACCATCAAAAGAAATTATTAGCATCTTTTCATATGGAGACTGATAATATGCACCTATTGCATGAAGATATTGGTGCGTCAAATCATGCAGCGGCGTTGCGTGTGGAATATTATCTTCATATTTCACATATATGCTTTCGCCATTGATGATATTTATTGAGTGCGAATAGCTGGTAACACATACATCAAATTTATCTATACCATATCTGCGTTTTATCATTTCACAGATATTCTTAAGTTGAATATCTGCGTTTGGAATAGACTTGTATTGGCTTATACCGGAATTCTTATAGCCATTGAAGCGTTCCATTTCAACTACATATATTTTGTCACCAACATTAAATGCAACAGATCCATTGTGCGAACCGTGCATTGAAATAATGTTCATTTTCTAAATTCTCCAGCAAATTCCGCGTATGTTGACGTAGTATAATAATGATATGTTGTTTTACGTTTCAATAAATCCGACATATCTTCCTGCGGCCAACCGTGATTGATTAGAATAGGATATGATGATATAAAGTTGCGAGTTTTCTGGAGAGTTGTATAATAATAATGATCAAGCTGATCATATTTTTCATATGACCAATCAAGAATATCCTGATACATACTTTCTTTTACAACAAGTGCATGTGCGGATTTTGCAGATTGAATTTTTCCAACATTATCATCCAGCTTAACTAACGGAGAATGCAGTATTGTTCCAAAAAACATAGCATCCCAATTTATCTTATCGGCTTGGTCGAGAAACTTGAACATCGTTTCTTTATATGGTAATGAATAATCTCCAATCCCAGTTGACGGAGGGTCCATCACATAAAAATCATCTTCGCAAATTAGAACAGATTTCCATCCGCGCGATATTGCAATCCTGATAATCTCTTTATGTGCTTCTCCACAACCGGCGTATTCCCCCTTAACAATTCCAGCCATTCTTTCCATACCAGAAATATCAAACTTGGCAAATTGGTCTTCGCACTGCTTTTTACGATCAGTTCGGTGATCCATGTTGATATAAAATCCCCCATCTGCGACTTTTCTGTTATAAAACGCAATCATAAATTTCCTACAATTCTATCTCCCCAGCCAGTTGATTCGCTGTGTGACCATGCAACCCAATGATGCGGTTGCTCGGGTGCATTGAATGTTCTCCAAAGTTTAATGTACTTGTCGCCAGATGGATCTCTGGCTTCCGCCAGCAACCGTTGTATTTCTGCTTTATCAGCATCCTGCCGATACAATACTGTGTTATCTTCTCGCTCAAATGCAACGCACCAAAAATCATAGTCATTTAATTTAAATTGATTGATGGGAAGGTCTATGCAATGTTTAAAAATTTTAAGAAATGAATCCTCCCATTCAGCATCGGTTTTGTATTTGCTACTCTTATTTGGTGGATACGCCTTGTCTAGAGTTTCTTGTTGAACAGCACGCTTTCCAAAATGTAGACCGGAGTATTTTTCATAATCTTGCAGCGTTCTCTCAGTTCCAAATCCATATACTCCCCAATTAATTGTTTCATGCTTTTCACCATCCATTGAAAACAATATGCGATTGCGTCGATGGCATAGGTGGTTTCTTTCACCCCAATCTTTTTTGTCCGGAATTTTGCTTGTATTAGAAGCCGAGTGATCGTCCCAATGTTTGGCGCGACCTTTGCGAGTATATTCATGCCAAGCCACAAGACGGTGTGGATGAAAAAGATCATACCCATGAGTAAATGCGCGAACTGCAATGCTGATTTCTTCTCCGTGAAAATAATATTCGGGATCGTGCTGAACTTCCTTGCAGAATTTTCCACCCGTGAAACAAAAATGTGCGGAGTAAAATCTGGCGGGTGTGGGCGACGACAGATCCTTCCAATTGTCAATTGACGCTGGTAGAAAAAAAACAGCACCCTCTGGAATAAATCTATCAAAGTCCATTCTCCACGGAGTTTGTATTCTGGAATCTGGGTCGTTGTCCGGATCAAACGACGGAATGTATCCAGTAAGCAATGGCTTATTGTAGCCCATATTTTTAAGCTGTTTATACATGCCAATTACGACCTCATCCCAATCTTTTACAAACCTGTGATGTGAATCAAGTTGTAGAGTATATTCTTCACCATCATATTGTTGTTGAATTTGATTTCTCGCCCAACACGCTCCCTTGCTTTGCATGTATGGAATATCAATTATTTTTACATTGGGTAAATCTTTAATATCATCTATTTTTTCATCGTGTGAGTGTTGCCATGCAATGCAAAACACAAGATTTTCTGGCCATTTTGCATTTGCGATACAATCCTTTATAGTTGGCACCAGTTGCGGATCGCGATATGACGCGATTTGAATAAATATTTTTTTATTAAAATTCATATAACATTTAGTTTACTACGTTCTTGTATATATACAAGCTATAATAAATAATTTTAACACGATTGGTCAGTTAATTCCGCACTACCATATGTCACACTTGTTATTTGATTAGCACAGCCAGCATTTGATATCACTTGACCGGGACTAAAACCATATTGGAAAGATTGCTGTACTGAGCCAAAACTATCAACATATTCATAGGCTAAATATCCCTGCCAATTGGCAGTTGCGTATATATTATACGTTGGAAGCGATGGAGTGTCTGATATAAAATTGGCAGTGATTGTAAAATTGCTGGAAACATAAAAGCCATATGCAATCGGGTTCAACGAATAAGGATCTGACAATACTACACCTTCGGGAGCAGTCCACACACTGAATATAAACCCAGTATCGGTTTCAGCCTTCAATTGCATTGAACCCGACCCAACATTTACCGTGCCACTATTTGGTCCATCTATTCTGTTTGCCTGTCCGCCTCCACTTGATACTATATTATAATTGTAATATGTTTTATTGCTGGTACTGCTAGGCGACGGCGACGTTAGTGGACTAGTTTGGCTCACAGAAGGAGTCTGCGTGGGTGTCCTCGTTATAGTTGGGGTTGGTGTTGGAGTTTGCACCGACTTTGTAACAATCGGAGTTTTAGTGGGAGTTACTGTTACGGTTGGTGTGGGTGATGGTGTTGGTGGAATTTCTTTCCAACCCGTGTTTTTACTATCATTCTCAACTTTTATATAGAGCTTTTCCTCGTCCGTAATAATATCCAACCCAATCAGTCCAAATACTGATTTTTCGGGATTTCCATGTACTGTCAATTTCTCGTTCATAAATTATACAGAGTAAGGTATAGTTTTGGTTGGAGTTGCGGTTGGAGTTGGAGTTTTTGTTCTCGTCACTGTTAGCGTCGGGGTAAAAGTTCTGGTGGTAGTTGTGGTTGGAGTCAACGTCGGAGTTCTGGTCACGGGTGGTGTATATGACGGTGTTGGTGTTGGTGTTGGCGTTGGAGTGGGCGTCTGTGTTGAATTGTCGTCTCCATACAAATCCCAACCACTGTTGCGAGTGTCCTCTCGTCTTTTCGAATAATAATTACCATTATCCGACCCGAGAAATTTACCAACTACTCCAAATACGGAATTTTCTGGATTTCCTCTTGGATGTATGTGCCGTTTCATACACTTTATGGAGTGATTGTTGGATACACATAATATGGAGTTCCGCTGTAAACTGTGGCCGCGCTTCCAAACAATCCATCTGAATACTTTATCCAATACAATTCAAATCTGTATGCATAACTGGAATCGAGTGGTGGATGTATTGTCTCGTATTGATTATTCCATGCAACGGCTGAGTGATCTCCGGAGTGAGACCATTCGGAAGTTGCCGGAAGCCATTTCCAAATCTTGCATCGCAATCTGTAAGATCCTGTAGCGGATGCTGCAAGAACAGTTGGGTCGGTGGTATAAATATAAGGAGGATTATTTCCTTTAAACGTTGTTGTACTACCCGTTGTATAACTTAAATATACATTGGGATGTCCCGATGAAGTATATGCCGGTGGAGCAACCGGCAAAAATCCAGACGCCGTTGTGCATGACATTGTTACAAAATTCCATGACGATGTCTGTGCCGCTCCGTTACCAGCATTGTCGTATGTGATCCAATACAATTCAGCGGGTACGACGCCAACTGCGGGTGGTATTATTTGGGAATAGTTATTATTATACGCAACAGTTCTGTGAACAGCCGCCGGGCTCGCGATAGAATAAAGACCATCTCCACTTTGGCCTGAAATTTTGCAACGAAGTTTGTATCTATTATAACTTAATACAGAAGTGTTTCCCGTGTAAACATATGGAGGATTGTTGAGTGAGTATGTTAATGCGGACAAATACACATTACTTGTTCCTGGAAAAAGTGGAGCAACAAACGTTGATGCAGTTGCGACACTCATAGTAACAAGTGTAAATGGAGCGCCTCCGTTTACCGAAATACCGGGATAATTTCCGTATATATCTGGTGTATTTCCATACTCCACATAATATAGTTCTGTGTTGTATATTCCGACCGGTGGAACACTCAGTGGAGAATAATTTTGATTAAATCCAGCATCTGTTCGGGTTGCTATGTGCTCTCTTGCCAAGTGCGGATCTACACCAATCAACTCGACCACCTTTGCTCTCAATTTCCAACGAGTGAGTGATGTAATTGCTGTATTCGTGGTAAACACGAACGGACCATCGTCCAGTCTGAAACTGTTTGCACTTAAGTATATTCCTGGTGGAAGTGGAGGTGTTGGTGTCGGCGTGCCCGTCATAGTAGGCGTCGGCGTAGGCGGCATTGGCGACGGTGTAATTGTAATTGTAGGAGTAGGAGTAGGCGTCGGAGATGGTGGAATGTAATTGATTGCTCCATATTTGGACGTGTATCCTTGAAAACTAAAAGTGCATGGTGCCGCACTTGCACTATAAAATACATATAAGCTCTTGTCCTTATGAACAACTCCAAGTTCAAGTAACGGCAATACATTTCTGCTGTATGACGCGCTTACTAATGGAACTCTGTTGTTATTGAATGAATCTATTCCACTTGCATTTTCATAGGCAACATCGTCGGTAGATCCTATCGACAACAGTGGAGCACCGGGTGAATACACAAAGCAGTCTGTTAATACATAATTGTCTGGCAGTACATCTCGTTGAGTTCCATTTCCGAGATATCCGGAAGTACCGTCGCTGAAAAATATCAATCCAAATTGCTTGTTTGGACTTGTTGCCTCCGCACCGGCTCTTGGTAAAAGCAAGTGGTTGTCACCCACGGAATCCAACCATTGCGTTGGACCGGGATTTAAATTCTCTGGACGATATGATGAAACAAGAGTTGCTTCGTTGTTTCTTGTTCCGCCATAATAATTTTGTGCAACTTGCGCCCCTGTCAATCCAGAATTAAAAACATGAGCTTCATAAATTACACAGTTGATATTCCAATGACTTCCGGACTGACCATTGCCCATTGTTATATACGAGCTATTTATGGCATTTGGTATGCCGGTCAATGTTCCAACCAATTCCGCATTTACATAAAATTTGAAATTGCCAATATAATCTTTTGTTATAGTTGCATCAAATGCCCTGTTTGGAAACTTTCTGATAAAATCCGGATATTCGATTATTTTTTCAACCACACCATCGTGCACATATCCAATCAAACTGCTGGATTGAACTCCGATATATGCACGAGTGCCATAATCTGCCATTCCTATAACCTGCGAACCTACGCCGAATAATACTCTACTTCCAGTATCATTCAACAACGAATCGGATGGAATAAATGCACGAACGTTGATAGAGAAATTGTTTCCAAGATTATTAGCATTTCCATAACAGTGCATATTTAATTCATCCAACGGAGCAAAATTCGGTGCAAAAGACAATCCATTTGAATTTTGATATCCATGTTGCGGAACGGTGTAATTTACAAAGCCACCGGACACAATATACTCAGACAAATCCGATGCTGAGATTTTTTTTGTTTCTCCGGTCGGACTCGTCAGTTCACTAACATCCACAATTGGAATCCAGTCTCCTCTGGATACATCGGTTGCGCTAATCGTGCGTAATTCAGTTGTCTTCTGATTTGACATAAAAATGATATCTTTTGATTATAAATATCAATAACCAACCAAAATATATATCATTTTTTCAATGAGAGTTATTATATTACCCAAGTCTTTTTATCTTTTTTACAATAAACTTGGTCAATGCACTGCGAAGAATGTCATCATCTGTAAATTCAAATGTATATATGCCATTTTCTTTGCTGTCATCATCATTGAATAAATTGAATATATCTCTGAAACCAGATCGTGTTCCAATGTCAGATTGCTGTGGATCTCCGCACATAAATACTTTACAAAATTCTCCGGTTCTTGTCATCATGGTGATCAATTCTTTCTGTGTGCAATTCTGCAATTCATCTCCAACCACAGCTTTTGCATTCCAGTTCAATCCTCTCAAATATCCAATTGGCAATCCTTCTACTCTGTTTTCTTTTATCAAATATTGAATATCTTCTTTTGGCAGAAGTTCATCCATTTTGTCTATCAGTGGTCGTTTGAATGGAGATAATTTGTCTTCGGCTTCACCGGGTAATGTGCCCATTTTAACATCCGCACTTTCAACAATGCTTCGTACATAAAGTATGTCACTGACCTTTTTCTCATTCATGAGCATCAATGATGCTAGTACAGACAAATATGTTTTTGTAGAACCTGCCGGACCAGATATGAGCAACAGTTTTACTTTACGATCCATTGCCAACTCAATGAAAGCTTTCTGCTTCGGAGTTAGTTCTCTATGCAATATGGTTAAATAATGATCTATTTTATTTCTTTGATGAACAACCGGACTTTTATCTTTGGTAGTTTGTTGAGACAAAGATAATGTTTGGCTTGGTGCATTATTTTTTTTCTTGTTGTTGTTCAGTCGTTTTTGTTTTGACATATTATTTTTTTATTTTTTTGTATGTGAATATAGTACTCAATTTATCCAATTTACTTATAATTTTTTTAATTCTTGCACAAATTTGAAACTGTTGATGGTCCATACTGAACTCAAAGACAGTTTCTAAACTTTCCTTGAAATCTTTTCTTTGCAAGACCACCACAAAACTTGAATTTTTAAAACAGAATAATTCTATTCCGCCAAGTTTGTTGGTTATTGCATACTCTATTGTATTTACAATCTTGTTGTTTATTTCTTTTCTGTTTTCCTGCACATACTTTTCCATATCGGAATTGTCGCTGGGAAGTTCAACAACTTCATATTCTGAATTTAAAACTTTATTAGACTTCTTCTTACGCGGAGTCTTTTTCATATACTGAAGACAAATATATCTCTAGCCATGCTTTACCCATCATATTCACAAATTTTTCGTTCTGAGAAAGTTTTAGTTCTCCTGTAGAATCTAATATAATATGTACAACTTCATGAAAGAATGTTTCTATCATTGTTTCTTCTGTAATGATCAACTTTCGTTCCACCATTTTTCCGTCTTCTTTATATCGTTTTGTTACTTCTCCCAAATCTTGAATTTGAATCAACTTCAAATCTTCGTCCGCGTTTCCATAACAATCCTCGGTTTCAAACAAATCTTTTTTTATAACAACTGTATATTTGTGACCAAGTAGTGTAAATTCTTTCGGAATATTGATTTTTTTATTTGGATTCAGCACTACATATAAGTATCATGGAAAATAGAAAAGAACCTAATTTAGTTGATAAAGCAAGAAGTTTAGGAACTGCTGTATATAATTGGGCAGCAAAAGATGGACTTCACAGAGTTTCGCCACAACTACTTGAATTTAGGAAAAATATATGTAATTCTTGTGAACATTGGGATAAAGAAGCATTTGGATATATGGGAAAATGCAATATATGCGGATGTTCGGCAGCAAAATTATATATTCCGAGCGCATCATGCCCACTACCAACTCCAAAATGGAATTCAATAACTTCTACCGATCCACAAGGAAATTCAATTTATTTAGAAAAAAAACCATCCTTGGTGGTGACAAGAAGCCAGCCGACGGGTTCTAATTATTAAATTTGCATTTACTGCATTTTTTCAATGTGGCGGAGCATTCGTCGCAAAATCCATCAAATATTTGGTGTATCTTGTTTGGCTTATATGCCAACAATACTATTTTATTTTTAAAGTCTCGACATGACTGGCATACATAAACTGAGCCATTACTCTTCAATATATCAAGCTCTTGTTTGGTTATGATTATTACCTCAGACATTTTTGCAACAGTTTATAATAATAAGTATAATCCATTCTGCGTTCAATGATGTCGGATTTATGTTTAAACACGCTTTTTATAGTAACAAAATCGTCTCCAATTTTTTCTGTATCAAACATAGTTGACAGATATTCATTCACCACAATATCTTGTGCTATGTTTGCCCATTCTCTGTCATGCTTTGGATTGATTAGCCAATGACCAAACATCACATGACACATTTCATGGCAGATAATAAATACTTTTTTTGTATCATCGCATTTTTTCCAAAAATTTGGATTGGCAACAATTCTAAAATTATTGTTGTGTATTTCTAACTCAACACTTTCAGCATCTTTGTTAAATACCATATGTTCAAATGTTCTCCACATACCATCAAACAATGGATTTACGCGCAAAAGTTGCATTGACAACCAACCAAAATCTTTCTTGTTCAATTTTTTCATAAATAAAAAAGGGGAGCATATGCTCCCCTATATTTTATCGGCTACGGCGAGCCTTTTTCTTGGGCCTCTCGGTCTTGGTGGCAACATACTTCTCACCAGCAGACTTTCTGCGTGCTGCATTTACCCACGAGTTGCGTGTCTTGCGACTGGCAAACTCGTATGTTTTACCTTCTGCCAGCAGACTTTTTACCTCGTCCTCGGAGGTTGCCAGCAGGATTTTTTGCTTTAGTCCATTCATAAATTAACGACGATAGTTGAGTTGACGAATATCAAGCTTGCTACCATCTGGATTGCGCTTGATAATACCCGCCCAATACTCATACTCCCTTTGGGCATCTAGCTTGGAGTCATACTCCGAATCGCTTACGCGGATGCCGTTCCGAAAAATGGCATACATTGCAGTTTCAGTTTGATTGTCAACTGTGTTATTTTGCATACTTTTTGTTTTTTTATTCGTTATACTGAGAATAGGCATAACTGTCGAGCATAGACAGTTCGTCTGTGATGTCATGAATTGTGGGCTCAATCATGGCTGGTAGCCCAACCATCTTAACAGGCTGTTGTGTGTCCACAGAAACACTGTTCTTGGGACGACCGACGCCGCGAGTTTGTTTAGTTGTATTGGATGTTTTATTCATCTTGTATATACTGGCTGCACATTTAATAAAAGTCAACCACTTTTTTCGTAAATATACTATTTATAATAACCCCTCATGAAAAATAGCATATACACATTTTTTGATAGAATGAGGCATGCTGGTATGCATTGTTTGTGCATAATAAAATGTATATATTTAAAGAGAAATCCTATGTTTTATATCAAAGGATTATGCCGTACATTATTTACTATAAATTATTGACCAGACTCATTCACATTCATGATGTTATTAAACTCTGCCACAGTCATGCCAAGTGCATCTGCAATTTCAATTGCTTTTATATTTTTGTATCCCATTGCCAACAATGCTTCACGCTTTTTTGCTGGTGGTAATAGATGAATTTTTTTATTTAATTTTTCAATTTCTTCTGGTGACAATGATTTGATTTTTTTCACATCACCAAACAGTGTAGAAATAAAATCTTGTTGATTTGCATCTGGCTTGCCGGTGTTGGCATCAACATCACTTGCTTTGGTCAATGGTGTCATTGATCTATTACGACTTCTTTCCAACCAATCAACTTCATAATCATTCAAGTCGCCAGTTAATTTTTGCATGTTGTTGAAAAAGTTCTTTACCCAATTCCAATTTTTCACAACTTTTTGTGTATTATTCCAAAAACTTATTAGTTTCTTTCTGTTCCACAAACGACCAAAAATTGTTCCTTGTATGTTTCTAAAATTAATATTTTTATTTATGCTTCCGCGCATGCCACCATTTTCTAAAAAATCATGAAATGCACTTGGTTGCGTCAACAGTTCTCTTAACGCAACTATGTTATCGGTAGCCATGCCATGCTGTTCAAGTCTTCTTTGCAAATTTCTGGCATCAGGGCTGTCCCGTAAATATTTATACAAAGTTTCCATTGCATCCATGATGTCACCGTGAACTCCGCCTGCATATGATATGCCGCATTTTTGTGTGATAATAAAAGCAACAGCATCTGCATCTGTCCAGTCAGAAATTTCTTTTCCCGACAAACCAACCACAGCGTCAGGATCTTCATTTATCAAATCTTTTAGTTTTATATGACCTTCAAGTGCAGGAATGGCAGCATCTGCTCTAGCAGCATAATCAAATCCTTTGGCAGCTTTTTTCAAGCGATCTGCTTTATAAGTTGATCCGGCCAATTTTTTCTTTGCTTTTGAATCCAGATGTTGAGCCGCCAATAGTTTTTTTATTTCTTCAGGACTCAATTTTTCTTTGTTTGAATTGCCCACAAGTTCTGAATATGCAAACAATCCTAGAGTGTCTATAAATTCATAAGCAAACTTTGTTTTATCAAGTTTCATTGCACTCATCAACTTTTCAACAAGTTGAAAATTTTCATTTACAATTTCATCTTTGCTGTTCCAAAAACTAATTGCATTTTTTTTGACCCAAATTCTACCAGCCGGAACAGTGGCTGAACTATCCGCGTTTCCTCTAATATCTAATTGACGAAAACGTATTCTGTTGTTGTGTAAATAATTTCTGATTGTTTCAACATCATCACCTTGTTGCTTTAATCCAATAAAACCCACAGTTGCGGCACCATAAATATCATCTTCTTTTTCTGCGTATGAATATGCAGATATATTACCAAACATATCACGCTTGATGTTATACATGTTTTTGAACGTGGCGGCATATAAGGTGGCTTTATGTGAAGCTGTTTGCAACATTTGTTCCATGCTACCATGAGTGTTTTTTTCAGAATACATTATTATGCCAGTTTCAACATCAAAGAAAAACGCATAAGCATCATCAGATAAATATCTGAATGTTGCACCAGTTTTTGGTACAGCTGCGCCAAGACTGTTTAGTCTTGCTGCATCAGATTCTTTTGCACGATTTGAATCTCCCGACAAATCAATTCTGTCAGGAGATTCATATAATATACTTTCCAACAAAAATTCTATATCAAATGGCAATCTAGGCTTTTTCATATATTTTATGTATATAAATATACGAAACTATTGACATTATATAGTCTTTGGTGGTGTTACTCTAGCAAGTGGCTTGGTCAAAATTGTTTGATAACCCATGCGAGCATTGGTTTTGTCAACAATACCTTGTTTAACAATTTCAGCAGCAGCAGCATTATAGTTTGGTGCAGATGTGACATCTTTGGTCATGTCTTTTACAATTTTTCCAATTTCAGAGATATTAGGTTTCATATATATCAATAAGTATATGCTCAAAACATTTATGTACATATAAACATAAACAATGCATGATATATACAAAAAGTTGGGTATGAAAAATTGCCCCGTGTTTTTTTCAAAAAACAAAGGGCATGATGTGAAAAAGTAGGTATGGAAAAAGGTACTTTTGATATATATGAAAAGTATATATAAAAAAATTGGAAAAATTCTAAATTCAAAAATTAGAGTATAATATCATAAAAGTGTGTATAGGATATATGATATTTTAACTATATGATAAATATATGCACAACATATGCTTTTTGTATATATGAAAAGTATATAAGAAAAATTGAGACCAAATAGAGAATGAATATGGACCCCCGTGGGGGGGGGGGGGTTACCCCACCTAGAAGGCACCAAACCCCCCACCTATAGGGGGGAGGGGTGGGGGGTTAAAGCCACCGTCCCCCCCCCCCCGCCACCCGTGCGGGGGTGGCGTGGATCACGCCACCCGCTCAACATAGAACGTGGTACCAGCCACATCAACCTCCGTGCTGTCACGAAAGGTGTCGGTGGCAGCGTCGTAGAAGCATACGTCGCCGAAGTTGGCATTGCGAACGTCGTTGGGAAACGACACCTCAACCGTGAGGACACGGCGGTCGCCCTCTGTGCGGTACACACGATAGTCGGCGTACTTGGCATTGGCGGCTGCGACCGCATTGGCGGCGTGAAAGGCGGCGACACGAGCGGCGAACGAGGCAGTGGTGTTCATCATTCAGATACTCTAGCACATTTATTATAAATTGCAATAAAAAAAAGGAGGTTATTTCCTCCTTTTGTTTTATTTCATGAACTCGTCGATGGTGTTCAGCAACTGTTCTTGTGTGTCTGCTTCATATGATGTTGCATATGCATGTTGTGCAACATATTTGCTGTTATAGTAAAATACATACCAGCCTCTGTAAGTGTAGGTGATTTTCATGTTTTTTATTTAGATAATGCCCGCGACCAGCATCCAACTTGGACTGCCTTCGCTGTCATAGCCGTCTGGCTCAACTACCTGACCAAGCATTGACTTGGCAACACCATCGTTGCTCCACTTTTCCATGGTCTTGAGCGAAGGAGCCTTGAACTTGGTGAAGTAGCGTGGCAGACTAGAGCAACGCAGCTTCATGGTCACAGGAACGCCGCCAGCACTGCCACCAGACAGTTCGCACACAGTGCCACCAATCTTAAAATTTACATTTAGGTTTGTGCCAACAGGAATAACCAGACCGTTCTTGAACTTGATTTCTTTGTTATTAACGAGGTTCATGTTATAGATAGTGTCAGAGTTTTTATAAAAGTCAAGCAGCCTTTTCACCTTTGATAAACAGCAATTCTTTGACCTGCTTGATCTTGACAGTTTGACCTTCATCTGCCAGAATTTTTGCTTCTTTCATAGCAGATTTGAGTGTTTTGAGTGTGGTGTCCAAGGTTTCATCGTCATATTCTCCCCAACCACTTGTGGCACCAATCGTGTAGAGTTCAAAGTATGTCTTGGTAAGTTTCTTGGATTTCATGTTATAAATACTGACTTACTTATTATAAAATGTCAAGCACTCAAAGCAAAATTGCTGCCAAATTTTCCAGTAATATTGCTGCGTTCAAAAGCAACAATGTCATTGCTCACAGAAAAAACAATTGAACGTATGATGCCATATTCATCAAATTGAATGTTCAACACTTTATATGATGTGTTGGCAGCTACAACAATCCAAGTGTTGTTGTAGGTTTTCAAATTGGCGGCATTGCAGAAGATAACAAATTTCATATTTAAGATAATGATTTATTTATTATAAAAGTCAAGCGGCAAAGTAAAAAAAGAGGGAGCAGCCACCACGCTGCTCCCTCAACTATGAACACTCAACCTAAAATAAAAACTAATTTTGTAAGGTTTTTTGTAAGTAAATACTATTTATTGATATGGGAAGAAAAAAACTAAACCGAACAAAGGAACACCTCGATGAACTCAACAGAATTTACAGAATGCGAAGTTACTGGAAAAATGTCAACAGAGAAAGAGAAAATGCTCGTAACCGATACCATGTCAAAAAAGATAGGAATATACGGACTACAGAACAAACTCAAACCACATAAATGGTATATCGGACTGAGTGTTGATATCCACGATAGGTGGAAAACTGCATACGATAATGTAAGTTGTAAAACTCAGCCTAAAATCTATCGAGCCCTCAAAAAATATGGAATAAACAATTTCAACAAAGTAATACTGGAAGAATGCGACAAAGATGAACTCAGCAATAAAGAAATAGTGTGGATAAAGTATTATGACTCAAAGAACAATGGATATAATCTAACGGATGGCGGTTATGGTGGAGACCTTAGATCAGGAGCCACTAACAGTCCGGAACATCGAAAAAATATAAGTGCGGCAAAAAAAGGAAAAAAATTTAGTGATGCTCACAGAAAAGCACTAAGCGATGCACGGAAGCGAAGAACCCCTGAGCAGAATAAAAAATGTGGAAGGGTCATTGCCGAAGAAGAAAGACTAAAAATGTCAGAAAGGATGAAAGGTCGCACATTCAGTAAGGAACGCAACAAGAAAATATCCGACGCACTGTTCAAACATTACTCTGATGAGAGCAACAGGGTTGCTCTCTCAGAGGCAATGAAACGCCATTTCTTGAAAGATCAATGCCAGTTGTAGCACTCAATTGGCTTGCCACTCCAAACATAATAGTTGCTGTAGCTGTTGTTCTTGACCCTATAGCCGTCGCCATCAGCAGTAAAACGTTTCGTTTCGGTCTCGCCCTTGATGCGGTCCGTGGCAGGCGTGCTGATCCATTCCATGCCACCGCCGCCAGTGTATTTGTTGTCGGCGGGCAAGCGCACAATCTTGACGCTCTTGCCAGTCACACCCACAACCTTGGCCCAACTAGCAATGCTGGCCTCATAGCCAGATATGCTGACCAATATGTCGCCAACCTGTGGACCATATACCACCGTGGGCTTGTTTACCAGATCAGGAGAAAAGATAGAGTTCATGTTGTAAACTATGACTGGTTTTTATAAAAAGTCGAGATAATAATCAAATGTTGCTGAGAATATTTTCACTGTTGACGAATGTCTCATCGCCATTGTTATGCACAATTTTAACGCTAAAATCCTTGGCATCTAGACCATCAAACAAATCCACTGTCAAGAACATATGTGGAAAAGATTCAACCAATTCAACAAATCCGCTGTTAAATGATGGCGTATGAATCCAACGACCATTGCTGAGTTTATTAAACTCCTCACTATGAGTGCCTTTCACAAGCAAATTGGACCATTCCATAAGTTTTTGTTTTTCGTCATATGACAATCCACAAAATTTGTCAGAATTATATGGAAGATTGAAATACTCAAGCAGCATTTCATGCATGATCTCGGATTGATAGTCAGACAGACTTTGCTTGATCTCGCTGATTGTCAGAGCAATTGTGGTGTGCTTGGTGATCTTCATGTTTAGAATACTGACAGAGTTTTTATAAAAAGCAACTCTATTTTTTAGTCAAACGCAGGATGACTGGCATTTGCAACATAAACATGAAAGTGTGCTGTGCTGCGTGGAGCACGATAATCATTCAAATTTACGACATTAACATATTTCATTTCATTTCGCGACTTGACCCAGCTCAATAGCTTGTCAACACTAGCATATGATTCCACAGCCCACGCCACACGGCTGGCTCCACCTGTTGCTCCACCCCAGCCGCTCATATACTTGTCCTTGGCAACGATTGCCCACTTGTGGGTGATTTTCTGAGATTCATTGCGATCATCTACGGTTTTCATATTATAGATACTGACTATTTTTTTATAAAAAGCAACTCTATTTTTACTGCCACTTGTTGTTGCGATTTTTGCGAGAATAACTGCCTTTGCCCTTGCGGGTCTTGTGAATCTGATTGCCCAGATTCATGCCAGAGCTGAACACGCTGCGAAGTTTGATTGTGTTGTTGATCTTCATGACACTAACTATGCCAGAGTTTTTATAAAAATCAAGACTATTTTGTCCATTCTGTTGTTTTTTCAATCAGCAACAAACAGCCAATAATAACAAGTCCAAAAATCATGATGATTGGACCAATCACAATAGCCAAACGAAGTGACGGTTTGCTGCCAGCTTCAAGATTGAATAGCACACACAGTCCAAACAAACTCCAGATAATAAAAAATGCGGTGATTAAAGATATATATGACATAAGATTATATTAATTGTTTTATAAATGTCAAACAGATATTGGTGCTGGACGGCCAGTGGCGTCATCAAAAACATAATTCACTGCATCTTCTGATTGTGCAGCACGACTTTTGATTGGAACATACCAACGAGAAAGCAATTCATGCCCAGCTTTTTCAGCTTCAATCTTTGAAGCAAATCGCAAAGAATTGGTCGCCCAAGATTCGCTGCCTTGATACATTGTGCAAACTTCAGTTTTCCAAGAGTTCATATTATAGATAATGCCAGAGTTTTTATGAATGTCGAGACTTATTTTTATTTTTTGGATGATAGTTGAGCTTTCCAAGCAGCAACAACTGCATCAACTGCGAACTTATGCTCGTCTTCGGTTAGTCTCGTAGCAGCACAAGCTTCGTCCAGCTCAAACACAATGTTGCCGATTTCAACGCCAGTGATAATTGATTTAGAGTTCATAAATAAGATAGTGACAGAATTTTTATAAAAAGCGAGACTTATTTTAAATTTTTAGATGATAGTTCAGCTTCCCAAGTGGCAATAATTGAATTGAATTCAACCGTATAACCACGCTGCCAAGCATCCATGAGCTTCAACAGTTGCTTGGTAAATTTCCAATCAGCTGTGCTGTATTTCTTGATGAAATAACTAAACTCAACATCAGATGCACAAGCACACAAGATGCCACGTTTAAAAGCGGCTGCACCCATAGCAGTTGCTTTGTTCAAGTCGTTTTGAAAATCTGCTTTGGTGAGGTTCATACTTAAAACAATATCGGACTTTTTATAAAAGTCAAACTCAATCATCAACAACGTTCATGTCGCTCAGAATTTCTTCGGAAACCTCCCAAGCATCGTTACGATGCTTGACGGGCAGGAGACCACAATAGGCTCCGGTCATCTCTTCGCCGTCAATGAAGACGGTGTAATATGCTTCCCCGTGGAAGTCAATTGGTTTTACATCAACTTTTGGTGATATCATGCTTAAAACAATATCGGACTTTTTATAAAAGTCAAACTGATTCAACCAGTGAGAAAGAGATTTCTTTTTTGTCTCTGCCCTGACCATCTCCAAGCACAGTAACTTTATTTGCTTGAATTGTGGCAGACTTGACCAATGTAACAAAACCACTATTTTTTTGAACAATGGTTCCAGCGTTCAAACAAAGACCAGCTCTGGGAAAAATTTCTTTGCCAGATGCTGAATAAATTCGTGTAAAATTATTATTCATAAAATTATGTCAGAAATGATTTCATTTCTTGAAACGTCTTGAAATAATGATAAACAAAAAATTCGTTGCCAGTCTCACGATCCCAGTCAAGAATTCTGGCAACAAAACTGTCGCTAGTGTGACTGTAAATTCCAACCTCTGCGTTTTTGTTGCAAACAAATTCCGATGTGTATTTGTTCCAACGAAAGTTGTAGCCAGCAGCGTTGAGGATTTCTATTTGGTGAGTGCTGAAGTTCATACTTAAAACAATATCAGAATTTTTATAAAAAGCAACTCTTATTTTATTTATTTAGTTTGGCGGCGGATACCCGCGTGCCTCCTGCCGGAATCATAGCAACAACCTTGCCGAAGCGATACAGCATAGAAACTGCGCTTGCTGGGCAAAAGCCGTGGCTGTCTTCTGGCGCGCGTTCGTCGCGATGAATGCCTTCCAGCACAACTATCATTGACACTTTTTCTTTTCGGGCAACTTGGTTGGCGAGGAGATATGCGGTGTTGAAGTTCATACTTAAAACAATGACAGAGTTTTTATAAAAAGCAAGCTAAAAGGGGAGGTTTTTTATGCCTCCTCTTTTCTTATGAACCCAACGAAAAATCAAAAGTCAAGAAATTCTGGCTCAATGAGTGACACATTTATAGCATCATCAAAAAGCAGCACATTTTCACCATTGTCTTCATCAATCCAATATGTCAATGACATATTTTGATTTTCATGAATAACTGCAACAGTGCCTGTGCTTGTTGCACAGTTATGAGGAAATGATAATCTGTCGCCTACAAGATACATGTTACTCGTCCTCCCCGCCGCCGTAATAACCATAGCTTTCGTCATCTCCCATACCCGCAGACGCAAGAGCGTCGGCATCAGCCTCAGCATCCGTGCGAAACTGGTCATGATCGCCATCAGCATCGCCGCGATATACAGATAAACTCAAAAACACCCTGCTCATGCAGCAGATCCACGAGATAATCAACATCATCGGTGTTGATTGTCATATTGTCATAATCAACACTGTATTGGGGCGTGCTGTCAAGCTCCAGAGCAGTGACGGCGAGCAGAAACAGACCCTTTTCGGTGAAGGTGATGGAGGAGTTCATACTTAAAACAGTGACAGAATTTTTATAAAAAGCAACACTTATTTCACAAAAGTTGCGATTGGCGCAATTGTTTCATGCAAGCTGCGAGCAAAATAGCATTGATTGCTGTCGCTGTTCCAACCAGTAAAAGTAAATTTGCGACCATCATAGCTCAACACTTTTTTGCTGATCTTCTTGACATCGTCCCAACCATTTGGAACATCAATGGTTAGATATTCACGAGCAACATCTGGACGATATGAGTAAACAACAGAAATGTCGTTGGGAAGAATGGATGCTTTCATGATATGAACAATGACAGAGTTTTTATAAAAGTCAAGATGAAAATAAAATAAGTGTGCGTGAGTTGATATGCGCACCCCATCATTGAAATTTATTTACACAATCTCAACGTCCTTGAAATAACGCTCAGAACGATGCAGAATTTCACTCCAATCATTTTCTACGCTGCTTGGAATTTCATCAGCAAAGTGCGGAAACGCTTCGGCACGACCAAGTGCAATGTTCAACGCCAGTTCTGGGTTGAACTTGTCGCCAAGATTAACAGCGCACAGGCTGTAACCAAAGCCAATTGTATTGTCGTGCCGCTTCACAGCTACAACCACGCCGACTTTTTGCCGTCGCCGGTTGCGAACATACTGAAAGATAGTGTTGTTGGGAGGATTGGCCATCATATGTATTGTGTTGTTGTTTGACTGAAATAATAATAATGTATGATTTTTTATAAAAAAGCAACTCTATTTTTAGCGAAGATACGCAGGACCATGTTCAGTGAACTTGGTCAGCACGTTGGCATCTTTGACGTTGCCGCGCACGCCTTTGGCAACAGGAGCCTTCCAAGTGCCTTTGAGCAAATCGCCAGTGGCTACGTCATAGAAGCAATAAACGCCAGTGGCTTTGAGCGGACCAGTGCGATGCGGCACGCGCTCACACTTAGCAAGTTTGGCATAACGCTTGCCCACGCTGTCAACCATGACCACGGGAGCATCATTGTGCGTGAAGTTGTTGCGTTGCCAATAATCACTGATTTTCTTGTTCACGCCACGAATAAAATCCGTGAGCGGCATATCATTTTTCAGAGCATCAATATTGTCGGTCTTGTTCATGTTTAGAACTATGTCAGAGTTTTTATAAAAGTCAATCACCAATCAAACAGTTTGGGAACCATTTTTCCATTCTCACGTAGCCAACCTACGTTTTGAGCGTGCAGGTCAGGATCATAACCCTTGGCAATGTATGGTTCTAGTTGCCTCGCCAGCACCCCTACAGCCTCTTTTAAGCGGGTTTTCTTCACAATTGGCTGCACAACCCACCCCCGCTGTAATTTGGTCGTAGGAACGCACAGAAACGACGGCGTTCGGGGTTCTAGGATGAGCGCAGGTCGCTTCACGACGATGCCCAGCCCACGATGATAATACGCATCAATGACGCGATATGCTGACTTTACTTTTTTAAATCCGGCCACATTTATGTTGTTCTCAAACAACAATGTTGCAGAATTGAGTGATTTTATGATTTGTTTTTGCGTCATGAAAAATGAATGGTCCACCGTTTTCTGGTGGACCATGTTCAGTCAGCAAAGGTCAGAGGTCACTGCCTCAACCGCAGATGTCAGCGGCACAGCAGTCTTGGCATCAGCTCGCGCATAAAGCACCTCAAGCGCGCCTCGCCGAGCCTTGGCAGGCGTCTTTGCGCCAACCACCGTGATGGTGCCAGCCGCCAGAGCCTTCTTCACGCGCATATAAGCAGTGATATACTTGGGATGATTGCCAGTGGAGGTCAGGCTCTTGACCGTGAAAGGCTTGTTAGGAAAGTTGAGCGTGAAGTTATACTTGATGCGCTTGGACTCAGTGGCAGTGACAGTTGTATTGGACATATTATTGGTGTTGTTGATTACTGTAATACTCTAGCAGAGATTTTATAAAAAGCGAGACTATTTTTTGGAAAATACGGGTTCGGATATCAAGTCTTCGCGTTTGTAACCATACCAGCGTTTACCGTTTTTGACTTCCGCGACGGTGAGTGTTTCGGGAGGTTTTGATTTAATTTCTCTAAGCCACACTGGGTCGCTTGGATCTGGAGGAAATTCCTTTTCTTTAACAATTCGCACTCGGGTTCCATCCTTCGTGCGATAGATCGTGTCATCAGCGGTGTTTTTCATGTGGTATACACTCTAGCAGAGTTTTTATAAAAAGCAAGACCTATTTTTTAGTTTGGGTTTTTGAGCATACTTTCATATGCTTCTTTGATACGAGCGTGCACATAATTTTGACGAGATTCACTGTCTTTGAGAGCAAGAAAATCATAATCTGTTGCAAGCATTTTTAAAGCACCTTCCAAATAACCAGCGAGGTAAGGATAGTTGTAATTCATATTTAAGATAGTGTCAGAGTTTTTATAAAAAGCAACTCTATTTTTACCAACTCCTATTCAATTGGTATCCTTCATTCTGAAACAATGAGCAGATTCGATTGTAAATTTCTTTCTTTTGCATCATATAATCATAATCACGCTCACCTGGCCGAAAATTGCTCCATTGATTTGCTGCATAACTTTGAGCCAATTGAGCCTTGAGATCATTCACATTGTCATAAGCAGCACGAAATCCATAAAGATTATAGTGAGCAATGAATCCGCTTGACAAATTAAGAAACTTGTAAGCAGAGCTGCTTAAATAATTGATGTCATTTGTTTCAAATACTTTGCGAATGCTTGAAACAATAAGGTCGGTTTGGCGAAGAGTTAAAAGATCCATAAATAAAACAATGACAGAGTTTTTATAAAAAGCAAGACTTATTTTTTAAAATGACTTCAACTTGGTGACTTTTGCTGAACTGGTTGTTTTTTTCATGTCGTCAAGAGAATACTTGACAGACGATTGGCATACATCATAAACAGAACAGCCAAAGCAACGATCATTGAGATTGCGATTGGGATACACGCAACTATTTTTAGTTTCATTCTCAAAATTGAGAGGCATGTGCGGACTCTTGAAGTAGTCGGGATTGCCGCTCCAAGGAAAAATCAACACCTTGGGCTGTTCTGGCTGTTTGACTAGCTCAACCTCACACACAGATAGATTCTTGGATGCTTTGGATTTTTTAACAGCCTTTGCAGTCTTATTGTCCAATGCTGGCAGCTTGCCATCATTTGCTTTCAGAATGGCTAGGATGCTGTCAGAATCCCATCCAGCATCCACATATTTCTGAACAGGTCGCAGCACATAATTCTTGAACAGCTTTTCTTCAGTGCCATATTTCTTGACAACATCCTTGAAGCGTGGTTCTGGAGCAAATGTTTCTTGACCAGAAACAATGCATTTCCAATAAAAATATTTTCCGTTGCCGCTGGTTTCAATACCAGAGGGTCGAACAATGCGAGCAATTGATTTACGAGGCATATATATATTAAGACCTAAATTTTATAAAAAGTCGAGACAAATCTGGCGTGTTTGTAAAGTATGCGCCACCCACTTACGAGACCAACTCGCTACGGTAAAAATTTCTCTCATAACACCTAACGTTGCCGCACAGTCTTGACCAATGCCTATTTCATTATTATCAAGATTTATACCTGTCGGCAACCAAAACATCAATAGGTTCGTGAAGTCTGTTGGTATTATGAGAGTCCAAGGAGATCAATCCTCGGAAATTATTTGAATAAAGAACCTGTCAATCAACTGCATCATGACCTAATTCATTCTGCAATGCTTCGCTGGCAGTATCCCACCGCGCGTCCGCTAGGCTACGGCTTCTGTTGATTGACTATCCCAACACTAACAATGTTTTTATAAAAGTCAATAACTAAACAAAATTTTCCATTGACCAACAGCCAAACCTTTGTTTTCTTTCATTGCTGCATATGAATCTGTGCGACTGGGTATATGATATTCTTCTGTTGCAACAAATGCAAACGGCTTCATAGAGTTTTTGGTTCTGCTGTTTAAGAATTGAGAATAAGCATATTTCAGAACATCTGGATTGAATGTAACAGCATCCTTTTTGGAAAAGTTCATCACAATTTGTTTTGACGTTGGATTATAAAGAACAAACTGTTGTGCATCTTTATAAATGATGGTTTCTTGAACATATTTTTTACCCAACTTTACTGCATCATCAAATGAAATTTCTGGAATAAACAATGATCTTTCTTCAGCAGGAGTGCCATCATCATATGTATATCCAGACTTTTGCTCAATATATCCATGCTTCAAAGCACGCACATCTGCTTTTAATTGTGCAAACAACTGCATGTTCTTTTCTAAAGTATTTTCATTTCTGAATGGAGAAATAACAGCAAAACTTTCGCTGTTGGTGATGTGTTGCCATACACGACTCAGTGTTGTTTCATTCACAACTTTGAATTTATTTCCGCCGATGTTTTCAAAAATGTTATTTATCATAATACTAATAAATATCAAACTTATTTAGAAAGATGCTTGCAAACAATCTCTATAATTTCCAAACTTGCAGCAGACGCATCATCAGATCGCAAGCGATACTTATCAAACAAAATTGTTTCAATGTCTCTGAGAACCGTGTTATTATCAGCAAATATATTTGTTTCTGTACCCGTGCCAATGGCGTTGGTCGCCGTGGCCGTGAAGGTGTAGCTCGTGCCGTTGGTCAGCCCAGTCACCGTGATCGGCGAAGACGTACCCGTCGCTGTAATCGGCGTGCCTCCGCCCGCTGGCGTCGCCGTCACCGTGTAGCCGGTGATCGCGGAACCGCCGTCACTTGGCGCCGTAAAACTCACCGTCGCGCTGCCGTTGCCGCCGGTCGCACTAATTCCCGTCGGCGCACCCGGCGCGATCGGCGCCGGAGTCACTGCGGACGATGGGTCACCGATACCATTGAACATGATGTGCCGACTATTAAAAACTGGCTTGCTGCCAATTTCACCATTGGCATCACCCAACGGCACATTTGAATTTTTAATCAGTTTCTTTACGTCCTCAGTCAATGCAGCCCACTGACTATCAGTGAAAGCAGGTTTGTTTTTAAAATAATGTGTGTAGCCCATATAGAATAGATTGATTGTTTTTTATAGAAAGTCAAGAAAGTTTTAACAATTCTTTGCGCATTTTACCGCAAAATTTCCAGTTACTCGGTTTCATTTCTGAAACAAAAGGCGGCTTGTTGTCGTGATACTTGGCAGAAATAAAATTTATAACTTCGCGTTTATCCAAAGCTGAATTAACTTTCCAAGCAAAACCTGTTTGCGTGGATTCCGTTGACGTATAAGTGGTAAAGTAATAAAAGTGCATAACTCAGAGAATGAACTAAATTAAAAAAAGTCAGGATTAAGATTAAATTTTCGTAACAAGTTGTTTTCGTCATCTGGGTTGTTCTTCACAACCTCGATCAGATGAAAGATGCAAGATGGATTGTTCTTGATAATCTCATCATCCCATTTTTCATAATCGTAATTGAAGAACTTTTGAATGTAACAATTGCCAGGGTTAAGTTTCATATCAGTAATAGTGAACTAAATTTATAAAAAGTCAAGAAAAATTGGAGCAGTGTGAGCCGAACACGCGGCCCACTTTTGGCTGGAAAGCCAACGTGCAAATGATTCATTTTGGCTGGTTCCAGCGACGTTCAGCACGCCTCAGCCTACCAATTTGTTTCATATAGTTCAGTTACACTAACACTGCGTAAAAAGAATTCTCTAAAGATTAGAGGTCAACCTGTGTGATACCGGCAAGGGTCACTAGCGCTCGACATAACCTTTAGAGTTTCAACAGAGCGACCTGTGAAAATATTTACAGCAACAGCGAATCTTTTGAAGATTGATCACTCATGCTTCCGATTTTTAGCGTTACGAAAAATTAAATCAGATACAGAGGCAGGATAATTAGTCCTGTTATTTATTGCTGTCAAGCACCTTATGCAATACTCCAGAGGATGTAGAATACTTACTTGCACCTCTGTCTGAAATTGGTAGCCCTACGGGAAATCGAATCCCGCCCTTCCGGATGAAAACCGAATGTTCTAACCGATAAACTATAGGGCCAAAAATAGAGGACGGGTTGGAATTGATACCAACTGACAACGCCAATTAACCGCAACTTAGCGGGGTCTCTTGTTGTCATAGACTCGAAAGGCTGCGTGTCCTTCCACGCCGCCGCCTCAAATAAAAATGTAAAAAGAACAAACATAAGTATCGCGATATGAGATAAATAAAGTGGAGCCAACTAACGGATTTGAACCGATAATGTCTTTCGACGGCACTTTACAAAAGTGCTGCAATGCCAGATTATGCGAAGTTGGCCTGAAAAAGAACATACATAACTATGAACGTATTTTATATTTTGTCAAACTAAAATTGTGCGATGGTGCGAGCTTTCACGCACTATTATGGGAACCGAGCCCACTCCCTCCTTGTTTTTGGGTTCATCGCTGATATCCTCCTTCAAAGAGTAAGTTACCTCCTTCTTTGAGTAAGGATAAATTGAATCAAGTAGATGTTCGGTGTATTTGTCAATTTCCGCACCGTAGTAATCAGCCTCAGACATATTGGGCGATTATTTTCATTAAACGGGTATCTACTTGAAAATGGTGGTCTCGGTGGGATTTGAACCCACAACCAATTGATTAAAAGTCAACTGCTCTACCATTGAGCTACAAGACCAAAATATGAAAGAACCTCTACTTAACTTTATCTACTCTAGCAGAGTTTTTATAAATGTCAATAAAAAAGTGGTAGGAGGTGAGGGATTCGAACCCCCAACAAGCGCCTATAAAGCACCAGTTTTACCATTAAACTAACCTCCCACGTGTAAATTACTTTTTGCGCAATTCTTGTGCAGTATCTTCATCAAGATACACACAATAACCATTGTTCCCATCACCACCTTCTGTGGCATCCCAAATGTCAGCATATGTATCTGGATGGTTTGTTTCAGCAAATTCAACCAACTTTACATAAGTAGGTTCTGGAATGCCATCAGGCGAATCAAGCAAATCAATAACAAGAGAGCGAAATGAGATATTTTTCATTGTTTAGATATTCTAGCAGATTTTTATAAAAAGTAAAGAACAAAATAGTCCTCCCAACAGGATTCGAACCTGTAACCCAAGAATTATGAGTTCTTCGCTCTACCGTTGAGCTATAGGAGGAGTAAAAAAGAACATTCACTTTACTCTAGCGGAGTTTTTATGAAAGTCAAACAAAAATTGGTGACTTGAACTATGAAAATAAAATTTTTAAATAATGTTGCGTTTTGGGTTTGATTTCGGATATATATTGATATGGAAAATACACCGAGTAAATGGACCTGTCAACACTGTGATTTAGAATTTGACTTATCTCCCCACAAAAAAGCAAATCACATTAGATGGTGTGAAAAAAATCCAAGCAGAAAACGAAGAAAAGTTAAAAAATGTGAAAAATGCGATAAAGATGCCAAGCCACGTTCACTCTATTGTAAAGATTGTGGAGGTTTTCGTAAGCATACATCAGAAGCCAAGAAGATAATATCTGACAAAAGAAAAGTGTGGCTAAAAGAAAATCCAGATAAGCACGTTTGGAAACGTCATTCAAAGTTTAAATCAGTTCCGTGTGAGAAACTAAAAGAGTTTATTTTGTCAAAGAATATAAAATTTTTGCCAGAATTTACCCCATTAATAGATAGATCATTTGCTGTGGATATTGCATTTCCGGAAAAAATGGTATGTTTAGAAATTAATGGAAATCAGCACTATGACGCTATAGGAAAATTAAAACCATATTATCAAGAAAAACATGATTTGATTACTGCTGCTGGGTGGAAAATAATAGAAATACATTATTCATTATGCTTCAAAAGCGAATATATTTCTTCGCTTCTGGACACAATTGTCAATGTACCACTACTCAATGATTTTGATTATGATGTTTGGAAGAGTGGTGGGTCTACTCAAATTCGAATTGAGAACTTCGCGGTAGAAGCACGAGATGATATCCAGTTTCACCATAGACCCGTAAGTAATTTTCAGTATGATGTATACATACCAATAAACAAGAAAAAAGAACAAAAAAAGTGTAAAGATTGTGATAAAAATATTGCACAACGTTCAATTCGTTGTAAAAAATGTGCCAATATTCATAACCATGCATCCAGAAAAATTCAACTGCCGGAAAAAGAACAATTGCAAGAAATGGTCAATAATACTCCTTTATCAAAACTTGGTCCTCAATTTGGGTTGAGTGATGTTGGATTAAAAAAGAGATGCATGCTGATGGGAATAATAGTTCCCAACAACAGTTACAGACGAGCAAAATCCATAGAATCAATTGGGTGTAATAAAGCACCCAATGGTAGATTTCAATAGAACAAACCCATAATGTTATTATCTAACATATATTAGCATGTCACCGATTATAAAATTGTCAATTCTTTTTCTTGTTTTCTTCTCTTTTTTCTAACACAAGTTTTGTTTTGTTTTCTGGATTTATCTTGACGTAAGCAGGAGTCGATTTAACGACGGTGAGAGCAGGGTGATTGTATATGAACGAAAACCCAGATGAATTTGAGAGTTTCATGGGAAAAAATAAAGTTGCTACTCATAATAAATAGCAACTTTTTTTATTAAGTCAAAACAAAACTAAAAAATCGTTAAAGATTTTTAAATTATTTCTCTTTCACAAAAATCTTTTTCTTCTTTTGTCAATTTCTTGTTGACAAACGAAATCATTTGACGATTGATCTCAAATGTACCTTCAATATAATCCTCGGGTTCTGGCAAAGGAGCATCTTCTGCTTCAAGCAATGCTTCTTCTAGACTTTCTGCTTCAACAAGCAACGTGCCTGTTACAGCCCACTCAACAGGAATACGATATAGTTTTTTAGCCATTTTATTTGTAAGGTTGAACGCTGGATGGAATTTTTTTTACAACTTGGACGTGTGGTTTTTCTTCGGTGCCCCAACAGAACCCCTTGAGGGGAACATCATTTAACCAAAACTGTTTTCCGCATTTCGGACAGTTGCCAATAGCGGCATGAATTTTGTCGTTCATTTTAGACGCCGCACAGACTGTCGCGGTCAAGAAACGTGTTCACGGCCTCGTGCGCACCGCGATCTTCGGTTTCCTGCAAGCCGCACAGACTGTCGCGGTCAAGAAACGTGTTCACGTCTGCACCTTCAACGCTGCAATGCAGATCACGCTCAATCTTGAGCCCAAACCTGAGCTTCACATTCTCCAGTTCGCTTAGGCTGATGGTGCCAAACTCCACGCAACCAAAGCCAATGTCAGCAGCACCCCACAGAATGTCTGGCTCTTCTGGGTCACGACCTGTGATGAGCCACGTGCCCGCACCACAGGGGTTAAAGAACTTGCAGATGACCTTGGTGCCAGTGTCGCCAGCAGCAGTCAGTTTAGAATCAATTTCTTTGGTAATGAGTTTCATCGTGTATCAGTATGATTAGATTTTATAAAAAGTCAAGTTATTTTGAATAGAATAGTTCATAGTTTTAGCGAATCACAACATACGACTTGCGAGTTTCACCTTTATATTCAAAGGTCATCACATCAATGCCTTGAATGTCTTCTTCAATGTCAAGAAATTTCACTTGCTTGACAGGCACATATTCACCATTCACAATAACATATCCTTGTTTCTTACTTGTGTAGCGTTTCATTATATAAAGTATGAACTACTTTTTATAAAAGTCAACAAAAAAGACGACCTTTTGATCGTCTCTTTTTAAATTGGTTGCAGGAAACCGAATCGCGCGATTGTCTCCACATTATGAGCGTGGCGTGCTACTTTTACACCATCCTGCAATATAAATTGATTTGAAATAACTATACAGATTTTATTAATTTTGTCAATAACTTTCTTACATATGTGCTGATTTTCCATTCGGCTCACAGCCCACTATTTTCACAAGCGTGCTTTATTTTTTACATTTTTTTCTGCTCATCATCATTCCACCATTATCTTAGCTGCTTCTTGCGTTGCTTGCATTATTCTGGCGGCGCGAAAGGCGCACCGTGGGTTCATCGTAGGAGCCACTTTTTTATCTGTATATTATTGTTAAAGAACTACCATCACTATACACATATATATTCTGCTGCCAACAGAAAACATAATCTTTTTTATCGCACTGCAACTTTCAGACCGTCGATGGTTGGTGTGATTGAAAGACTTTGAGTCTGATAAACCTTTCCTACCTTGAGCATCCACGGCTCGGGATGAGCACCCAAACACTTCAACCAGTCCTTTGGCGTAGGAATGAACCCACAATCTTCCATCAAATGCTGCTCTGCGATCAACTTGACGGCGATGGTTTGATTACTCGAATTGACGATTGCATGACCAAACTCTTCAACTGCCCACTGGATACCCGCGCTATGATGGCGAAGTGCTCTATGAGTCCAATCGCCAGTATATACTTTCGTCGCATCAAACCAGTCGTGAATAGCAATATAGTCTTGCCAATGCCCGCCCCATTTGCGTGCAGTGGACTCGGCGTGTTTGAGTGGTGTCATTTTGAGTTTTATTCAGCAATTTCCAACGCAGCATCCTCAGAGTATCCTTCGGTGCGTTGCATAGACCATGAACTAGCCGTTGCGGTTTTGTTCAATAGGTCATACACAATGTCGTCGCCATAGTCGTTGCCGTCGCCAGCACCGCTATAACCATACGCTTCCCAAGCCCAACCTTCAATTTCTTGTTCAAACTCGGTGTTGCTCTCAAACCCGTCTTGTGTATTAACATACACAGTCAAATACCCTTCGTCGTTGCCTCCAGAGAATTTAAGTATAATCTGGATGATACCCAGAGAAACGGCTTTGTCATAGATTTTCTTGCTTAGTGGTTTAATATTCATCGTCTGTTAGTATGGTTAGTTTTTATAAAAAGTCCAGCTTATTTTTGTTTATTTTACCAAGACTACGGAAAGAATTTCAAAATAATCACCTTCTGTTTCTGCGAAGTGAATTTGTTCGCTCAAAGATTGAGGTAGTTTTTCGCCGCAACCTTCTTTCACAAGCGCAACAGCCGCAGCTTTGTTTTCAGCGTCAATTTCAATAGTTTCGGTGCGTAGGGATTGGACGATAACAGAATATTTCGGCATAAAAGGAGTATGATTAGTTTTTATAAAAAGTCCAGCTTATTCTACCCAAATTTTCCAACTTCTGTGTGGCACGGTGTTTTTGATATTTTCTGCCATGTTGTCTGCAATTTTTTTATTATCCCAAGTTCCCAATTTTATTGTTTTTGGTTCACCATTGTCAAGCACTTCTTTAGTTTTTGCATCAACAATAGGTTCATAATTTTTGTATCGTTCGCCGTAGATAGTGTACATATTTTATGCCAACTCCTTCATGTATGGATGATATTTGACGGCATGCTTGTGGTATTCTTTGCTGTGACCCTTGCGTGCAGTATGATCAGCAACCCAAAACTTATCTTTATATTTGAGCAATGCATGACTTTGTTTACCTGTACGATTGATAGCGTCCAGAATAAACTGTTGTAGTGCAGTTGCATCAGTTGCACTAAACTCAGTCTTTTCAGTTGAAACTGGAGTTGCTCCAGTATTCACAATCAGAATTTTTACAATTTCAGTGTTTGGCATGTGATATATAATCTAGCAGAGTTTTTATAAAAAGCAAGAACTACTTGAACAATCTTTGACCCATATCTCCTTTGCCAAAGAAACTACCCTTTGAATCAAATGTCTTGTTGTCATGCACACGTCCAACAACAGCACCCTTGCTATCAGAATATGTCTTTTTGCCGTTGCCTTCATTCACAACAGAGCCCACCCAGCGGCCCTTGCTGTCACTAAAAAATTCGCGTTTATTATTATTGTTGTTATTCATAAGTCAAGATTTAGTTTTTCAGTTCAAGCACAAAATGTCCATAGTCAAGAACATTTGTGTCAAGAATTTCACTACCTTCTTTGTTCTCTGTAACGCCACAGACAGGAGTGAATTCGTCATTCCAAGCGTTCCAAACCGTCACAGTGTCATTTAGACGCTCAGGTGGAAGCAGTTGCAATTTTTCAATCAGTCGTTTATAAGTCATAAATAATATATTGATTAAGATTTGTCAAGACTTGCGCCGAGGATTTCAACGTTTTCATCTTCGGTGTCGGTGATTTGCTCATCGTCAAACTGGCCGAAACTCACCAGTTCAATAGCCTCGTCTTTAGAGTCAGCTTCGACTAAGATAGTTTGAGTGCGTTCAAATTGAATAGTAACAGAGTATTTAGCCATAAAATAGAGTATGATTAGATTTTATAAAAAGTCAAATACAATCAGACCGCAATGGGTGTGATTTTCACAAAGCGAATATGGTGAATAGAAACAAGATCATAGTCTTCTGGAAAATCACCATCATGATGTTCAGATACATAGTTTGGATAAACACCATGCTTGTTTTTGTAAAGAGTAAAAAACTTGCTAGCATCGCAATCTTCTTCAAGAAACAGTCGATTGCCTTTGCGATAAGAGTATCCTGAAAAATCATTAACAGTTGCGCCAAGTTCCTTGATATCACTTTCTTGAACTTCAAGCCAGCCATGACAAGGATCATCGTGTTTGGTAAATGTAGCGTTCATATAATAGAAGTATGGTTGATGAAATATAAAAAGTCGAGAAAATAATGATAGATACTATGTGATATCGCCCTATCTTGTAAGCTATTAATATTCCGATACAACTAGCATATCAGTGAACTTAGCGTCCACGATCTTGCGCCGCGGCAAAATGCTGGTGAACGTGTAATCCATCTCATGCAGCAGCTGGTTGAGAGCATCCTCATTATCAGCGGCGACTGTCAGTTGAACCGTGACGTTGATTTTGTAGTTTTTCATCGTGCTGATATTATGGTTTATAAAATATAAAAAGTCGAGATCAAACTCACTTGCCGATGAAGAATTCTTCGGGGCGACCATTCACGGTCACGCCGTCCATCCAAGTCAGCCCGATATAGCTCGGGTTGTATCGTCCGTGGTCACAGCCGATGAGCCATTGAAACGTACCGTCACGCAGCGGGTCTTTGAGGACCGTGTATGCCGTGGTTGCCCAATGCACCGTCTTACCAGCCTCAACCGCGTCTTTGATTTGTTGTAGCGTCATGCTCATAACAATGACAGCAGTTTATAAAAAGTCGAGCAGAAAGAATAAAAAAAGAGTCGGGTTGATACCACTCAACCCGACTCAATTTCACTTAACCAAACATTTTGATGCCTTCTCGCAAATCAGCATCATTGAGCGTGCTCAAGTTGTTCATTCTAAACTGAACGCGATGACAAGCTTTTTCTTCAATTGTGCCAGCTGCATACACAATATTCTGAAACGACTTGGTCTTGCCACCCTGACGCCATACACGCCCCAAAGCCTGCACCAGCTCAAACGCACTGAAGTTGGGGCTGATGATGCTGGCACGTGCGTGATTGCCGTTGAGGTCATGCAGACTGATGCCTACGCCTCCAGCCTTGATGTTCACAACCATGATGCGTTTTTTGTCAGCATTGAAGTCTTCAATATCTTTCTGACGAGTTTTATGATGTTGCCCGCCAACAATATATCCAATAGTGTCCTTGAACTTCTTCATCTTCTCCAGACGCTTTACAATAGCATCAACAGTGTCTTGAAAGTTCACAAACAATACTACACTCTTGCCTTCATCATAAAGATCCTCCATGGTATCAACAAAGAAAGGAACCTTCAACAGTTCAGAACGACGACGAGCTTCCATCATGATAGCAAAGATATGTTCGCTATAATTGCCAGCACGTTCATCCAACTTGGCAATTTCAGCTTCCATGTCATCATAGATATCATTGATTTTACCAGTGGCAGTTCCAAGGTCATAAGCTTCTGCCACAATATGAGACTCTGGAAACAATGTACCAAAGTCGTCCACAGTCAAACGCGATGCGCATCTGCGAGTGTCAAAGAAATATTCATTGAGCAACATCATGCTGTGTTTGGCAGCAACAGACGCAGCATCCCACGACATGGCACCAAACCGACCAACCCACTCCGCACCATGCTGACGCAGAAAGTGGTCAAAGTTATGCAGACTGTGCAGATCTGCCAAATAGCCAGCAGCCTTGAGTTCCATTGGCGTAGTGGCAAGCGTAGCAGACGCCACAAGCACCTTATAGCCCTGTTCCTTGAGCATGATCATCATCCATGAATTCGTGCTATGATTGCCTTTGCATTTGTGTCCTTCGTCCAGAATGACCAATGCATCCTTGGGCAAATTGAATTCCGGAGCATCCATGACGGCATTTTCAACCCATGGCTTCAATATGCACTTCTGTTTCTTCCACTTCATATATTTGGTGTTGCCACGCCCAAGCTTTTCATAGTTGATGGCAACATATGGCTTGAGATTGAAGCTGGACAAGATCTTGGCCCATTGTGGTAAAATCGGTTTTGGTGCAATGAGCACCAGCGGACGAGTGGCATCGCAACCCAGTTCCCTCGCAACTGCCGCCGCACAATAACTCTTACCAGTCCCAGTCTCGCTCATGTCAAGAGCGAACCCGTTGATGTAAATAGAATCAACGAGGCGTTTTACATGGTCGGGCTGCGGGCCGATCAATTGCGTGGTATCAATGGTCATGAATAGAACTATGAACGGTTTTTATAAAAAGTCCAGAAAAAAACGAAAAATAATGACGATTTCTCTCACTTTTATTCTCTCACCTCTATATTTATTGATATGGGAAGAAAAAAAATATACACTACGAAAGAAGAAATTGATGCAAACAACCGAACAAAATCAAAACGATACTACGAACGAAATAAAGAAAAAATCCTCAAACGCCAAATGTTGCGGTATCTACGGTCTAAGAAACAAAACTAACGGAAAATGGTATATCGGACAAAGTGCCGATAATATTTATACAAGATGGGGAAGATACAAACGTCATGAGTGCAAGGCACAGACAAAATTATATAATGCTTTGAAGAAGTATGGATATGATAATTTTGATAAAGTAATTTTGGAAGAGTGTGAGCCAATAAAAGAACTTTTAACTTCAAAAGAAATTCACTGGGTTGAATTTTACAATTCAATAGTGAGAGGGTATAACATAGCAATTCCAGCCAACGGCCCGATGGAGGGGCGATATCATACAATCAAATCAAGAAATAAAATATCCAATTCACTGATTGGTAACACGTATGCATCTGGCACCATATGGAGCGAAGAACGTAAGGAACATCATAGAAAAATGCATTTGGGTAAAACAATGTCGGCTGAAAGTATAGAAAAAACTCGCACGTGGCTATTAGGAAGCTGTTGGATAACAGATGGAATTTCTAATAAAAAATACGAAAAATCAAAAGAAATTCCGACTGGATGGTGGAGAGGACTAACCAGTAAATGTCCCCGTGGAAAAGATGGCAGGTTTGTGAAATGAGTATGGTTTACTTTTTATAGAATGTCCAGCACAAAATCAGTTTCACGAACAATAAGGATCATTTGGAAGCCAATTGTCAACAACTGCACTTAGTTCTTTCAGATTGGTTACAAACGTAGTTTCACGATTGATGATCAAAACGGCAGTAATTTTTTCGCAATCAATGTCCAGCATTTTAACAAGCCTTTGCATACTCAGTATGCAGTCCATTGTACTGGTATAACCGTCAGTTGGTTCAGTGTCCATTTTCTTGCCATTGTAAGACAATTCAATGTCAGCACGCTCCAATGCATAGATGTCTTTGGCTACATATTTCATAATTAAAACAGAGTATTTTACTTTTTATAGAATGTCCAGTCAATAATTCCAAATACTGATAAAAATATCTTCATTTTTATAGATCATAAATTCACCGTCATAACCATCTTCATCGTGAACTGGTTCAAAGTATTTCACAACACCAGTCTTGATGCTTTTGATAAACACGCCCTTGTATTCACCAGCCATATGCTTATTGCCAAGAGGGAAGCCAGTTGTAATCAACTCACTTTTTTTACAAGTGCCAGATGAATTGTCTGCCCATTTGAAACTAGATGAACAAAATATCACGGTGCTGTATGTGGTCTTCATGTTGGCTAAAGCTTGATTGATTTTTTATAAAATGTCAATGCTCAAAGATTGTTTATTGCATCTTTCAATTCAAGTAATTGCTTGGTTTTTCTGTGAAACTTGTTATTTGGAAAATAGTAAACAACATCAACAGAATTTTTTCCAAATCGTTCAACAATCTCGTTCAAATAAATGCCGTGGCTTTGGCGAGTGCCTTTGTTTTTGTTAGCTTCAATTGATTTCTGGCGAGCAATGAATTTTTCTTGCAGCAATGTTGCAACATGCTTTCCATTCACTTTGGCAAGAAAAATCATTCTTCCGTCACAATGAGCTTCAAACACCACAATGTTCTCACATTGATTCATCTCATGAATCTTCTTTGGCGTCACGTCATTGTAGCGTGCCGTGGGCTTGTGCTGCATGGTTGGCTTGAGTTCATATCGCACGTTGGTCGCGGTGTCAATGGCGTCAAACCCATGCTTTGATACCGTTTGCTGGAGGTTCAAGATGCCACAAAGTGCCTCTTCAAGCCCAACGCTGCCTTGGCTGTTGGTGAGCATCATCATGATAAGCTCACGTTCAACCTGCGTGCCAGTGAACGGCTGTCCGGTGTAGACCTGCGCAAAGTGCAGCATGGCGGTTTCTCGTGAATTCATGCTGCCAACACTGACTACTTTTTATAGAAAAAGCGAGAACAATCGTTGAAAAAAGTGATGTTGGTTGGCACACACATGGCTGATTGTTCTCGACTTTTTATAAATTTCTGTCATTATTAAAGCACGGTGGAAGTAGGAGAGCGATTCCGAAAAGCCGAACTACGGTGAGTCCCGAAAGGGTGGCCGATGGGTGGGGGACCGGAGGCTGCTCAAATTGCGTGAATATTCATTCCAATTTTTTTAAAATTTTGGGTTCCTCCCCATACGTTATTATAAACTATTTTTTATAAAAAGTCGAGCAAATAATTTTTGATATAAATTTTTATGTGTTTGACATTTTTTAAATTTCATATATAATTGAATTGGTGCCCTGTTATATAGGTTTTTTTGACAAAACCATATATGCTATATTGTTCTTGATACAACATATATTCTCTATATAGTGCATATTATATAACGAATTTTTGCTATATAATATTGTATATACGCTATAATGTTTTGTATATACGCTATAACAAAAAGTATATAGCTTGTATAAAAGTGTATATAGCGTATAACAAAAAGTATATAAGCTATAATATTTTGTATATAGCTTGTATAAAACTGTATATAGCTATAAAGAAAAAACCCCGAAAAAATCGGGGTTTTGTAACATTTTGATAATCAACTCTTTATACCAGCCGCAGATGCAAATGCAGCATCATCAAAATCTTCACTTTGATCACTTACAACAGCAACTTTAACAGCATCATCTTTCTTTTTGCCGCCAATGAAGTTGACTCGTTCAGCCACAATGGCATATGATGTACGCTTAACACCATCTTTCTCCCAATCATCTTGTTTGAGTCGTCCAACAACACTTACCATGCTGCCTTTCTTCACAAACTTACTAACGAATTCAGCTTGTTTTTCCCATGTATCTACATTGATAAATAGTACTTCTTTATCATTGAGTGGGTTATTAACCGCAAGGCGAAGTGTACTGACACTTTTACCTGTTCCTGTGCTTCTGTTGGATGGATCAGCCACCACATTACCTACCATTGTTACTACGTTTAGCATATTGTTTTTGTTTAGTTGTTTGACTAGCCTATATTTGGTTTGTCGCTATCAGTTATATACACTATATGCTGTTTGTCAAGCATATAAGAAGTGGGGGGGGGGTACCTAAATATTTTACTTTGTATTACTGTTAAATATTACTTTGTTTTGTTGCTGTTGTATATAGCATATCTGTATATATGCTAGGTGGGGGTACCTAAATTATCCTAGTATGTTTTGAGCACAAAAAAAGCATAAATTATGATATAAAACGCTATCATAATTTATGCTATTATACTGGCTACCTAAATTTTAAATATTATATATTTTACTTGCTATATTCAATGCTGCCAGTTGCTGGCGCATCAGATGTATTTTCTGAAATAATAGATGCATCAGCAGGTTCATCATGCTCATGATCATTCTGAGATGGCGGAACTTGTCGTTTGCTTTTGTATGCTGCAATAAAAATTGCAACAAAAATAATAGATATCAACACAATTATATTAGTAATCATAAAATATTATATTTTTTAAACAGATGCTGCTTCAGTACCTTTGCGATCTTTGTTATTGTCACTGTCGCTACGACGCATCTGCACTTGAAAATAATGCACAGTGCTGCGAAGACATGCTGGCAGTTTGCCTGTGTGAGATACACCATGCACACTTGTACGATATGCTGCCAATGCTCGCACACTACGTGCAATCTTGTTTGTGTTATGAGTAGTATAAATCTCTGGCTCTTCTAGATTACCAGTCAGCTTAAACTGCTTGAGTTTGTCCAATGGCATAGTGCCTTTGGGCTGCTTGTTGCTGTTCTTCTTTTCGTTATTGGTCTGTATATATGCCATATTTGTTGGTTACAAGATACACAATACATGATTTTTAACATGTGTCAAACATTTTGTTCAACTATTTTGATATGCATATAGGGGGTACCTAAGTTTTTGTCAATATATATAAAAAGTGTATAAGAAAAAAATAAGATTGACAAAAATGGCGTGGATTATATTATATTCATACTAGTCTCACTATTATAGTATATCACCATATGTTGTGATGATTATATATTTCTTTATTATAATTTTTGTTGCATATATCATCTCTGCAACATATCATTTTGCAACAATCTGCCCCAATCTGTCCCATTTTGTATATATATGCAGTTCATATATATGGTGTTATAAAATATTCAGTCTTTGATTTTGTATAATATGCTATTCAATGCGTCTTTTTCACGCATATACCATTCTGTCAACATGTTCATATACTTCACTTTAGCATCATATGAAAGTATGCTATATTCAAGAACCATATTTTCAAATTGTTTGTATATTTCTTTATTATCTTTGTTGCTCATATTCTATATATATATTGTGTAAATTTCTATATGATATATATGGTATGCTATTCATTTTTCTTTTTTATACAAAAAGTATATATAAAACAAGCATAAATGCCAAAATCATATACACTACAAAACTAAATTTATATGTGTTGCTAGGTGCATATTCATATGGTTTATAATAAGATTCTTTTATTTCTTGAACAGTTCTGGTATTTTTGTGTATATACACATTTGCTTCTGGTGCAGCAATGTTGCTGTTGCTGTTGCTGTTTGTTGCATCATAATACAACACTATATTTTTAGATATGTTGTTTGTATATGAAGCATATATGCTGTCTGCTTTCATATATATTATTACTTCTTGTTGTTTAAAGCATCAATTAATTTATCATTGAGTTTTTCTGCTATGCTCTTGGTTGTATAATTTTCATATACTTCCATAATATATAGTTGCAGATATACGCCAGCCAATACTTGCCATATGTCTTTAAAAACAACTCCCATAACAATGATGGAAATAGAAAATACAACACAAAAAATCGTAGCAGTTAGTTTAAGTTTATTCATAAAATTTATATGTTCTGGGATATATGTTTATCTGGTCTTTTACCGCAAAATTCGCAATCACTATGACCGCATACTTCTTCTAACCACTCGTTAGTAAGTTTGTGATAATAAGCGTCATATTTACTATCATACTCTAAATTTCCTTCATCTTTAGCTTGTTCTCTTTGTATCTTGAGAGAGTCATATATAGGATGTGCAGCTGCATACAACAAACTATCTATAAGGTCTTTTGATGAGTTAGACTCATTCATATATATGATGGTGGGGTACCTAGATTTTATTTATATTTGATTTCTTATATTGTGTCCAAGCAGTTTCTTTTGTTGTAATAAATCCTCCCGGACCAACGTCTGGATATGCTTCATTATATGCCGATTTATGTCCTGAGTTCCATCCTGCACAAAATGCTGCATATACTATATCACGCTTTTGTCTGTATATATCCAACACTTTTTCTCTGCGAATTTGCTCACAGACCAAATCAGCAGCCAAAAAACTGCATCCTTTGCGTTCGCACAATGCTATAGAATTTGATATATGACTGTCTGTCATCTTCTTTATTTCAATAAATGTGCCGTCTTTTTGACGCCAGAATCCTTCTGGTGTTTGTGGTCTGCCGTCACCAGCATAGCTATCCTCAACATCCCAATTCAGTTGTTCCAATGTATAATCTGCCATGTCGCCCATATGTTTGTTTGTTTGTTTGTTTGTTTGTTTGTTTATTGGAGCGTGAGAATTCCAAGGCGGAACGTCTGCACTTGGCCATCCACTACCATAACCACGGTTGTCGGGATATTCATCTCCAATGTCATTGTCTCTATAGTCTTTAGGATACATATTTTTATAGTCTCGGTAAGTGGTGTCACACTGATCGTCTTCGTCGCCTGTTCTATATCCTGTTGGATACATAATCAATATTTAGATTTCTCTATATTATTGATAAATGCCACTTTGGTTATATCGCTCAATCTAAACACATTTCCTTGTAAGTTAACAAACTCAATTTCTTCTTTGGTTGCTTTGTTTAGCATGTTTTGCATATCTTCTGTTTCTTTTTTTATAAGTTCAATGATTTCAATTCTTTGTGCAAGTGAAACATCTTCATACTGTCGAGAATGAATTGTACCATCCTTTGTATATATCGACCAGCCAATTGTGTATGTAGGAGTAGGGGTGGTTGGAGTTGGGCCGATCATCGTGGTTTTTACGCCAAATAGTTTTTTGATAAAGTTCATATTATATTTATGATTGTCTTGCTTTTAGCATAGAGTCTGCCGTGTTGTATGCTCGTTTTGTAGCATCATCTTGAGCATATCCTCTTTGTAATAGTGCTTGCATAGCTTTGGCTGCGAAATAATCTCGCAGTGTCATTCCAGTGCTTAAAATCTTATTTGGTTTAGTTTCATCGCATTCTGCTGTGAATGGAAATGCTGGGCCACCATCTAGTTTATTACTCATGATTATATACAATCATATGCTGTATGTTTTGTCAAGTAGTTTATACTTATAATCACCGTGAATACCTTTGAATCAACTTTCAATAAGCATAAAAAATTATTGCGTGAGCATTTTCAACTAAATGAAAGTGCTGAATATGAAAATAAACTTGAAAGTTTAATAAACAAACTCAAGACCAAAAAGAAAGTATTGATTCTTACCACAAGCAATCGTTGGGTTGGTGACAAACAAAAACCAAAAAGTAGCATATTGGCAGAATATGTTGCACAAGAAATAAAAAACTCCGAGATTATTGATGTATCAAAACTAAAAATTTATGACTGCGAAGGCAACATCAGCAAAAAAGAAGGCAACAATTGTGGAGTGAAACAAGCCGCTTTGGAAAGTAAAGAAAAAAATCCGACTGGAAATCATCGTTGTTGGTGTAGTTACAATAACAAAGATGATGATCTTTGGAAAATTTCAAAAGTATTGTTTGAATCAGACGCAGTTGTATTCTTTGGTAGTGTAAGATGGGGACAAACCAATGGTGTATATCAAAGACTGATTGAACGTTTGTCTTGGCTTGAAAATCGTCATAGTACTCTTGGTGAAGATAATATTATAAAAGATAAAGATGCTGGTATAGTATTCATTGGACAAAATTGGAACGGCGAGCAAGTATTGGAAACTCAAAAAAGTGTATTGAAATTTTTTGGCTTTCAAGTGCCAACTGAATTGAGTTTCAATTGGCAATACTTGACTGATCCAAAGGATGAATCACAAGATAGTTATAAAAAAGCACCAGCTGCGTTTGAAGCAGCATTTGATATCAAATTGAATAACAAACAAACGTCCTAAACACTATTATAAAGTGTGGAACTTTGTTGTTATAACGTCGTCAGCATTATCATCTATTTCTTTATCTATCCACGCTTTTGCTTCTTTCATAGTGTCAAAGCAAATAACTTCATCTCTTAGTCTATAATCATGATATCTTATTATATCATCAAATCCAAGAAACTTTTTACGTTGAGGATAAAATAAAGTTTTATCATTGACAGTTTGTTCTTTGATGCGGTATATCCAGTTCATATATTATATATATAATATATCAACTCATAAACATATCTTTTTTATACTATTTCTATGATATGTCTATTATAGATTTTTGTTGAGTAGGTTATATTTATAGCTATGTTTGATTACAGGAGTTTTTATAGTGATATAATAAATCGCAATACGAAATTGCTTGAAAATAGAACTATGGATTCTTTCGATTCATTGCCAATATCTCGCATTCCCTACGGATATGTTGTATATCCCGATGGCGAGTTTGGAACTGTGGATGACTGGGGAGGTCATGAAGAAGTTGCCGGTGGTAAGGGTGAAATGGAAAAAATATTGAATTCTGGTGGTGTGCGTATAGCAAAATCCAACTACGGAGAAGACAATGAATATGACGCCGAATATTTACCAAACAAAGCAACTGAAAAAGCAAAAAAAACTGCCAAAGATCTGGCGGCATTGTATCAAATACCAATACATTTCTCAACTGCTAAATGGATGGCATACCCATTCAACGAAGGCGAAATAACATTTTTACAAAGTAAAACTATAAACACTTTACCCTTCACGGGGTAATAAACCGCGTTTGGTCACGTGGGCTAGACAGTACAAAGCCGGTATAGACGGAACTCTATACCGGCTTCTTTTTATTCATTGGTTGGCGGCTTGCCATCATGATAACCATCATCATCTTCATAACCTTCGACTGCTGTATATATAAAATAAACAAACACAGCTACACACATCAACCATAATATTCCCAACGCGATATACACTTTCATGATGATTCAAATCACGGAAAATGCATTCTGGTGTCTGCCAGCCATCTTTCAAACTTATATAATACTTTACAAACAAGTTTTCTGAACTTGCTCCAAGGCGATGTGTCAAAGATATATTTGTTATACCATTTGTTGCGTTGCAATGCGGCTTGAGCAAATATTTCTTCTAATCTCTTTCTTGATTCTGTATTATCAGTTGTGTGAAAGTCAAACAGTTCTATATCTTCAAGAGTGCCATTGGTAAATCTTGCTTTATATTCCATCCAACAATCAAGATTATCTACAGGTTCGCTGTGATAAAATTTTAGCGTACCATGATATTGAGTATCAACTAAATATGGGTCTGTACGTTCCAAGTGTCCACCAAACAAAGCATCTTTAGTTTCTACCCATTTGGTTTCTTTATGTTTCTGTTCAAAGAGTTTACCACCTTGAATGAAATACTCACTCATACTACAATGTAAATCTTTGGTTTGAAACTGAAATACATTCTTATCCAAACCAAGTTTAACCATTTCATCATTGAATGGCAGTTTATCTGCTACTGATATTGTGTCGAACATTCCCATAATATTTTATTGTGCTTTATAGCATATATTGTTTTTTGTTTTCATGATTTAAGTCTTCAATGCATCTTATCACATTTTCTTTCACCATGTCAAGTGTAATTTTCTTTGAACACTCAAATTTTTTATTTCTGGGGCAGTACATCCATCCAGTTTTTAGGCCATTAACATTGTCGATAGTTGGATCATTTAAACAACCATGACATACATTTTTGTTTATTACTCTATAACAGTTGTGCTTAAACTCATTGTCTTCGTCGGTACATCCACTGACTAAAACCACTTTTTTGTTTAATGCCCAAGCAAGCCAACTCAATCCGCTGCTCAATCCAACAAAGAATTCACATCCAGCCAATTGTTCTATTCTATATTCAATTGGATAGTTGCCAGTTTCGTTTATTGTGCCGGTTGGCATATGATTCCATTTCTCTTTTGTGCCAAATACTTCGTCTTTGTCTATGCAATATATATCATAACCTTTATCTTTAATATACTTGACCAACTTATCCCAACCGTTGTTATCATTCCAGTATTTGCATTGCGCAGTAGATTGTATGCCTATACAAATATATTTCTTCTTTTTCTTGAATGATTGCTTGGGGTCTCTTTTTATACTTGGCAAAATTTCTTTATATTCTAGTCCAAGTTGGTCGCAGATTATTTTTTGAATTGGTCCGCGCTGAAAAAGAAAGTCTACATTCTTTATGTCAGCATCCAACATATGAAAATTTATATCTACAAATTCCACATCTTGATTTTCACTTTGCAGTATATTGTGCCATTTCGTTTTTACATACACTTTCCCACCATGCTTCTTTTGATATAAATCAGCATAAGGAGAAAACGCAATGTTGTCTCCCAGAGAGTGTGTTATAAAATTTACAATTGTTGGCATTATTGTTTCTATTCCATCACATTGAATGGCAGTTTATCTGCTATTGATATATTGTCAAACATTCCCATAAATTTATCCTCTTGATTGTTTTAATTTGTACTTAGTATATCAATATATATAGAGTTTGTCAATGTTTATGATGCTGCTATTCTGTCATTGGCAGTTTTTATATAATCTTCACTGATCTCACTGCCAATATAACTACAAGCATGTTGTTTTGCTGCCACAGCGGTTGTGCCACTGCCCATAAAAGGATCATATATTATATCACCTTTGTTGGTAAAGTTCATCATCACTTTATTGGCAAGTTCAATGGGAAATGTTGCTCCATGATTTTTGGAAATCTTTTTACCTCTGCCAATACACCATATATCTTCAAGTGTGCCGCGATCAAATTTAGCATTCTTGAACTGACGTGAAATAGCATATTCTCTTTCAAATATCAAAATAAGTTCAGTGCGCCTATTCAATACACCACTTTGCATAGCAGGTTGACCATGCTTTTTATCCCATACAATAATGTCTTTGAGATATGGAGCAAAGTCGCCAATCATATGAAAGAAAGCAACCTTGCTGCCTGTAACAATCTGAATGTTATAAAACACGATCTTGCTCACACGCAGCAACTCATTCAAAATCTTGCTGTGTAAGATATAAAAATCATCAATAGGCAAGTTGTCATCAAAGCCATCATACTTTGTGCTAAATTCTTTTACAATCTGTCTGCTACAATATTTACCATTGCGAATACGCAGGTTCATATTATATGGAGGTGAAGTAAATACCAAATCAACAAAGTTGTCTGGCATCTTTTTCATGGTTGCCAAACAATCTTCGTGATAGATTTTATTTAGTTCAAGACTCATATTATAATGATAAGTTGGTTATACACGTTTTGATTGGTCGTATTTTAATTTTTTCTTTATATAGTCCGTGGAAAATTCTTTTATTTTATGTTCCGCTCCTTGCATACCATAATACAATACTCTCTCGAGAAGTTTCGGACCTGGTGTGGGAAGATTATTTCTATAATAAGAATCAAGTTCATTATATTTTCCGAAAAAATGTAGCAGTGCATCAGATTTGCCGCTAAAAAATGAAGAGTTATATGCCACACCGTTCCATTCTGATGGAGTATATCTATAAAATACTGCGTCATTATTTTTCAATTCATTTTCATGCGTAATCATTACTTCGTCGTCCCATTCATAGTCATATTCTATTACATTGCAATTTTTAAACCCCATTGCTTTTGCATATTTTATTCCATTGGCAATGAGTGTATATGCCGCAAATCCATGATCAAACTTGCATTGTTCCACCATGCTATCACTGCCGACAACTTTTCGGAACCAATAATCAACTCCATATATAGAATAGTCAGCTGCCATCAAACGAGGATTTCGCTTGTCGTAAATGACATAATCACATAGTTCGTAAGTTTCATCATCAACTGGAAAATTTGTTGACACTATTTTCGGAGTTTTTATTGCCATAAGGCCGGTTTTAAGCAATTTCTTTTTTTGATCGCTGTTAGCATGAGCAGGTACAATTGTGATAGTTTCGTTCATAAAATTTATATATGTATCATACAAATTTCAATAGCATTGTCAAACAAATATTGACAATATTAATATTTGATGTAATATTTTAAAATTATGATTATTAAAGATATTTTAAAAGAAACAACTGCAATGATTTGCGGCAGAATTGATTCTAAAGAAAATTGTTTGGATAAAATGCGAGGTATAATGGAATTTAATCGTTCTGTATTAGAAGCATGTCACAGCATTGTGCTAGTATTAAACAGAGGAACTGATATATCCGAAAGTCAAATGATTGAAGTTGGGAACATATATCGCGAAAATTTTAATTGCTCATTTTTAATTCAACCACACCCTATTGGTATGGGACATCAAGTTGGTCATGTAGCATTGGATAAAACCGGATATTTGTTTGCAAAAAACAATCTTGGTAGCAAATATACATTAAAGTTGTGCAATGATATTCTAGTGTCTGATAATTTTCTTGATATTGAAATTGAAGAAGCGGACATGTATTATCTACCAGCTGTTGCAACTCACGAAATTATACAAAGATATGATCTTGCAAAACAACAGTCGCTGTTAAAAACCAATTATATTGATAGTCCATTAACATACCAAAGTTGGTTATTTATTGCGTCAAACAATACAGATTTTTTATATGAACCGGATGAAGAGATTGAAAGAGTATTTAGAACTTGGAATATAAATGAAGATATCAAGCAGTCTAAAGTACTTTGCGCGGAACATTCTCTCACAAAATGGTCTGTATATAACAAACTCAAACGACATAGTCTTTATACACCAACACAATTTGACAACTATTGTCGTTTCGTAACATCACACCAAATATATGACGGTTCTCTAAAAAATATAATGCTTAAAACAATTGGAATAACACATTTTCACTTTACATCACAGCATGTAATTGAGTGTGTACTATAGTTGCTTTCACACAGGTTATTTCTTCATAAAGATTGTTCCACGCTGAATATCTCCAAGCAAACAAGAATATGCATCAAATGCTCCTCTGGCCTTTTCTCTTTCACGGTCATCACGCAGCAAATCATTCATCAATAAATGATTTAGACCACGCATATGCTTTAGCCATTTGACCAATTTTACTTGATCAATTTTATACATTGTATCAACTGGATCAATTTTTTGGTCTTCCCATTTTTTTGTGTATTGGAACATATATATAGAGTGACTTACTTTTTATAGAATGTCAAACGAATTTTTTCCAAAAGTCTTTTTTCAAGTGTCTAAAGAACTTATAGTCAATTCTATAAATTCCCCATTTGATAGATTCCACAACCTTTTCTTCAAATTCTTTGCTTTGCAATGCTTTCATTATATTTTCACGAATAGCATCATCATCAACAACAATTCCAAAAGTGCCTTGTGACATAGCATATTGACCAGTTGCATCATTTATAGGATACAATTTACCACCTTCATTTAGAATTATTTTCTTGACACCATAATGTCCATTGCGAATACGAGAGTATCTAAATCTTGGTCCATCTTGACGAATGGTGTGAACAACCTTGTTACAAAAATCGGCAGTTTCAACGTCGCTTGTATGAATACCATGATATGTAGTATCATACAAAATATTGCAGCATTCTGCTGGATTTAAACTTATTATGTCTTTGATTGTATCAAGCCCACTGTTTGGTAAAAATGGCCATTTCTTTAGATTTACTTCACAGTCAATACCGTTTGCATCAATAACTTTGCTGTCTTTATTGGCTGCAAGTTTTTGCAAACAATAAAAATCAACTTTGGTTCCTGCTCCAAAGATATTCTTTGATGCATTCAATGAAAACATTTTCAAATATTTTATGGAATATATAGATAATATCGGCCATAGATAATGATCTGGTTTTCTCCAATTTGAAGGATGAACATAAAGAATATATCCACCATCTTTTATTGTATGCAAAGAATGTTCAACAAACACATCCCATAATGTGCTTGTTGAACCTTTGCCCGCACTTCGGTCTGCATTGAATGGCGGATTTCCTACAATAGAATCAAATTTCATCAAACTATACTACACTTTACGGTCGTATTGTCAAATATTTTACTGAAATGTAAAGAATTCTTGTTGTGGCTTTTTGCCTTCCCACATATAACCAACATCATTCCAACCATTATGATTAGCATCAAGAGCATTAGCACAAACAATATTATGCTGCAACACTTTCCATATTTCAACATCCTTGCTACCAAGGCTCAATCTAGTTCTGCATTCATTTGCATTCACAGGATCAAGTTCAATACCATATATTGTTTTTAGAGCATCAATTTGCGTTATACCATTCTTCATACGATACTCCAATATTTTAGCAAGAAAATTACCATTGCCACAACTATTGTCCAACATAGTTTTATCGGCAGATGTAAAAAATATGTCTGGTAGTTTAGACAACATTTCTTCAACCAAAGACTCTGGTGTAAATACTTCACCACGCTCTTTGATTGCTTTTTTAGTGTGATCCTTTTTGTAACTCATATAAAGTCTTTGTAGAAGTCTTTACGGAACAGTGCAAGGACTTTATAATTTAAAGATAATTCGCCAACGGCGCAATGTTCCATTAAATTTCTAAAAGAAGGTGAATCAAATACTTTTTTTATAATTGGCAAATTTTTAGCGTCGTCGAGTAAAGCATAAGAAAACTGAGTTAATGCATATTCCCCAGTGCCGTCCACGTGTGACCCAATGGATATAATTCGCCCATTGCTCCAAATCAATTTTGGCTCCCCATAATGACCGCGTTTTACAGAAGAATATTTAAAAGTAAGTTTATCTTTGTTGGCAACTGTATAAATTACGGGGTATTTAAATTTTTGAGTTTTTTCATCGTTTATATAGTCGCGTTGAGTATGATACTCGCACGAGTAAAGAACATTGCATTTGTCTTCCCCATTTTTTGCTAATAAATCAGAAATTTTATCAAACTCCCCATTTGGAATAAATGGCAACGACGACAGATCCACTTGACGAATTTCATTATCTTGGAATTTGACGATGGTTTTGTTTTTGGATGGTATGTTTTTCATTACATACCAATCGTAACGTGTTTCTGCACCAAATGTATTCATACCATCTTTTTCATTATGAATTTCTAAATATTGAACATCTTTCAATGCCAACAAATTTCCAGTATTTTTAAATTTACCTTCAACATTCCTCCAGCCCGACGGATGTACGTAACAAAGATACCCACCATCTTCTAAAGTATTAATAGAACTTTCAACAAATAAATGCCAGATAGGACGACTGTTTCCATCAGTCTGGGTTTGATAAGGGGGATTGCCAACTATACAATCAAATTTCATACTACATATAAGTATAGATGGAACATCACTCTTGTCAACACTGTATGTTCCAACAAGTTTGTTCTTCTTGATTGCATAATTTACACGCAGCATATTTTTCTCAACACCAAACACACGACTTTTGATATTTTTATCAGTGTGACCGTGTGTGCGAAGCCTATTTTCAATTGCTGATACATATTGTCCTCCACCCATACTAGGATCGAGGAATGTGGTAGAATCGCTTGAAAATAGTTCATCTGGAAGTTTGGCGACCATCTCATTCACGAGACTGCCAATCTCCATCTTCAAGCGGAAAATCATGTTTTCTTTCTTCATAGTGTAGAAGATAATGAACCTTATTTATAAAAAGTCAAGGTGTTTCAGTATTTAACAAGTTCAATTATACTCAAGTTGATTGCACCACTGTCAATCAATTCTTTGAGAGCAGTATATGGCATACCAGCTTCATCTTGAAATGAAACTTGAAGTTCTTTACTAACCTTCAATACTTTAATTGCTTCCGCCATATTGTTTGAGTTGGTTCCATACACTACAACATCGAGATTTTCACACAATGCAACAATTTTTTCACGCAATTCTTGATCTTCGGTCTTTCGCTGTTTTTGCTGCTTTGGTGTGCCTTTTTTGAGTTTCTTTGCAATTGCTTTACCTTTTTGTGCAACTTCGTCGGTTGCAGGAACGTAGTGACTAAAATTGCTATTGAGTAATGCTTGACGCAAACTTTCACTCAACTTATCAACATATGATATGCGACCAACAACTCGGCTAATACGAGCTTGATTAACGATCTCTTCAAGATATGTACTTACGTCGATCTTTACGGCACCGCCAGCTTGGCAACTGAAAATATCCACGGTCTTGAGCACAAGAGCGAGTGCCTCTTTGATAGATGCAATATCGTGACTCTTTTGATAATTGACGGCGGTTTGCAAGATCAAGCTGTCCAGTTTGTCATCTCGGTGTGGGTCGAACGAAAGACTCACAATTCGTCCAATCTTACCCACGACAGACGGAGTGAGTCCGCGAGAAATTTTCTGGATAGTTGCACCAGCTTCGCCATTGTCATATGCTAGAAACACTCCAGAAATCTCACCAACGCTAAAAGAACGCTGTGCCAAGCATGTTGATAGAATAAGAACCTTTTTTCCATTGCGTCGAGCAAGTTCAATGGCATCTTTGGTATCGGATTGAGCACTTGCGTTTGTAACACCATTGATGCTAGATAATACGACAACAGAGAAATTTTGAAGTGCCGACTCAGCAAGTAAAGCGGCCTCTCGCAAGCACACAATCTTCATATTACCTGGCATAAACATCATATACACACCAGAGTCATTTACACTGTTTCGTTGAAAATCAAAGTTAAGCTCGTCATAACCATGCTTACCATCAAATACCGATTGCAGCATATACGTCCAAAATCCTTTAGCCTTGATAGGGCTTTTCGCAAACTTACTCCAAGCGGGTAGATAAATACCCTCGTCACTGAATAGTTCAGGATCATTTTTACGAGCACCATCAACTACATTCTTCAAATTCATCTGATAAAACTCAACGTCAACAACAAGAGCGTGGCGAGATGGATCAATTTCAAAGTGGGTCAATTTCATATTAGTTATATTGTCAGTGTTTTTATAAAAGTCAAGCTGGCTTTTTATTGCGATTCTTTCTTCTCCATGAGCATTTCAAGATATGTAACTTGCACTACTGCATCAATATTCCAGCCACCAATAGCACGATCAGCATTCGTGCCAGTCATCAAAATAACGAGATCGTCGTCCCTGACATTTTTGATTAAAGGATCGCATTGACCAGCTTTCCAAGCACCATAATCAGCTTCATCAACGACAAGTAACACTTGCTCTTGCATACCAAACAGAAACTCAATTCGCTCTTCGCGCTTGTTTTCGGAAATACCGCCCTTACAAAGACTCAAGAAAACAACAACTTGCTTTCCTTCCGCCCGAGCTTCTTTGACTTGCTTTTTGTAGTCAACATCTTTGCTATCAACAAAAACCACGTTTTTGAACTGTTCAAAACCGGAAAAATCAACAATGACGCTCGTAAACGATGTAAGAACATAACTTGCAACAACCGTGATAGGTGCCGCAGTTTCAAGCAAAGTTGCACCAATATACAAAGTTTTGCCAGAACGAGCGCACATGTCAGCCAAAACCACTGTGGCACCATCTTCAAATGCTTCAATCGTTTCCGACACGGCGCGATATTGCCAAGTGGTTAAGCCACAACGCTTCAGGGGTTGTCCCATTTTGGACAATTCCACGTTGACCCGGATAGCCATTTCTGCTGGAGATAGGTTATACAAATCGGCGGAACCATCAACGCGAAGACCAACTTTGTCACCAATCGAGGTGTCAACCTTGCTGTGCATCTTGAACTTGCCAATTTTTTTGGCATACTCACTCACGTCCCAAATATTGTGAATGGTAACTTTGCCAGAGTCAAAGTCATGCTTGAGCACGTTTAGACTTTCGCGAACACGTGCGGCGCATTTGACGAACGCATTCACACCGGCTGGAACCCAAGTGTCGCCAAACTTGTTCTGGTCGGGCCAGTCGCTATAAGCCCACGAATAGGTGAAAACGCGATCATAGTTGGCAATGTCGGTGAGAGTTGGTTCGTATTTCATATACCAACCACAATGACATCTTTTTATATAATGTCAATTACTTTTTATTAAAATCAAACTCCGTCTGCTTCTCCACTAGGTCTTCGTGCCAATCATATGATGTTGTTCTATCTCGCAGTTCTGCTCTCAGTGCCCAATGTGTATGACTATAATTTGGGTCCATATCAATATGATTGAATGCATGTTGCAAATCATATTTGATTATATTGAGTATGGTTTTTAAAATATTGGATTCTGCGTTGGCATTGTCATAGTTGTAAAGATAATTGTCTTGTCTGTTCACACATACTTTGTCAGACATACCAAAATCATAACCATAATACGCAATTTCTCCATCAACTTCGATTGAACCATCTACAACCAATGGTGGATTGAATAGCAACACGCCATAACCATATAATTCTTTTATAACAAACTTGAAATCAATATATGTCTTAGCATCATACTCTGATATATGTTGTTCAACTGTAGTTTCTACTTTGTCTGTGTGCATGATTTGTTTTTTATAAATTAAATGCATCAATTGTGTGCTTGAATGGATGTCCATCTATTTGCTTTACCAATCTTAACATTTCACTTGCAATTTCTCGAATTTCTTTTTGAGCATCTGGTTTGTTTCTCAACTCTAAGAAATGATAAAATGAACGCCAATTAAACATAACATCTGCGGAAATTTTACTATTGTATGTTTTAAAAAAACGTGCGCTTTCTTTGACACGCTTCTTGTCCATACCTCTATTTACAAGATCAGCTACACACTTGTGATATAAATCATTTCCTTGTTGTGTATAAGATTTTAAAATATTTTGCCAATCTTCGGGCCAATCGGTCGGAACCACATACTTATCCTGCTTAATTTCTTTATATCTGGCACTTTCTCCGTTCACAGAAACACCAACTCGATGTTTTATCAAATGAATATGACTTGCAATGTCAGTGTCTATAAGAAAATGTAAAGAAGATTTTTCAAATGGCGTATGATGGCCAGCATCTGCCAGCATCTTTAGCAACGATGGAATGCGATTACGTTTTTCATCTGTAATCTCTCTACTGGTGGATGTCCAAGCCGAGCAAGCAATTATAGTATCGTCTCCGTACCATCCCAGCAATTCTACAATATTGTTATTCATAAATTATTTATCTCGCTGTGTAATCTACACACTATAAGTTTTTCTGATGTTGCAATCCCATGTCTCTTGTTAGAATTATAGCGAATATTTTTGCATTTTCAATACTAAAAGGCATAGGCGTACCATAAATTGGTGCATCGTTTATTTGGTCTTCATCAAACCCCTCAAGTTCCATTGATCTTATCATTCCTCTGTTCAGCAATGATGCTTTTGCAGATTCATGCATAAAATCTGGAAATATTGTAACAAACCCACGCTCAGTATGTATATTTGCTATAGATGATTTTTGAGTATTGGCACTGTTAGTAGTTTCATCATAGTCCAAGTCATAATCAATATCTGGATTTATGGTAGTAATATGTTCTATAATAGCATTTGTATATTGCTTTACAGCAGCATCTACTTTTTCATTGATGGGTGCATATGATGGTTCCATGATGGGTAGGGTACCTAAATTTTATTTCACACCAAAATATTCTCCAACAATTTTCAACGCTGGCAATAGCTTTTCAAAATGTTCTTTTTCTTCTATTTGATATTTTTCCAGTTTCTTTTTCTTTTTTAGTTCTACCAAACACTGTTTGGCATTATCAATATGCCATTTCAAATTTTCTTGAAATGCGTTATCAAGTTGATCGTCGTCAATGTCAATTTGTATTTTCATCGGTATATTCTATTGTCCAATCGGTGTCATTATAGATATGATCGAATAAGGCATCACCATCTTCACCATCAGGGTCAATATTTAGTTTCTTGCACAGCTTAGAGAAAACTTTATCTTGCCTAGCCATTTCTGCCAGAATGTCTTTGCGGAATGCTGTTATTTCTTTCTTATGTTTCTTGTTTATTGTTGTCATTTTGTATAATGTTTATTTTTAGTATGTTGCCATATAATAAGGCTTTTCAACTGATTTGTTTGCGGCTTCATTTACATAATCAAATAACTCTTGTCTAGCACTTGTATAAGCTTTACGAAGTTCATGAAACTTTGTATCTGAAATATCTTTGTATGTAGAATAATGAGAAAATGCACCATCAAAAGTTTCGGCTTGAATGACTGCCATCACACTTTCTGCATCAGACCGTTTCATTATATTTTTATAGGATGATGAGTATAAATCAATCTCATCAGCATTTGCGGGACGAGTTATGATATAAGCCACACCATTTATGACGAGTGCAAAAAGTCCCATAAATGCTAAAGCATACATATATTTAGTTTTGATTTTCATTTGGTATAATTTTTATTTTTACTTTATAAGTTGGGTTTACAACAATACTCTTTATCATTTTATTTTGATCTTTTATAAACAACTCACACTCGGCCTTGTGGCAATCTGTTGGAGTTGTTTTGTTTATATTTGCTTTTTTTCTGAATATATCATCGAAGTTGTCGCCATATGTTTTATATGATATACTATATGGTCTTGGTTTGCTACCTTTTCCATTTCTACTCATGATGTTTCTTTTTTATTCAATGAACTTACAGGAACATAGTTTCTATCAACGCAGAATGGGTCATTCTTGGCATATTCACAATTAAGAGTTTTATACCATCCAGACCGATTTGCTCCACTAACATGCAGTTCACCGTTCTGTCCAGTAATTTCACAGGTGCGTTCAGATAGTGTTTCAGCCATATGCACAATGCCGTCGAAATAATTGTAATAACGTTCCAGTATTTTATCCAGTTCCGGATATTTGCCCGTCCCTTTCAAGTACGACATTTTTTCTTCCAGTTCAGTATGATAATAGAATCGCAGCGTACCGAATTTTTCTTTTACGGTATTAACTACAACTTGAGGCTGGATTATTTCGCAATAATAGTTTGTTTTTTTGTCATAGACACTGGGTTCTATTCCCAGTCGTTTACCGTCTTCTGCATCAACCTTAACCGAGGTTGTGTAGGTATACGTCAGTGCCGTGCAGAGAGAATCTATAATATTAAACCACCCGTCGCTGCACTGGAATCCCCAACACATGGCAGTTTCATTCATGGGTTTATTACGGTCCCGAAACATCTTCGGGTACTTATTACAAATCTGATCGTCAAGTGTTTTATTCATATATTTTGTTATAAAAAGTATAATATTCGTGGAAATCCATATTTTGTTATATGTATATGCATGAATAATATTAAATTTAGACCCAATTCAATTCAGCCCGAAGTATATACTAATATTGCGGAGTTTGTCAAGAACAATCCCGAAACAACTAACAATATTTTGTCCACGCGGTTCAATATAGCACCGTCAACTGTTAGTAAAATACTGAAACGGTTGGGGTTAAAACTAACGAGGAAAAATTGTTTTGTTAGCAAGTATGACATAGACGAATCTTTTTTTGAAAAAATAGATACTCCCGAGAAAGCTCAAATTCTTGGGATGATATTTGCGGATGGCACTATGAGTAAAGATAATAAAAACATGAGTTTAAGATTGAAAGAAGATGATGTGGCGTATTTACAAGATATAAATAAAATACTAAAAACCACTCGTCCGTTGGGATACGTTAAAGAACACGACATGGTTTCTCCACTAAACGGAAAAACTTATCGTGCTGGTGGAACTTATATATTGGACATATCACGTGCAAAAATCTATGATGATTTAAAAAATCTTGGCGTATGTTGTGGAAAAACTTATTTTAATTTTGGAATGCCGCCAGTCCCAACAGACCTTGTGAGATATTTTCTGTTGGGGTTATATGAAGGAGATGGTTGCATAACTTGTACTTTTTCTAAAACTGGCAATATTGCCAGTTGCAACTTTAGTGTTGTAGTGTCAGAAAAGTTGGGAAATTTTCTTAAACGATTTCTCGAAGAGAATGGCGTGAAAAGTGTTCACATATATAAAAGAAACACTATTTACATATTGGCTGTCATGAAAATTGATTCTCTATTGAGAGTTGGAGATTTGTTATATGGCGGAAATACTTCATTGTACATGAAACGTAAAAAAGATAAGTGGAACTCTATACGTCCGCATTTATTGTAAAATTATAAAGATTTCCTATAAATCATATATTGTTGTATTTTACTTCAGGAAACAGGTGTTTGTCAATAAAATTTTTGACATCATCTTCTTTATATCCGCAGTTTATCAAAAACCGTTTTGTATGAACATTTTCTTTTTGATTTATACAATATTTGTTGTGTCGTTCTGCCACGCTAAAATCAACAATGGTTCTGCCCACATTATTTACATAATAATCCAAGCAATCTTTGGCTACTTCAATGATTTGATTTAGTTCAGATTCGGTGTTTACTCCACCAGCAGCAATCATATTTTCACTGAATATACGCTTGCCCCAATCTGGCAACTCACGATCTTTTTTCCATACAACATCTTTGGTTCTATTTTTAAACCATACGTTCATGGGATGATTGTTTGTTGCCATACTAAAATCAAGAAATATTCCTGTGATCTTATTGGCACCACAAATTACATCAAAGCCAAATATTGGTGAAGTGTCATCAAGATGTGGAAATATACATATATGCATAATCCACATCTTTTTGTCTTCGACAACATTCAATATTTCAATATGACCACGACGAAATTTTGCTCCACGAAATATACGATTGGTCCAGTTATATGCAGTCAGCATATCACTTTCTATTTCATTATTGTCCTTCGCGATTTTTAGATATAAATCACTAGACAACACTTTCATTTCGTCGAATATAACACTCATATCAGAATGTGCCGACGTGTATGATGGAGCAGTTTAGAACATCAATTGTTCTGTTAAAAGCCATGTTGGCATCATCAGCAAGTTCTGGTGTAGCAAGCTCACGCATCTTTTGACGCAGAACTGGCAACTTGTCGTCAAAATCATACATTGTTCCGCTGCCATGAGCAAGCGGCTTGAGCATCTGACCACCATACATATCACCAGCATATCGCACATAAAAATGAGCAAGAATTTCATCTCGTTCTGTCATACGAGTAATCTCGTTGTAATACATAATAGTTTCCCAATAAATCTTGGATTGTTTGCCAAGTTTCTTGTTTAGTTCATATACATCTGCTCGCACTTTTGATGCTCGTTGAATGCCATCAAGTTCTTGTAATATGCCAACCTTTTCGGCAGCAAACTCAAGTGCTGTATAAATAACAGAAAGTTGAGTAATATATTCCATGTACTCTTCTTCTGTAAGAGCCTTTGCCATAAACAATCGCATAAAAGGCGTGTTTTCGGCTTGGGCATGTGAATATGCTGTAAGTTCTTTTAGTGTACTCATAAAATTTTAATCTTTTGTTAACCAGTTGTGAAGTATAGAAAATATAACGGTAAATGTGTATATAGACCAAAGCATTGGTCCAGCGACAATCAACAATATGACTGATTTGTATCCTTTTACATCGTCCATCATTGCCATATAATAAATGAAACCAAAAACTGACCATAGTGTCAATATTGCGTAAATAATAAACATATATGATTATACTATACTCACAATTTTATTGTTGTCAACATCAAACATCATTGGTTTGTTCACTACAAGATAATCTTCGTTGAGTAAAGAAACATTGGCATATGTTGTTTTTGGAGCAACATAACTTTGACCGCCAGCAAAGTGAATGTGTCCAAACAAATGAAGTTTGGGAGCAATACGCAATGTAGCATCAAGCAAATCTTTACATCCAACATGTTCTGTGGTGTTGAAGCCAACACGATATGCTTCATCACAAATACCATATGGTGGACCATGTGTAATAAGTACATCAGTGTCAGTTGGAATTTTATCCCAATATCTCTTTATATCTTGTCCTCTGTCACGATTAAATGCCCAATTAAAAAATCGTGGGGTTTGGGGAGAACCAAAGAATTTAAGTCCATCAACTTCACAAGCTTCATCTTGAAGATATGTCAAATCTGGAAACTCCATTTTGATTATTCTCCAAAAGTTTGTATCTTGTTCCATCAACCAGTCATGATTGCCCGCTATAAAAATCTTGTGCTTGTGTGGATGTGTGTTGAACCATCTCAAAAAATCAAGTGTGTCTGGCAATCTTCCGTGTGAAGAAAAATCTCCAGTATGAACTAAAATATCTCCATCTGGAACTTTTATGTCCCAATGAGAACCGTGGGAGTCTGATATACCAATAATTTTCATAATGCCTTATTTAAGCACATAAACTATAGTTTGGCAAGCTTATTCTCGTTATAAACATGATTATATAGCTGATTACTTAGCTGTCTATCTAGCTGATTCCAAAGCTGATTATATAGCTGATTATATAGCTGATTACTTAGCTGTCTATCTAGCTGATTCCAAAGCTGATTATATAGCTGATTATATAGCTGATTATTAATCTGACTATGTAGCTGATTACCCAGCTCAACTTGTTTATATTTATTCACTGCTTTAGGCGATGTTCAAGATTTTCATATCTTTGCCACCAAAACGCTCTTTGATAGCATCTTTCAGTGTTCTACAAGCTGGTGAAACTGCTTCAACGTGCCATATTTCAGTTGTTTGATTCTGCATCTTTATATATGGCTGATAATCAAGTCCTTCAAACAGAACTTTCATGTCCCATAGTTCATATCTAGATTCATGCCAATAAGGATGCTCTTCATTGTCATAATTCTCATAGCTATCAACTTTCTTGCCAAAATCAAGCATACGTTCAACGCCAAACTTGCGAACAAATTCAGCCTTGACATCGGCATTTTTTTCATTTGTAAAAAAATCCAAGCTAAGATCTTCAGAATCAGTAACAACAAGTTCTTCTGGAACACAAACACCATTGAGATAATAAAAACCCCAGCCATCGCTATATTCAATAGCCTTGTGCTTTTCATTATGAAGCATTCCAGCTTCATTGACCGTTAAACGAACGGGACGTTCAGATACAAGCACATATTTCTCATATGGAAACCACCAATGTAGCTCTTTGGATTCTGTCATCCATTCGGCCAATAGCTTGCTGTCTTCTTCTGAATATTTTACGCCAATCTTTTCAGCAAAAGTATAAAAAGCTTTCCAATAAATCCATTGCTGGCCGGGACTATAATTAGCTACACCAGAATTATCGCCACATTTTTTCTTATATTCAATAATTGCATTGGGACTGGAAAAATACATGAACTGTGGTTTTTCATGACCCATTCGCTTATAAAAGCTTGTGATAATATTTTCAGCCTTTTCATGATCAATAGGTTTGATGCTTCGACCATAATCAAGCATTTCACGATAAAACACTTGAAGGTCTTTTTCTTGTTCAGCTGTGAGTTTTTCAATCTTGCTCATTTTGATATTTGTATATGTGTTATATGTTATATCTTTGCTATAAAGAACTTAGTCGCGCACCTTTTGAAGTCGAGCAGTAAAAGGATCATATTCCACTTGACTGCCAAATTCATAAGTGCCAGCCGGAATAGTAATAGCATCATGTCGTTCAGCCATAACGCAGCGGATAGTAGTATCCACCGAACTTTCCATGAATAGAGTTCCAGACTCATTTTCATAAAAATCAACACCATCAACAACATCAACAACATGATGATTGCCTGTGGTTTCGCTTGGAGCAACAATAATAAATGGCTTTTTTTTCATTTTCTTTAGATTAGATGGCAGTTTGCTTGCAAACACCATACATTCACCGTGGAGGATTACTTCGTTTTTATTCATAATAGTTTTTTATGTTAGAGAAATACACTATACTTTTTTATACCGATTGTCGAGATAAATCTTTTTAATTTTTAGCTGAATAGCTAGGTTATTATATAGCTGAAGATATAGTTGATTAGCTAGGTTATTATATAGCTGAAGACATAGCTGATTATCTAGCTGATCTTCTAGCTGAATATAAATTGTGTTACCCAACTTTACTTTTTGATTAACTAGCTGAATATAAATTGGTTTACCCAAATCTACTTGTTTATGTGCTTTCATTTTAGTTGATTACGAAGTTGATTATGTAGCTCATTACCAATTTGATTACTAAGTTGATTGCCAAGCTGATTACGTATCTGATTAACTAGCTGATTATCTATCTGACTACCTAGCTGACTTTCTTTCTGATTATATATATGATTATATAGATGATTATTAATCTGATTATATAGTTTGGTGTGTATTTCAACACCCAAATCTACTTTTTTATATGATTTCATTTTAGTTGATTAAGTCGCTGATTATATAGCTGAAGACATAGCTGTCTATATATCTGATTATCAAGCTGATTATATAGTTGATCAGACAACTGAATATAAAACAGATTATATAGCTGATTATTAAGTTGAGTATTAATCTTAATATTAAACTGACTATATAGCTGATCACATAGCTGATTAAGTGGCCGATTATTAATCTGACTATGTAGTTGATTACCCAGCTCAACTGGTATATGTGCTTTCATTTAAAAAATCTTTTGTGTAGATAATTGGCTCCAACCGCTCCAGTTGCTCCACCAAGTATATAAGCCAGTCCTTCTGATATATGTGTTACATGTGGAATCGTTTTCAACATAAATAAATTTATAGACCCAATCAAACATGAAGTTAAACCAATGGCAAAATAGTCGCCTTTTATAGCATTTCTATATTGAAAATTAACTGCACAAGCCACAACCAGTGTGGCAAAATATATGGCTAATATTTGTATCATGCAAGTTCAACAAATATACACTCTGCTGCTGCTTCCGACAAGTAAATTTTGTGACCTTTTAAATTTATAATCACACAACGATGTGCGTCATCACTTACTTTGGTTATGGTCATACTTTCGCCAAATCCCATTTCACGCAATCTACATACAAATCCAATATCTCCCTTTATTTCTTTTATTATAGCGGACTTTTTACTTGGAATTTTATTTGATGTAACCATTTTTTTGTTATGTTGTTTTTCTACTTACTCCATGAAAACATATTCTACCGTCTTTTATAATTACTTTGAATATATCGCCGTCTTTTACACACATATGATCTGGGTTAATTTCGGGGTCAAACATAATAACTCCTGGTACAGCAACAGTTATGGTATAATCTATAAAAAGTAAAGGATATTCTCTGTTTTCCATATATTATATAAATATATGGAACTATATTATAAAAAGTATATATTATATTTTATCTATATTATAGAATGTGTCATATCTATTGTCTTGCAATGTATCAAGTTCAATTGGCCAAGCATTTTTGTCTTTTAGCATTTTTACAACAGGTCTTTGCGGTTTTTGTTTACGTTTCATACATACCCAGATTGCTGAACCTTCCCACGCTCCATATTTTTCACAATAATCATATAGGCTTTTTAGATCTTCTGTGCTGGATACATCTTCTGCATCAGCACAAGACCAAGCAAATACATCATTGCAGATCATGAACAATACAATTGTTTTGCCATCATTGGCTAGTTTTTTATCATCACTACTATATGTGCGAAAATTGGAAAACAATATTCCATCTGATAATAATTGAAGTATTGCTTCGTCTTCATCAAAATAAATTTCTTCTTTATTATCTTTAGATGTATAAGTGATATAAACTTTGTGTTTGTTCATATATTATATATTAATCACCAGTATCCCATTTGGACATAATGAACTCAAGTTCAAGTTCACCATCATAATATTTGGTTGCTTTGAATCCACCAGTAGAAATAGAATATCTAAAACCAAGTTCTGATACATAATGTCGGCATACACTTTTTAAAAGTTCTCTGGCTTGTTTGCGTAGTTCATGTTCAGCTGGAACACCATTTGTAGATGCCCATGTCCAGTTGGTTGCTTTCATGACTGTTTCAACTTTACTAAAGTCAAAATTGTCCATGATATCGTCAATCTTATCTTGCTGCATAGTTATTTTTTGTTTCATGTTGTAATAATAGACTGTGGATTATAAATGTCAAGAAGTTTATGTGCGTTGGCATATATTTTTATTTGATATTATCACACATCGGATTATGGTCCGGTTGCAAATCCATCTTCTGTGCCATACTGCACCCTGTATTGTCCTGTGCGAACTAAACCTACACGATAGTTGTATAATTCAATAATTCTTGTGAGTTCCATTAAACCAATCTTGCCATCCTTATTAGAGTCCGCTGAATGATAATATGGCATAATAATTGCCGAATTGCGAGTGTTATCGGGTTCAAACCCATCTTCTGTGCCGCTTTTGTTATTATATGCTCCTGTTCTAATTGAACCATTGCGACAGTTATACAATTCTATAACTCGCGTAAGCTCCGTTAAACTTATTCTATAATCTTTATTAGAATCGGCGGAATGAATAGATTGTTCGGGTAGTGATTTTTTCAATATAACAAGTGGATCTGGGTTGGCAAGAATCTTCATACTAGATCCATTTTCAATACCCACTATCGCCACGAACTCTTGATGTCCGGAAACAGACGGCGGGGCCATTATCGTATAAGTGAACGTCACTGGACTTGCGGGAATGTTTGTCCATATCCACTCCAAATAACCAGCCTGTGACATTTTTGGCCCCTGCTCGCCCACGGCACCCGATGATGCTACAAACCCCCATCCGTCGGGAAGTAAAACTGCCATGTTTAAGGCGGTTGCTATTCCTGTATAATATATCGTACTTTTAATTGTAATTGGTAAACCAGATACGTATCCATCGCCAACAGAAACATGAGTTGCACTGTTTCCGGTCTGAACAATGGAGTATGATGCAATGGAAGACTTCATGCTGCCGGAGCTATTAGTGGCAATTGCCCAATAGTTTCCCACCGAATTCGGTTGAGCATTTACTATGGTGTATATGGAATTGGTTGCTCCGGATATTGGCGAGCCATTGAAATACCACTGATAGATTGGACTTCCAGCGGCGGATGTTGAAAACGTTACGTTATTACCAGCTACGGTTGATGTTTGAGATATTGGCTGAACCGAAAATTCTGGAAATGCCGTTATAACATATGGGTTGAATCTAATAGTTTCAACAAACGAATATGATTTTGAGTTCATTGCTTTATCCACCAAATTCATGCTAGAAAGTCCCCACATTCCCGCAACAGAACCAATGGGCAGAAGAACAGTCACTTTATACTGCTTCCAAACAGTTGGATCTCCGTTGAAAAAAGTTTCATAAAAATTTTCGTGTAAATGATAATAAAAATGTTCAATACCCTGTGGATCGCGCAATCTAAACCACACAGTTCCCAAGCCAGATCTATTGTCTCTTACCATATAAGTAATAGTTACTTGAGTTTCTCCATTCGGTGCATCCGGAACAGTTGGTGTAGCAGCAAGAGTGATACGATTTAGATCAAGTTCCGGTGGCTCAATGTCTGGGTATGGCGTTGTAATGGTTATAGATGGACTGGGTTCGTCTATTTTTATACCAATTCCATCGCCACCCGCACCACCCCCACCATTTGTGAAATACGGATATATTATGTTTCCACCATAATCTTTCAGTAAAAACTGAGGTACTTTATAAACTCCGGATGGAAAAAAATCGGGTATGATATATTCTGTGTGGGCTACGCCGTTCCCATAGAAAGAAGTTCCCCAAGAATATATAGTATAACCGTCGCCGGGCGGTTTTACGGCACTTGAATAAGATTCAAGTCCGATATCGTCGGAAACATTCCAATCCACTGAAAGAATTTGGACTTGACGACCATTGACTGTTTTGGGGATGACAGACATTTTCGCACTGTTGGAGACATATTTTGGAATTTCAAGATCTTGCAATGGGTTGTCAATATAACATTTCCAACCATAAAGCACGGCTCTTTCATATCGTTGATTATTTACAGAATCGGTGATTACAATCTGTTCCGGAGCCCAAAATCCACTACGATAGTGCTTTGAAATAGTATATGAACTTTTAAAAATATTTGACCCATTGGATGTTGTATATAAATTCCAATCGAAATATGGGGCAATTGGCAATTCTTTTGTTTTAGGACCGAAAACTCGCATGCTTATAACCTGTACTGGGTTATCCTTGATGCCAACTGGTTGGATTTCTATTTCACATGTTACGGTTTTATCTTCGTTGGAAGCACCGGTAACAGAGATCTGCACTCGTTTTATTTTTCCGGGATAATTATAATTGGGGAATAGATTAAATACTTGAAACGTAAGGTCTGATCTGATTTGGGAAATATAACTATTTCCAAACATGATGGCGTCTCTAAAAAACTCGTATTTTTGAATTGATCTAGATTTAAGAATATCCGGATTGGTGATAAATGCCGCTACAGTCTCTGCAAAATCTTCATCTGGATTTTTTGCATGAGAGTATGCACTCACAAACTCTGTTGTTTTGGTTGTTGTCCAAGTGCCGTTTGATTCTCTATACCATCCTCCCAATTTTATCCAAGCATCTCGAACTTCTGAAGAAATAACCGAGCCATATATAAAATGCCCTTTCTCGTGAAGAATAACACGCTGCACTTCAATCTCGTTGTATCCCGCGAAAGCCTTTTCCATGAATTCTATATATCCCGACGAATGCGCTATAGCCATAGCTTCTGGGTATTTGATATTAATCGTACCATCCAGTCTTCGTACCAAATACTTCAATATAGGTATTACATGAAATCCCTCCGGTAATTCCTCAAACGTGTTTATTAATTGGAGCAGTTCGGTTGGACGGAATTGCTGGAACCTTCCGGCAAGTTCACCCGTAAGAGTCAAATGATCGGGAATTTTAGTAGTTACCCCAAATCTTGTTTGTAAAATCGTATCTATTACAACACTGTCCGTTCCGCCATCAGTGACGAACAGAAGTGCTGCGTGGTGTAGCCTCTTGGAAAAGTACAGTCCTTTCTTGTTTTCAATTTGAGCAACAAATGGAGCCGAGTAAGTAAATGCAGAAGATGCAATCGTAACGGTCTTTACTCCGCCAATTGTTTCAATTTTTATATCACTATCCAGATATTCTGAGGTTAATTTCCAAATCGTCGGAGTTGCTGTTGCATTAAATCTATACGGGGATTTGTCAATATAAGGAATGCTATCAAGCGTAGCAAATAGCCGATAAGCTCGTTCAGAATCCCAAGGTTGAATGGAATCAACCAATGTAATATTATATATGTCACTCAAACGACCGGCATAACTGATATCAGACATTTGATATCCTTTACCCAGTATATTTACGACTGTGGGAGCAACGACGTTTGAAGCAGCCTCGGTTCCCGCATATGTTTGGTCTTGTGCCCATATATAACTATAACTACTGCCAGCGACAGTGTACTTTTGGACCGCCATGTTGCCCAGTAAAACATTGTCAGACATTGAAGAAACTGTGGTCGTTATTGGTTGGCTCAATGTATATCCACTCAGAGCCGATAATTGAATTGTATATTGACCAACCTCAACATTTGTAAATACAATCTTGTTATCAGAGCCTACCACGGCTGTATATACATACATCCGATTAATTAAGGACACCACATTTCCGGCAGGAATGGTAGATGCCGGAAAATTTCCCGACACTGTTGCAGCTACGGAGTTTGATGCAAAAATTAGCAATAGATATATTAAGCGAATATTATTCATATTAAAAATTTTGATACATTCGTGTATTTTTTTATTAGACATAAACTTTGATTTTTCAATAAAAATTAACTATAATTTGCGTATGATTTATAATAAAAGTCAATCAATGCTCCTGCTTTATTGGCATGAAGCATATATTCAATATTATTTTCTGTGAAAAAGTCCTTCATTATATTTTTTATTTTGGTGTGTTGGGTTTCATCATTTATATCATAAACAACAACTCCGTGTGAAAAATAATTCACACAGTTTTGTGTATGTTTTTCGTTTATGAATACATTGCATACATGCTTAAGAATAAATGCTTTTTTAGCATCTTCTTCATTTTCTGCATACGCAACGGCCATAGCATTTGTCATACCTTCGCCCGTCGCGAAATAATTTAAATAACAAAAATATGTTTTCATAATGTACTATAATACTGTTTCATTTGTTCAATAGCAAGCTCTTTTGTGTTGTATGGTCCATAACAATATTGACCATCTGCTTCGTCCCAAAAATACCATCCAACACCGTTGTATCCTCGTTCAACAGCGTTGTCAAAGTATCCACTGGTCAAGTATTCTATGTTATTCATTGTATGTTGATAACATGACGACTTTTCATTAAAATGTCAATATGTTTCTACTAATCAACCTCAAGTGCGTCCAGTATTGCCTTATGCATTTCAACATTCGCATCTGTCATATACTGGAACAAAATGTTATACTTTTTCTGCAAGATAGCATTGTCCTTCTCAAGACGTTCAACTTTGCCAAGCAAAGCTGCTTCACGTTCGGCACCCTTTCCGTTCAATACACATTGTTCATGCACTTCTGTTTCCAACTCATCATATTTACTAAGTAGATCTATAGCATCATCTATAGCAGCACCAATATCTGTTGGATTTTGCATTTCAACTGTTTCATCACCTCGCCTCCAAGAGTTATGAATAGATAGAAATTTTATTGTGTCAGTTGCTTTTGAGTTTTTCATAAAGAATATACTATGACTACTTTTTATACTATGTCAAGACGTTTTTATTCTTCAATCTTGTCAAGAGCACATCTTACTTCAAAACGAATAGCAGTAGCAAGTTCTTCTGATGTTTTATAACGATCATCACCATGCTTCAATAGATTGCGAAGCATATTATCAATGTCATATAATGCACTCCAAGCATGATTAGATTGAACAGCACGCAAATGTTCTTGTGTGTCTTCGGGTAGATTATATTCAAGTGTTGCTTTCATAAAATTTTAATCGTAATTACGAATCGCCACAATAACCCCGAACCGAGGCTTGCCATCTGGAGTCATATTCTGATAGCGAACAGTTGCCATTTCTCCGATATAATTCTTCTTGTTCTTTAGCAAATCAATATAAAATTGTTCGTTGCCGCGAGCATTTGCTTCAAATTCAATTCCACTGGAAGTCACTAAACGAGCACGCCCAAACATCCCAGAACGATTTCCTTTACCCTCTGTAATGTCCAGAATCTTAAATTCATCATCAACAAACTCTTTTCTCTTGAGTAAGAATTTGCTACGTTTTCCCTCATACACATCATCTGTGCGAATCATCTGCCCCTCCTGTCCGTCTGTGAGATATTCTTGATATTTCGCATCAAGTTCTTCTTGGTCATTGACCAATGCAGTATCCACCATCACAATAGAATTGTGTTTGGGAAGTAGCTTTTTGAGTTCGGCATTTCGTTTGCTGAATACCAGTTCGCTGCTGGGTAAATCATAGACCCAATATTGCAACGATACTTCGCTCTTATCCAAATCTTCTTTGGTCGGTTTGGTTTGCTTGGCAAGGCTGATGATGCTGTTGAAATCGTTCTTGAACTTATCGCAGAAAATTTCCCCGTCGAAAATCAACGAGGGGTCTTCCTCGAAAAGATGCTTCAAGGCATTATAGATATGAGGTGCTGAAGAAATTTTCTTTCCCGTTCGGCTCCACATACCATCTTTGCGAACAATACAACGCATACCATCCAACTTTGGTTGAGTGTGAACAGGAAACGAAAAATCCACATCTTCAAAATTCTTGGCTAACATTGGTTCCGTGTAGGTTATACAAGAGTCAATTTTCTTCACATCAGTTGTATATCCAGTCTTGGATTTTTTATTCCATTTTGCTTGTGCTTCACTATATGCTTGTTCAGATGGACTGGTTTCATTCTTTTTACCAATATTCTTGCCTTCACAAACAGTAGGTTCATTTTCAATTTTTTTACCATCCTGTTGACCAGTGATGCTATAATACTTGTTGCCATCAACAATCATTTGCCAAGTTTGAATTGCGCCAGTTGATGTGCGACTGAATAATGTTGGAAGTGTTTTCATTGAATATAGAGTAGCAGATTTTTATAATAAGTCAAGATTTATTTTCATATGGATAAAAAATCGTCGGCTTAACTGCACCTGCTATATAAGCAATGCCGCGCTCTATGTTATAGCAGTAAAATTCATCCGCTTCGTCATAAGTCATACCATCTTTCATTAGACAATCAATAATCTTGTCGAATGAATATACCGCAGACAAACCGTCGGCGGTGGGAGTGTAACCAATAAACGCACTCTCATGTCCATCAATCAAAATCGTTTCTTGCTGCTCCTCGGTCTGGTGTTCTAGAATAAAATTCACGATCTTGTCTTTTTTATTATTTTTTGATTTCATAATAATCTACACTGAAGATCCGCTCGAAGAAAGTCAAGATTTCTTTGGCAATTCATAAACTTTATTTACTGCCGCAACTACATCTTCCAGTGTGCGATATAATGTAGCATGTAACGGACTTTGTTGAACTTTGGCACGGCTGTTATATACATTTTGATATACATTCACAACTGCTTCAACAAATTCATTTTCATATGAACACAATGAAACATATTGATGTTGGTTTTCATGTTTGCGAGTTAAATAAACCAAACCAGTCACAGGTGTGCCAATGTCTTCATAATAGTTATTTTTGTCGCGTGTTCCTTGCTTGAAGCCAAGATTTTCCAGTGATGTTTTTAGAAATTCGTTTTTCATTTGTGATACACAATGAACTACTTTTTATAGAATGTCAAGCATGAACTTATTATGCTTTGACTTTGTTTGTAAACAATATATGTTCATATGCATGACCGCAGACATGAACAAAAAAGATAAAGATGATGTATTATATACAATACTAACTGGTACTGGAACTGACATTCCACAAATATCCAGTATAAACAAAAATCTAGATTTTTATGACGATGTATCAAAGGCAATATCCATCATAAGTAACAGCGCACCATTTTCTGTCACGCAACAATATCCAATCACAAACGCACATTATACGCAGTTTGTTATGAAATCACAACTGCCAGATGATTTACGTATTTTTGTAAACAATGATGCAGCAATAGATCGGTATTTCACAGAAGCATGTTTGATGGATGGTGAAAATTTTGTTGCTAATTTATTGAATATAAGAAAAGGAGTAACTGCCACATATGATCCGTGGCACAGAAGCATCAGCACACATCAACACAGCACATATCCAGAACTACATGTGGGTAAAGGTAGTTATGGAAATTATTATGGAATGCAGCAGTTTCAAATCAAAATTGGACCCAATCATGAAGAAATATTATTGGTTTGGGCATTGCGTTCTACCATATCTGGCAATCCCATCAACATCTTTTTATACTCATTTGCCAAGTTTGAATATATAGACAAACGAAAAACGGAAAAACATCTAAAATCTATACATCCATATATGGTGAATACCAGCGACAGCTACGACTTGCTACGCTAGTGTTTCTACGCCGTTTCTATGGCTATATAATGATGTTCGCTAAAGTTCAGGGTCATTCCATCTATTCTAATAGCATGACCATCTATTTTCACGCTTTGAGCATCTACACTAAACTCTAATATGGGTGTAGCCTGACCACCTAAATATATTTTTATAATGTGTGTTCTGTCAAACATGATATACTTTATAAGTATATGTTGTGCTTGTTATAAAAATCAAAATGAACTATTTAGTTCGCTACTTGGTATATAATAATTATTTAGGTCACGCAAATTTATATCATTGCTACAATCGTATATATTCACAACACCATCTTCAACAACAGCATAATGATTGGATTGAGTGTCCAAGTTGTAACTGATACTCAAATACTCTGTGTCAAATGGTTTGTCAAGTTTATTTATTTCATTCAATAAATCGTAATATTCAGTTACATCTTGTTTCATGAATCCACCATGTTTGTGTTGTATCAACACTTGAGGAACGCGATGAATGCTGTGACCAACAATTTGATTTATACCTTTGATTGGTCCCAATGTGTTCCAATCAATCCAGTTGATGCCACCATGTTGTTGAAATCCACCACGGTCCCAACCAGCACCAAACAATTCAACATTGTTGTTTAGATATGCTTGTTCTAGCGCATCTTTTGATTCTTCACGCAACACATGATCAAAAAATTCAAGTTTTGAATCAAACTTTGTTTCATCAAATTTCAATGAATATTTTTTCCAAAGTTTGTTGGTCAAGCCAGCATGACTAAACACATGATTTTGATCAATATGATATACACCAAATTTTGATTTATCTTCATTGGTCAATACATCATTTATAGCAAAACTTTTGGCTTGTGTATACCCCGAGCACCTAAAATGTATATTTTCGCTCCAGATATATGAACTATCGTGGTTTCCAATCAAAGCAACTGCTTTTCTATTATAAAGAATTTTCTCTTTGAGCCAAACAGCAGTGTTTCTAGCATACTCTGCTGCGTATGCACCTTCACCATGATTATCAAAATAATCACCTGTGAGCACAAGTTTATCATGCTGCACTTTATCTATAATAGATTGTGCTCGTATGATACGATTGTGAATATCAGGAATGACTAATGTGCGCATTCATATACAATATCACAAATGTTCTATAAAAGTCAATACTTTTTCTTGTTGCACAAATATTTGCTATTCATGAAATTGTCAGCATTCATATTTGATTTCTTTTTGTTGCAAGCATTGCAGCACACCACAAAATTGTTTTGATCAAATGCATCACCACCAATGGACTTTGCTTTATAATGGTCCACAGTTGCTTGGTCGTTTCTATACAAAGATTTATATTTTAATTCTTTTTCACAATAAAAACAAATCAACTTATTTTTATTTTCCAGTTCTTCTTTGAGAAAATCATTGCGTGATGTTGCCCAACGCTTGCGCTCCATTTGAGCATACAAACGTTGCAGCAACACAAGATTAGCATAACTACTGATATGCACATCATCCATATGGACGATATGTTTCATTTAGCCACCCATGTCATCTTTGGTCCACTCATAGTCATCATCGCTTTTACTCATAACGTCGCAAAGCAGTTGCTTTTTCTTTGGCGGTGTAGGTCTTGTATTTGATTTTGTTGACTCCCAAACAATCTTGACATTATCCATATGCTTTTCTGGCATATGAACTATTCGTATTCCATTTTGAGCAAAAAGATTCACAAGCTCTTCAAGCTTCATACCCTTCCACTTTGGTAGATTATCACCACCACCGGCTTGTAGCACAGCATTGCGCATCATAAGATAGAAGTCATCTTGGCATAGTTTTACTTTAATATCGTTGTTCATAAATTTATTTTAAGTCCAAAAGAAATCACGGTTGGTCACAATCCAAACCAAATATTTTGTATCTTCTTTGCTGATGAGCACTTCTAACCGATTGAGTTCAGCATAATCAACTGCATATACACCAGTCTTCGTTTCTTCGTCTGGATATGACTCGGAGTGCTGCTTTTGCAAAACTGGGCGGCGGTTTTTGATATAGTCATAGCAGTCCTTCAACTCGTTGGCAAACTTTGCATGATTTTCACCAGATGCTTCATAGTCAGTGTTGTCAAAGCATTTTTCACCATCAACAAAATGAACAACCATAGCAAAATTGAGTTCAGTAATAAGCCAAACCTTATCGCTCCAATCATCTGGGATCTGTTTTTTGAGCCATTTCTGACGAGGATTCAATTTATAACGCAGCCAATCATATGCTCTACCCATCTTGCATTTCAAGCTAAATCCATTTTCACGCAACCAATATTGAAAAGGAAAATTATATTCGTGGAAGTTGTCAATAGCATCTCGTTCAGACTTGCGACCAAGAATAGTATGCCCATCATTTATGATGGCGTCCAGATACCAGAAATATAAATATGTACGCTTTTTACGTGGCATATCCATATATTCATCTGCGCTCTTTACATATACATATCGTGTAAATGGGTTGTTGTCATCCAACCAATAGCAGAAGTTATAATACATATGACGAAATGTAGTTGTGTCTGTCTCTGGCATTTTTACAGCACGATTGTGCTTGCTGAAAATTTCAGCGGCTTCTTTCATAGATTCTGTGGGTTCTTTATCGTTGTTCATAAATTATTTACTTTATAAGGGTTGATAAATGTGATGTCTGGATAGTTTTTGGCTACTTCATTATAGTCATAGCGTCCTGATAAGTGTGCAGCATACATTTTTTTAACACCAGCATCTTTACATACTTTAATAGCCTCGTCAATAGTAAAATGAGTAGTATCATCACGATCTTCTGCATTCACAAAAGTACAATCCATAATAACATCCTTGCAACCAGTTAGTTGGTCTGCATCGGGGATGTCGTATGCATCAAGACAATAAGCAAACAAATTGGCACGATAAGACTCATTGATAGCGTCTTTGCTCAATCCATTCTTTAGCAGTTCTGGAATGTTCTTGCCCAAAAACTCTGGTTTGAGACGATTGCGATTTTCATAAATCACATAACCAAGAGTGCTTACATTCTTTTGATGACTCATGTTAAACGCACGAACATATTGCTTGTTGCCAAGATCAAACTCAAAGCCAGCTTCAATAGGAACAAATGTTATTTTGTAGCGTAGATAGTTTGAGTTACGACCCATTACAAAATCAAACAATGCGTTGAGATGTGTATTATCTTTTGGATAATAGATAGTTAATGGCTTGTTGTGATCTTGAGTGTCTTTGTTGCGAGAAATGCCGCGACCAGAGTTGCGGCAACCAACAACAGAAGGCAGTCCAAGAGTATGATCACCGTGATTATGGGTGAGGAACAAATATTCTATGTTGGCAAGACTATTACCAATAGCTGTCGCAGCACCTTCACCACAATCAAAAAGGATTTTGTGTTGTGGTACATAACACCAAGAGCTATAAAGTGCCTTGCTAAAAATAGAAATGTTGAGTTCGTTATTCACAAACTATACATTGTTCTACTTTTTATAGAATGTCAAGGATTATATCACTTTGTATGTTATTTTTCCTGTGCTTGGATCAATTGACAGTCCTTCAACATTTAACAGTTCTGAGTATTTTTCCAAATCATATCCAGCATCGCGTGCTTTACGCAATCTAGCACCAATCTTTCCAGCATCAAACTCTTTACCTTTTAGATTTGCATTTTCTGTTATATCTTCATTCTTGTCGGCGTTGAGCACAAACACAACATCTGATTTAGACTTGATTATCCAACCATCTTCAAGTTTAAGATCATCAAATACATTTGTGTCTCTTATATTACATACAGCAACTTCAAATCTCTTGAATAATGCATTTCGCACTTCTTTAGAGATTTTGTTGTCTGGGCTATATGGAGCCTTGTTCCATTCTACTTTTGGTGTTGTTTCTAGTTTCATAATTTATTATTTTTAAGAGTTTAGCCGATATTCAGTTTTACTTTTGGATTTACATCATTTTGCCATCCACCAGACAACAATACATATTTTCCATCGCCATATGCAAGTGCTCCCCAATTCTGGTTATATCCAGTCGTTGAAGCCGTCCAATTTACAGCGTCGGCGGATGTAAAGATATTATATCCATCGTCTGTGTAATAACTACTTGCCACAAACTTGGTTCCGTCATATATCACTTTACTCAACGATACATAAGAACTTGTTGTTACATAACTACTTGTCCAATTGATGGCGTCTGTAGAAGATACAATAAAACTGTCATCATCCGACACCATAACAAATTTGTTGTTTCCAAATGCAACATCGTTATAATAATAATCCGGTACTGAAGCTGTGTGCCAAGTGGTTGCATCAGTTGAGTACATTACTTTGTCAGCTGTGTTTGTAATACCCAAAACATTATAGTTATTGTCACCAGTAGCCAGCACAGTTCCATCATTTTTGATGATATATGTGAAGTCTTCTCCACAAGATACTTTGCTTACATCCGTGGTTGATATAGTTGGAACATCATAACTTGTATAATCACCAGTTCCAAGTTGTCCATATCCATTATATCCCATGCCATATAATGTGCCGTCTAGTGCAACAAACAATGCATTGTCATTTGTAGCAGAAACTTGCTTTACGCTTCCGGTAATCATGCTTGCGGTGATTTGATTGCTATAATTTGCACCAATTCCAAGTTGACCGTCGCTGTTATATCCCATGCCATATAATGTATTATCATTTTTGATATAGTATGAGGTATAGTCGGATACAGCGCAAGATACAACATTTGTGTCTATAAGATATGATGATGTACGTGCATTAGTGTCACCAGTTCCAAGTTGTCCATAGTTGTTATATCCAATTCCATATAAATTTCCGTTGCTCTTGATATACAATATATGATTGTCGCTAATTGCCGCTTGTACAATATTTGTGTCCAATTGAATTGATGTTGTTACATATGTACCAATAACAGACCCAGTTAGTTGACCATATCCGTTATATCCCATACCCCATAAGGTGTTGTCGTTCTTAATATATGCTGTACAACTTCCATTTTCTGATGAGCAGAATGATTGTGATACATTTGTGTCTATTTGAACAGGCGAGTATCTTTCGACACGAGTTCCGTCTCCAAGTTGTCCTTCATAATTATCTCCCATACCCCACAATGTATTGTCATTTTTTACAAAGGTTACGTGATCTCGACCAGATGCTACATTTCTAACATTAGACACTATTGGAACAAACTTTATGAATTCTCCCAACGAACTGTCTTTTCCAAGTTGACCATCGCCATTTCTGCCAACACCATATAATGTATCATCTTTTATAACTAAAACATGATCCTCCCCAGCTGATACATAACTTGCGGTGTTATTATCAAATGTTTGTGTGAATGTATTTCTTTCATCGTAACTGTTATAAGTCCCCCCATTAGTCGATATTACATACTTTCCATTGCCATATGCAACGCTTGTGTTGTATGATGAAAATGATCCAGTTTGTTCTGCCCAATCTGTTCCATTTGACGATGTTACTATTCTGTCTTCGCCAACAGCAATGAATTTTCCGTTGACATATCTTACTCGATTTAGTTCGTCATAGTTTGTGTTGTTCAAAGAACCTGTTGTCCAAGTAATACCATCACTTGATGTGAATGCTTCTGGTCTGCCGTCGTTGTATCCATTTGATACACTTGAAACAGCGACATATGTATTAGTTCCGTTATATGCAATACCAGAAATTCCACCTTCTACATTTGTAATAGAACCACTTGACCAATTTTTACCATTTGAAGAATATTTTATTTGAGTATTTCCTTCGCCGCCACCAGCAATGAATTTACCATCTGCATAAATAACATCGCGCCAGTAAATTTCATCCGTACCATAACTATCCGTGAAGATAAATTCATCTGTGCCTTCTGTGGTCCATCCTGTTGCGTCTGTATAATACATACTGAATGGAAGTGCATATTTGCCCAATTGCCATTGATAGTTGTATCCCATTCCGTATAATGTTTTATCTGATTTGATATATAGTCCATGTTCATTTCCACCCACTGCGTATGTTACATCTGTGTCAATCAATATTGGTTCAATGACATCATTATAGAATTTATTGGACAATTGTCCATCGTTGTCGTTGCCCATACCATACAATGTTCCATCATTCTTTATATAGTATGTAAAATCGTCACCACCACCAACAAACTTTACATCTGTGTCAATCAGTTGTGGTTCAGACACATCAAAGTCATCATATCCATATGATGTACCAAGTTGTCCATTGCCGTTATTACCAAATGTAAATAGTTTACCATCGGTATCAATATATGCACTGTGATATCCCATTGCTGCGCATGATGCTACATTTGATGCAATTTGGTATGGATTGTCCCAATCAAATGAAGAACTTGCCTCAGTGCCCAATTGATAATGATAATTATTTCCAATGCCCCACAATGTATTATCATTCTTGACAAACAATAGGTGATAGCCGCCACCAGAAATAGATTTAATACTGCTTGTTATTTGAGTAAATGTGGTTGCTGATAGTCCAAATATTTCATCGGTTGATACCCACAATGTATCATCTTCCATAAGCAATGCACTGTAATTTTCGCCAGTTACAAGATTTGTTATTGCTCCAGAACCTGTGATATCACCTTCAAGTACTGTTTCTGTCCATGTATCATAACTGCTGTATCCGCCATTACCAAATGTTCCGTTTGCACCGTTTCCAGTGAACCAAAGAGTATTATCATTCTTTACTGCGCCAGCAAAATATCCTTCACAACTTGATGCCGCGAGTTTTACATCTGTCAAAGACAAACTTGCAGATCCACGATAATCGGTATTTCCAATTCCCAGTTGTCCATCATCGTTATATCCAACGGACCATAGTTCATTGCTTGTGTTTAGTATATAACTGCTATAATAGCCAGCCCAAGCACCAATGATATTTTCCAATAATATAGGAACATTATTTGCAACAACTCTTGTAAATAAATTGTATGATCCAACGCTGACCCAGCCTATTTTATTGTTTCCCTCACCTCGCTTGATCCATGTTTCGCTTGGTTTTGAAAACGAGATATATTCTTCTTTTAGAGTTGTAAATCCCGCATTTATATATGATCCATAAACAAATGCCTTCTTTGAAATATTCAATTTCTGCAAGTTTCCTCGAACATCAAGGAAGAAATCATCACCATTTCTACAGAATTTTGCGCCGCGTGGGGCTTTTACAACGCCTTCTGGGCTGGATTGATCGAATTGACTAAATATATTTCTCATAGGTTATAATAATTTGATATATTATAAATATAAGAGACTATCAATACGCTGTCACTTTTTCACTAATTGTTCATCAATATATTGTTTCAATTCTATTAGATCTTTATTTTCAAGTATAACTTCATCTCCATATGGTCTGCCATGTTTCAATATATACCATATATTTTTTAGTTTATATCTCCAACCAGTGTCTGTTGTATAACCACGCTGCCAAAATGAAACATACCACATATCATCCTCATGATCTTTTTCAATATGCAGTTCATGCGTATGACATGAACATGTTAAATGTAACTCGTTATCTTTTTTCATATTATTTCAAATCTCATATATAATGGAATATCGCCTTTGATTTACAATAACCTACGAAGGTGGAAGTTTTGACAAGTTTTCTATCTCTTTAACAATTTCCGCCAGAACTTTTTTACGAGAATTGGCAGACATTTCAATTTTTTTAATTTTTTTCATCTGCACACCCAGTATCTTGTCGAATTTTTCTCGTTTCTTTTTATAAAATTGAAAAATCTTGTCTTTTTGGGATTCGTATTCTATCACTTCGTTTTGGACTTTATCTTTCCATTGATTTAACAATATAATCTTTTTTTCTTCCGTTATTTCTTCATTTGGATCTATACGAATTTGTTGATTTGAATTATCATCACTCATAAATTTTGTGTGTTTTCGTTCTTTATTTCTTCATGAACTTGGATCTTCAAGGCATCAAGGTCTTGCTCCGATAATTCAGGTGCTTTTTCCAATTGCGTTGCATCATCTGATGAAATTTTAAATGTCTTTTTACATCCAAATGGATTGTTTATATATAAAAAATAGCAATTGTAACACAATAGTTCAAGATTTTCGCGTTTTTTATTTTTAGTATTGGCGTCAATATAATTCAATAGCAATGGTACTATGCTGTCAGATATTCTGCGTTCGTTGAAGTTGCACTTGTTGCACTTTTGTTCGATTCTATTGCTGCGAATGAGACGAGCCTTGAGACGAGTTGTGCTATACTTTGGAAACTTGTTTTCTAGTATTTGATTCAGTGGATACTTACCACTATCTTCGTTCTTTATTGGTTTGCTTATTCCCTTACCAGCAGCATTGGAGACCCTACCATACAATCCATACATCTTGGCATATTTGCGATATGTCATAAATGACACACCCAATTTTCTAGCAACATCTGCCTCGGTCTTGCTGATACTTTGTGCTGCTAGGATTTCACTTTCCAGCAACATTCTTTTTGGTCTTCCGTTTAGTAGCATATGTTTATGTAACCTTCTTTAGATTTACCATTGTTTCTGTGTTCTTTGGTATGAGCACAAAATTATTCATCTCTTTTTTACTGATTAAAAAATTTTCTTCAATTGTCCAGATAAAAGTGTATCCTTCACACTCATAATAAGCACAATTCTTGAATGTCTTTGTTCCTATGTTGTTTATGCTAATATACAAATCCTCGCAATAATCATCATGTATGAGATTCTTGCCAAGGTCTATCATCAATCGTTGTGCTTGTGTTTTTGTCATTCGTATGAATATCCATTTTTGTCTTGTGACAAATCTTGACCTGAACTTTTCTTAAAGTTTTCTCTTAGATTTTCGGCCAATACATATTGACCAATATTAACCAAGCATAAGAAAGCATTAACCATTGCTTCTTTCTTGGCAGCTTTGCTTTTTCGCACCAACAATATTGGGCCGAGATTAAGTTCGTCAGACTCTTTCATTTGTTTTTCTACAGCAAGAGTTGCGGCTTCAAAAATTTGGGATCGTTCGTCGTCAAATAACTCAGGATTGAGGAATACAGTATGTCCCCAATCTGGTCCTTCTACATAAAAACTCAACATTTTTATTTTACTCATCTTATTCATATATATTAGTTAAAATCTGTTCCGATTGATACATCGCCATCATTTATAGTGTCCAAAGCACTTAATTTTAATTTGACCTTTTCACACACTTCTTCTTCAACCGTGTTGGCTGCGAAGATTATTTTTTGTAGTGATTTGGTTTTGCCTCCATCTCTCCATACTCTACCAAGAGCTTGACGCAAGTCAACAGCAGAAGGTGTTGGACTGATTAAAGATATTCTTGGATAGTTTCCATTTAGGTCATGTAAACTTAGACCAGCACCACCCGCTTTGATATTGACTATAATAACTCTCTTTTTGTCTGCTTGAAAATCTGCTATATGAACATCGCGTTCATTTCCCTTATTTTCTCCCCACACAACACAATTTGTGTTTAATCTTTTTGACAGTGCTCTTACAGTTTCACTAAAATTGACAAATATAACAACACTCATACCATCTTCTAATGCATCTTCTACCATTTCCACAAACAATGGTACTTTGATCAGTTCGGCTTGTTGTCGCGCCCTCAACATGATCACCATACTATTTATTTGATACTCTTTGGTGTTCTTGCATTGAGCTTGTAGATACTTCAGTTCCTTTTCCATTTCTTCATACACTTCTTTCAACTCTTTCTGTGACTTTTCATCTATGTTATATGCTTCAGCAATAACTTCACTGTCTGGAAATCCTTTGATGTCGTCGCGTCTTACTCTTACTCCTCTGTCCAAAAATAAATCGGCGTGTAATTTTTTTAACACATCTTTGTCGCCGCTAAATTCCCAACCAAATCTTCCTTGTTCACATCCATGATCTCGTAAAAAAGCCAACCACTTGCCTGTTTTATACAATCCTGTAATGAGTCCCACACATTTTAGTTCTATGGGATTTATTGCATTGGTGGCACTACAACATAATATTTTATAACCTTGTTTCTTGGCTGCAATTGCAATTTCACTATTTTGAGTGCCATGACCTTTTAGTCTATGACTTTCATCAAATATAATAAGAGTGTTCTTTGGAATATTCCATTGAAAAAACTCTCGGGTGCTTATTTTACTCACAGACTTCCATACTCCAATATCTTTATATTTACCAGTTTTAACAGACTCATAATTTAGAACAAATTCTGGCTTCATGCCAAAATGGTCCTTGATTACTTTGTTCCATGAATATATAACAGCTTTAGGGCATACTACAGCTATGCCCATATTAAGTTCTCTTGCTACACCAACCGCTGTATATGTTTTTCCAGCACCTGTATCACTGCCATCCAGTGCCGCTTTGTTTTTTAGTATAGCAGCACATAATTTAGCTACACTTGGTATTTGGAATTCTTTCAATCCTTTGATATTTTTTACAGTGTATGATTGAAGTGTGCTTTCTTTTTGTATAATTAATGGTTCAACTTTGTTGTCTCTGCCAAAGTCTTCTCTGAAATCTGCTTTGTTTGTTTGCCATTCATTGAGTGTCCATTGACCCAGTTTATTTTTACTTATGCTATAACCTTGTGCTTTTAGTTTTATTTTGTTGCTGTTCCAAAATACAAAAAAGCCTTCTAGATAATCTTTTGGTATGACCCAATACCTCATCCACTTGGAACCATATTTGGTTTGTACCTTGTTGGTTTCAGACCAGTTTATAAAAAGCTTTGAGTCTCCGCCCATTATATATACTTTTAGTTGCCGTGTGCGTCTTTGCCCTTTAGAAACTCAGAGGCTTGAAATATATTGGTTTTGACTGGACTGTTGCCGTTGCGAATAACACCAATATTGAAATATTGTTCCATCAAATCATAAAAAGCACGACCTGTTGTTTCATCCGCGCTGTGTCCAATGCTTTCGGCATTGTTCATATAATCTTTGCGACTTTGTTTGAACTGACGTTCACACATACCTTCTAGATATTTTATTACACCATCAGTTGTTTCAAAAAGAACCACGGGATTTTTATTACCTTGTTTCTTTGTAGAGTCTATCACATAATATTTTGACATATAACCTTTATTTTTATTGTTGTATATATAAGTATCAAACAGCTTTGATATTCGCTTTCAGTTGTTGATAATATTAACCATGTTGATACACAGTATCAACCATGTTATCTAATATGTCAATCTATAACAACTTACTTCCAAGGACCATCACCTTGAAATTTTATTCCCAACACCTCTTCAATAAAATTCCACGCTGCTTTTGTTTTGTTGTTGTTCATCAGGTTCAACAATTTGTCTTCTTGTTCTGGCGTGGCAACATTGAAGAACTTAGCAATCTCCATGACACCAGCATTGTTGTCGTATATCAACTCAGTCAATGCTGGTGTTTCTTTTTTATTTTTCTTGCTTGTATCAAATGCACCAATAGTCCAACGACCATTCATATCACTTGTTATACCAGCATTTGGTTCAGTGATTTTTGACCCACCTTCATTCAACAATTGAATGGCTGAACAGAAATGGTCTATATGATCTCCATTCATTGTTTATTATTATCTACCCATGTGTGGGGTATCAATGTCTGGGTCATCTGGACCACCACGTTGTGCTCCACTTGGCTTTATTTTTTTATAGCCGCCATGTTTTGGCTTTTTATCAAAGTCACCAAAATCTCCAGTAGGATTATCCACGCCACCCATGTCAGAATATTTGCCATGTTGATGTGGTTGATAATCACCTTTTGCCTTTGGCTCTGGTTCTAATTTACCTTCATCATCATATGGCCAGTTCTTACCTTCTTCCATAGCAGCACCAAAATAATGATCAAGCGGATCAGCATTTCCAGACATGGTTGGAGTTTTGCCCACAACAATTTTATTTGCACCAATTTTTGCTTTTTCGGCAGGTGCTTTTATGTTGGATGTTTTCAGTGGTGTTGCAATTCCACCTTTTCCCAATCCAGAACTGTTCAATGAAGTTTGACCAACTGGTTCAGCAGATACTTGAATAATTGCAACCGATGGTATATCATATCCACATTCATCCATACCCGATTCAAGCGGTGTCATTGCGCCTTCTTGCTCAAGACCGGCTTTATTCAGTTTGGTATAATAACGGGGATCTTCTTTTAAGTGATGAAGTGCGATAGTTTTGGCAAGTGTATCGTCTTGATTGCACATTTTTGCTTTATCTTGTTCATGGTCTTTTTCTGCTGCGATTCCCATCGCCAGCTCGTTTGGGTCAATGTTCATAATGTATATTCCTTTATTGTTTTTTTAAGTTCGTTGTATCTTATTATTTTGCATCCTGTATATTTCAATAGGTCTTGCATTCTATCGGCGTCCTTCTTTATCAAATTTCCAAATCTGTCAAAATGATGCCTTTCATCGTACTCAAATATTGTATTGGTTTTTTCATCGTACCCATCTACAAATGCACCAACATCTTTGAAGTATTTCTCGCCACCATTCAGTCCGTGAATAAACGAATAGCCATTCTCTTTTCCATATTGATCTATAAACTCACACGCTTTTATATTGACTCTTGGGTATTTGTATCCAGTTTTTATAAATTTCTCTGCATATTTTTTTCGTAGAGAGTTTCTCATCTTTTCAATCCCAATTTCTGTTTGTTTAAGTGGAGACTTTTTTAATTTTTCGGATAATTCATGTTTATATTCCTCGCTGTGAGTTTCTCCAAACATACCATTGTTTTCTCCAGAATTTGCCATTGATATTTTATTTTTAGTTTTTTCTGAACAAGGCGGTCTATTTTTATAACTACACAACTTGCACATAGAATTGCGACTCATTGCTTGGTTGTATGATTTTATTGAATTGTAATTTATATTACATTCGCACTTTGAACAAACTCTTTCAAGTTTTTCTACACTATATTTCCTTCGAGATTTTCCTCGGCATTTTACACAGCAAGAGTTCAGTCTCACCATTTTCATCAAATTACATTTAGATGTGTGATATATATCATTACTACAAACGGGGCATTGTCTCTTAAATTCCGACATACAATAATATTTCTTGTTTGTTAAATTTTATCCGATTGAAAGTACATTTCCAAGTCGCTATAATATTTTGGATTTTTGTGAAGATTTTTCAATACTGTTGGTTTGGCTACATCTTTGTCTGGATATTCCATGCGTTTCATTTCATAACGCAGTCCAGTACGTATTTCATCTTTGCTAAAGTTTGGATCTATCAAATCATCGTCTGTGAGAGTATCATATAATGGACTACCAATAACAGTATTGCCCTGCATATATGTATATTTGCGTTGTGCTGGATAATTTTGTAAGCGGCGTGATGTTTGATTGCTAGAGAATGTACCAGCCCAATTGGTTGCTGCCACACCTCCACCAGCCATTGCTCCACCACCATAGCCACCAGATTGACCAACATAATATTCCTTCATTGGCACAGCATGATTCAGTTCTCTAATACCGTTGCTATACATAAATGTTTCAAACATTACTTTCATACCTTCAAATGTTTTATTACCAACATATTCATTACATGTTCCTTTTTTGACATATGCCAAAGTAACATGAGGATTGTATTGTGGCCATTTATAGTTGTTGTCAAAGTTCTTGCGAATCATTTCATGTATCTTGCTCAAATGAGGACTTTTCACTTCAATCTTCAATACATCATATGGAGTATCTGTGTTAGAAAACTTACTGATTTTTCCCAGTTCTGCTACAATCTTTTTTGGTACTTTATTCAATAGTTCTTTGACTCTACCTTCTTCTACTGGACTCAAGCCATACATAACAGTTACATGTGGATTGGCTTCCTTACCATAATTTTCGCCAACTTCTTCATATACACATTCGTTTGGAATCTGCTTGATAAATTCAAGCATAGATTCTTTTTGTGGTACATCAACCATAATACAATGACCTTCTGCAATCAGGTCTGTATAAAAACTGTAGTATGCTGGTATTTTATCCATTTAGTAATCCTTTTTTAGTTTCGTTGATAGATGTTCTGTCACCCATTCTGGCTTTGAGCATTTTCAAAATTGATTTTGGATCGCGACCATTAAAATTCACACCAAGTATGCCACGCTTTGAGCAATAATCTTGTAGTTCTTGCATATCAGCATTATTATAATCTGGAATACTTGGATTCATTTCAAATGGCTTTTCTGCTTGTTGTTTATGATTACCAAATGAACGACCACGCAACAATGATTGTATGTCAGCACTACTTACAGAGTCATTACTATGACCTCTTGTCATCATTGCTGATATATTCATTGTTGTATATTGCTCGTTCATGATTTGTTTTGATGAAATCCCAAATATGTTCCGTCTTCTTCTGCTGCCAACTTGAAATCCATAGCAGCATCATGATCATCAAATCCAACTTCACGCTTTTTACCTGTGTCTGAATCAGTTACTACCACAACAAACGGCTTTTTTTTGTCGTGGGCAGGATCTCCTGCTCCACCTGGCAACCAATCATCTTTGTGTTGCCCCCATGGAACATTTTCGTCGGACTCTTTTATAGAAATATAATTTGGTCCAGTCATTTCTTCAATCACTTCTTTGATCAATGCTTTTAGTTCTGATTTTTTCATACCGATTTTTTCCAAGTTCCTGCACCCGCTCTGCTTTGTAATTCTTTTCTTGACGCGGTTTCTATTGCATGGAAAATTTCTTGTTTCGTTTTTCCGAACAATAACTCAACGACGCTCATGGCATCATCGCTGATATTCATTCTTTTTGAATTTCCGCTGTTGATATATCGTTGTGCTTCTTCTTTTGCCAATAAATCAATCGCTTCTAGATATGATACTGGTGAGTCGGTTGTCGCTTCTTCAATTACTTCTTTGATCAATGCTTTTAGTTCTGATTTTTTCATAAATTTTTATCCAGTGATACACCAAATTTATTTTCTCCCTTGGCGTCAATCTCAAGCCGAGAACCATCTTTGAATGTTATAACTATATATCCTCCACCCGCTATAAATGCCGAAGATACAGTTTTTCCTTTTATTAGAGATAAACGTTGGTCTATTGGCTGATTGGTATTTGTTAGTGACTCTTCAACAACTTCTTTGATCAATGCTTTTAGTTCTGATTTTTTCATATATATGCTATTACTATAAATATAACGACATCACAGAATGAAGTCAATATATATACTTTTTATGCAGCCTTTCGTTTTATCCAAGCAATTTTCATATTGTCTCTAGTTTCTTGTGATTTGGGCCTGCCGCTCATAGCAATTGATAATTTCAGTTTTGTTTCTTTAGAATGTCCATGTTTGTTCGGTCCCCGTATTTTCCCAGATTGCCGGATAGATACATCTCGCTTGACTTCTTCTGACCGTATTTTTCCCGTATTTCCAATTGATATTTTATGCTTCGATTCTTCCGAATGTGGAGTACCAATTTTTCCATATTTCCATCCAATAGGCAATTCAGCCGTTCCTTTTACAAATTTATTGGAAATTCCGTCGGTTATCCATCTTCTACCAAAGCATGGGTTTTTTTCACCATCATACATTCCTTTATTGGAAATGGACATTTTCATTCGCGTTTCTATTGATACATTCCGGTTTGATAGTTTCCTCTTCGTTTCTTCGGATACAATCCTCCCAATATTCCCAAGCCGAATTTTTTCCTTAGTCTCTATTGATTTTGGTCCATATTTCTTTCCAGTCAAAGATTTACGCATCCTCTCCACCGTTTCCGCCGTCCGCTTCCTTCCCGTCTGCCAAGCCGACATTTTTCGCTTGGTTTCCTCCGAATGTTTTCTTCCTTTGAATGAAATTCCGACACCACCGCCTTCTGCGATATTGTACCCATTTTTTACAGAATCATATTTTCGTATCCAATACATCTCTCTATAATCCATCATCCAACTTACTGTCGGCATATCTTCTATTATTATCCTATCAAAATCATCATAACCGTATTTCAACAATGCGTGATATATTTTTGTTTGATTTTTACACCGAACCATTTGGTAATCCCTCCACCGCTCAAATATATCGGTACTTTGACCTATATACCATTTACCCGTTGTTTTGCTGCGGAGTCCGTATATCCCGCTTACGATAGTAGGCTTCTCGTCCGGCTGCTCGTTCTTTTTCAACGCGCTTCCAATAACTCCGCATTCGGTATTCTCTGTTGCGTTCATCTTTTTGTTCCTTTGTTAGATTGTGCGATTTTCTACCCATATATAACCTTTCATATAAGTATAAGGAACAAATATAAAACTTACTAAAATCTTACAAAAATACTAATTATAATTTCCGAGACCAAGATACTTTTTGTCATCGGGTGTTAGTATCGTTTTTATAAATTTTTTCATCACGATTCCCGCAATTACGTTTGCCTCATTCTCAATTTCTCCACCAATCTCTTGTTCATTGCCATTTATTCTATTATCAACATCTTGTTTCATGTGAGTTAATTCATGAGCAATTGTGCGACAATAATCAATCATATGCCTACCATCACATATAGTAGATATAGTCTTGTTTTGAGGTGAATAACAGCCAGTTGTGATAGGTTCATTTGGCGACTTGCCCAATAATCGTATCTTCACTTCAACATCTTGCAATTTCAACTCTGAGATCGCATACTTTAAGAACTTGACCAACAAAGCAAGAGTTTGTGTGTCCAAATCTGGACAGCCCACACCTTTGAACACTCTTAGATTTTTTGCCATATGCTAATAAATATATACCACTTATTACAAATTGACACTTTTTTGGATGTGTGTAGTATGAATTCATATGTCAAAAACCTATTATTCATATCAAGATGTGTTTCTAAAGCCTCGTTATAGCGAGTTTCATTCACGTAGTGAAGCAAATACTTCTATAAAATTTGGTGATCAAACATTTAAATTACCAGTTGTGCCAGCCAACATGGAATGTACCATGAATGTTGATAAAGCAAAGTATATGAGTGAAAATGAATATTTTTATATCATGCATCGCTTCAACGCAGACAAAACCGCACCATCCAACACAGATAATAAAAAGTTTATTGAAGTTGCAAACAAAGAAAATTTTAAGAATATCAGTATCAGTATTGGTGTGAAAGAAGAGGACGTGGAATTGATTCATTATTGCATCTTAAAAAATCTTCGCATAGATTTTCTAACTATTGATATTGCGCACGCACACAGCGTAAGAATGAAGGAAATGCTTGAATTTTTACATAGTGTTTATAAAAGAGGAGCATATGAACGACCATTCATCATTGCTGGAAATGTTGCGGCGGCTGGTGCGGTTGTTGACTTGGAGAATTGGGGTGCAGACGCCACGAAGGTTGGAATTGCGGCTGGAAAAGCGTGTCGGACTTATAATGAAACTGGATTTGGTGTTCCGATGTTTAGCTGTATTTTGGAGTGTTCCAAGATTGCTAGACGGCCAATAATTGCGGACGGAGGAATTTCCGAGTGCGGGGACATAGCAAAGGCTCTTGTTGCAGGTGCAAGTGTGGTTATGGCCGGTGGCATATTTGCTCGCAGCATTGATTCTCCAGCCGAAACAGTATATAAGAATGTTTCGTCCAATGAATATTATGCCGGTGGCGGTCCGATTATAATAACAAAAACTTACAAACAATATTACGGCTCCGCTTCTTCTCACAACAAAACGGGTGATAGCCACATTGAAGGAACTCTGATTGAATTGGAATGCGACGGCATATCTTACGCCGATAAGCTTCGTCATATGATAGGACATCTTCAAAGCTCCATTTCATACGCCGGTGGAAATTTGAAAAATGTTGAGTGGGACGTTAAAAATAATAAAAAACTTTGATGTTTGGTCTGCGACTCCTATATTTATAGTAATATAGGAGTCTCATATGAAGAACATAATAAAAATAAACGATAAAGTTGTAATTGAATATCATCGCGGCAAATCAAAGAATAATCCATCATATTATCTTATGGATGATACCAGCAAGATTGTGAAAGAACATCTTGCTGGTAGCGATGTCAAAATACAATGTAAGGGAGATAGTTCTTATTATAAAATAAAATCCATAACTTCCGCGCACCTTACTAGGGAATATTTTGGAAATAGATGGCGGGGAACCCATCAAAATCCTTTCAAGGGAAAGAAACACAGCCGATACTTCAAAGACAAATTGAGCAAGGAGAGAAAAGGAAAATGGGGAGTTGGGAAAAATAATGCCAACTTTGGAAAATCAAATTATAAAAGGTGGGTTGAAAAATACGGTAAAGAAGAGGCGGATAATAGAGAAAAGGTCAGAGCAAAAAAAATGTCTGTTGCATTTTCTGGAAACAAAAATCCATTTCATGGAAAATCACACAATAAAGAAACGCAAGACTTGATTAGCAAAAAAAGAAAGATGTGGAGAGAATCATTGTCCGAAGAATATATCAAAGAATACGCCAACAAAATATCCGAGTCGCAGAAAAGATTGCAGCGGGACGACCCCGAAGAATACCGACGGTTGAAGGCAAAGGGTGGAACCGCAGCAATGGTATCGCAAATGAAAACATGGAAACCCAACAAAATAGAGTCCATTGTACAAAACGAACTAAATAAACGAGGACTGTCATTCAAGTTTGGTGTTATACTTGGACACAAGCAGTTTGATTTTGGAAATAAAAAACACAAAATATTGATTGAAGTACAAGGAGATTACTGGCACGCAAATCCAGAACTGTATGGAGATGGAAAACGTCTTATAAACAAAATACAATCATCCAAGATTGAAAAAGACAAAAATAAAGCAAAATTTTGCCAAGAAAAGGGACTTAGCTTATTTTATATTTGGGAGACGCAAATATTGAACAACGATTTCTCGGTATTAGATGAAATAAAGAAAAAGATGGAATCCTAACCTATCAACTTACGCAAAAAATCTAAATGGTGAACGCCTTCATACTTCGCCAAATAATAACAAAACGCCGCAGTTGTTGCGGCGTCTTCTTTTTGTAGTTCTTCTGACAATTTTATATAAAGTCCATCTCTGAACATTTCCAAATAAAAGACACACTTGTCATCAGTGGTGCTCATAAAAACAAAAAGACGCCGATATTACTCGTCGTCTTTTTTTATACTATTGTCTTTTGATTTACCCTTTATGTTCTTTTTATTCTTTGGACGAAACTTCTCAAATTTCTCTGTGTCTATTTCTTCCAATTGTTCAATGTCTATTGTTGAATAATCTTCTTTGTATCTATCGTGATTTTTACTCATATCACATAATAAATATATGTTAAAAAAAAGAAAATGATCACTTTCCTGTAGATCCAAATCCACCACCACGATCATTGTTGTCCAATATATCTACTGGATGAAACTCAATATCATGTGTTTCCATAGGTAGTAGTTGACAAATCTTATCACCCATATTGTATAATTTGCTCAAATTAGGTGTACCTAAAATTAGGTCATCTATAATAGAATAATCTTCTGGTTGCCAAATATATTTGAAGCGAACCAATATTTGATTTCTATATCCACGATCAATAAGACCAACAGAATTGGCAAGCACAATATTATATTTACTGATTGAACTTCGTGGTCTCAAATCTGTGTGACAATTATAAATAGAATATGAACTTTGGCAAGAATCAATTGCTTCGGTGGCTGGATGGGTGTATACATTGGTTTCATATTCAATATAATCTATGCGCTTGTAATAAGTTTTACCACTACTACTGTTCCAAGTTTGTCCTATAATATTAGCGGGACTTGTTGATATAACATCATAACCAGCATCAGTTTTATTTGCTCGCGCTGGAAAAACAAGTCCTTTTACATTTTTGATATAATATTTGAATTTCATAAATTTAATTGTCTGTTGTGTTCTGCTACCATTTTGCTCAATTCAAGATACTCAGCATGAGTTTTCATATACTCATTGCCTGTGGTATCAGATATCTTCATCAACCCATGATTACGATCATATGTTGAAATACGACACAGTTGAACAGCATCTACACGATCAATTCCAAATGTTTTCATGTATGCTTCTACATCATTTTCTGATGGAAGTTCTGGTAATATTTTATCTAACCTAGCATCAATATCTTCCATTGATAATAGTTTCATATATTATGCTACACTAACAACAACATCATCATGAGTCAATCCATAATCATCTTTCCAACCAGCTTCACTCAATCCAAACACAATATGTTCTTCTGAACCATCTGTGCGATATACAACCATATTAGGATGTTCAGGTGAAGTTTCTTTAGTAAACTTCATGAGTTTGGCTATTTCTTCTCTAACAAGAAAAGCATCAAATATATTAGTAATTTCTTCTAATGTTGTTTTGCGTGTAATAACAACGCCGCGACCATTGCCGCCGAGTTGCTTTACATGCGTTACAATAAAAATAAATAAGTTGTCGTAGTTCATATTTTTATAAGTGATTTGCTAATATCTTTTACAATCTTTGTTTTCAATTTGAATATACCCAGTTCCATTTCAGCATTGTCTTCTACACCTTCTGAAATAATATCAGTAAGTTTAGTTATGATTGCTGAGTTTTCATTGGCATTGAGCATAAAATCCTTTTGACTGAAATACAAAAGAATGTCATTATTGATTTGTTCTATATAGCCATGATTATATATGCGAGTGCTTAGATCAATCTTAGTAGTAGGTTGTTCTTTTACTATATATCTTTTAGCACAAATCATGTTATCAACAAAGATGTTGGTTGCCCAAGGCTCAACAAAATGAATAAAATCTTCACTGATTACATCGGTTAGTACAAATCCAATATTATATTTTTTTGGAATTATGGGATGTTGATATTCATCATTCTTGATCCAACTCTGCCATTTTCTGATATAATATCTACCGGATCTGTTTCGCATTTCATGAAACTTTGGATCAACTGTCTGCTTTTCAACGCCATCTTGGAACTGACCACCTCGACATGTAAAGTGATATACAAGTGCATCCCATGCTTGAACCATCGTGCATCCGTTCAAAATCATTCTTTGGAACAAGTCCGAGTCTTCATAATATGAATGAAGAGTTTCGTCGTGCATTCCAATGTCCGTCAGGTTTTTCTTATATGTCATCCAAGGTGCAAAAATTCCACTGGTTGTAACGTCTGTGTTTTTAACCTTGGCATCTTCAACATAATCATCAAACGCTTTCTTATTGAAGTCTTCTGGGTACATGCCAAATGGCATAACAATCTTTTCTTTTCCCACCGGGTGCAACGGTGGTTCTATTCTTGTTGCCGCAACAACCGTATTGGGTTTAAGATGCTTGATCAGATTAGTGTCAAATCCCTTACCCATATACATATCGGCGTGAAATACACATATGACATCACCGGTGGCATTCTCTATACAGCGATTGTATCCATGTGCTATGCCCTTGTATTCGTATGATGTGTTCTTTGTATATTTTACTTCGGGTGCGTTCTTTTTCAGCCATTCTTCCGTACCATCGCTGTTGGAGTCAATAAATACCACAATCTCGTATGGTAAAGAAGAATTCTCTTTGATTGATTTAATCGAGCCCTTCAAGTATCGAAGATTGTTTTTCGACGGAATACAGTATGAGATTTTCATAAGTCTTTTATATCATTTTTACCCACAATGTCAATAAATTCTTTCATATCTTGTCGTGTTCTATTCCTACAATGTGTATCAACTGCTTTTCTTTTTCGGTCATATTATTATAATACTCTATTATATCCTGTCGCAGTTTGTTGGATTTTTCTTGTATAGTATTTTCATCAACGCAGCGTTGTAGTTTATAATACAACTCAAAATATTTACGAGCATGTTCTGTCATAATTAAACGCTTTTGGAAGGCATCCAATATGCTCCAGATGGATATTTCTCTCTTACAATCTCGTAAATCTTTTTAATAGCATCAGTATTGTCATAATCTGCCTTATATAGCATTTCAGCCAGTGCCTCAAACACTTTTGTGCGTTCAACATTACAACGTAACGACTCTAAAGTTTTATCGTGACATAGTTTCATTTCTTCCTTTTCTTGTTTCCAAGATTCATTCTTCCAAGATTCATTCAACGATCTAAAAGCTGCATCAATAATAGCATCAGGTGGATGATTCTCAAATGTGCCACCAGTACTACAAAAAATCTGTTTTCCGATAAGGCGAATATATTTTACCAAATCTTCGTACTTTTCTCTCCATTCCATAACTCTATCGGCTTCTCTCAAAGCCCGCTCGCGTTCTTCATCCCAAGAAGATATAGCAGCATTGCATCGTTGAATAAGTTCCTCATTGTTTTTCTTGAATGCGGCAAGTTCTTTCTTGGTTGTGTTTAGTTCACTCTCAATCTGATTTACAAACGCAAGAACCTTATTATTGACATTTTTAGCCACATAGTCCTTTGTGTGTGAAAATAGATGTACCAACGTGGCATCCATTTCATTTCGGCGTATTCCAAGTGTATTAGAGTATTTATTCATATCACTGCATTATTACACTACTATAGTCACCTGTCAAGTATTTATCTCTGTGCTTGTTATATATTTCACGCATTTTATCGGTTACTTTGATAAAACCTACTTCGTCATACGACGGTGGCTCTCCCCATATCTTCAACCACTTTTGATAGTTACGAGCTTCACCTTGTTTTTGTCTATCAGATGTGCCAGTAAGTTTGTCGTGCTGTCCAAGAAAATGACTACTTCGTGCTCCAAAATGCCAAGTTAGTGCTTTACCAGACACAACAAAATCATATTTTTCCAACTGCATTCTAACACTTTGATCATGATCTTCGAAACTCGTGGGCCTATAAGCATCCGAGTTATTTAGAAAATACTTTGTTCGCATCATATATGACACGCCTTCTACTTTTCTAAATGTCGGTGCACTCGAAGATACAAATACGTGATCAGCCCAATCCAAGAATTCATTTTTTCTAAAGTCGTGATGATATGTTCCAAATCCATCTGTCGTATTTGGTGGTGAAAATATTGTACCAAATCTATCTGTGTTGTTGAATATGTTTGGTTCAAGCCGCCACGCACCTGCTACTAGTGGCTTTTCTGTGCTAGATACAAAATCAAACAATGGCTTGTCATAGTTTTTGCTTATATAAAAATCACTATGTACTAATGAAAAGTATTCTGTTTTTACATGTTCTATTGCTTTGTTTACTCCACCACCAATACCAACGGGAACAACATTTTCTTCATAGATATATTGTATATCTGGTTGTTGTGCTAACCAATCCCTCGTTTCTGTGTCATTCTCTGTATAAACAATAATAGGTTGATTTTTATAATAAGCATTTTCACGAATAGACTCAATTGCCAGCTTGAGATACGGCAAACTTTTATAAGTATTTATTATCCATGTATATAACGCATTGTTCATATTCATGATTTCCACTCTGTATTATTTTTCTTTTGGTCAAACAATGTGCCTTGAGTGTGCTTTTTTATAATACAATCAAAGAATAGTTGAGCACTTTCATCAATGCTTCCGCTAAACTTCATTGTGCCATCATTCCAATCCAATTTGCCAATCGCATCTTTACCATCATAAAAAGTCATGGCCAAATCGGGCTTAAAGGTAGTAGTCAAATAAGTATCTTTATTTGCCAAATCAAATGTCAGTTGTGCCGGTGCCATAAAGTCAAACTCTAGTTGTGTTTCAATTGGTGTATTCATAATTTTGTGCTTTGGTTCGTAGTTCAATATATTCTGTCCACAAATTTTTCTTTATAAAGAAGTTTTTCATACCTTCTTCTGCCAATCTACAATATGTTGGTATATCCAAACCAGCTACACCTCGTTTCACAGTTAGAGAGTTGTGATGTAATATACAGCATCTATCAACTACTCCAAGATTATATCCCAGTTTTTTTGCTATAAGAGCAAAGTAAAAATCCGGTCCCCAACCATACTTCAGATCTATATCAATCTCTTTTACTTCTTCAAGTAATCTACGAGAAATCAAAGGACATTGAAAATCGACATAATCAACTTTTCTTGTTTCTTTAGAGTTGCGACTATGCATACATTTCCAATGACATTGTTGATTTGGTTCTATGTTATAGAATGTTGGAGCAACAATATCATATTTGATTTCTCTATTTACCCACTTTCCAGCAAGCATATCATCAAACACATCCTCAAACATTTCTTCTCGCATTGTTGATATATAATTATATGGATGAATTGTAAGATCATTGCTCAAGAACATCATGCTATCATACTGCTTGTTTTCAAGTGTATATTGCATGGCAGCATTTAAGCCACCACCGAAATAAACATTCTCTTCCAACTCAAATGAAGTATGCTTGCTTTTTCCTTCAGTTGATGAAGCATTGTCTATAACAAACAAGTCATAGTATGTTCGCTCATATGGCTTTAGCGACTCATACAACATGTCTGTATAATCAGGTAGATTGTGATTTAATATAAATGCGGCTGTCTTGGTTTTCATTTGTTGCCCCCCATGTCTTCTTTGTCTCTGTTGAATACTTTCATTTGAATACTTTTACCAGTCATTTCTGCTTCTTCTATATAAATCTTTTTGGTTGGTTCTGTGACTTCAAAGAAATACTCCAATTCTTCTGTGCTATCAGCAAACATCATAAATGCTTCTTCTTTGCCACTTTCTTTACACTTGAACAATTTATATTCCGTAGTTGTTATGATAGTATATCCAGAATCATGCCAAAGCATCTCTCCGATAAACCAAAATTGTACGCATATTGTAAATACCGCTTTTAAAGTTGAAACATAATCAGTCATCAACTGCCCATTGTCCCACAAATGCTTCAGTGCCCAGATAGCAGTAGCAGTGAGTACAATATGCAAAAAGCATAAAACTGTTATAACATAATAATACCAACCTTTTTTCTGTGTAGTCATAATTTATCAATCCTCATCAACAAAGAACTCTATCTCTTTTTCATCAATTTGCGAGTTATAAAAATCCAAACACTTTTTATTTGTTTTGATTTTGTGCGGAGAGAAGCTGAGTAGTTTCAGTGAAGCCAAGTTACGCACTCTGCTCAATGCCACATACACTTGTCCAGCCGCAAATGCTTCGCTCACATCAATTTCTGCTCTATCAAGCGTGCTACCTTGGCTTTTGTGAATTGTGATTGCCCATGCAAGTTTCAATGGAAATTGAGAACGCGAAGCCAATACAATCTTTTTCATGTTGCCAGTCAATGCATCATACTCGTTTTGCTTTACTTCCCATTTATATGTTTCAATAATTTGATCACCGCACGCAAATTTTACATCAACATATGTATCATGTACCTCGGTCACTGTGCCAACACTGCCATTGACCAATCCAAGTTTTGTATCCAGATTGACCAGCAAAATAACTTGAGCACCTTTACGCAATTCTAGTGTAGTTGGTGCTGGACAATTCTTATCAAAAAATTGACGCCACATATCACCACCAGAATCAGATGAATGATAGAACTTACTTTGATTTTTTATTTTATACAACTCGTCGTGGTTATATTTGCTTACATCAATATTTTTACAAAACAATTTGACAGGCTTGATGCCATCATCTGGAAATTTTCTGTCCAAACAACCCAATAGCAATGTAAAATCTTTGGCACAACCCATTCGTATTTCATTGAGCAACTTGGCAAAATGGGGTTCGTCATGCTGTCTTACAATTTCAGTCAAATGAATTGTTTTTACTTTAGCATCGCGCCATGCTTGAGAATCAAAAGCAAACTTTTCTTCATCAAAGTTCTTGAACACCGGTGGCAACTGCATGAAATCTCCAACAAACACCACTTGAATACCACCAAACGGTTTGTCTTTGTTTCTAATATATTGACAAACAATGTCCAGTTTATCAACCAAATCACTCTTGGCCATTGATATTTCATCTATGATAAGCACTTTACTGTGCTTGATACGATTGACTGCCTTGTTATTTTCAGACACTTTATCAAGTAGTTCCATACCATGTTCTTCGGCCAATCCCATACCAGACCATGAATGTAAAGTTACTCCACCTATATTTAATGCAGCCACACCAGTTGTAGCAGTCTTCGCATAAAAAATTCCATTCAAATCAAGGAACTTGAATAAGAGATTTACACAATATGACTTGCCTGTTCCGGCTGGTCCTGTCAAGAAAATATTTCGTCCGGAGAAAAAATCCTTGAAAAACTTCTTTTGAAGTGCTGTCAAGTTTTTATACTCATTCAGTTCTTTGAAACTGGTGAACAGGGCGTTGGTTATTTTTGCCATAGTAGAAAAGATACTATGAACATTTTTACCAAACAGTCAAACTATAATAGGGTTTGACTTTCAAACTTCTCATATGGTCAGAATAAAGTTTCAACTATATCAATTAAGTTATTATACCTATGATCTGGTTGGCTCGTTTTTCTGCTCTATGGTATAAATTAATTTTTTTGTAGATATTTTCAGATAAAACATTTCTTATATACTCGTTGTTTATCAAATATTTAATTTTTTCCGCAGCATCTTGTTCCGTATCATAATACAGTATGTCTTTACCATCAACAAACATGTCATATATTCCAGTTGCGGTGGATATGCGGTTTGTCACAACTGCCAGTTTACATCCACCCGCCTCAAATATTCTGCGAGTTATTTCATCCCATCTTGCGTATTGAAATGCAATAGTACCGCTATTGTAAAATTCGTTGTTTTCTTCAGCTAATTTTTTACGATATATAAAATTTGAACCAAGGGCCGATGAAAGATATTTGGTATATTTCTCGACACCGCAAGTAGTCACGCATATGTTTGATCTTGGTATAGTGCTATTGTGTTCAAACAGATATTCATCCCCCCAATGAGTTATCCAATGTGCATTTATTCCCATTTCAATATATTTCTTTTGACACCGTATGTCTGGAGTATATATAGCGTCTGCAATTTTGGCTCTTTCAATTCCTTGACCAAATGTTTGTGGTTCATCACCCATCTCAAGTATAATCTTTTTGTGACTGATTGTTCTCAATTTTTTTAACTGTTCATCAAGTGATTTTGAATTCCATGGCCAACTCACCCATATGAAATCGTAATTGTTTGATACTATAAAAAATTTTTCCAAATCGCAATTCGCAGCATCAAATTTGAATACATCAACATTGTGTCCAAGTCTTTTAAAAGCAAACGATAATCCAAGGGGGCAATTCCAATATTCTTCCACCGTTGAATCGCCATGCCATAACATTGCTATTTTCATAAATTTTCAATTATTTTGTCCACAGCTTGAAAAGTAGTATATTTTTGTTTAAATCCCAAATTTCTTAGTTTCTCACTGTCCATAAAAAAATTTGGGCATTGTACTATTTGATGAAACTCGGGAGCATCAATGTATGTTATCTTGGTATTAGAATTTGTTTTTCTGCGAACATAATCAACAATGTCATTTATACTAGTACTTTCGTCTGCTCCGATATTATATATTTCATTAAGTTTACCCTTCTTAATTACCATATTGGTGGCGGTACACACGTCTTCTACATGAAGAAAATTTCTATAATTATCTCCGTGGTATAAATTAATCGGCTCTCCGCGCACAACATTTCCAACTAGATACTCCAGAGCATTCTTTTTGGAACCGGCTTTGGCATCACCTCCAATAACATTGCACAATCTTAATATGCGATAATTCTTTTTAAAGGTTTTACAATAAGATTCTACAAGATCTTCCGCTGTCTTTTTTGTTATAGAATAAAATCCCTTTGGATTGCAATAATCCGTTTCTTTGGCCGGATTATATTTTCCATATCCACCTCCGTAAACGAACCAACTTGATACAAAGTTGAATGTTCCATTTACATTTGGTAATACATCCACCAATTTATTGAGATTGGTATTTATATCCTTGTGAAGATCATCTAGAACATGATAATTATGAGTAGTACTGATTAGATACAACACATCTTTCATATCCTCGATTTTGTTTTCCTCTCTTGGTATAATTACAGTCTTGTTTGGATACATTCTTGCGAAATTTCCACCAACAAATCCAGTTCCTCCAAATATGCTTAGTTTTTCCATGTTGACATTATATTGTTGATATGATCAAGATTTTCCGCAGATATGGTTGGCGCACATCCGACAAAGAATACCAAATCCAATACTTTATTGGCGTCTGGATATTTACGATAGTCATCCAAATGCTTATATCCATTGTGCATCAACAGATTTCCCGCAAAATAGTTTCTAGTTTGAATACCGTTGGATTCTAGAAAAGTCACAAGCCTATGTTTAATTTCTCGGTTTTTGCAAATAACTGGTACGCCAAATGGAATCCACGTCGTTTCAGAATATACTGCCGGAAAGCTCAAATCGTTTACATATGTTTGAAGTATGTTTTGTATCATTATGCGATTGTCATTTCTCAATTGGCATATACTATCAAGCTTTTTAAGCTGCTCCAATCCAATCGCAGCCTGCAAGTCTAATGGCTTTAAATTCCAACCAATACGATTGAATACATACTTATGATCAATGATCAATTCTGGAAACTCGGGAATCCAATTTGAAAATCTCTTGTTGCATGTACCATTGCATAAAAGATTGGCAGCACCTACGCAATAACAGTCTCTTCCCCAAGTTCCAAAGCTTCTTGCCAAATCGACGATTTCTTGAATGTCCGAGGATACCATACCACCTTCCAATGTGGTGATTTCATGCGCTGGATAAAAGGAACAACTGGATACAACTGCGTACTCATTAAGATATTTGCCTCTCCACTTAGTTCCCAAAGAATCGCAGTTATCCAACAACAGTTTGATATTATGTTTCTTTGTGATTGTAATCAATTCATCCATATTTGGAGGATTGCCAAGAACGGGACTGAGGAATATAGCTTTAGTTTTATCTGTTATTTTTTCTTCAATTTTTGATAGATCAAAGTTCAATGTTGACCACTCAATATCAACGAATGAAGGTTTTAAGTCATTATGTACGATTGCGGATACTGTGGTTGGAAATCCGACCGATGATACAATAATTTCGTCCCCATCCTGCCATCCAAAATATTCTCTACAAGCTGCTATCAGCAAAAGATTGGCACTTGATCCGCTGTTACAAAAGAAGGAAAACTTATTATTGATATGTTTTCCAAATTCTCTTTCAAAACGGGCGCATACTTCTCCTGAAGAAGACCATTTACCAAATAGCAAGGTGTGAATTGCCGCGACTATTTCGGTATTATCAAAGTAAGGTCCGGAATAATACACTTTTTTCTTATCCTTGGCTGCAAGGTTGTGTGCGAACTTTGGAATATGGCCATGCTTTTTTGCCATTTCCTCCACGAATTTAGATATTTCTATGCGTTGATCATTGTCCATAATTAATTGTAATTGCAGGTTTTATTGAATATTTCTTCCCAATTTATCACCGGACTCATATATTGAGGCTCGCAGTGTGTAGAATAACCAGGCAAAGGATTTATCAGTGTTCTACCTTCAGTCGCAAATTTAGCGAATTTATCGAAGTCTCTTGTGAGTCCACCCACAACATCGCAGTATTTAACGTGAGTCGAATAATCTCGTCGCAGCGTCTTGCCAAGACAAGCATATGTGTTCGTTGTGTTAGGAATTGTCTTCCAGTGAACGCTTGGCGTAACCCCAACTTTGGCTAATAGTTCCTCGTACATGGGAAAAAAATATTTATCATTGTGATCATATAGCGTTATATAGTCTACGTCAATAAATTTAAATCCCTCTTTTAAGATTTTTGCCCATCCGATGTTATGAAGATAGTCATCTTCAACAAAATATATTATGTCATCATCAGCAAAGTTTGATTCTGTTGCGGTTTTTAGTAAATTAAGAAAACTCTTGCCATCGTTGCCACCATCTTTTTCTGCGAGCTTGAACTTACCATTATACTTTTGGTTTTCTAAGAAATGTCCGCTACCGGATACAATGCCATCAAAACACACCGTGAGTTCACAGTCTTCATCCATTGTATTGAGGAAACTGTTGAAACATCCTTCTCTGGTAAAAAATGATGGTCTCGGTTTATTGGCCGAATTGCTGGAAAACTTACAGTGTCTTGCGAATATCTTAATTTTCATTCTATTTTAATATTCAAATATGGATATACGGTTTTGTATTCAAATTTAAATATCATATCCTTGCCACGAAATGGTTCACTAAACTCTTTTTCAACCAGTGAAGACCAATCCTGATCCTTGTTGTGACTCCAGCAGCTTACTTTCTTCAACATAGCTTCTTTGGAACGAACCCAAGAATAATGATGTATGAATGGCTTACCGTTATATGTAACATTTCTGGCACGAAGATGGGATGGCACATAATCAAACACACCAGAACGTTCGTGTGGATGCATTATGAATTGGTCTTCAGTGAATGTTCCTTTTTGTACTAGCGCAATTGAATCCTGCCATTCATTGCATTGATATTTGAAATCCCTGAAATAAAAGTAATTTGACAGCTTATAGCTCACCAATGGATTGATTTGTTGTTCTTTCCACCATTCATTAAAAATTTCCGGAACGATGATTTCATCAGTATCCAAGAACATAAAATAATCGGTCTCTTCTGGTGCAAGCATTGTGCCAATCTTTCTTGAAATATTGCAATGCCATCTGGATGATTCATTTTTATTATATTCAAATTCAACAAACTCGGCTTTTGGATTTTCACTAGCGGACTTCATTAATAACTCTTGATCTTGTTCAGTTCCATCGTGAAAATGTGTGCAAAATGGTACAATTAATTTGTGTGAAACTTTCAACGCAGCATCAATGCATGGCTTAAGAAACATATAGTCATTTGTGCAATAGTTTATGATAGTAGTAATTTTCATTTTCTCTCGAATTTAAATTGAATAATCTCGGATGTGCATTCCAATATTCATCTTAAAAATTCTCTTATAGGTTGTAAATTATGTTCATGCCAACCACCCCACAGGCACGGACGCCTTAGTTGCCAATAATCGTTGTCATATCTTTTGACAAACTTATGAGAAATATTGTGCTTATTGATTTCCATTTCCAGAAACGTTTCGCAGATTACGTTTTTATACTCTTCCAAGACAAAATTTGAGAATATATTAAACGGTAATAACTTTGGACGTATAATAAACATATCCGTGCTAAGCATTTGAAGTTTTGGTAAATTACACTGAGACAATATCAATGCATATTCCGTATCATTATTGATAATATTCAATAACTTATTTTCATCCAATATGAAAACGTCGGGGTGGACATGCAACACATTTTCATATTTAGAAAAATGATGATATAAATTAGCAATGGTCTCATGAGTGCCCAAAGCGTATCCGGCATTTTTGGTGGTAAAAATAAGATGTTTATGTACATTTGGATATTTAATAAAACATCTTTGTATATACCCCAAATCCACATCAGATTTATTTACGTGGAGTATCAAATCGAAATTTTTAATCACAGATGTTCTATTCAAGAATTTTCCTAAAAGATCCAATTCTTCCATTTGTCTGTGCGATGTTATCAATAATAAATTTTGTTTGTTCATAATTAAAAAGCCCAATCTGTAAATTTTATCGGATATGCATTGAAACGATTGATAATTTTCTCAGCTCTAATTCTTCTCCCCACATCCATATCATTCCACGCCGGATGCCACTCATTGTATATCAATTTTATTCTTGATAAAAGGTCCGGTCGCGTTAGTAAATTTTCATACAAATCATATTCCGAACCTTCGCAATCGACTTTTAGAACTACTGAATCTCCGTCGAACGTGTAAATGTCCATAAATTCTACTATCGACACGCACGAACCTATAACATTATACTTTGGCGCGGGGTCTAATGTAGCATATAATCCGGTTTTAATAAACGAATCCGACACCGTGTTATTTACCATTTCATAGAACGGAACGACCGTCGTTGTTCCCGATAAACCGAATGGACACACCACAACGTTAAATCTGCCAGAAACTTGTCTGGCCTTATCTAACAATGAGTTCATGTGTTTTGGCGACGGCTCGAAGCACCACACATTCCATCCGTAATATTCTTCGTGTTGATTCAGAAACAAGTCGAAGGTGTTTCCTGAATTTGCCCCTATGTCTAAAAAGTGATTTGTCATGTGATGAATATTTTGTTGAATCGTTCTATTACGTTTTTTGGTGAGAATTTGATTGAATAACAATCCCATTCTACATCCTTTACATACGGTTTGTCAATTTGTAATAAATAAGAAAGTAGTTCTTCTTTATTTTTATATTTCAAAGCCTTGTCACCAAGCATATCAATGTGTGCTCGCATATACCACCAATATGGTGCGTCATATGTGAATACAGGCTTGTTGAATGATGAAAATTCTCCAATCGCCAATCCAAAAGTTTCTCCGTCCGAACGTGCGTGTATCATAGCATCGCACGTGTTGATAAACTTGCTTTTGTATAAATTACTTGGATTGAATGGTATGAATAATGCGCGTGGATGTTCCACAAATGGCTTGGTATTTAAGAAAATTGCCCACAAATCATTTCTGGAGACGAGTGCTTGCTGAACCGCCACCTGTGCATCTTTTATGTCGAATTGATTATAACCACCCACTCTACCAATCACAAAGGCACTTTTAGGTACACCTAAATCATCATGTAGAGTTTCATTTGTTTTTGGTAGATTTATGATATGAGGAACCCACAGTTCCTTTTTGAAATATTTAGCCAACCATTCGCTCACTCCTGCATACACTGTTCCATGCGGTTCCTGCATACTAAACACACAATGTATTGCGGTTTTACAGTTAGTGGGAAAAAATTCATTTCCACCGGCACGAGTCATGTAAAGTACATCAATATTTTCTTTGTCTACTATGTTCGGTATTTCCTCCGACATATTTTCATATAGACAACATTTAAATTCGGAAAATCTAGATTCTACGTGTGTGGATTTTGCCGCCGAACTTATTATCACCGGTTCGTACCCCAACACATTTCTCAGTGCATGAGCATAATCATACATTACAGTACCATTTCCACGGTCATCTATTGCTGGTGCGTGCAGTCCAATTTTCATTATCCTTGTCCCATGTTGGCTTTTACTGACCAGTTCTTATTGTAAAATTCGTTTTGTGATCTTTGTCTATCTATTGTCTTGTAATGAATAATAGCATAATCAATTTCTTTTGGAAGATCTGCCACAATAGATGCTCCCGTAATTGTTTCGTGCAATGGCTTGTGCCATTGTATTCTTAAACTATTTTTATAAATACGAGATTGATAATCTCCATTGCCCCAATTTATAATAGGCAAGTCACCAAACTCCAATAATTTTGATACACGCCATCCCCAGTTTCTGGCATCACTGTCTGTGGCACCTCGTACAATATTGACGCGCGGAACTCTATACAATTCAACCGTTGGATTTGAATCAATGATTTCGTGCATATTATTCAACAGATTTGGAAACAAATATTCATCGGCGTCGATTTGACACACGAAGTCGCCCACACAACGCTTACTACCATAATTTTTATGTTCAGCAAAATTTTTGTTTAGTGCATGTTGAACAACAGTGAACCCATAACTTTTTGCTTTGGCAAGAATTTTCTTTGTATCTTCGTTATCCGAAAAATCATCCAGTATAACAACTTCATCGTTTGGGGCAACAAAGTCTATATGAGTCTTGAGCTTCTCAATCAGTTGCAGAAGCTCAAGTGTCTCATTCTTGCAAGTTACTAAATAACTTATTTTCATCCAGCGACTGGTGTTGGTGCTGTTATTTTCTTGAACTTTGGTAGAGTGATTGCGACTTTCTTTTCAAACACTGGCAAATTCTTTTCCAATACTTCAATCAATTTCTTACCGGCTTCTTCGAGATTAAATCTCTCATTATTTTGAATACGCAGCTTTTCTGACTTTGGAATATAGTTTATATAATTTTCGTATATATCTTCCAGCTTTTGAGCAGCAATGCTGTAATTGGCGTTGAACCATTGGGATTCTTTGATTAACCAATCATTGCATGCACTTGGAGGAATATTGACTAGTGTACCAGGTAGAAGATTTGCCAAATTTTCGGGCAAGAAATCTATGTGTCCACTCCAATTTGTAGTGAGAAGCGGCTTGCCACTCAAAGTTGCTTCCAACAACGGACGCCCAAATCCTTCACCATGGGTAAGACTGGCGTGCGCTTTTATTTTTGGATGATTATATAGTCTATTCAATTCGACCGGTGTAAGATCACCATGGATCAAATATATGTTTGGTAGATTTCCAGACAATGTAGATCTAATATCATTTATTTTCTTTAATATTTCGGTCTTATCTACCTTTGAGAATGTTGCTCCACTTGTTTTGAGTATCAATGCGGGTGGATTATTTTTATTTTTAAACACCTCGCTAAATATCTTTATAAGCATCCCAATATCTTTTCTATCCGCGCCAATATCACCTTGCAACCAATGTCCGACGAACAAATAACAAAATGTCTCAGGTATTGACTCAAGTGCCAAATCAATATCTTTAGATGGCTCTGATGTTTTTTTGTAAATATTGGTATCCACTCCTTCAAATACAACTTCAATTGGTTTGTTCAACTGAAGCTTGTCGTTCATACCTGTTTTATCATCTCGTCGATCATATATTGTTTTAATGAAAACCTCTTTAGAAAAAACAGAAGGAACGATGTTAAGATTCATTCTATTTAATCCCTCAATCCATTCCGCTCTTGGTGCGGTCGATTCTATTCCGGCTGTAATTCCGATGTTATATTTTCCCCGAGGCTGAAATTCGTTGGGTATTGATACCTGAATAAATAATTCCGGTTGCGATGTAAGGTTGGTAGTGAGTATTTTACTTTTAATTTCTTTAACCATCGGTCGAGTTTCGTCATCAAGCATTGTGTTTGGACAAACCCCCCAACGCATAGGTACAATTTTGACATCAAACTTGTCCCACTTGATGATGTCGGACACAATTGCAAAACAGTGATCTCCGTAACCACTACGAGATGCCACCGGTCCTTGGATTACACACACAGGTTTTATTTCATTACTCATAGTTTTATATAACCTTTATTTTATTATTACGGAGTTGTTCCAGCCGTATTCTGGGCTTCTTGTTCATCAATGATTGCTTCAATTTCATTTTCCACGTCATTGATGCGATCCTTAAAATCAACATTTGCCGATTTTTTCTCCTTGCGGATTTCAGCGAGCTGTTTTGTTAGCTCGTAAACTTTTGTCTTTGCTTCGTCTTTTGTTAGTGCTTTTGCCATAATATTTTTTAGTTTAGTTGAATTTGTTTTTTGCTTCTGCTCTGTCAATCTTTGGTATAATGAAACCAAGGCTTTTGTTTGGCATGTTGTGCCCAACATATTCATCATGACGATGAATGTTGAAGCGTTCTCTGCCCTTCCAATTTGATAACATGTTGTCAATTCCAACTGCCATAGTTTCACACATTCTCTCGGAACTCAATCCTTCTGAACTCATGAGCCATTCACGTCCCTTTGATCCGCGATCTTTGCGATTGTCGCGACCAACTTCATACCAGTGCATCATTGCTACAGCAGCATCTTCCCAGCGAGCATAATCTGCGAGAATATATGGTGTAGGAATACTTCCCTGTACCATTCTTGCACCGGGAAATATTGGTGTAACCCAAGTACCGTGATTCTTGTATCTACCATCCGCATTGGTTCCCCAGTTTGTATCAAACCCCACAGGATTACCATTTTCATCTGTAAATCCACATTGATCTTGCAAACCACCGGTTACTGTTACGATAATGGGTGTGCCAGCGGCGATACTTTCCGCCGTTCCAAGTCCAAATCCCTCATTATCAGAAAGATTGATTGTAACATCGGAAATATTATAGTACTGATTTAGACGATCTGGCATGATCTTGTCAGTACTGAAAACGACATCATAATCGGGACAGAAAGCGGTCTTACATGCCAACAAGTCGGTACCCGCATCATCCAGTGGAGGAGTATGCATAAACAATACACATTTGGATGCTTCTTCTTTGGTTAAATTATCACAGAAGTTTCTATAAGCAAGCATGATTGTGCTGGTTTGCTTGCGACGAATGTTACGATTGTTATAAAAAATAACATAGTTATAATCTTTCTTGAATAATTGCTTTTTTACCACATTCAGTTCTTTTAGTTCAGACTCACTTGTCAATGGTCTAAATGTCTTGGTGTTGATGCCATGTGGCACATAAGACACCGTGGTTGGCTTGTTTAATACAGAACCCAAGACCCCGTCAACAATATTCTTGGTTTGTTTGCTGATGCAACCAATCCAATCGCAGCTTTCATAAAACGCACGATTATACATTGGATACGGTAAATCATCCCAAATACTATAATAACCAATTGGCATCTTTTGACGAAGTTCACGTTCCATCTGATATAACCAACCCCAAAAACGAGGATCGGTGAAATGCATCAAAGCGTCCGGCTTTTCAAGCTTGATGATTTCATTTAGAATTTCCGGATTGCCATAGCCATCAACTGGATATAAACGAACATATGCATCGCTGATACCCGCGCCGATATTTACTGCACTGTCCAAATTCATTATCTTTCCCTTTTCAGGATGTTGAACAGAGCCAGCGATTTGAACCCAATTATACTTGCCAGCAAGTCCAGTTACAAACTCTCTTGCCATAGTGGCAATACCAGAATGCATTCTCAAGTCATCGCAAAGTAGTATAATTTTCTTTCTGTCCTTTTGAGGAATATAACCATTATTCATATATAAAATTCAGTATGTTTTAAATTTGATTATTGTCAAATTATTAAAATGCACTGCCGCTAATTTGTAAAGCATTTGTGTCGTCAATTTTCTTTTTGAAGTCTGGATCATTGGTGTATAGATATACACAACGATTGACTAACTTTTGCAGTGTCATGCCGCTACTTACACCAGCTTCTTTGAATGAAGTATATTTGTCTTTAAAAATGTGAATACTGGTAAAAGATGTTTCGTGATTTGATTTTAGTTTCATATGTTGTTGTTTTTCCTATATACATATATATGAAAATAACATTCCGTATATATAAGAAATCAAATTAATATATAAAAACTACTTATCAATTTTCTTTTCCGTCACAATACAACTTTCCATCGGCGTTCTTCAGCTCTTTAAAGATACAATATTTGCAATTCTTCTTGGCTTTGCCGGGTTGCTTGGGAAACACACCGTCTTTATTATATTCACCTGCGGCATCAAATCCAGCATTGATAAACTCCAAGAATGAAGTTTCAACCTGTTTCATGCTAATTTTACCATCGGGTGGAGAAATACGTTGAATGCGTTGTTGTGGAAAAGCTACATCCTCGTATAGTTTGCGTTTTACAACAAAGAATTCAATTTCGATGTCAGTCATCGGAACCTTGAACATTTGATTGTAAAACCGCTTATACAACAACAGTTGATCAGTCTTGGTTCTGTCTGCCTTCTGATATTTATTCCAACCATTGGTTGATGTCTTGAAATCTAAAATAAGCACCTTCTTGGTTATTTTGTCTTTTAACACAATGTCAAGAAAGCCTTTGTATAATATTGTGCCACCTTTTAATGGAATTTCCAATGGCAGTTCAATACCAACAAGTTCATATTTTTTACTTGGAAAATGCTTGCTGCGTTGAGCATATGCTAATGTATGATCCAGAATAACTTTACCATCGTTCTCAAACTCTTTGACTGTATCTTGAGTAATCAAGCCCAATATATCTCTTTCATCTTCGGTCAACTTGGATTGTTCTTCGGTTGCAATCTTGAGGTCTTTTAAGCCTTCTTCATATTCTCTCTTGAACAAGCCAAATGCATCCAAAGCATCTGCTTCAGCAGTTCCTACTGTATATAACAAACGAAGATATTCTTGTAATGCAGCATGAATAGCTGTACCAAATGTGGTATGAATGCTTGCTTCATATGGAGCCAACTTGTCAATATATGAAAGTTTCCAATCCATTGGACATTTTAGCCATTTGCTATATTGACTGAAACTCACATTCTTGAGTTTTTTTACTGGCTGGGTGGGTTCGGTTACAACCGGCACAGGATCGGGAGTTTCTACAAGAAATTGATTAGACATATACTGATACTATATCTCAATAAAATCATCTGTCAATGCTAATGACTGTATATTTATTAAGAACGATGGAAAATAAATCTTTCACGCACATATTACAAAAAACGGGTGTGCTAAAAACATTCACAGTTGCAAAAATAGTCAAAAAGCGAGACATTGACGAACTAAAAGCATTGGTAAAAAGTGTGGCTTCGGATGAAAATGAATATAAAAAAATGTTAAAGGAAGAAATGTCTAAAATCTCCGACATGCACAATAAACGCAACCCAATACCTGGCATCATTTATCCCACGCCAGAAAATGACATAAAAAAATTATTGGTTGCCATTACTAAAAAATTTTGCAAAGGAATAAAAACTCAAAAATTTAGCAAGCGAGAACTTGCATTCTTGGTATCAGCAATCATAAACGATCTTGGTTTGACACAAGAAGATTTTGTTAAACTAAAAGAAGAGCTTGAAAGTCAGATTCAGGATGATGATGACGAAGATGATGACGAAGATGATGACGAAGAAAGTCAGATCTTCTGAACCCAAATATTCATAAACTTGTCTACGTGAGCATTTAGTTGAGTGTCAAGCAATAAATCTTCTGGTAGTTTGTATTCTACATGTTCCCATTTAATGGAATGATGTGCAGCAGCTTCAATCTTTGGATCATTTTCTTGTTCATGATCATTAGCGGGTTTAACAAATACTTTGTGTCCCCATTGAATATCCCAAGTATATTTGCTGATATGACACAATACTCCATTTACTTCATTTTTTAGAAAGTATAGCTCGTCTTTTTCATATGCATCATAACGAACATCTGTTATGATATAATAATCATAATTGGTTTCATCAATGGTCTTCTTGGCCAAATCAATCCAATATCTACCATCTGTGCGCTTGCGTTGAGCATCACCATACCACACAAGCATGGGACGAATGAGTGATTTTTCTTCTGGAATAGTTGTGAATGCAGAAATGCCAAGATTCTTCATCAAGAAATCATTCACATCCGACTTTAGTGGGTCGGCCAGTGCAATTCTTTTTACAGATTTACCCGCCTGTTGAAGTTTATATGCAAGAATGGAAGCGAATGTATCTTTACCACTACGAGCGCAACCGCCAATACCGAATACTTTTTTATTTGATGTTTGCATATTTTATCGTTTACTCTTTTCCAATAACTCTTCAATTTGCTCTGTGTCATATCCATAATTTTGCACAATACTGCGAATGTCATCGTTGGTCATGATACTCATATATTCAACAACATTGCGTTCACTGTCTTTAAAATGCATACACAACAAAGTCAATAAAGTTTTATTATATTTCTCTCCGCTATTTTTTATATATGGCACAAATACTTTTGCTTTTGGTACAATGTCAATACAAACTCTATAGAACTGCTCTGGAGTTAGTTTGTCTTGATAATATTGTAAATCATTGATGCTGTCAACAAAGTCCATCTGCATGCTCAAGAATCTGCATACCATATAATTACTCCAAGTCTTTTTATCCGCATCAGACAATGTATCAAAGTATTTAGGATTTTTTCCCACACGCACTTCATTGATGTGATCAAATAAACTTTTATTCTTTGGCTTTTTATCAACTTCGTTTTTTATTTTTGCCATATTATTTACCAACTATACAATAGTGCAGATATATGTCAACAACATCACACAATTTTAGTAAACCCGTCGTTTATACGATTTTTTAAAATAATGTTGGCGGCTTTTTCTAAAGCTTCTTCTTTAATTTTCAAGTAATCTTCCACAGTAGCAGTTGAAGCATATTCCATAATCATATGATGATCATATGCTTGTTGTGCTTCCTCAAATGTTGCTTTGTCTAAATCAAGTTGCGTTACACCTATTTGGTTCATAAATTATATTAGTTAAGATTTTAATTCACCTGAATTGCACCAGTATTCCATTCGGCAATAACCTTACCTTCACTATCAATTAAACGGTATCGTTTTTCGCCACCATAGAAGGATCTGAGCATACAGAATGCACCCTCGGCAAAGCTCTTTTGCATATATGCAAAGCCAGTCATTGTAACCCAGTTTTCTCGATTAATGGGTTGTTTCATTAGATACTGAATAGTATAGGTCTTTCTGTGAGTAGTGCTCATATTAGTTCCAAGTGCGATGTTTTTCGGCCACCCATTCATTACCATCATACTCTTCAATCTGCCATTTAACATCATCAGGAATCTCTACAACTTTAAGTTCAGCATGACCACCATCGGCAGCTTCTCCCAATTGCTCTACAATTTCTACTAGAATAGGATTGTTGCGCTCGATGTCATGCTCATAGATAATAATTGTACCAGATCGTTCATTAAACAGAGCAAGAGCTTCTTTAGAAAGCCCAAAGCCACCATAACAAGTATTGATTATAATTTTCATTTTTTTATAGATAAGCGAACATTCAATGCAGAAGCACAAGGAAATTGTTCCCCAATTTTGAACTTAAATGCATTTAAGCTAAATGGTTTGAGCACTCTGTCGCCATTGACCCAACTTCTTTCTGTGCTAATATAGTCTTGTTGTTCCAACATATCACGCAACTTTGTGAACTCTGGGTGATCAATTGTACCATGTGACATTCCAGATATGGTAGAACCATCATACATATTCAATGTCATGTATTTGGTGTCTGTCACATCAGAAATATATTCACGCTTCAACACAAACTTTTTCATTTTATTTCTTCCATACCCTTTTGTCGTATTGTACAAATGTAACAAGACCAAATGCGTTCTTTGCATTTGACCATTTACCTTCATTGTTCTTTTGGCTGACTATTTTTGTGTATGCAGCGTTTTCAGTTAGTATATCTGGGTTTCCAAGAAAAAACTTGTTTCCAAGTTCCAACTTGCCAAATTCTACCATGCGCGGTCCTTCATTATTTGTTTTCATTTTCTTCCGTAGATTGTAAATTTATCTTTTGTTTTAAACCGTCTTTCACAGATCGGTTCATATTTTGCTCTAAACGATGTATTCTTGAGTTATATTCCGTCAATTTACCGTTTATTTTACTGTGGTCTGAGTTATTTTTCTTTAGTTGCTCAAATGCAACTTTTAGTGTATCTGCGATTGCATTTCCTGCTGTTGCAAGTGCTCTTTTATGACTTTCATTTTGTTCAAGCAGTTGCTTATTCAGTTTCTTTATTTGATAATAAGAACGAGTAGAATATGCAAGCAGTAAAACGCATAATGTTAGTGTGAAATATTCCATGAATAAAAAAGGATGTATCAGATTATGATACATCCGTATGTTTGTCAATATTTTTTTATGCTACAACTTCTTTCACATGCGTAACATGGTCTAAGAAATGAACCCAACTTGGATGATGTGCCACATTGATTGTGGAACTGATGGGCAATGATTTGGGAGCAAATGGCTTGCGAATAAGTGTCAAACCTGCTTGCTTTGGCGTCTTGTCGGCTTTTTTGCTGTTGATATCTTTATGACACCATACCATGTTTTCAAACGTGTTTCTGCCGCCTTGAGAACGTGGAGTAACATGATCAATGTTGCCGTCTTTCCAAGTTAGAACTTCGCCAGTATATTGACAAATACCACCATCACGCTTTCTGATTGCTTCCTTAGTTGGACGAGGCTGTACAGTTGGCATTTTGCTATAGTTGGGTTGAATAATGACTCGTGGAGCACGAATCTCCATGTTGGAGGTGTGAATAGCCAAGTCATATTCACGAACTGGCAGATTTCGCCATTCGTCCCAGCCAACAGGTTGGGTATATTCGGGGTTGTTCCAATCAACATTGCCGTCGGCATCAATTGGAAATACCATGTCAATAGCCATAGCAGCAGGAGAATTTCCCTTTTCGCCTCCTAGCATGGCAATGAGAGCTTCTTTGACTGTTTTGGTGCCCAAAGCTTGCCAAACGCCATTTAAACACAAAACCGGTTGATTTATAACATTCATTTTATATACGCATAACTATGACAGGATTTTTATAAAAAGTCAAGATGTTTGTTGTGGTATTTTTACTTTTAGTAAATCTTCTCGGATACATCTCAACTCACCAACATTGATTCTAAGAACTTCTGTAATAACAGAACCAGATGCGTTATTTGGATGATTAGTCAATATATCAAGCAATTCTTGTTTGCCCAATATAGTATTGTTTAGATTATCTATAACATTTTGCAGTGTCATTGTAAAACTTTGAGTTGAAGATGTGGATCAACATCAACTTCCATGTCGCCGTCAAATAGAATAATAGTTTTATTTTCTTTATTTATAATCAATGACACTGTTAGTGTTTTTCCCGACGCACTCAACACTTTGTCACCAACCACCAAACGCTTTGCCGCTTTTTCAATGTAATTTTTTGTTTTTGTCATATATTGTTTATTTGATAATATCTTCAACTGCGGCGAGTTTTTCTTCTTCACTTCTGTATGTGAACAATATGGCTTCTTCCGCTCTGGTAATTTTTGTTAGTGTTTCATTCATTAGTGTCAATTTCATGCGATCAATTGATCTAATATTGTCAATCGCAATCACAAATATAGCATCTTTGATTTTTTTATGAAACTTTGAGGACAATCCTTCAATTGTAATAGTCCCACTATTGTATTCATAATTGACGCGAAAAAATCCCTTCTTCAATGCAGCAACACGAACAGGCTGTTCTTCATCTGGCAAAGTTTTAACATCCAATCCATACTTCAATGCAATTTTTGGATTATTTTGCAACCATCTGTAATGCCATTGATCCAAAGACACAGGCTTACCATCTGGTAAAATCCACATTTTGGATGTAAGAAGATCTGTCTTATGTGAAGCCACTGCCTTCAATTCAGAAAACAATTTACTTTCTCTTAGCAATTCATATTTCTCTCTTAGTAGTTTAATCATATATTAATAAGTATATTTCTAATATGCAATAGTATAGGGCTTGAACTATATAAAGTCAAGCCCTATGTTTTTACTTCAATACTTGATATAGCAATTTTTTATAATCATCAGTGCCGATGGTCTTGCGATCTAGCATCTTGAATATAATTGCACTTCTGCCCGTGCTGCCGTATGCTTGTAAGATTTCTTTGGCGGCAATATTACGAGCAATGTTCATACGAGCAGATGCAAACTCAAACAATGCATTCATAATCTTGTGAACTTCTTTCATAGCATCACAGATACGCGAAGCGTGTCCAGTTGCCATTGTAGCAATTTCAAAGTCAAACTTCTCGGTTAGATATTCAAAGAATTCTACATAACCAGTTGGTTCATGAGAAAGATTGTGCCGATCCATAAACCAATCAATATATACATCAATGACTTTTTCTATGCTAGAAATTTCACTTTTTGCACGATGTAAAAAAAGATATGATGCAGCTTTTACTTTACGAATTTGTTGTTCGTTGTTATAATACACACACAAGCCTTCTTGGTCTTTCAACACTTCAACTGCCGACTTCATTTCTTCAACGGAGTTGTAGGAGAAAGTGCGGGGACGGCGCAGCCCAATATCAGATGCAAAATAGTCCAATTGAGATTGGCACATCAAGGAATAATCATTGTGATTGATTACAGCAGTCAAAACCATGTCAGGTTCGTCGCCATAGTTCAATACAATGCGATTGGTTGGACTCAACCATTCCAGTACAAAAGACTCATTGCTAGTTTCTAGCATTTCAAGATATGCAATGAACTTCTTGTACTTTTCACACAAATAGTCTATCTCATGTCCATTTGCTTGCTTATGAGCATCAACAGTTCCGCGTGTGCGAATAACAGTGTGACCCTTGTAGCGAGAAAAGATTAAAGTAGAACCGTCCAACTTTTCCATCAACTTTGCATTTTTTAGATCAGAAGGTGCAGGAAAGATGTCGGGCTTTTCATCATAATTGAAGAACTTTTTGAACGAAAGTGAAACGGGATTTCCTTCTTTATCCCACAATGAAGAGCGATAAATCAAGTTCTCTTTATTCCAAGTTGCACCAATATTTTTGGGCTGAACCAAAAAACATTCATGCCCACCAACAAAGTGCTGATGAACCATGAATGATTCGGGGTTTATGGATTGTAAGTCAATTTTCACTACTTTACTATGACACTTTTTTATATAGTGTCAAGGATTATTCACAAATCAGAGTCGTCAACATTGTTTATAACCGAATCCAGTAGTTTGTGTATGTCTCTGGCGTAAGAGTGTGCATCAAATTTGTCTTTAAAATTTTTAGGCATAGTCTTATAATCTTTTAGATATGCACATAAACAATTCATTCCGGCCCAAGCAGAAATCAAATCTTTGCGTTGTTTTTTTGTAAGAGGTTTATTTTTCATATAGAAAAAATCCCACGGTGTTTGCCGTGGGATTTTGATTTATAACCTTTGATTGCCAATATTACTTGGCAATAACTCGGCGCAATGCAGCAACAGCGCGTCCATCAAGGCGAACCTTGTTGACTTCACCAGTGGTAGGATTGAATCCCGTAACATTTAGATGAGTGCTTTCGCTCTTGACACCCTTGACAGGGCGAGAAAAAGAAAGTTCATAAGTAGAACCCTTGACGAGTGTGGAGACCTTGCGGCCATTGTTTGTTTTATTTGTTTTAGTCATATTAGTATGATTTAGTTATTATTTTTTTGATGTAATGTTGATTACAAAGTTAGTATGCCAATTATTTATCAAATGTCAATAAGTTTTGGCGAGAAATCTTATTTATAGCAGATTCTTTATGCTTGAACTCAAAATCAAGATGCAAATCTTTTTTATATGTAGAATATACCATAGGTACAAATGTAGGAAAGTCGGCATGAGCACGTGGATTTTTACCAGCAAGTGATTCGCTGAAATGAAACAATGGAATAATACCATTCGGCCAAGTGGATACAGATAAATCAAATGTTTGTTGTTCATCGAGAAGTGTGGATGGATTACATTTGTTATGAAGATTGTCGTATGTGATTGGAATACCTGTGCGTTTATAAAGATGTTCGTGTAGATTATATACAGTCCAACTTTTTAGTTTATCTTCGTTCTCGAAAACAAGCCTACTTGTTACAGATTTTGACATGCGTTTGATAACTTTTTCCAATCTATCAATAACTTCACTAAAATTGCCGTCATTATAACAATTCATATGAATATTGATTGGTGCTTCATATGATTGTGGTAGTTGAAGTAAATCCATAATCATAGCATGTTGTTCAAGGTCGCGAATAGAGTTTTCAGCAACACCATTTTTTGGACTTGCAGGAACCACAAACTGGTCTGGGTGCATACTGCAACGCACTTTGTTTTGTTTAATAGTAGTAGCACATGCGCTAAACTCTGATATAATATCTGAGAAATTATAAAAATCATCTATGCCAAATTTCAAATCGGGATGTGTCATCAATGGAAACACATTGCTGCCAATTCTATAATTCCATTTGTTTTTGGCACACTCTTTTATAATAGAGTGAATGGTCTTGATATTATTGAACGAGCGGTCTGCTAGAACCTTCATTGCTGTGTCCTTGCCCAACTTCTTGTATTGAGCATAAGTCATGGTGTTGAATTTAACACCTTGGTCTTTTAGACCATTGTGAATGCAACAAAGTGAAGGAACTATATTATGTGATAGAATCATAATAGTGATATTACACATATGTTGATGTTTGTCAACAATACAATAAAAAAAGGACACCATTTACGGTGTCCTTTTTTGTTGAAACTAACTTATTATTAGAACTTTACGGCCAATCCACCAGAAACGCCGCTGCTGGTATTTCCAGCAGTAAATAGCGTGTCACGGGATTGATATATACCAACATTCAATGTGGCATATTTTGTGTAATATCCAATACCAACTCCAACCAATGCATATTGCTTTGCATTCTTCAATGCGGCAATTGTGGCGGCACCGGGATCATTGAATCCGTATCCAACGGAAGGAACGATCTTTAGGTGTTGAAAACCAAAAGGAAGTTTAACATTTGTTTCTACATTATTGGTGTGTAGCTTCAGATCAGAACGACCTGTGATATCCCACACACTATTCTTCCATAACTTGCCATCCAGCTTAACGAATGGTTCGTTTGTGCTGGCAATGTTGGAAATGCTCTTGCTATAAGAGGAATAGACAGAACCCAAGGTCAAGTTTGCCAGCGGAGCAGTAAACTTATAACCAACGGTTGTATCAATTCGCTTTAGTAGTCCAGAACTTACTACGTTCTTTCCCACAGCATTTGCTTGAATAGTATTGAAGGTGCTTGCACCCAATACAAAACCTGCAACCTCAACATTTGCACCAACGACTGCAACGTCATTATATGCAACAACACCACGGTCCAAAAACTTGGTGTAGTATGTTGCGTCTGCTGTGACGGTCACAGGCGATGCAGTTAGTGTGAGTGCGGCACATGCTGCCGTAATCATTAATAGTATTTTCTTTGTCATATATATTATATATTATTGTTTTAATACTTCACAGTTTGTAAAGTATGAATAACTATATACCAGAAAACCTTTCAGTCAAGAAAATTTTCTACATATATATATAATAAAATGGTGGACGTGGCGGAAGTCGAATCCGCGTGCTATATAACATACATCTAAACATATACAAGCTTATCTCTTATAATACATCAATGTTTGGTAGAGCACCACATTGAAGTTGAAGTTTAGTATTTGATTTGTGCTACCATCTTCTATCTTGCACAAACGGCCAGATGATGAACGTTGTTGACTTGTTATCTGTGTCACAAGGACAACGGACAGCCTATTTTATTAGGCTGCGACAAGTGTCTCGGCTCCGCTGTTCTTGCGAACAGAAAGAAAAGACACCTTTGCAAGATTTCTCTTAGCATTTATGTTTTCCAACGGGTATTATACAGAGACATTAGACTCTGTGCTTGCGGCTTAAACCTACATTATAAAGTAGAATCCATAACACGCCCATGAAAAGAAAACATGTAGGGACCAGAGTTCGGGCATCTGATACCGGAGTTCCATTTGGGGAATTCGTCCTATCTTCACGACTTCGGCTTTTAAACAAGAAACTTGATGCCTACTATGTTGTCTTGGAAGAATGACCGCGAGTTTCCTAAACAGCGGTCCTTTAAACTACCCTACATGTTTCAAAATTGATATCAAAGAACTGCTACTATAAGTATCACATTATATGCCGCTGTCAATGTTTTTTATTTTAAACAATTTTTAAAAAATGTCTTTTTCACTTGACTTTTTATATACTTACTCTAATATTTTCGGTATATGAATGGTTTTACTCTATATAAAAATCCTTGCAGTTGCTGCTCTGAGTATATTGAAGACGCACGAGCCGAACTTGGTTTGCGTGTTTGCCTATGTTGTGCAAAGCGTGGTGTATCACAATCAAAATATATGGGTGCTCAAGTATATGAGCACAAAACGGCTGGATTTCTGCAAGTTATGTTGCCAGACACATTTGCCGATTTTAAAGCCAAGACTAGTCGTAAAGGACAGTCTAGCACACTTAGAAATGTATTGGTTGGTGGAGGAAGATTGCAATGAAAACAGATAACACTATATCTTATACCAAAGAACAAATCAAAAAAGATTTGGAATATTGGAGTAAAAAGAAAGAGCACTTTGAGAAGACCAATAATAAAGCTGGTACAAGAGTAGCAAATCTGATGATAGACAAATACTTGGATAGTTACAACAATGCAATCATATAAACTCTTGACATTGTATATAATTTAGATATCATGAAATGATGTATAAATTATTTCTTGACGATGAACGTCTGCCAAAAAATGTTAGTTGGGTAAAAATGCCGCTTGGTCCTTGGATTATAGCGAGAAATTATGATGATTTTGTAAAATATATCATGCAAAATGGTTTGCCATCGTTTGTTTCATTTGATCACGATTTGGGACTTGAACATTATATTGTTGGTGTTCCAAATTATGATAAATACAAAGAAAAAACTGGCTATGATTGCTGCAAATGGATTGTTGAATATTGTATGAACAATAATCTGGAATTTCCTGATTATCAAGTTCACAGTATGAATCCTATTGGCAGAGAGAACATTCGTAGTTATATTGAATCATACAAGAAAAGCAGAAAATGAAGAAAATTAGTCTAAAATCAATTGACCAAAAGATTTGGTTTGTGAGTGACTTGCATCTGGGTCACGACAAACCATTTATTCTTGGTCCACGAAATTATCAAAATGTCAATGAAGCATACTCTCATACTCATGAAATGCTCAAGATGATTGGACCAAATGATATTGTGTTCAATCTTGGCGATGTTGTTATTGGTGCCGGACCAAACTCATTGGAATATGCTAAACGAATTGTATATCTACCTTGCAAGCATCAATATTTTATTTGGGGTAATCATAACGCAGGTATTCAACAAATGTATGATGAATGTCGCGGCGAAGTTGGTTTGCTTGCTGATGATATAGAAATATATCCATTGAATTATCCAAACAGTCCATTTACATTCCTTGGTCACAGAGCTGAAATCTTTATTGATGGCAGGGCTGTTATCTTGGATCATTATCCCATCGCATCTTGGAATCATTTATCTAAAGACGCCTATCATATCCACGGTCATTGTCACCGTAATCTAAAAGAAGATACTAGTCTTTATAGAATAGATGTAGGTTGGGAATGGATGAAACGTCCAGTGGAATGGAATGAGATTGTGCGCGAACTAAATCCTCGCAAAACAAAATCGCCAGACCATCATAGTCCAGATATGTAAAAGAAAAACCCCACCGAAAAGTGGGGTTTTTTGTTATACTCGACTTAGTTCAGTCAAGATAAAGTTTGGGCTAGAAGATTCTCCGAAATCGGTGTTTCCGCCAGCCATTTCATTTACTTTCATATAATATGTATATGTACCCGCTGAAACAGGATCTATGCAACTGATGTTATATGGAACATTCTCATTTGCATCAGAGCTTTCATATTGAATCGTTTGGCATAATGCTGTTGATCCTCTATATAATTGAATAACACCATAAGTGCCACCGGCGGATGGATTTGCATCACCAGAGCACATAATCAATACAGGATTGCCGTATGTGGTAATGCTACCACTTACAACAGTCTTTGGAAATGTGCCTCCGGTAGCTATTGTTTTTTTACCTTGTGTACCTTGATAATAGTTTGCAGTGCTGCCATAAGCAGGTGCAATTGATGCTGTTATCATTTCATTGTTTGGGCCGGGTATCATTGTCATATACATATAAATATTATAAAATCTAACAAAAGTGATATAAAATAAGTCTTGACTTTTTTATTTTTTTAGCAAGAATATTGTGATGAAAAATCTAATTTATAGAGAGGGTAATTTACTAACATCGCGTGAAATAGGGTGTTGTGCCCATCAAGCCAATTGTCAAAATACTTTTGGCAGTGGCATTGCTCGCGCTATTCGTGAAATGTATCCAGTTGCATACGAAGCAGATTGCAGTGCCGCGAGGGCGAATGTAAACACTTTGGGTAGATTTTCCGTAGGTTATATTCCGGTCAATAACGATATAAGTTCTATTTCTCGTATCTATAACTTGTATGGTCAAAATCTTTATGGTAAAGGTACAAGACAAACCAATTATGATGCTTTGTATTCTGCACTTGAGGGTATGGCGGATGATTTGACAGAAAATGATATGGACCTGCCCGTTCCATCTGTTGGATTTCCTTATAAAATGGGTAGTTTTCGCGGAGGTGGAAATTGGGACATTGTTTCTCGGCTTATTGAAGTGGCGTTTGATGACTATCCAAACGATGTAATAGTATATCGCCTCGATGCCAACTAAAAAGAAACCCCGCTATTCGCGGGGTTTTTTGTTTTATTTCATTACACTGAACTTTAAGTTTCTTATTAGCACATCTTGGCTTATGCCATACGCATAAAAATTCACATCGAATTTATACGCAACTGGAATTGCCTCGGAAATCTTACCCAATTGTCCAAGTGTCATCACAAATGTATGCGAAGCGTCTGGATTTGTTGTGCTTGGATCTCCGTCCATTATCTTGATTCTTCCTATATATTTTTTACCAATATAAACTTTGATCGTGGCGCGGCCAGCATGAGATATTGGTCCGGTTTCAATTTCAAGAATTGATGTACCAGACTCAAGACCTTTATTGATCAAGTTTTTCAGGCTTACAGAAGGCTCAATTGAAACACTCAACCCTGCTTTAGATACCGTCGATTTGTTTACAGGAATCGTAACAGACGCAGCATTCTTTAATGCTTTAGATGCACCTAGCTTCGCTTTGCTTGTTTGCGGTGCTTGATATGATACCGTTTGAGTCCATAGCATAATATCTTTGACCGATACGCTTACGGGCGAACCATTCAAATCAGGGAACACATATCTTTGTTGGCCCCATGGTCCATTGATATCTGGGATTGGATTCTTATACAACGAGAATATTCTATCCAAGTTGCAGTGGTGCATAAAGAAAATAGGATCGTCTGCGGCATAGCGCAGCGTACCCATTGTTCTGTTGCATCCATATCTTGTTCCAACCCAGTCGTGACCGTCATTGTGGGCACCGGCTTCAACCAATCCTTGACCAGTCTTACGATCAATACCGGGCTTTCCTCCAAATTGCTCCCAAGGAGTAGTCAGCATCAAGTCAACATACTCTTTGCTCATATAACCAAGGCATTCGGCGACGTGATCTTTAGAATCTTGCTGCGTTTCGTTGGCGGGGTCTATTTTACTCTTTTCAAGTGTAGGACCACGGTTTCCATCGTATAACGCAAGATTATCAAAACCAAGATTGTCGCCAGCCACCATATTTTGTTGTATTAGGTCATAACCAAACAATGGACTCCCTAGCCCCTTCAACTCACGGAATTTTGTATTTGGCATTTCTTTGTGGTTGATCCAATCCCAATATGGAAAAGCAAACTTGTTACCATCAAGACCCAGTTGATTCAAAGAATTTCCCAACAAGCGTTCGAGGAAAAATAAATAACCACGGTGCCAAGGAAGAAAATGATCACCCCAATGAACTTGTGGATGGTCAGCATCAAACGCAGTGCAGTGTTTGTAGTGTATGCGAGTATATGTCTCCCAACTTGTTGGCGCTTCACGTGGAAGCTTGTTACGCATATAATCTACAGCCTTGCATAATGTCTGTAGTTCTTCATCGGTTAGATCATAAAAACTCTTGCGAGTTCTCATTGGTTCATTGCCAAACACAAATTGTGGCACGTCATTTGGATTGCAAAATTCAAGAGGCTTTTTTTCAGCCCCTTGCATATTCAATCCAAGTAATCCCATTGCTCCTAAGCCTAGAAAGCTTCTTCTTGATTGTTTCATAATGTATATAATCTTTGGTTCAATTTATAACTATATTTATAATAAAAAACCCCGCGATTTGCGGGGTTTTTTGTTTATACAGTTATATAATTTTATTATCACCAAGAAACTGTGACCATGCCTGATCCACCAAAACCTTCGGTTTTAACAGACACGCTGGTTTCTCCAGAATACCCACCACCACCGCCGCCGCCTGGAACATCTCCATCGGTTGCGTTAATAAGTCTAGAATCGGTGCCTGCGTAATAATATGCGGCATTTCCACCATTTCCTCCACCCGATGCTGCGCCGGACGCACCGAGAGATCCCGTTAATGAATGGCCGAATTGCGGAAAAGAAGCTCCTGTATCAGATCCATTTGCACCGGCAGCTCCATTACCAATTCCACCTGCGGCAGAACCACCACCGGCACCGCCGTAGTTTCCATAATTTTCAGCAAATGTTCCACCAATACCACCGGTATATTTCGTGCTACCGGTATTTAATGATGATTGCCCCGTTATTGTTCCGTCGGATCTTCCGCCTCCAGCCCTGACCACGATTACGCTTGCGGATGTGAAGCTCGATGCTCCACCGTTGCCAAATATATCGGTATTTACTTGCCCAACATTTACTATATATGATCCAGATTGAATTGTAAGGGTCTTTGCTGCATATGCTCCACCAGACCCCCCTTTGCCGTTTGAATTTCCATTTCCACCGGCTCCCCAGCAAGAAACACCGATTGATGTTGATCCTGTAACAGAAAATGTTCCAGATTTATAGAATGTTGTTGTTGCCATAATTTTTATATAATAAGTTCATTTATAAATATAGAATAATATTGACAAAACACTACTTTTTGTTAAATATATAATTATGAAAATGCTAGTAAAAGCTTTGGGAGGCAGCACAGCATATGGACTCAACACTCCTGAGTCTGATCTTGATTATAGAGGTGTGTTCATAAATACAGATCCATCCAAAATACTTGGTTTGGAGCGTATGGATCATATACAAAAGCAAGAAACAGATGACATAGTTTATTATGAAGTTCGTAAGTTTTTTGAGCTTCTTCGTAATGGTAATACAGGTGCACTTGAAATACTTTTCTCCGACAACTTGCTTGAAACAAGTGATATATTTGAAGAAATACAAACAAACAAGTTAAAGTTTGTTGACACAGACAAGATGTTTAGATGCCTGCTTGGTTATATGCAGGGTGAACGGCGTCTTGCCAACGGTGAACGCACAGGTCAACTTGGCAGCAAACGCAAGGCTCACCTTGATAAGTATGGTTTTAGTCCAAAGAACTTCACACAGCTTTTTAGACTAGCCAGCTGCGGCAAAGCATTGTTTGAAAAAGGTTATTTTCCTGTCAATATAAAGCAATATGACACAAATGTTCATGCTTTTCTTATGATGGTAAAAACTCAACCAGAAACATACACAGCGGAACAGCTAAACTTTCTTGCCGACAATTATGAAATAGAATTGAAGAAAGCATATGAAGATCGTAAATTCAAATATGAATTTGATCATAAATATGCAAATGATGTTCTTCGCAGAGCATATCTGCCGTATCTAATGTAAAAAACAAAACCCACCTTTCGGTGGGTTTTTTATTGAAATCAATTGGTTGTTATTACCAAGGTGGAGCTAGTTGTTGTGTCGTTGGATTTATCATTGCATATATTGATGTATCAATACTGGATGTTAGTTGTCCATATCTTTCTCCCATAGAACTAATCGTCCATTCTGTCACGGTTTCTTTGGTTAGTTGGTCATATGGTATGAAAGAACCACTATCTGGACTATATGGTGCAACAGATTGCGCGCCATATAATTCTATAGAATGTGATGATGTTTGATCTGCCCCCGTTTAGACGCCAGTGAATAGTATAAACTACGTCTGTATAATCGCCTTGTTGTTTTGTTACTTCCAATGCTGGAAACTGCCATGTGTATGTATTGTTATTAGCCATAATATTTATATTTATATTTAGAATTTTGATTGCCGAAATCTTTTTGCTGCTGGTGCTATATATTTTTTTATATCTGTTGTTGAGTTTGCTTTCAGAAATTCAATCATTTTTTGAAGCACTTGCATAAGCATTTTTACATCTTCTTTAGCATCATGCCAACCATCAACTTTAACTCCCAACACCGCACCAAGTTTTCCAAGACTTGAACTATAACTTTTATATTTTGTCTTGGCAAGCAAACCATCCAATATAGTTTTAACTTCTGGTATTGTTTCAAGTGCTTGCATTGCTGGTATAAAGAAAAATCGTGATATGTTTACTGTGTCTAATACTGGATATCTTTTTGTTGGCGGCAATCCATTTAATTTTCTACGAGCCTCAATGAATTTCATATCAAATGTAGCATTGTGAGCAAGTATCACAACATTATCAAATTGACTCAAGAATTTTTCAAATTGAATCAATGCTTCTTTTTCATCCAACTTTTCTGCGTTTGGATTTTCATAACCAGTCATTTTTAATGCATCTCTTGGATGCAAGTCTGGCTTGCCATATTTTTTCAATCTTCTATTCATTTCTTTATTCAACTGCTTTGCTTCTGTACTATTTGGATCATTCAATGCATTGTTCAAAGCAGAACCAATATTTACCTTTTTGGAAAACTCTCCAATTTCTTTTAGTGAAGAACCTTCATATGCAATTGCAGCAATATGTGTGAGTTGAATATATGAAGTGTTTGGCTCCAAACCAACTGTTTCTGTATCAAACAGTATCATTGTTTTTCCATCAAACTGTAGAAACTTCTCTAATACTTCTTTTATAGAATAAGAGTATAGTTTGGCTTCTGCCAATATGTCTTTCAATTTTATCATGCTTATAAATATATACAAGCACAAAAAAGAGGGTGGATTTTTCGTCCACCCTCTTATGATTTTCTGTTTATTTTCTGTTATAATCGCCGTCCGCAATGACAATCAAGCCAAGAACAGCGTAACATGCTATAGCAATGAGCATAGTATGTATCCTTTCATATAAAAGTCACAGACCCGTAGGTTATATGACTATTCTAACCCCAACAACCATAACTATGAACCAGTTTTTATAAAAAGTCAAGTGGTTGTTAGTAAATACTTATTATATAATGTTTTATAAAGTTGAAGAATGGTGCATCTGGTCAGATTTGAACTGACACTAAATGTGGGTAGAAACCACGTTGACTATCCAATTGCCGACAGATGCATTTATATCTTACAAACAAACTCTTCAAATTTTCCTTCTGGAAAAGATTCTACAAATTCTATTTTTAAATTGAATGGATGATTGAGTCTTTTCAATACCAATTTCTTTATATCTTCAATTTTATCTTCTGGTACATTTCCTTGAATCTTCAGTGTGATGTCTGTGTATGACTCTTGCACACATTGAAATCTTTTTATTGTATCACATGCATTTCTTATGGTATTGCTGCCAAACAATGGCCACGCAGTTGTGCCATCTTGATACTTTATCATATTACGAATTCTACCAATAACATTACGATTTATGGTTTGTAATTTTCTTCCACAACTGCAAGTAGCAAACTCTCCTTTATCTCCAATTTTGTATCTCTTTATATATGGATGTGTGAGGTCTGTGACGAGGATATCATTGTCATCTACGATTTCTATAACAATGTTCTCCATGATATGATATACATCCGGATTGTCTGGGCATTCTAATCCAATTGTACCAACTTCTTCTGAACTATAATTGGTTCCGCCTCTTTCACTTGTTGATTTTACATCTTTTAGTTTAGATGTATCAAGTGTGGCTATAATAGATGGATATGTATGCAAATAATCTGGCTGTATTCTATATAGCCAACCTTGCAAGTCTCCGCGCGTTGGATGCATATAACACTTTCCAACTCCTTTTGTAAATAGATATGGATTTGTCGGCCAAGGTGTAATCTTTTCTTCTGTTACAGTCGCATTGATTACAGCCAAATTTAATGATGTATCCCATTTTCTCCAAATTAGTTCACGCATATTGGTTGCCCAATACCATATATGCTGTGCCATATACTTTTGAACAAATACTGGTTGACCGGTTGCTCCACTGGTGGATGAAAATGGTTTGGATTGGTCTATAGGTATTTTCTGCAACTCTTCTCTTGTCAATATATTAAGTTTTGGTATCAATAACGATACATCACGCTCTTTGTATTGGTTTTCTTCCAATGCAGTTACTAACTTGTAAACTTCCAGATGAAAATCGGACATGATTCATTTATTTCTGCCACTTTGATTGCGTTATGAAAATCTTTATAAAAAAATGTAGCGTATTTCATATACGAGAATTTTCTGGAAAATACTCTGCTTATGAATCTATGGCACTTGGGACGAAGATTTTCAATTATCTTTTCTCCTTCTAAATTTAGAACTCCGTCTCCAATAATATTATCATAAAATTTTTCTATGTTATTCCAATCTCCCTTGATTATTTTTGGATCTTGTATTCTTGGAGTCAAGTCAATTGCTTCATCACACAAAGGTAATAAAGGAACTGTAGAACCAAGTAGCAATGTAGTTCCAGTCAATAGATGTTGTTGATACATTTTTACTTCAGTATCATTTGGTTTCAATGGATATGGAGCATTTATCCAATGATTGCCGCTTTCAATATAAAGCTCTTTAGTCATGCCAATGCTTTATTACTCCCGCAACAATGAATATGTTTGTTACAACATAACAAAGCACAATAAGTGTGCGAATAAATGCAACACGATCTGCTTCGCAGTCATTTTCACTTGCTTTTTCTCCAAGGGCTTTTGCCCATATTCTCCATAATGTTTTCATATTATAAATTGGTAGCCGCAGAGGGATTTGAACCCTCAATCCCTTACGGGCGTTGGATTTTAAGTCCAAAATGTATATCCAGTTCCATCATACGGCCATAAAATTATTTTTGTTTCAACTCAGCAATCCATCTTTTTGCAACAACATCAGCGTTTTCACTGATAGTTTGATTTAGTTCAAGCATATGTTGCATCTTCATGCGCTTTAATTCTTTACGCATTGCTTCTCGCTTTGCAATTTTTCCAGCATCATAGTTTGTTGTAATAGTTTGAGTATCCATAATATCCATAAATTGGTAGCAGCGGAGGGACTTGAACCCACAGTGCCTTGCGGCGGGGGTGTTTGAGACCCCTGAATATGCCAATTCTTCTACGCTGCCATAAAGTGAAGTGCTGGCGGTAGTGACCTGCGTCTCCGCGCCATTGGTTCATCAGCAGGTGAGTCATCCCCAATGTCAGCACTTATTTTTTTTCTGACTGCGCGTTGGGTTGGTCATCCCAAGTTATGGCACCGCAGTTATGCTCTCCTTCGATATACAATCAAGTTATTACCTCAAGGACTCTAATCTAACTATTATATCAGACCCGCGTGTCGGAAGTCGTTTCATTTCAATCAATAATAACCACGATTTTGTCATTGTATATCAGCCAGTAAATGAGGCGACGAACCTCAAAGAATTTACTACCAGAAAAAAGTATTTAAATTGGTGGCTGCGAAGGGAGTCGAACCCATATACCTTTTTTATAGGTGCTTCGTTCTAAGCGAAGTGCGTATAGCCAATTCCGCCACACAGCCGTATCAAAGAACAAACATAACTATACACATTATATTGTTCTGGTCAACTACAAACTATCAAATCTTGTCTAATTTAGAAACTATATCACCCATTTCCATTTGTTTTAATTTCAATCCAATTGCTGCTGCTGCTGGGCCACCCAATGCCATAACTTGATCTGGAATATAGCTTGCAATTTGATCTGCAATATCATGTAAATTCATTGGAAGTATACTATGTGAATTTTTTACAAGCAACACCAATCCAACTGCTGCCATCAATATAAATTCTTTTGATTTTAATATATTGAGTTTACGCACTGTATCTTTGCATCTTTCGTTGTGTATATTCATCATTGTTACAGGAATACATGGATGCATAACAGATAATTTATCAAATCCATTTTGATCAAATACAGCAAGTTTAACACTACTCTTTGCGACAATACTTGCATTTCTTGGTGATCTACTAACCAATGCACCTTCTCCCAAAAATACACCTTTGCCAAGTGTGGCTAATTTCATCTTCTTTGGTCCTTTTAATACATCCACTTGACCATCAAGTATAATAAACATAAAGTCTCCTTTTTCACCTTCATTTATTATAAATGAACCAGCACTATACTCTTTTACTTCACAAAAAGTAGCCGCTTTTTTTACAAATTTTGGCGGCACTCCAGCAAACAAAGGACTATTTATTATATCAGTTGGTTTAACTTTGCTCTTTTTTGCCATATATTATATAGAAATATATATAATATATATGACCAAAAGATATAATATATCAATTAGTGTGCTTGCAGTTCGTCAACAATCAATAGCGACCAAAATTTTGGAGATCCATATTCATTGACTATCATATCAAAATTCTCTGGAGGATAAAACAGTTTGTTGGTGTCTTCATATCTACCAACCTTTGTTCTGTCAACCCAAACAACATATGTATCTTCTGTTATAAATACATCTTGTGCCTGTTTTGTTGGACATACAAAATCTGCTATAGCATAATTTCCAGACCTAACAACTATATCACATAACACTTTCATACGACGTGCTTGTTCTATTCTATCTTGTATACTAAACGTCAAATCTTTATTGATTTCTTTACGAATTTCGTCAGCGTTAAAATGAACTGCATTCAACATCTTGGCTAATTCAGTTGCCAGTGTTGTTTTTCCTGCGCCGGGCAGGCCCATTATTAGTATTTTTTTTATTTTGTTTTTCAAGTATCTTTATTAAGTCACGAACCTGTATACATTTTCCTTTATATTCTGTAAATTGTTCTTTTGGAAGAATTCTTAATAGACCTAGTTCACTCATTTTTAATATTGTTATTATATTACTCAATAATACATATTTGTCAATATACAATAAATGGAGCCACCGGTTGGAATCGGACCAACTTCTTATTCATTAATAATGAATTGTTCACCCATATAAACTTCGGCGGCATTAAAAATGGAAGTAGTGGTGGGAATTGAACCCACATAGAACGGCTTATGAAACCGCTGCCTTAACCAATCGACCTCACTACCATAAATAGCCGAGTAAACTAGTTCACACAATATTTTGGCTTGGGTTGGAATCAAGTTGAATATTATACTAGTTACTCTTTGCTAAAATTGGTCCTCCTAGTAGGATTTGAACCCACAACCCTGCGCCTATAAAGCACCCGCTCTAACCAATTGAGCTATAAGAGGAAATATAAAGAACGAGGAAGGCACATATTGCGGTTCGTGTCCTTCGGAGGAAAGCCTACCCGTTACCTCCGTGTGATCAATTCATCACACCCTTTTCTTGATTAAGACAGTGGCAGAATTTTATCTAAAGTCAACAACTTTCTTAATCTTTTTTATCACCAAACATCAGTTTGTTGGCAACAGCATCAATATTATGATATGCTTGGCTGATAAGATCAATCATCCAAGGTTCCAACTTAACATCACTTGATTTCATTATTTCTAGCATTTTTTCAGATTTTTGATTCAACCCATTCAACTGTGTGGTTGTCATTTGTTCTTGCTTTTCTGGATTAAGTTCAACTATTTCATCCATTACTTCTTTGATAAGATTTTTGAGTTCAGATTTCTTCATAAGTTATTATAAATATATATGAACATAACAAAAAACCCAACCGTAAATGGTTGGGTTTTTTGAAGTATACACTTTATAATATCTATTATGGCTGTGGAGCCTTGTATCCTTTGGCAATGATGCTTGGGCTCTTGTTATTCAAGTTTGTGATCAAACTCAAATTGCTCAAGTCAACATTTCCACCAGACAATACTGTAATACCATTGACGGCGCGGAAGTTTGCAGCAGGAACAAAATCCCCACCAACAACAACATTGAATGTATCAGCGACTACCGGCAATGCACCAGTTGTAATAACATCGAATGTACTTTTCAATGTTGCATTCGCAGCGCGAAGAGAAACGAGGTTTAGAGTTGTTTCTTCTGTGAGTGTGGCAGTACCGGCAGTACCAACATCAACTGTGATGCCACCAAAGCCGTTGCCAGCATTTGATAGTGTCAATCCAGTTCCAACAAAACGAACAGATCCAAACGAACTGACTTTGGTATCAACTGCTTGAGTGATTGCTCCAGCAGAAGTAACTGTTAGTGTGCCACCCGTGGCTATTGAGCCGAGAGTCACTGCGCCCGTTGATATAACAGAAGCGTTGCCAGTTGCGGTCGTGGATATAGACAATGCACCGTTGTTGGCAAACACAACATCGTTTCCGGTGATTGTGTAATTTCCAGCGGAGTTTGTGACTGCACCAAGTGTTATATTTCCAGAACCCACAACAGAAACCAATGCACTATTAACTACACCAGTTGTTGGAGTTTGAAAAATATAATCAACAGAACGCAATGTCAACTTTGGTGTGTTGACAACGTTCAACTGTGTGGCTGCGTCTTCAACAATCAAGGCTTCGCCAGTAGCAGATACGCTAACTGGACCAAAACTGTGTTGTCCTTTGTCGATAGTAACATTCCCAGCAGTTGCAGTGAACGCAGCACCGCCATAAACAAATATTCTGGACGAAGTGTCAGTCACAGATGCACCAGTAAATGAAGCACCAGCCAAACCTTCTACTTGTACCTTACCCAGTGTCAAATTACCACCAGCAGATACGGTGGTTGCACCAGCACCAGAGTTGCTGACATTAACAGTAAGAGACGCAGGTGCGGATATTTGTACTGTGCCATTGCCAACTGCGGTAACAGAAGGCGTGCCAGCACCAGAACCAACATTAACAGTGACATTTGTGCCATTGACAGTTGTGCTGTTTGTGCTGATACGATCGGCCAGAATTGTTCCAGCTGTTACATTTAACGTCTTGGCTTGTATTGTACCAGTGGCAACCGAAGAAAACGCGCTTGTAGAATTTCCATTGACCACTAGGTTATTGGTGATAATTGTGTTGTTGCCAGCAGAACCAATTGTAGTTGTTCCTGTTGGATTGTTGATAGTCAAATTGCCAGCGATATAAGCCATACCAGCAGAACCCACAGTAACATTACCATCAGCATTGAGCACAAGATTTCCTTGAGACAATACACCGTTGATTGTGATATTCTTGGAAACAAGAGTAATGTTTTCGCTTACTGCAATGATTGAACCATTATTGATGGTTGTATTACCAGCGACAGGAGCCAACCCGTCTTGAGACGGAAGAAATCCATTTTGCTGGAAATAAAAACTAGCAAATGATGGATTGTCGGATGTGCTCAAGCCCAAACGATTGACATCAATTCGAGCACTGCCACCGACCAAGATGCCGTTTGGATTGAGGACATATACATTGCCGTTAGATGAAAGTGTACCGTTGATGGTTGAGGATGCTCCACCAGCAACAATGTTTAATACAGATGCATTATTGGAAGGAAGTGTATAGTTTAGTGCGTCTCCAATAGCAATAGTATCCGTGCCACTTCCAAAGTTCTGCCATGTAAGCACAGACTTGTTTGGGGCGACGATACTAAGAGTAGTACCTGCATCTGTAACTGTTACACCCGCAGTTGTTTGTAGGTTTGTGGATGTAATGCCGGGAATGGCAAATACACTGGTCACAGCGACCACAAACAGCATCATAGAAGCAAAGAGCTTCACAAGCAGCGAGTTATTTTGTGTGTTATTATATTTCATATATTATTATTTAGTTTTCGTCTTTAGACGTTTGAACCGATAAATATGATACACGTTTACCAATTTGGCAAGATAAATTTTTATATAAAAACTACGATGTTTTTGTATTTTTAATCCAATTCTCTATGATCATATACATTCCAACCATCTGGTTTGCGAGTGTCGCCAAACTTGCGATTAAACATCCAATATAATTTGGTTAAAAATGACGGCCAAACCCACATTTTTGCATGTGTACCAACAAGATTGATAGAATCTTTATCAACATATTTGCCACGAATAATGATTGGTCCACCATCTTTGTTTTTACAATTGATGAAAGTAAAGCGGCGAGCTTTTGGACGATCTTGTTGATCATATATGCTATAATCACCTATTAAAATATCATTGAATATGCAACTATGAAATGTTACATCATGTACACCACCTTTTATACCAATGTCGCATTGTTCAGCAACTGTAAACTGAGATACTACAGGCTTGCGTACAGTATTTTCAAATATACATTCAGTAAATGTAACATTACCACCACGCACCATATCAAATGCTCGTGCAGTGCCATTCTTGAATGTGCATCTATTATATTCAAGACCAAATGTTAATGAGGCTTTGCCTCCCCAACGTGCATCTTGACCATCTATGATACAGTCATTTACTTTAGAATCATCATTTTGACTGAAACAAAGCACAGAAAGACCATCTGTTTGTAGATTTTCTGTGTTTGGATTGAATGAGTCAGACTTATTAAATGTCTGACCGTTTAGTGTTATATTATTAGTAGCCATAGCTACCAATAAGTATATTATATATGAACTTATAATATGAAGATTATGGAGCAGCGTCCGAGAATCGAACTCGGTTTTCAAGTTTACGAAACTTGCACATCACCATTTATGTTTATGCTGCAAAAATTGGCGGAAAAAGTAGGATTCGAACCCACGGTAGACTTGCGCCTACTTCCGATTTCAAGTCGGACGCCTTAGACCGGACTCAGCCATTTTTCCGTAAATTAATAAATATACATATAATAAATAAAAAAGGCTCCATTTCTGGAGCCTTTGAGTTTTGATTACACTGACCAGTTTTTAAACCAGCGTTTGACAGTGGACATTATATTCTCTGTCACGTGTCCTACGCTGGAACCTATTTTCCCAGCAGACCAACTTTCGCTTCAACTTCCGTCAAACGGCTATTGATGACTTCTAGTTCTGGGTCAGCAGCAACAGCTTCTTCAATTTGAATTTGAACTGCATCTGTGACTTCTTCTACGTTGGTTGCAGTAGCAATAATTTGAGCAACTGCATCTGCTACGTCAGCTTGCACATCCTCTGATTCTGGTGCTGATAATTCAGCAACGGCTGCTGTGATTGCTTCTGTGATGGCTTCTGCATCTTGTACCACTTCTGGTTCAGCATTAACAACTGCGGCGACGGCTGCGGCAACTGCGGCAACAACGTCTGGTTGTGTTTCAGCATCGGCGGTGACAACGGATTCAACGACCAAACCCACGATTTCGGCGGCGGCTGATACATCAGCACTTGGGCTGTCAGCAACAATATTTTCAATGAGCGTATCCACCACGGCATCTGGTGCTGCTTCGGATGTAATAACTTCGGATACAGCGGCTTCAACTGGGCAAGATGCTACAGCATCTGTGATTTGTTCAATCACATCTGCTGTTGGTGCTTCACCTGTTGCGGTTTCAATGATTTGAGCAACTGCGTCAGCAGCAGCTTGTGCTACTGTTGCATCATCAATTGTTGCAACTTCGGCAACAGCTTCGGTGATGGCTTCAATCAGAGCTTCTGTGTCTGTTACAACATCAGCGGGAGCGGTGAGAATTGCAGTAATTGCAGCGACAACAACATCATTAACTTCTTGCGATTCTGGCGCGTCAACAGCAGCTTGTGCTGCTATAACTTCAGATACAATTGCAGCGGCGTCTGGAACTGTGGCTGATGGGCTCAATGCCACAACACTTGCTACAGCTGTTGGTGCTTCGTCTGCCGATGCAGCCACCAATGCAGCAACTGCGTCGGCGGCAGGTTTTGATATCAGTTCATCTACGGTACGTTCAACGATGGACAAACGAATATCCAGTTCTTGGATGCTTGATGCATCAACGCCGCTGGCTTGTAGGCCAGAAAGCGTGGCTAATTTTGTTTCAACTGCCGACAATCTTTCGGCTAGATTTTGAATAGTGATTTTGCTCATATGATTTTATTTTGGTTGTTGTATATACACAACATAACTATCTTCTAAAACTTTGTTTTTGTTGTTATAAAAACTAACATCAATAATTTCTGGCATCTTGTTGTTTTACAAGTTGTTTTGCCATTTTACCTATTTTAGTTGGCGAAATTCCTGAATAAAATGCATCAACAATTTCTTTCATTGATACTCGTTTAATTTTCTTAGATGTTTTTTTCTTTGACATATCTTTAAATATATACACATCATTGCGATTATTATGTTAATAAATTATTGTATATTCTTTATACTATATTGAAATAAATGGCAGGTGGGGTGGGACTCGAACCCACATGGTGGCAGTTTTGGAGACTGCTGCAATACCAATTATGCGACCCACCTATAAATAAAATTGGGGCGTCTAACGATATTCTAAATCGTCCTTCAAGTTTCACAAACTTGTGTGCGAACCACTACACTATAAACGCCATAAAAATTGGTACAGGTGGTGGGATTTGAGCCCACAGTCTTCTGGTCCCAAACCAGACGCGATAACCAAGTTACGCTACACCTGTATAATGGTGTAATCAAATACACTAGTTTATATCTGTTACACCAAGATATAACTGTTACTTATTCTCAACAAACTTGTAGAGTTTTTCAGCAATTTGCATTGCTTCATCTACACGATTATCTTTTGGCAATTCCCATGTTCCTTTATCACCCGCAACATGGCGAAGTCGCTCAAGTTGGTTGAAATAAGCTGAGTCTGCTTGTCCCATTGCTAGTCCAAGAATTTCCAATCTAATTTCATAACCATTTTTACCCGTCTTTTGTGTATTTGTATCTTTCATTTTGTGTGTGTATGAAATGATTTGCATTATTGCATCTCATTTCTCACGTCATAATGAACAATATTTGTTATGTGTCAAGCATATAAATAATTGACGTGATAAGGTATATCGTCACCACCAAGGGGCTACCCTCCGTATGCTAAAAATGTCTTTTTACGCAAAAGAACTAACGATTGAACCAATACACTGCTTCTGTTGATATACTTTCACGAAAGCATATGAACGAACACGTTTCAAGCACTTGTTATACTAAGTGTTTTAGATTTTCATTTCCGTAACCAGAAGATAAAATTTGTTCAATAGTTGCAACTATGGGAGTTATTCTACCTTTTTCTTTAAAATTATTTAACTTTACTGCATTTTCTCCTGCATACCAATATACCATTTTTCCATCAACTAATTGTTTATGAATAGGTGTTGTATTTGTTATATCAACTTGCCATCCTTCTTCATTAGATTCTCTTGTTGCTGCTTGAACTGGTGATTCACCAATATCAACTTTTCCGCCGGGCAATCCAATTTTTCCTTGTTCATTTCGGTCTGCTGCACGAGTTGTGGCTGCATATCCATCATTTGCTTTGGCTAAAACAAACACTGCAAATGGTGATTCTGGCAATAAATCTTTTAATTTAATCATATACTATAAGTATATAGAACAATTGAAATGGTACCGAGTAAGGGACTCGAACCCCTGATAGCTTCGATGTAAACGAAGTGCATTAGCCACTGTGCTAACTCGGTATAAAATGGTGGACCAGACAGGGATCGAACCTGCGACCTTCTGCTTGCAAAGCAGCTTCTCTACCAACTGAGATACTAGCCCATAAAATATCTATCTATCAAAACTCTAATATTTTCTAACAAAATGTCAAGTGTTATTGATTCTTTTTTTCCTTTGTTTAATTATGGCAGATTCGCCGTAATTAAAATTCGCATATATAAAAGATTGCCCTAGACACATCGTCATGTGTCATCATCTGTAGTTTCAGATTGAGTCCATCATTATTTTTACATAAGAGAGGGATGATTCGGGCTATATGGTGGTAGAGGTGAGACTTGCACTCACTATCCTTCGTCTATCAAACGAGAGCATATAACTACTTGTGCTTCTCTACCATATTACAAATCAAAATCATTAAAATCGTTTATTATACCTTCATATTTTCTATCTTGCTTGTATATTTGTAAAATACGAGCATGTTCATAATCATCTGTAGGAAAAATTCTTGGTCGTTCTCCTTTCAAAAAGATTGCTGTATAAGATGTTTTCTTATCAATCATTCTGCGTATAATCAAATTATTTGATGTCATGTCGCTCATACTTTTATAAATATACTAATACACAAAAATGAAGAGTATATATAACCCATCAACTATATAATGGCTGGGATACATGGACTCGAACCATGAATAGACGAGTCAAAGTCGTCTGTGTTACCATTACACCATATCCCAAAAATGAACAGCACCCGATTATTCCGCGCACGGTTGCCTGTTGAAAAACATCAATATGATTACACCGACTCCTGTTTTACAAACAACTAGACTTCTGTTCAAATATTAGAGAGTGTTTAGCCATGTGTGGTTATTACGCTACGTGAACCTACCACGATATTCTGGTAGCAGTGCCCTTAACTCTCTGTAAATTGTTTATATATTATTATCCCAGTTCTTTTAAACATTTTAAAATATGTATAGCTTTGTCAAAATCTCCACAATTTATTGCAGCCATCAAAGCTTTTTTAAGATCATGCACAACATCAGCTTCAGCATTTGCAAAAAATCCAGATGCATTTGTACTAAGTGATACTGGACTATTTTTACTATATATTTTAGCCGCAGCTTGAATGTTTACTGGTGAACTATTTGTTTCAGCCGATGATTGTATTGGTGATATGTTCATATATAATATATACTATATATATTATATCAAAACTTTATTATAACTCATAAAATTAATTGAATAGGTGTAGTTTTGCTTTATATAGCTACACTATAGCGAGTTTCTTATTTACGCATAAATTCCAACATGTTATTATTTTTCCATTTAACATATTGTTATGAACCCAGAGGCTTTTCGTTGCTTATTTTTCCGCTGATGGTTAGACCCCATGCTCGTACCGGAAAGGAAAAAACTTTCCTACACTCCGAGCTGCTATTCAAAATTAATTTGAGTCGGATAGGAATTGATACCTATTGATGACATTGAATCTGACCCGATCTATTAGGTAGTCATCGCTTCGTTTCAGAGGCACAGCTTTATGTACACTATACTGCGCGTAATAGAACTTCTCAAGGCTGCATGTCCTTCCACGCTGCCGCTCAAAAATGGTAGCCCCAGTGGGTAACGCTCCCACATCTCCTGATTGAAAGTCAGGCGAACTAACTTCTATTCTATAGGGCCAAAAAATGAACAGCACCCGATTATTCCGCGCACGGTTACCTGTTGAAAAACATCAATATGATTACACCGACTCCTGTTTTACGAACAACTAGGCTTCTGTTCAAAATGGTGCATGTGGAAGGATTCGAGCCTTCAACCTACAGATTCGTAATCTGTTGCTCTATCCAGTTGAGCTACACAAGCATAAATGGTCAGTGTGATAGGACTCGAACCTACATAATTTCCGTTCCAAGCGGAATCGCCAACCTTTGGCACCACACACTGATAAAAATGGAAGCAGAGATGTGAATCGAACACATCATACCTTTCGGCTGCGTTATGAGCGCAGTTAGCGTCCCTTGGCTTGTCTCTGCTATAAAATGGTGGAACCAGTGGGAGTTGAACCCACACGAATTAACGGTTTAAAAGACCGCTGCCCGTCCACTGTGGCTTTAGTTCCATAAATTTTTCAAGTAAGATGTGAATTCACTTATCACCATTTAGCATCTTGTAATGTCCATGCTGACTTTAACAGCCTCTTCTTGCTTGAAATTGGTGGACCGCCACGGTACTGCCCCGTGTTCTCAAGGTTAAGAGCCTAGAGCATCACTTTATATGCTTGCGATCCGTAAAATGGCTGTGAAGCGTGGACTCGCACCACGACAAGAGCTTTAACAGAGCCCGTGCTACTTTGACACTACATCACAATAAATTGGCTGTCCCAGCACGGCTCGAACGTGCGACCTTGAAATTAACAGTTTCTTGCTCTGCCAACTGAGCTATGGGACAGTAAAAATGCCTTTGGGAATTTAACCCATTCAAGATGAGGCTTCACCTTTATATTATCCTATATTTTTCGCTTCACGTGACATAGTAATTAACTCACGATATCTTCTACTCATACAGTAACAACTTTTTTGGAATTACTATCTCCGCAGTTGTTGTATAATAAAATGGATGAGATAATTGGAATCGAACCAATGCTATGAGTTTCAGAGACTCTTTTGCTGCCACTACAATATATCTCAATAAAATGGTGTTTCGGGTAGTTTAAATGTATTGCCGCCGATACTTTCAAATATTTCTTTTTGATATTAAATAACATTTAGGATATGTATATGTTATGAAACTAACAGAAATACTTTTAAATGAACTTTGCACTTCTTGGTTACAGTCCGATGGGGAGGATTATTATAATATTATTCATGCACCAACGTGGTCAAAAGGAATGTGTTGTGAAATATCAGATTCACTGGCAGATTTCTTAAATAATAATGGATTTCCACAAGCAAAGACCGTAGATGTTAAACATATAGTTTACAAACTACCACACACAGTTGTTCAAGTTGGAAACTTTATAATAGATTTTACATACAGACAATTCGAGGATGATGGTAGCGTCCCATATATAACATCAGTGTTAGAATATAAAAAAGAATTTGATTTTAAATAAATGGTGGACGACCCGGATCTTGCAACCGGAATTATTGATCTTCAGTCAGCAGTGATACTTTTTCACCAATCGTCCAAAAATATTTTGATAATGTATATGGTTGGCTTACTCACTCTACTCAATGCAAAGTGGTCGGACTTTGAACCCGTTACACGTCTTCCATGTGCCGTAAGATTTTAGAGACGAAAACACATACACTATCAAAATTGGTGGGCATGATGGGACTCGAACCCACAGAATTTTCATTTTGAATGAAACACGGTTATCCAGTTACGTCACACGCCCATAAAATTATTTGTTATGGATGGATTCGAACCATCGGCATCTGCTTATAGGGAACTTTTTCGGTGTCTTTTACCATCATATCCCGTCAGTGGTCTACCTCTGAGCTACACAACAAAATGGAACCGCGTATTGGAATCGAACCAATCTCCTCCCTTTTGCAGAGGGGTCATCACAACCAGCTATGTCACGCGGCATTTAAAAATTGGTGCAGTAGGCGGGACTTGAACCCGCAGACCTCTTCGTTGGCAACGAAGCATTCTACCATTGAACTACTACTGCATATAAAGTGGAGCCAAATGCGGGAATCGAACCCGCTTATCTAATTTACAAGACTAGCACATTACCATTTATGTTTATTCGGCGTATATAAATTTGGCGGAAAATATAGGATTCGAACCTATGGACCCTTTCGGATCGGGACTTTAGCAAAGTCCTGCGTTAGACCACTCTGCCAATTTTCCGTATTCTAAAATGGTGGGCAAGGTCGGATTCGAACCAACTCAGCCTTACGGCAACAGATTTACAGTCTGCTCCAACTCTCCAACTTTGGCGCTTGCCCATTTAAAATTGTCATTTGAGTCAACCTCAATTTCGCCAATGACGTGGCGTTTGCAAATGGAGCGGCAGACAGGGATCGAACCTGCGACATCAAGTTTGGAAAACTCGTTCTCTACCAACTGAGATACTACCGCAAAAATTATTTTTTCTTTAAGAAATCTTCTGGTTTTTTAGCAAACTTCTTTGATAATACTGTTATACCTTGAAGAATTTCCGGACTTATCACACCAGTTATGCCATAACTGATTGCTTTTGTTAAGCTACTTACTTCTACTTGTTCTAAAATAAACCATGCTATTGTTGAACATATTGCTGCTGCTATGATTCGTTTGATTTGTTCTGTGCAAGACCGTTTTACACCATCCATGAAAGTTCTTGCCAACATACCCAGTGCTCCAATTAGAGCAACAATCCATCCGCCTCTTAAAAACTCAACGAGTATATCTTTATCTTCCATATTTTTTTTGAATGTTAGTAATAAATATCTATAAAAACTCTTTTAACTATACTATTCGCACAAAATATTTTTTTATTTTGTCCCGTTCTGCACCACGAGGAGGTTGTATATTACGCAGAACATATGAAGAAAGAAACTCAACACGCTAAATACATGTCTTGTTGCTTCTTTCTTCAACTTTATAAATAACATTATATACTTCGGCCTCACATTATGTTTTCATCTAACCTATCTCTAACCTACATAATGATATTGATTCCCACAAAACGGTACCTAAATGGTCCGGTGGCTATTTTATCGCGCTTACAGGTGCGTTTTTACCCATCTAACCTAACCTAAAAATTTGAATTGTTAAAAGAACCTAACTTAAATTTGATACTTCTTACTCTACTTACTTTTTTTATTTTGTCAATCTTTTTTTCTAACCTTTTTCTAAAAACTCCAAAAACAAAAAACCCACTCTCTTTTGGAGGGTGGGCTTTTTAGGTTTTGTAAAGTTATTAAACTTTAACTCCTATTATGCCACACCCTGCTTTGTATCGCCTTTATTGGCTCCACGTGTAGGTTGTGTAATAAAGCACAAACTCCACGAAGTGGCGAGGTTTTGGGATTTGTGTGAATACGAGTTCATGTTTGTTATTGATAAATAGAACTATGATGAAGAAAAAATGAAAAGTCAAACACTTTTTTCTAAAAAAGTGATATTTTTTGCAAATATCTTATTATAACTACTTTTTAGCGTCTAAAAGCAGGGCGACGATGAAATGGTACGTGGGGTCCACGATAATATATTCTGCCATTGTGCCTATAGCCATGATATGAGTATACCCATAGGTCTGGACCGACCCATACACGCTCTTCTATCACAATTGGTTGTTGAACCACAACAACTTCTGTTTGTTGAACAGGCTGTTCGCGATATATCATTGGTCCATTTTGAGTTTGGCGAGCATCATTAGCATCTGCAATGGCACCAGCACCCAACCCAACGCCAGCACCAATCAATGCACCCTTGATAGCATTGCCGTTGTAAGCACCAATCACGGTTCCAGCCATGCCACCAATAATGGCACCAGCATCTGCTTTGCGTCCAAACACATCGCCTTGAGAGTTGGCACATGAAGTTAATAGCACCAACGGAAGTATTGCTAATAGTAGTTTTGTTTTCATATATTTCATAATTATGTTTTATAATAAAATTTTACTTGGAGGTTGCTCTAAAAACTCCGTCCCAATCTTTGTCAAGATTGCTGTTACGAAGTTCCAATATTCTTTCAATCATCATTTCATAATACTTCTTCATTTCTTTATTCTGCGTCATGAGTTCATTGGCATGAGATATTGCACCATCCCATCTTTGCATTCTGTAATCATTTAGAAAAGCAAAATGACCAGATACAACTGTGTTATATTGGTTTTCACTCAATTTATTTTCAAGAACGGTATAAATTCTCGCGCCATCTTTTTTACCTTTGACGGCGATACAATCAAGTTCAAATAGTTGCATAGTTTATGGAGTTTATCTTTTTTTCTAACAATTTGATATTTGGTCGTTCGTCTATTATCTCCGTCCATCCGGATATTTTCTTATGGGAATGCCTATATCGGTTATGCTGAGATAGCATTTCTTGTTCAATTCTGAATGCGTCTTTTAGCAATATTCTTTTTGACTCATATAAAACTTCGGCTTTATCGGAATAAGATATGTCTTTTATTCTTTTGTCTCCGCCAAATTTTGATATTCCTATTTTGTAGTAAATTTTGCAGTCTTTTATTTTCAGCACATACACGACGCCAGTTTCATTGCTTTCTTTCAGAGTTTCTTCGGTGTATCCACCAACTCCGTGACGACCATTCTCCACAGCACATCGCATGCACCCGTGTCCGTTCCAATGGTTTGCTGGTTCCTGCATGAAACTTCCATGTTTTGGACATACTATTTCAACTTTTTTCAAATTACTTTTATATTGCACTTTATTGTAATCATATTTTTTACCATGTGTCTTTATGAAACGGAAAATGACGGTTTCGTTATTTAATCTGTAAGAGTCTCGTTGGCAATATATACAACCGGTCTTGCTTCGCTTACTAACAATGTATTTGTATGGAGTTTCAAATGTGTGATCGTGAATAGTACATCTCACCACAATTTTTTCAAATGCTCCATTGTATTTAACCTGCGAGCAATCCAAATGTGGATGTTTTTTTGATATTCTTTCCACGGCTTCACCGTTTGTTATTTTTCTCATGTTTAAAATTATTTGTGTATCTCCAATATATAGCATATCGCTTATCATTTTTTCATATTTTCTTGTTCTTTTTTGTATTTTTTTACAGTATTTTCTCCCAAAATAATCAACACGCCATATTCTTTAGTTTGACCCTCTATGCGAGACGCTAGATTCACTGCGTCACCAAGTATATCATAACTAAATCGCTCCGTTGACCCCATATTTCCCACAACAACTTCTCCTGTATTTATTCCGATTCCGATTGATAGAGTTGGGATTCCTTGTGCTTTTGATTCTTCGTTGAGTTTTACCAATGCGATATTCATTTCCTGCGCGGCTTTTATTGCAAGTGTTGCTTGGTCTTTTACATGAATAGGTGCCGACCACCACGCCATTACAGCGTCCCCTATAAGTTTTCCAACAGTGCCTTCATTTTTCATTACTATAGGCAACATAACATCCATATAACGGTTAATGAGAGATGTTAGCCCCTGCACATCTTTCCCAAAATGCTCAGACAACGCAGTATATCCTCTTATATCGGAAAATAATATAGTTAGTTCTTTGGATTCGCCACCAAGTTTGAGCAAGCCCGGATTTTTTTGTAGTTTTTCAACCAGTGCTGGAGAAAGATATGTTCCAAACTGCTTCTTGATTTGCATCTTCAATTTGAACTCCATCACAAATCTCATAAATATTGCACCAACCCACGGTAAAAATGCTGCCACAATCGGCCAAGTATAATCAATCAAATAGCCATGCTTTTTGAACAAATAAAATCCAAAAAACATACACCCAGACACAGACACTTTTACCAATATTCCATTATAAACATAGCCAAGATATGCGGCGGATGTTACAAGAATCAATCCAAGCAATGTTCCAACTGCCAACTCATACAAATCAAACTCCGCTTTGCGTTCCAGTCTATTTCCATCAACCAACATTTGTAGTGTCTGCATACTAACTTCGTGTCCATATGCTGTTCCTACGGGAGTTGCCACTGTGTTTGTTAATCCTTCAGCAGTTAATGCTATAACCACAATCTTGCCCTTTACTTTGCTCCAATCTTTATCTGTATATGAAATATTATCAAACTTGTATTTAAAGTTTATCCATACTCTACCACTAGCATCTGTATTTATTGGGGCCGAGCCTTTTACTCTTATGGCTTGCACGCCCGCTTCATTGATTTTTGCTTGATAGCTCGGTTCATTTCCAAACACTCTCAACACTTCCAAAGGTAAAGTTGGATATGTTTCTTTTTTTACTTGTACAACCAACGGCAAGCGACGTACCACGCCATCAAGTTCAGGTGCCGTCAATAACATTCCCACACCAGCAGACGATTCACCTATTTCTTTTATCGGTCCGATTGCATTTGGATAATCATATAACCATCCATCTGCACTGCCGCCAATCGTCGCCATACCTCTTGGTACTGGCACGCCTTTGCCCTTTACCGCCGCAGATTGTGCGGTTATTACAGGCGATTTTCCCAGTATTTCCACAAATACTGCGTCTCCACCCATTCTATCTTTTTCTGCAAATATAATTGGCAATACTACAGTGGCTGCTTCATTTTCAAACGCCTTCTTTATACCATCTGCCAGTTCATTTCTTGGCCACGGCCATTGTCCTTTTTCTTCTAAACTTTTTTCGTCGATTTCAACAATAATGATATTTTCACTTTTTACTTTGTCTTGCGTGCGTTGATAATAGTCCAATCCCTTGAGCCGCATTACTTCTATTGGATATGAATCTTGTATGCGTAGCACAACAAGTGCGGTTAATATCAGCAAACCGACGCCAAATAGTTTAATAATATGAGATTTCATTTTTGAATTATATTAACTTTAAGTTTGGAACCAAAATTCAATGGATATTCCTTTGATTCAGTGTTTTGAGTTATATTGAATATAGCATTGGCATCAGCCTTTAGAGTATACCAAACCACATTATTTCCATTGGTTATATACAATATAGCATGAGTTCCGTTCGTTGTAAAGCCATTATTTACTGTGGAAGTTGGTATAGATATAATTGGTGCTATTGGTATAATTGATATTGATGTTGGTTGCACAGATTGTTTTTCTGCAATTGCATCCATAACAGCAATATTGGTGCTTGGACTTATAGCAGTTATATCAAGCTTTGTGACAATGTTTTCTTGAACCACGACGATAGGTAAGTTTGTTGCTTCGGTTGCAGATTCGGTTGAAATTTCTTCAACTTGTGAGACTGATGTAGCAGCAGATTTACTCTCGGACTTTGTTTCTTTCTTTTCCATCTTTTTATTTTTATCTTCACCACCATCATCTTCTTTTTCTGAACCAACAGATGCTTTCTTTGCTTCTTTTGCAGCTTGTGTGACATTTTTCGGTGTATCAATCAACAACATATTATTCACTTTGCTTTCGTCGTCAAAATTTAAAAGTACTGGAGAAGATGGTACAACAGAACTTGATGCTACAAATGTAGCCTGATATGCTTTGGTCAATACAACTGTTCCAAGTCCATTGCTGACTGTTATCTGACCAACAACGGAAGGTCCAAATTGTGGCTGGGATGGTAAAAGAATAACCAAACTTCTGCCCAATTCATCAACTGTCATTGAAAAATCCGTGCCACGTACTGATATAGATGCCGTGGGAGTTTTTACTTTTACTTCTTCTTTATTATTTTTAGCAATCAATCCAGAAGCATATCTTACCGTTCCCATTGTTGCTTTCATTGCGAGCTTTCCTTTTCCACTACTTGGATCATACACAAACGTATCTATAACCAGTTTGCTAAACTCGGTGCATTGTACTCTGGTACCATCTTCAAATGTTATACCAGCACGCGATTTTAAAGTTTCGATGGTATCATCTATTTCTATACCCACATCAATCTTACCATCCAATTTGGTACTGGCCCTACTAACTTGTGTAGGACCAGTCACCTCGGTCAATTTACCCACAACGCCATAAACATTGTTCCATAGAAAGAACATCAAAAATAATGTAACAATTTTGTTCATTATTATGGATTGCCTATGACGGTTGTTGCGCTGCCCGGACCTTGAGGAGCCAGCTGATTGGTGTTGTTGATTGTGAATGTTGGAGCGGCAGTTGCTGTTTGTGAAACACGTACAGTGTTATTGCTACCAATAAGACTGTATTGGAAGTATTGTTGAACGGTGCCTTGTTGATATATCATAACATCATTTGCTCCGCCGAGAATGGTAACATCTTGATAGTGACCCGATTGACGAGTTCCGGTACCAGCACTGCCAATTTGTGTAGATTTAATAGTGTTGGTATTACCAGTAACATCATACTTCAAATAGTTATTGAGACCGTTTGTTGTGGCATAAGCAAACAAGTTATTATTGCCTGCAAATTTAATTTGTAAATCAGAACTTGCCAATGTTGCTTTGTCTGTTGCGGTATTTTCTCCACCGTCACGATACACAGTAACATCATTATTTATCCAAAGTCTGTTGGTGTTACCATCAAATTTGAAATTCATGTTGTTATTGGCTCCGTTGAAATAAACTCTCTGTTCATTGCTGTTTCCCGCAAAGGCAGACAACAATTTCGTAGTGTTGGCTCCTGTAATAGAGAAATCAGTACTATTTGAGTTTCCAATTTGTCTCCATTCCATGAAGATGTTATCTCCGGTAATATTGCTTGGAAGAGCAAAAGATCCAATTCTATTGGATGCTCCATTTTGTATGAACGTGGTGTCTCCTCCGGTTGTGATTTGATTCACATATATTTGATTGCCAGACGAGTTTCCCGCGATTGCACCAAGAGCACCTGGCGTTTGGGAATATATGGCCGAAGCAAGTCCAAAGACTGCTGTGATTATTGTAAACTTTATTATGTTTATTATTTTCATGGTGTTGTGTTTTGTTTCTTGAACTTCCAGAGGTTCATTTTTTCACCTTGATAAATGATATCTATCACGGCTTTTTCTATTGCACTGCGGACCGCAATTGTATTGGGTTCGTTTGCGGTCAGTCCCAATTCAGATTCTATTGACAATGTTCCATGTTCATAGAATTTGAATAAGTTTCCCGACACTGCTACACTGGAAATTGTTTTTGTTACGGCAGTGCTCAAAAGTATTTCTCCCGTATGCACACTCACCAACCGCAATGATACTGTGACTACGTCTTTGCGATATTGAGTATTTGCTGATATGCCCAATATACTGGCACCTGCGCCACCAGTCAAAATGTTGCTATCATATCCAATAATTCCACCTTCGGCAAGAATACCTGCAAATAACATCGGTGTTAGTTTTTCGGAATTTTTTCCTTGGAATGTTTCTCTGGTTTGTGAAATGAGTTGTCGTTCTTTGATTATATTATCCAAACTCGCACGTTCTAATACTTGAAACCATGCTCCGCGACCAGATTGTCGTAAAGCATCAATGAGCCAACTTTCTGCACCCTGTGTCACGGCGGAAGAAAATGATGCATAATTATCTGCGGTTTTTCTTGCTCCTGTTTTATCTGCAAATCCATACACACCTATGGTTATTCTTGGACCGTCAACGGGTGGAATGGACAACAATTCATTCTCCATGGGAGAAGTTTGAGTTCTTGGAACGTCGAGGATTGCTGGATTGCGAGGAATAGAACCGCAGCCACTCAACAATAACAATGAAAGAACAAAAATAACATATTTCTTCATCCTGATGGTATCGGTGTCAATGAACCGACTGGAACGGTTATTTGAGTTGTGCTTCCGCTTGCTGGGTCGTTTATAAAAAGTGTAGCAAAATCGCCATTGCGTTGCCATGTAACAGTTGCTCCACCTTGAAGATTTATTATACCAAATGTTGCTCCACCAGAATTGAATATCTGGTCTGTAACTTGCGAAGCCAGCTGTGAGTATATTCTTGCCTGCAAATTGTTTATAAACGTGTTTAACGGTGTGTTTTGGGCCTGTGCTGTTGCTTGTTCAGCCTTTGATGCTGCAATATCTTTTATTGTTTGTTTACGAGTGCGTGCCAAGTTTTCAATTGTCATCGCAGATGCAGAAAAGTTAGCTCCGTTGAAAGAAGAACTCTTGAAACTATGCACCATATCACTGCCATAAACATGACAGAATGGTGCCAATAATAATATAATATATGTTGCGAGTTTCATCGCAAATACATATTATATATACAACTCAAATCGTAAAAAACTTTTTATATATGTATATACAGCCTTGTATACTATCTGAAGATCATTCTTTATATTTTTCAAGAAAACGATTGCTGATGGTCTTGAAACTCATTCTACCTTTGAGAACATCGCTGTAAGTTTCACACGCAGAACGCCAAACAATGCCTTCGGCGGGTGTACCATTGTCATAGTTTAGAGCCAAAGCAACTTCAAGCATTTTACTTACGGTGGCTGTTTCACCAAAACCAAAATCTTTCTGTGCAACAAGCGGTACAACTTTTATATTGTGCTTTTTTCCAAACTCAACAAGTTCATTGTATCCGGCATATTTGCCAGTATCAATGTCAAATAAGTTGAATAGATATAAATCAACTTCTTTTAATCCCATACGATTGCCTTGAATACCCGGACCAACCATTTCGCCTTGAATGCAAAGATTGCGAGGTTCACTACGAAGAATTTCTTCAAGTTTAAGCTTGCGAGCCATCTTCCAGTGAGCATTACCTTCTGTTTCCTTTAAGTCAAGGTTGCGAGAACAAACACCAAACTCATCATCGCGTCGGTATGCAGTAAAGCTTGTACCATCCATTTTGAGTGTGCCGACAAGCACAAGCCCTTTGTCAATGGCTTCAGCAAGAACGTATGGTTCAGATTGTAAACGAGGTTCATCGGTTTTATGTAAAAATGTGGGAAAATTGCCCTTGACCATGCCAGATAGATGTGCTGGAACAAATGGTTCGTATTTAGTGACACCAACAAGTGTTGTTACATCTTGCCCCACTTCATATTCCCCAGTTGGAATAATAGACAACGGCATAGCCAAACCTTGGCTCAATGCGCCTCTCAAACGTATTGTTTTTATACGCAATGGCTTATTTGGCTCTTTTCTTAGATGGTCATTCCATTGTGCGATAGGAAGAACACTGTCTATTTCAAAATATACACAACGGTCCCCGACTTGAAATTCTGTCTTTTTTACTACAAGTTCCCATCCAAGTACTTTTGCAAGTAAAATTGCATCAGCACCAACTATTGGGCTCAAAGAAAGTATGGTTTGTATAGAAGCTAGTTTTCGTTCACTCATAATGGCTATACTATGAACAAAAATAGCAACAAGTCAAGGACTTTTTATGGCTCTTGATATATATTTATTATACACAAACTTATGAATCTAAACGAAATGCTTGAACTTAGTGACTTTGAAATTGCCAAGTTGCTTGAAACCATGACTGGGCCTGAATTTTATAATCAACTTGTATCTCCAAAATTCAAGTCCAAAGACACATTTCCAGTCAAAGTTGCTTTTAAAGTTGACAACAAATCCATAGAAGTTGAAATTCCAGTCACATTGGAAATGAGCAATCTGCAAAACGAAGTGGCGGACTATATTAAAGCTCCACCAGAACTAAAACAAAAGTTGGACACATATGCATATTGGTATGACAATTTTAATAAGTTGATTTTTGAAAACATGGGAGAAACAGATGCTTGTTTATTTCTTGCGGCGTGTGCGTATTGTTCAGCCAACACTGCATTGGACCAAAATATATTAGAAGCTGCCAAGTTATACACGGCGGTGTCCGCAGATTCCAAAACGCCAGAAGGTATTGATATGCTGAAGCAACTGTCATCCAACGTAAAAAATAATATGGATGTTAAGAGTTTAGAATATCTCAGGAAGTTTCAAAACAAAGGATCAAACTATGCTGACCTGTTGGCTCCAAAGAAAGATTATAAAGGTGGTAAAGTAACCCAAGGTGCTCGCAAAGGTCAAGATGACATTTTTAGTGAAATTACCGTTGCCAATGCAAAAATTCCAAACTTTAATCTGTTTGTGAAATATTATCTGGCCAATGGTACAAGTATCAACAAAGATAAACTATACAAAGATTTACAAGGTGGAGTATTGAAAATTGGCGGAACAAAAATAAACTCTTTCTTTCTGAATCTTGTATTTCCTGGTAAAAAATGGGAAGGTAAAATTGATCCAGCAACCGTTGATCGTTGGATGATACGTGTGTTTTTCGACAAGCCGTTGAAAAAGCTGGTAGAAGAAGATTTATCCAATTGGATTGAATATCTGAGTTCCGAAGATAATGCAAGTAAAGAAATCGACGAAGCCACTGGAAAACCAAAGAAACCAAAACTTTCTCCCGCAGAAGCTGCTATTGCCAAAAAAGCCGCTCAACTAAAGAAGAAGCAAGACAGTATTGTAAATATAATCGTGATGAAACTGTTTGGCAGCGATGTGATACGTCAGAACTTGGTCAAAATTCTACACGAAGAAGCACAAAAGGTTGGATTGACATCATATCAACTACAAGCATTGGCTTGGGTCAATATTCGCATTCGTTATAAAGAACCAGCCGCCAAGTTTGCCAAGTTTGAGGACGTTATGGATTATGCTCAAGATGCGGCAAAAAATATCATGAGTATAAATCCAGATACAAACTCCGTGATGAACACCATCAATATTCTGTCTTCTGGTCCACGATTCAAGTTCAAAGATCCACAAACCGTTGTGGACACAATTGAAAATGCATCTAAATATGAAAAGGTTTATTATCTTCCACCAAAAATAAAGAAACCAGCAAAAAGTAAGGTAGACTACAAAAAAATGAAGGTCGCATTGATAGATGATACTAGCGCAGATATATACGACTTGAGTGTATCAAAGAAAAAACCAATACACACTGTTCAAGGAACTGATAGAAAATCTACATTGTCACAATCATTGAAGTGGATTTTGAGTTATAATCCAACTCCCCAAGCTGCTCCAGCTGCATAATAAAAAAGAAACCCACCTTTCGGTGGGTTTTTTGTTATCCATTCCAACCTTTTGGTGGAGTGCAATAATTTCCAAATGCTTGTGGCATAGATCCAACCTTTGGTTTTGGATTTATATCCACTCCCATATCTTCAAGTGCATCAATGCTGGCATAATACAATGTCATTTCTGTTAACATCTCAGACTTTTCAAAATTAACTTTTTCCACGGATTGTTCAACTTTATTGCCCCAACCAGTTCCTGTGTCAAAATTTGTTGATCTCAACACGCCACCTGTTTTGGCTGTTGTGTGTGAAGATAATGACAAATTTTGTATATTATTATGATTTACAAAACAGTTGTATGATGATATATTGCCCGTAGCTGTTGTTGTGCTTCCTATATTTGGCACATACCAATCATTTGTTGATGTCAGTGGTAATGTAGTTGCAGCATATGTCGGATAAATATATGGCAATGTTATTCGGTTTGTCTTTTCGCCGAATGCTCGTAATCCAATGACACCGCAGTTTGTTGCGTCTCCTTTGGTTTGTTGAACATAACTAGTTCCTTTACTAGTGAAGATAAAAGACGCACAGTCTTTATCGCTTATTCTATAACCTTTTACATCAAGAGTACCATGTGCATCAATGATATATCCAGTATCACTTTCTGCCGCTGCCTTGCCTGATATAACGTCCAATCCATCAACAGATACAACAGTCATTATTCTGTATGGATTATCGTTTTTAATCTTCACGGTATAATTGGTGCCGCTGCGAGCTTCAATGAAGCTCATACCATTGTGGTTATATTCTTTACAAGCACGACCATTTACTTGGACGTGCATACTTACGTTATGCATATTCATATTTCAACCTTTTGTTATTTAGTTACTAGCCGCACAATGCGGACTTCAATTTATAACTATAAGTTGATATATGTTATTGTCAAGTTCACAACCACTTTTTTACTTCAATATCGTTTTTATATCCACCGGCTTTGGCAGCAGCTTTGATTTCTTTTAATTTTTCACCCTTGATTTCTTCTGCCATTATGTTGATTGGATGCATATCATAAAACTTCTTGTCATTTGTGAGATAATATCTTTCATCACCAACTTCAAGTCGGACAGTTGTGTTGTCTGTGTAAAATACAGCGTCTGTGATTTTCATTGTAATTCTTTTACTTCTCCGCTCAACTTTATTATTGTATCAATCGTTGTCCAATTTTCAATTTTATTGCTATCAAATGGTTTGCCTCCACCTTTAATATTTACAGCCAATGTGATATGCGGAATTTTATTCTTGCTATCAAATCCAACAACGCGAACAGCAACAGCCTTGTCACTGATACCAATATGTGTCACATCCAGTTTATGAATAGTATCAATATATTGTTTCAAATGTTCTGGCAATGAACCCATAGATATTGTCATATGATGATTATACATTTTCCATCCATTGTCTCTCACAAGTATAGGCAAACGCACACCATTCACTTTGATATCTTCAGCGAGCTTTTCCAGCTTGAGTTGAGATTTTTCGTCCAGTAATATTGCGGAATACATATGTTTTTATTTAGTTGATCGTAGCAGTTTGATGATTGTACTCATAAAGCAGATTTCTTTATCTACCACAGAAACATCTTGAAACTGACCATCTGCTATAATAATTATAGCATCTGCTATATTATTGGGTGCATATTCTTCTACCTTCTCAAACAATATAGTATAAAAATCCGAAAAACTCTTTATGCTGTTGTCTGCTAATAGTTGACGAATATCTGCAAATGCTTGTTTCTTATCATCATTCTTGAGCATTTCAACTATCTTGGCTTTTATATCACCTTCCAATACATCTTCACGTGCCAATGTCAATACTCCATCAACTACATTGCGTTGTGCAGTATTGATAATAGCACGAATGTCTGGATAGTGTGTATTCACAAGCAATATCACACCATCTTTGTCCATCTTTACATTTTCTTTCTTGAGAATATTTACAAGATTGGCAGCAACATCTTTCTTGGTTGGAGGATGAATAGCAAATGATTGACAACGAGATTGAATGGGTTCGATGATGCGTTCATGATAATTACAAGTTAAAATGAACCGTGTATGCTCACTGAATGTTTCCATTGTATTTCTCAATCCTGCTTGAGCAGCTGGTGTAAAATAATCGGCTTCATCAAGCACAATAACCTTGAGCGGATTGAATCCAATATTACAAGCAAAGTTCTTGATTTTGACACGAATTGTATCAATGCCGTTTTCATCCGACGCATTGATATAAAGCATATCACACTTTATGGAGTTTGTAATAAGTTTAGCAAGAGTCGTCTTGCCAGTGCCCGCGCTACCATATAACAGCAAATGAGGAATATCATTGGTTTCAATATATTGTTTTACTTTGGCTTTTAGAGTTTCATTACCAACATAATCTTCCAGTTTATTGGGTCTATATCGTTCTGCCCAAATACTATGATTATTGACAGCTGGTTCGGATTTTTCTTCTTCTAAAAAGTTCATAATTGTTTATTTTTAGGATTTTGCGGTCTTGAGAAGATAATAATTGGCTTCATATTCTGGTGTCTTGAAGTTGATATGACTAATGCCCGCTGTATTTATCTTATATATTACACCAGTTACATCGCGGTTTCTGCTCAAAATTTCCTTGAAATAGTTGGCATTGAAACTAATTTCTTTGGCTGGCTTGTCTTTGCCCGCCACTGGCTTTACTTCTAGTTTGATACGATTGGTGTTGTTGTCGCTGTCTCCTACAATCAACTCAACTTTGTCGCCTTTCTTGTTTAGACCCAATGTAAATGTATTAACTTCTGGCAAAGCATTTTTGGCTTTGATGAAACGATCAATAAAAGCATCATCCAACTCAATCTCCAAATCAAATACACCAAGATTTGCCACAGTTGGCGTCTTGGGAATAACTGACATATTAGCCAGAATAATCAATGACTCTGTATTTTTATCCGCAACAGTCAAACTAACCGCACGATCATCTACTTTATTCACTGACATTTCTACTTCTTCATCCAAGATACTCAACATCTTCTTGAATTGAGCAGTATCATGAATACCATACTCACCTTTTTCCAAAGCAATGCCATTGAATGATATGTTACCCGCCAATGTTTTATCTTCTGTAACAATATTGGTTTTGATGTTCTTGCCATCTGCTTCAAGCTTTACGCGCTCAACTGTACCGTTAAGATTATAAAGCTCGATAAATTTAATTAGATTTGATTTATTCATTGTAGGTTATTATATTGTCCGATTATTTGGTATTTGTCAATAGCATATTAGAAACTAAAAAACTGTTCAATCACTGCATTATTTTCACTATACATATCCCATCTCATGGCGGTGTAAAAATCTGTTAGTTTGCCTTCAAGTTCAGCATCCCAAATCTTGGTGCGATGAATGTATTTATGAATAAAATCCATAATAACTTTGGGATCTTTGCCATCGTCCTTGAATGCTATGCCACTCAAACCAAATGGATTTTCTTTGAGATATACCCACTTAATTTTACCACCATGTAAAATAGGTTCTGTATCATTTAGTTCATATTTGCGTAGCATATCATTATATGCCAATGCTGCTTTACATTGAGCAGTTGATCCGCCTTCAAAGTTGAATGGTTGGCGATCTTTTGGATCAAAGTTTATTTTGGCTTCTGTGTTGGATATAAACTTGACCGATGTGTTCTTGGCAATGTCTTCCAGTTCAAAGTCTTTCATTGTATCTTTGAAAGTTACAATCTTGGCATTGACTATTTTGTTTGGAGTACCTTGTAGAATATCTGTCAAAATACCTTTCATGAAATCACGAAACTTCTTTGGATATGATGAACGAACAACATCCAGACCTTTGATTTCAATTTCATCCACGTCTTTGCTTTCTTCCATGTTGTATACCTTACGCATAGCATAACGCTTTTTAACAACCCAAAAAGCAGATTGTGCTACAACATCAGCTGCGATTTTTATGCGATTGTCGGTGCTGTTGAACATACGCACCATCATAACTTTATAGAAATCGTTAAGTTCATCTGACACGGTTCCAATCATCTTGATTGCAAATGGTTTTATATCTTCAATCTTTTCATGATCAGCCAAGGACTTTATGTCCAAATATAAAGAGTCAGTGTCTATGTAAATAACATAATCTTTATCTTTGGTGCTGCAACGCTTGTTGAACTTACCATTCACATACTTGGCACTGGTCTTGATGATTTCTTGACCAGTCAATGTCACCGCAGCAGCATTGTCCAAGTCGTAAAAACGAAATATGCTCAAACCCAGCACACCATACAAAGAGTTGAGCAAAATCTTTTGTACATGTTGACGACGCTTCCAAAAAACATATTGTTCTTTGTCTTTGCGCGTGCTGGCATCTTTCATCTTGGTTTTATATTCTACACGCTCGGCAAACCATGTCTTGAGAATGTCTGGAATACAACCAAGTTTACTTTGGTCATATACAATTCCATTTGCACTAACTGATAGATTATTATCTACAATGATTTTACCAAAATCTTCATATGTATAAACTTCATTATCAAATGCGATTTTATCACTGGATTTTTTGACCAACTTTTCACTATCCCAATCTTTGATTATGCCCACTTTAGTTTCTGGACTAATGTTGAGACTCATGATCACAGATGGATACAGAGAGTTGATGTCAGCCGAACATACCCAATCATAACGACCAGGCACAGGATCTTTTACATACGCACCCTCAAACCCAACATCGTCAGCCAAATCATCATCTCTATCCACAACGTCTAATTTCAATTTTTTGTTTGGAGCAATCAACTTCTTGCGACGCAGATATGTGAGCAAAGCACCTTCAAGAAACTTGGAAGACATACCAAACTCTTCATAGCCCACATGACAAACGTGACATATGCTCATTGCCAACTCAATAAATTGAAGTTGGTCATTCATTTTCTTGACCAGAATAATATCATGAAGATTATATTCGATGAACTTCTTTATATCACTCTTCATGAGGTCGTTCAATGAACCTTCATATTCAATCTTACCAATTTTTAGTTCTTCTTTAGCAACTGTATCTAGTCGATAATTGGTTAAATTCTTGCCGCTATATTTCTTATATAATACAAGATAATCTAGTGCATTAACACCAGCAATCGTCATCTTGTTTTTATATTTATTGAAATAACAAATATTGATTGGACTCAAAGCATTTGCTGCTTCTTCACCCAATACTCTAACCAAACGAGCATGTAGATATGGAAAGTCAAATCCATCAATGTTCCAGCCACTTACAATAGTTGGCTTAACTTCATCCCACTTTTTTAAGAATGCAACAAGCAAATCTTCTTCATTTAGATATGGCAAAATGATGGTGTTGTCTTTATTTTCGTTTTGTACCACACCATCTTTGTCCAATATAAAACAATAATATGTGTCTTTAGATTCATCAAGCAAAGCAATAGCAGTTACTTCTTTGATTGGGTCTTCGATGTTTGGATAGCCACCAACTGAATCAACTTCGATGTCAATATATGCTCTGCGATGATTTATACTAACTTCATCACTATCAGCATATGCATCAATAAGAACTCTGGTATCTACTGGTATATCAGACGAAAATAAACTAGGATCGCGAAAATTAAATTTTGTAATTCTTTCAAGACTATCACCAAAAATTGATTTATATTTTCCATTCCTAGATTTTCTATAAGCATATGGTTCATCTTTGAACGATGTATAACCATGAATGTCATCCCATAGATGGATGGTTGATGTCTTACGGTCTGCATAAATTGCATGATACATACCAATTATATTGGTCGAACCATCAAATATTGTCAACAATCAAATCGTAACAACACTATCAAAACCTTCTGACTTTGTTGGACCAAACAACTTGCTGGCTTGTTTGTCAATAACCCACTCTGGTACTTTGCGTTCACGTTTGCTATTCTGTGCTTTACAATCACTTACAGGAGTATCAACAAAATATGCTCGCACTTCAGCATTGTTTGCTTTGCCAATATCAATCCAATCTTTGCGTTCTTTGATATTAAGACTTGTGGCATCAATAATAGTATTCTTACCTTGTGATAGATAATCACTTACACGCTTTCTTGCAACTTCAAATACTCGTCCATTTTGACTTTGATCTTCGGCGTTTCCAGTTAGTTCCACACGAACTGCATCAGTTTCCACCAACTCTGCTTTAAGTGATGTTTTTAAGCCAGTTGCATATGTGCTCTTGCCCGAGCCGCTAATACCAACCATGACTGCGAGGATGGGTTTCATACAAAAAATATTCTTATAACCATTATATTGTGTCAATAGTTATTTTACCGTAGGTACGCCTTCTATATTGAATTTTTCAATTTCATTTCCCGTTATTGGGGTTGTGTACTTGTCCAACTCGGCTGTTAGATAGTCTCTGTATTCAACCGGAATCATATCTATGGCAGGTTTATAATAGTTTTCTAGCCAACTTAGGTTCATATCCTTATATTCCGCAATCGGCGGTATATTCAAGTTGTATTTGTTCATCGCGTAAATAAGGCTGGCGGCTTGTTTCAACGGTCTTCCATTCAGAACTTTATAGCTTTCTGGATGAAGTTCGGGTTGTATTCCGGCAATTGATAATTTACGAAAGCATTTATAACACTTACCGCAGGGTTCTTGTCTACCTCTTAGACACGAAATAGAAGTTCTACCATTTGCTGTCAAAATTTTCTGAGTCAAAAATTCTGAACATGGCATGACCGGCCAAAACAATTCTAGTCCAGCTTGCTGAAAAGTATTGAACCAGAATCTCCAAAATTCTACTTGAGAAAAATCTCTATATTTATAGCCTCTATACAAGAACGTGGACTCAAGCATTGTTCCTGTTGCAATATAACCAAGATTCCAATAGTCTGCCATCAATATGCCCGCTGCCGCCAACGCCAAATCCGTACTAAATCCTATATTCTTTCCATGATGTGTACGAATTTGTTCGTGATTAGATTCAAATATGTTTACATCTAGTTTGTTTATATCAAACACATACAACGGATTATCTTGAGTTGCAAGTTTTCCAAGATTACCAACTCGTTTGTGATAAAACAATATTGTGTCATCTTTTGGCAGCAAACATTGAGCGGCCATTGAATCGGCACCTCCACTGAAAGCCAGTCCAATCTTTTTTCCTTTTGTTCTGGTAAATTTATGTTGCTTCAAGTCCTTATACCAAGGATTGAACAATACCAATTCGGCCAATCTAAACAAGTCTGGGTGTACTTCATTCAGCTTGAAGTATACTGGCATGTTGAAATAGAAGATTCCTTCTTCTGATGTTACTGTTATTCGATTTTTGTTTTGTTTCCAGATCATATAGTTGTTTTTATGGTGTATATTCTGCCCAGTGTTTCTTGTCTTCTTTTTTCAAGTAACTTGGATCGAAATTAGCCAACTCGTGTACAGAAGTTATTTCTGGACAATTTAGTTTTTCGATAAGGTCATTTCGTAAGAAGAACAAGTTTTGTGAAGTTTGACCGACCAAAATATATCCTTTGGCTTTTGCCACTTTGTACATTGGTCCAAATCCGGTCAAGTTTTGTGGAGGATTTGTTATTCGATTTCCATCTATATTGTGCCATATATCATCCAATGGATAGTATCGAGGCTCAATTTCGGTCACAAAAAACTTCGGACTTCTGTTTATGTCTTGCAACACCCACGGGTCGATGGAATCGATATCTAAACTCATAAACTCAACTTCCATTGGAACCTGCAACGTGTTTAGTATGTTGTTGATATGGTTTGGAGAATTTTTGTCAACACACACTCTTGCTTGTATCGGATGAAGATTGGGATATTCTTTTTGTAAAACGATCATCTTTTTTGCATTGTTGCTCGCCTCTATTGCATAAACATCAAATCCTCTTTGCAATAATGAAAACGTATTACTATACCACTTTCCATCAGATGCTCCAATATCAATAACCGCTCCACCGTTTATGTTCAACATTCGCAGTATCTCTTCAATAACACCATCTTCTCCACATTGAGATGTATTGTTTTTCTTGAATTTTGCTAAGTAATTGGTAGTTTTCATATATTGCAATTGTCTGGTTCAAACAAAGTTCCTTCATAATCAAATTGCCACATTCCATGCGAATTTCCTCTGTATCCTGCTATGGTCCACGCAACATCACTGCTGCAATTTACTATATACTTACACCGCGACAATATTCTCACTGATACATCGAGTGTCTTGACAAACTCTAATCTGCATTCAGTTGGTAATATTTTATGAATTTCACCATCTGTTTCTGTGGTTGGAATTTCCGAAATGAAAAAGCATCGTTCTTTGAACATCGAAATAAACAATTGTTTTACTTGAGTCCAGTCGGTTTGGATAAGCACTTTCATGTTTGGATTGGCGTTGAGTATTTTCTGAACAACTTCTATGTATTTTGTTGGTTCCGCCAAAATAACTTCTTTGAACTTATCTGTTCCCGTGTAGCACACGCCTATTGTATTGTTCACATCAATGCTATATTTGCTTATGATGTAATCATAGTGCCTCTTTTGAACATCGGACATGGAAAAATACCGATTCAGCATCAAATTGAGTGGGTTCAATTTTACTTGCTTGAACACCAAACCTTTGCTATTCACTCCTTGTCCGGTATATGGAAACTCCACTTTCACAGAATAATCTGGACAAAACAGTAATTCGTACAAATCGGCAGAAACATCATCCTTGTAAAAGGACCACGTGGAAGAACCGTCAATTTTTATATCAAGTTGATCAAGCGGATGACTTGCATTTTGAATGCGTATCAAATGTTGAACTTGCTGTCCAAGCAAGCTATAAAATTCTCCGTCACCCTTTAAGCATTTCACGACCAATCTGTTTACTTCCGGAGATATGTCAAACAACACCGGACTCATGATAGAATATATTCTCTTACAGTCTCTTACTCCCCGCAAGTATTCATCCGTGATTTGCGAAGTGCTTTCGCTCTTGGCTTTTTTACTTTTCAGAATGTCAAAAATTTTCGCCGTCATCAGAATACAATATTCTTGATATTTTCCACTTGCAATTTTTCTGATCTTTCTTGCATTGGCAATAATAATATTGTACTCAGCTTGTGATATTGTTTTTAGTCTGTGACTTACAGATTCCATATCAATTTCGTCAGTTTCTGAATTATAGTAGTCTCGCAAATCTATAAAACAGTTTGTAGGAATGTGATGTTCTATTCTCGGATCGCCCAAATACAATGTAACTTTGTCACACGCAATTCCATCCCACAACTTCTCCGACAAATAGTTTGATTGTATTGTGTTTTCAAGTGCCAGTACAAAATCTATGTTTGGATTTTTTATCAACTTCCACTTTTCCGCTCTCCAATCGGAAACTTTATCCGACTGGCTATTCCAACCAATTCCCATTGCAACGCTTCCTTCATGATGTTTTAGAAAATATTCTCCCATCGTTTTGCGCAAATGAGTGATGCTTTTTGCGTTATCCGGCAGCTTCGCTCCTCTCAATGATTTAGTTTCACTTATTGTACCGGCAAAAAACACTCCACGAGTAGTCATCTTAGTATTTGTTCTCGTCGTATATGGATATGGATCGGCTCTGGTAGGATACCATTGAGCTTCATCATTTGGTTGAAATGAAATTTGATTTGGCTTTGTTGGGTCTGGATTATAGACCACGACTAACATCATGTTGTCAAAATTATTATAACACCATTGTCTGTGTTTTGTGCGAGGAGGTTCGGCTGCAATATACACCGTTTTGTGCATCAAGTCTGGATACTTTATGGTTGATTGAGAAATGATGAAGTCTGCTTCTGTTGGGTTTTTCACCAATTTCACTCCATATTTTTGGTTAAACATGGACATGTTTAAATTCGCTCGTTCCGATACATGGATTTTCAACGGAGTGCTCATATTTTTATCCAAAGTTTGTCCCCAAGTGTAATCTCCGTTATTGGAATATTTTTATATCCCATTTCAATTAAAAGAGGTGATGTATTCTTGGAATTCTCATACAATCTGTGTCCACCGTCTTCCAAGAAAATAATCTCCGGCCTCATTTTTCCCAGTCCAGACAGGGCAAGATATTCTCCTGTTTGAATGTCCATGTGCAATACAGAAATGTCGGAGATTCCCAATTTACTGCATATTGTATCAATTCTCATTCCATCAACTTCCACAGAGCCCCGAAATTCGGCTCCATGAATTTTATTCATGTGAATTGTTGGCTTGTTTATTGATCCAATTCCTCTTCTAAACCCAACCGGAGAATAAAACTGAACGCGTCCGTCCATATCACACGCCGCCGCGTGAATAACTTCTATACCTTCAAGTTTTTTATTGTCTTTCATTTTGTTGAACAATATTTTATCAGCTTCGATGGAAACAACTCTGGATTCTGGGTATGCCGTTTTGAACCCGATTCCATCGTTTCCATTATAGCTTCCAACGTCAAAAAATATTTTGTCTTTTTTAAATTTGATGTATTCATCAACCCAACTCATTTTAAAATAGCTCATATGATATTAATATTTTTGTTTTTCTCCAAAATAAACTTGGCAACATCGGTGTTCAATAATTGGCAATTTGGTATAATACAATGTCCACCTATATTACCGTCTCGATGCTCAAGAATATATTTGTTAAATTGGGGAAATCCCAACTTCTTGTATCCTTCATTGTAAGTTTGATTACACTTGGTATATACCACATCAAAATCCAAATTGTGCTTCTTGCAATATTTCCATATCTCTTTTTCGGCAATGATATTTAAACCATACAACGTTGTGCAATATAGCTTCATAACCTCAAGTGTTTCACGTTTATCAACCTCTTCAATAGGTATACCAGCATCAGTAAAATATTTTTTGAGATATCTATTTTTTGGCGCAAAGTATTTTACAAAGGTCTTTAGACTTTCTTCCAAGTGTGGATGTATGCCTCTTACCGGAGAATAATAGGCACCGCATTTATTAGAAGTCCCCATAGGAACAGTACTATGAATGATGGTGTATTTTGGCTTATACCATTTTTGATACTTCTTTACCTCTCGAATAAACTTATTGTTGTATGGAAAACATATGTGCATAACATGTGCCGAATTGATTTTTGGTATTAATTTTATATCTCTTATATGAATATCATAAACCTTGGTCAACACCGTTTTTAGTGCCAGTCCAATTTCACCATAACCAATTATCAAAGTTTTATGTTTCATGCAATTTTATTATATTTTATAGTTAACATATCTTTAAAAGTATCTGACAAACCATCTTCGTCTCGTTCCAGAAAATAATTATAAATTTCATCGTAAATAGTGGAATCGGTAATGTTATAAAATTCTATTATACCACGAGCATTGAGTTTAACTTGCTTTTTTATATCAATATTCTTTAGAATTGTGTGTCGATCTATATAATTACGATTTTTCTTGTCACCGTGCCATTCGTGCAAAAACTTGTTTTCTATGTAAGAAATATCTCTCCCAACGTAAGAATTAACCGACTTCTTCCAACTCGTATAGATACTGGACTCCGCGTTCTTTTTTATTCCGATGTTTTCATGTGCACTTTTTTCAAAACTGTGATCATACATTGAGTATATAAACACAGTGTCTCCTCCTCCCATAACAGCGTATGGATATAACCCACCATGTTTCCACAACTCTCTTCTTGCTGCCCATGCACCACCGGGATAACCAGAATGTTTTACCCACTCGCTGTGCGGAACTCTATCACGCATATACATGATACTTGGAAATTCTAACACTGTTCTACCATACTTGTCTGTATTATATCCATGGGTATATAATTGTATTAGCTTGTGTTTATCCAATTTTTTGGATGCTTGGTGATACCAATTGTCATTCAAGAATATCAAGTCGCAATCAATCCAAGCAATTTTTGTATATTGTTCAGGTACTTTCTTTTCAACCAAATTTAGACATGCTTCTTTTTGAAAACACACATTCTCTCTCTTAACTTTGAGTTGTGACCATCCGCACATTCCGGTTGTTTCAAAATTGTCTGTTATTGACAATTCCACTCCAAACACTGGTATATCATTCTTTTTCATTTCTCGCAAAAATCGGTGAAAATTTCTCGTTGGATTCATAAATCCACACCAATTAAAATAACATGTAATGATCGCCATATCTTTTTCTTTACTAAAACTGTGAATATTATCCGTCGGTGGGTTCATTGTTGGTAAAATTACAGTGATATCCTCTTCAGAGATTTGACTGCACAAATCCAATTCCAAATTTGGTCGAATAGGATATTGATGCATATCTTCATTCAATTCGTAATCATTCATACAATTATTAAATTTGAAGCAAATAATTCTGGTTTGTTTGGGTTTTTCCATTTCTGGTTTATTCGGTTTTCAATTATGATTTTTCCATATCTGCTTCTCAACTTGGAATTTAGTCCTGTTTCTGGCAGTCTTGTAATATTATTATTATGATATCTTCTATAAAAGAGTGGAACATCCATATGTTGGATATTATTGCCTTGCCCTTCGTATCTTTCTGCAAACTCGGCATCTGCTCCACATTTCCATCCAAAAAATCCATTCATTTTGTAAAACTTATTCTTTTTTATCAAGAATGATGCGTGGGCATATATCTCGGATAATGATAGTTTATCTTGAGTTTTATATCCATTCTTATTTTCAAAATTATAAAATTTGAATTTAAGCAATTCTTTGCCCTCAAAATTTTCCATCAATGTTTGTATTGTATTGGCCATCATGATATCATCAGAATCGAAAAATAGAAGATTATCATGTTTTGCTTTGTTGGCAAGAGAATTACGAATTATATAAGGTCCAACATTCTTTGGAAAATAATATATTTTTATATTCTTATTTTTAAACAATGTGTTTGCATCAATTAGCTGAAGAGTTTTGTAGCAGTTGTCTATACCAAGTAATATTTCATATTTGCAACATTTGTTTGATGATGAAACTATTGAATGTATGCACTCTTCCAAAAATTGCACATTATTATATGTTGGAATCAATATAGAAACTTCATGTGATATATCATCAGATATCTGTTGTAACCATTTTATCATATATTTAAAAATTATACAGACCCCGTGATTGTCGGCGTGACTGTTGGCGTGATGGATTTGGTTGGGGTTATTGTTGGCGTTTTTGTAATTGTTTGAGTCGGAGTTCTGGTAGGAAATGCGGTTGGAGTGGGAGTGGCGGTGTATAGATTTAGTTGAGTCGAAGTTGTCGTCGGGGTTGCCGTCATTGTCCTGGTAGGCGTGTGCGTAGGAGTATTTGTTGGCGTAATGGACGTTGTTACTGTTAATGAAGGAGACGTAGTTGGTGTTTGCGTTAGTACGAATGTTGCAGTAACAGTTGGAGTAACAGTTGGAGTAACAGTTGCCGTGGGCGTTGTTGTTGGAGTTGGACTAAATTGAGGATAAAATGGGCTTTTTTTACTCAATAGTTTCCATCCTGTATTATAAACTTGCTCTGTGGTCTTTACATACAAGTATGTTCCCAACTCTATGTTTTCCAGCAATTCAATATCTTGTGCTGTGCGCATTGAAAATGGTCCATAAAAATAGGAGAAATAAACGTCGTCCCATCCAATAGCATCTGAGCCAGAATTGTTAATCTTATAAAAAGAACCAGTTTTAAAGAATAACGCATTTAATGGAGCATTTAATATACCTTCTGGATTTCCGTCTGGTGGGGGTGCTTTGTTTATTATAAGACTCATATGTGCGTGCTTATAATTATCACTTTGTCATCAAAAAATTCGTATATATCACCATCAAACTGATATAGTTGTGTCAATTTGTTCCATTTACCACAATGTGGACAATTTATGGCTCTACGCTTTTCATTTGAAGTTTTGAATAAATGCTCAATTCTAAATGATAGATTGCAGTTTCCACAAAGAATACTTGGTTTATGGTCTGACCCAGAGAAATATCTTCCCATACATATTTCATCATGATTGACATATATCTTAATCATAACTTTTGAAAATCTTCGTTTTTTGAATTTTGTTAGATTGTCTGTTATTCACAAGTTCAATTAATGTTTTATTAAAAAACTCGGCCAATGAATGAACAATCATCCCCACGATTGCCAAAATTGCAAATACAACAATTGAAAAGAAAATAAACTGAACAATTGTTGACCAGCTTTTGATAATTTCCACAATATCGGTATACATAATTCTGAAACAATTATATGCTTAAAATGTATATTGGCCAGCCTTTTTCGTTTTGATGTGTTATTTTTTACTTTCTTCAACGATCTTGGTTTTTTTTGTGGAGTCTATATCAAATTTTGGAAGATATTTTAATGCTGTTTTTTTCCAAATTTCATTTTCATTTTTTCTATCAAAACACCATAATATATATTTTTCACGTTTGTTGGATCTAACTTGTTCATCCATTTCTCTTAAAAATGCAAATATCTTTTGCCTATTTTCTCCCCATAAAGAAGATCCCATGTGTGAATCATACAAAAAATGCAGATTTTTTCCGGTTGGTCCAAGAGAGAACCAATAAATTTGATCCATAGCCGATTTTGGGAATCCTCTTGGGGCTGATAATTTTACATGGACCGAGTTGTCGTCGGAATTATTTATTGCATCTACAATACCTCCGCGCAAATATCCGGCTGGTGGCTGCATATGTTCTTTCCAACCGTTGGATGCATCTTTTATCATCCAATACACTTTAAATTTTTTTCGTTTATTCTCTTTTACTTTTTTTATTTCTTCATTCAATTTTCCCAAAATTATCGCGATACTGCCGTACTTTATAGGATCTCCCATACCAGAGTCATACATTGCAAATGTAGTATTTTTTATTACTTCAAAAATGAAAAATACAGTATCATTTATAGAAGTAGGCTGTTTGAATCTTAATATTTTTGCGCTCATATATATAAATAGAAAATCCGCCGAGCTTTTAACTCGGCGGATTTTTCACACGATCGTCGTTGATCTATTAACTCACGTGGGCAGTTTCGCTCGCGGGTTGAACCACAGATTTGTTCTTATTGTCGGTCGTCACTTCAGCAACCGAAACCGTTGTCAGCGTATCGCTGGCGGCAATAACACCAGCAGCTTTTGCGGATTCAAGCAATTCCTTGCTGGGATTTGCACGAGAGAATACAAGCTTTGGGCGACCAATGGCGGGTTTGATTTTGCCAATGACCATAACATCTTTGTTTTCAACAGCCTGCTTTACACGAAAGCGAAGGGTGATATTGACTGCATCTGGATACTTACCTTGAATGTCCTCGATTGTAAAGTGGCTTGTGGGCCATTCAATGATGAACGAGTTTTTCTTACTTGTCTTATTTGTTTTATTTGACATATATTTTATTAGTTAGTTGATTTATTTATTTTATTTCTGGCAAACTTTTTATCGCACGTGATCGTTGAATCCATCCGAATAACCATCACGATGCTCATCGCTGGCATCGGTGGTTAGATTGGTCTGATATGGAAGATCATATCTGGCATCGTGTTCTCCTTGAATATAACCATCAGTATATTCATCATCGTCTGCATGTTCGTCGTCCGGAATATCCGAATCGGCTTGGTTTGTACGTTGATTATAACCGTCATTATAACCAATACGATAAGAGTTTTCTCGGCTATAATCACGACTGGTTCCATATTGCATGTCGCCGTTGAGGTCAGACTCACCAAGTTCATAACCTTCGCTATAAGCTTCCGCATTCCATGGCGAGGTTGTGTCAACCTTTGATGTGGTTGAAGATTTGCTGTCACAAGAGTAATCATCTTCACATGCACCATCGGTGGGTTCTTGATTATAATCCCAATCGGTATTGATCTCTTCGGCGTTGCTTGTATAAACAACCTTGTCCAACTCCTTGACAACATCAAGGATTTCGGATGCAACGGTATATTCACACACACGCATCTTGGTGTGACCCTCGTATTTCGGAACGCTCACAACATCCTTGGGGTTGACCTTGACGATCAACAAACGGTTTCCGTTCGCAGAACGGACTTCGCCCTTGACAAAGTGACCATAACCAACGACATAATCAAGAGCACCAACATGCAGACCCTTGCTGCAATCAATACCATAGTTGTCATCAACCATATTGCGAGGCATAGAAACAACCGAACCAACGCTATTCAAGAACTTACCGGAGTAAATATCGGTATAATCGCTGCGAACCGCTTTATATGCCAAAAAGCAACCATCGTCTGTGATAGGAAGACCATAGTTCTCAAGGAACCAATAGGTTTCACTCACGCCGCGAGCAGAAGGATTCTGCATAAGATTTTCAAGGAACTTGACCATATGATCAAACTTGAAACCTTCGCTCATCATTTTGATGATGCGGTCGGTTAGGGTATTATGAACAACAAAACCACCATACAAGATTTGACCATTCTCAATCTTTACACGATTGCCAGTGTATTGAGATACAGCCTTGGCAACATTGACAAGATTTTCAATTTTGTTGAAATCTCCTGCTTTGATGCTGTCAATGATTTTATTATAGTTGGGGTGGTCTGGTGCCACAGTCAAACACTCGTTCTTTAGATAGAGCGTGACGGAGCCGTTGGTCTTGATGACATACGGAATGCTGTTTTGTGTGTTACTCATATTATTTTTTATTAGTTAATCTATTCAATGATGCTATATTATGTGGATTATTTATTAATGTCAATATATTTTAGCTATTTTCGTCAATAAAATTTTCGTCAATAAAATTTTCGTCAATAAAGTTGATGATTTTATAAATCGGTGCAGAAACTGTGGAGTAGTGTTCTCCAATATCGAACACACCAAGATACTTTTCAGTCAACATTTTCTTGAACTCAGTTGGATCAATATCCAACTCGGTATGTTTATTTGCTCTGATGTCAAACAATTCTAAAAACTTGACATTGTTGGAACTATCTTTGAGCAGTTCGCTATAAGATTTTACAAATGTTTGGAACTTTTTGCGAGTGTCAATGTTTGTAATATTGCTCACGATTTGCGGGCAGCGAGTAAGTTTGTTATAAATACCGCTGACTGTTTCAAACTTAGCACGACTTTGCATGCGATACAAATCTTGTTCATGTTTGGCTTTGTCAGCATGCACAACTTTCTTTACAACATCAAAAATATTGATCCATTTGCCAATCTTGAGCAAGTTTTTGTTCTTTACATTGATGCCATAAATAATGGTTTCAGAACCATTGAGCTTGTTGTCTACAAACAATTTTACAGCTTCAGACATATGATCTTCAATATTCTTACCATTGTTCCAAACAGGATCGGCATAAAAGAAATCAACATAATAATATGTACCAGCAGAATCAAATGTAGCGGCTTTTTTACCAAAATAAACATATGCTCCATTATGGTGCTTCTTTGTTGGCTTGATAAACTCACTGATATCTGCATAGAAAATTTCGTCAGTACCAGCGGTCTTTTTTTGACGCGGTGTTGGCGGAGGTTTGGGCAGAGACTCAATATTGGTGACAATATTTTTGTTCCAACCAAAATAATTCATATGCTTATTGAATGTATCATTGTTCTTGGATTCATCGGTGATGATATAGCAAGTCGGAAATACTCCAGTAGCATACTTTGTACGCAAGTGATATCGCAGCCGAGCACTCTTGATTGCGGAAAGATTTGTATAAAAAATATCTACACCACGGTTTTCAGAATACGTACTATAATTTGAAGTGCGCTTGAAACGACCAGTGACGCTATCAAGCATATACACCGTAAATACACTAACAACATTGGTTGTTGAGTCAAATGCTCCAGTTGCTTTATGAACAGTATTGATATTTTCACTGCCATGAGTTACATTCAATCCATTATACTTGATTGGAATATCACCAATGATATTACGAATATGGCTATATTGACTTTGGTAGCCATTATATTTGGCGTATAGATGCATAGCTTCCCAACGACTCTTGGGAGTTTCAATGCTCTTATAAACCATATCTTTTAGTTCAGCCACAGCAGTTCGTAGTACAGAAATAATAGCAAGCGTAGTAGCATTGTTGTCTTCATACTGAAGCTGTTCTTTATTGGGCGCAACTTCCAGTTCACCAATATCAAAGAAAAAGTCAAAGTTGCCATAGTTCAACGCTTGTTCAATATTGTAAGCATCGTTATTGGGAACATTGCGCAAAGCATTGCGCAAAGCACTGGTGTTGATAGGATAGCAATAGTTGCCCATGAACGCATTGCATCCACGGTTATAATAGCCGCCATCATTCTTGCGCATAGACCAACTCTTTCCAGTATAGATATATTCACGCGGCTTATATTCAAGATTGGCACCAACAATGGTTGGACGATAACGAAACGGTTCATATGCACGAACAATCTTGTCTACCCACATACTAATATCACCAATCTTAACACCAAACTTGATTTCTACACCATTATGTTCATTAGAATCTTGTGTAACAACATGCAGAATGCTGGGCGAACCAGACTCATCAATAAAGCAGTTGTAAACATGCTTCTTACCCTTATAGAAAGAAGTTACATTGAAATTGTCGGTATAATTGAACGGAGTCTTGCTACCCAGTCCCATGCAACCATCACTATCATTATCAGCAGTCTTTGTGGACTCAAAATATGTAGTATAGATAGTGTCAATAGCTTCTGGGGTCAAACCAGTGCCAAAGTCACGAACACTGAACCAGGGCTCCAGTGTGTTGGGTGCATGAACCTCAAACATCTTGTCGGTGTTCTTGGCCTTGACATGACTGTCCCACGCATTGGCACCAAGTTCACGTGGAATGGCGAGAATTGGTTCGCTATAAAAACCAGACAAAATCTTGAACGCCTTGGCAGACGCCTTGATCTTGAAACGAGTCGGCGCAGAAAGAATATTGCTGATGACTGGTGAGGATTTTTCTTGTGTGATAATCATGTGTTTTTTATTACTATGCTATTAGTATGCCGACATAATATATAAAGTCAAGACGTTTTGATAAAAAATATCAACTTTCTTTAGAAAGAAACATTTTATTCAATGTATGAGCAATCTGCACAACATTCTGAACATCAACGAATTGTGCATCTTTGCCATACATGGTACGAAACAAGTTGGAATTTTTCTCAGAAAGTTTGCTGTTTGTATTATTACATTCAACAAAATAGCTCAAAACAGATACGCCAATTTCACGAATTTTATTTATTTGCTTCTTTGTGTGTTCTGCTGCGACGTTTCCATAATAACTCACACCAAATGCAGGTTCGCCATCAGACAGATTTACAAAATAACTATCCATTTCATGTGTAGAAGCAGGAATATGCTTGATAATTGCCTGAAATGCAAGTCCTTCTGGAGTAGAACCATGTGGAAATAACAATGGAAATAATTGAACAATCTTATTGAACTTGTCTTTACGCGAATCATATGCCAAAACAATATAAGGAGTTTCATATCCACCACGATCTTTAGAAACTCCACTTCTAAATGAAATACTCAAATTTACATTACTGATCATACTAACAGCCTTCGCAATTGCAACAAGTGTTGTCATTGTTTTTTCCCACTTTGTTTCCATTGAAGAAGAAGCATCCACAGTTACATGCAAATGAGCATTCTTATATTTGTCTGTGGTGGTTTGGTAAAACAAATTTTCTCCTTGAAATCCAATAGATGCCAACAAACGTTTATCAATCTTACCTTTTTGTAGGCGAGTAAATTTTGTGGTTTTTACTTCACTGCGAATTTGCAATTTTCTACCAAGCATGGTTCCGATAATAATTCCCTGCTGTACTCCTCGCGTAGAAGCGGGATTTCCAGTTTCGCGAGAAAACTTGCTGGTGTAAGGAAATTCCGATGTCATCATGAGTTCACGAGTCATGTTTTTTACCACAATACAATCAACCTTTGGAACAGTTTCATCTCCCACCTGTACAATATCAACGGAGCTTTGTTCAAGGATTTGAAGTTTTTTGATTGTATCTTTATCAAATGCAGATTGCTTGACTTCGCGTGTAACAATTTGTTCTTGTTTCTCAATGAGTTTATCGACCTTTTTCTTTTCGGCGTTGGACAAATCTTTAGACGGATTTTCATCCGGTGTTTCATCAGCATCGTCTTGAATAGGATTGGCAGAAGAAGGCGTACCTCCCAATACATCATCAACATCATCGTTGGAATCTGACTGTTCTGATTTATCATCGGATGGTTCATCACCGCCAGATTGCTTATCTTGATTGTCTTTATTTTTGTCTTGTTGCTTGGGATTTTCTGTTTCTTCTACAACACTCTTGAGTATTTCTTCTGTGATTTCATACGCAAGTTCTAAGCGGTTCTTTGGATTCTCAAGTTCAGTCCTCAGAATATTATTTAAATCCAATAGTTCACCAATCTTACGCAAAGCTGGTAAGGCATCCAAGTCGGTATTAACATTGGTGATATTGGTGAAACGAAACTTATAGTTTTTGACAGTAGCATTTCTATAAGCATCGGACTTCAATGCTTCACCAATTTCGGGCAGATTGAAATAACGGTCATATAATGCTTGATAATATCCACGATAGCCCGGTGCACTTTCATATGCACATGCATCAATATATCTATCTTCAACTACATTGAGAATATATTTCGCCAATTCACTAATATAGTTTTGATCAAAATGACCTTTTGCAGCAGCAGTCAAACTGCGAGGAATTTTTCCCCACATGGTCTTGATCAAGTCAAAGTCGCTTTTGACAATATGCATGGCTTCGTGCAACGACAATCCAACCGTTGGATCAAATTCACCCTTGGTCAATTCACCACCAATGTAAATAACTTTACCATCAGTCATGGATGTTGAGTTCTCGGCGAAACGAACAGGAATGTTCTTTCCAGTAAGAATATATACAAAGTTGCCAATAGCACGGCGATATGCCGAAAGTTTCAGCAACGCCATTGTGGAACTGGCATCAAACTTTTGAGTATTGAAATCGTCGCCAAGCCAAAACTTGGAATGATCTGCTAAAATTTTTGTTTTCATCAAAACGGGGGCAAATCGTCTTTATTCTGTTTGTTTGTGTTGAACACTTTGTTCAATGGATCGGCTTTGACCGCAACATGTTTTTGTACAACTTGTTTGACCATTGTGCGTTCACTGTCCAAACCACCATCGTCTGGATAGTCGGGGTAAATGACCATTTCAGCCAACTCTACCAAGCTAAATCCATCCACGGTAAGTTCGGCCATTTCTACAACAGAACGAGTAGAAACAAAACGACTCAACTTTCCTTGCTTTGTAAACTCACGAGTTGTAGCAGCAATTTGTGCAATCTTGTCCATGAGATGAATATCGGCATCAGGACAAACCACCTTTATCAACTTCAGTTCTTCTTCAGAAGAAAGAATATCAACTTCAATCTTAACCGTGAAACGATCGGTCAAAGCTTTGTCCATGACTCGTGTAGCGGTATAATCATTGCCAATATTTGCCGTGGCAATGAAACAGACGCCTTCTGCTACCTTTACGATCTTCCCGCCCCACTCATCCAATCTCAAGTATCTCTGGTTATCAAGGACGGGCATCAATATATTCACGGCGTCTGGATTTGCACGGCTTAACTCGTCAAGCATGATGATCGAATTTGGAGTTAAAATGGCTTTCACAAATGGAGACTCCTGAAAAAATGTTCCCGTCTCTTTGGAGAACTGAGTGTTTCCAATTAAAATTGCGCGGGCGTCCTGAGAACTCCCCAAATTTATTGGACAAAAAGGTCTTCTTTTTTTATATTTTATCTTGTATTTTTTCATAAAATTTAATGTTTTGGTATAATCGTTTTATATTTATTTTTACATCAACTTGGGAACTAAAATGAATAAATATGTGTATGTGATATTAGATATAACAATCCCCTGTAATATAAAATATGGAGAACATGAATTTTCAGCAACGCCAATTTATATAGGAAAGGGTAATTATAATAGATGGAATAGTCATTTTATAAAAGCGAGACGGGGTGATACGCGGACCTGCATAAGAGCAAAAATAAAACAACTTATTGATAGTAAGAACACCCCAATAGTAAAAGTATTATATGAAAATTTAACAAAGGATGAGTCATCAAGATTGGAAATTGAGTTGATACGTGTCATAGGTAGAAAAATTTCCAACGATGGTCCTCTTTATAATATAACTATCGGTGGAGAAGGTGGAGACACATATAACAATAATCCAAATAAAGAAAATATAATAAAAAAGTTGAGAAACAGGCCAACCGTCTGGAATAAGGGAAAAACAAAAGACACAGATATTAGAGTAAAAAAACTATCTGACACGCTGAAAAGTAAATTGAAATTGGGAGAAATCATAATGCCATCTAGACGCGGAATTTTATGGGACATGAAAATGAAAAAAAGATTGAGTGAATCTCATCAAGGAATAAAATTGGCTACCCCAAGAAAAGATGCCAACCGGTATAAATTTACGAATGTGTTCGGAGAGACGATTATATTGGTTGGAACAAAAAGGGTTGATGAATTTTTGTTGTCTATGTATCCAGAATTGACCAGATATAAACTGTTACATAATAACAGATCCAATTTCAAATTAGAGATCATTTGATTTCTTCTATTTTTACAATAACCACGGACGGTTCGGTTTTAAACACATTCAGTTGTTCTTCCGTAACTTCTTCCTCAATAACTTCCTCCATCGCATCAACCAAGCATTGAACTGCCAATGTTTTGCCTTGACCAGCCGGTCCAAGCAACAGAATATTTTTGCCACGCAAAGCACTGCGTACAAGATACTTCCATTTCAATTCGCCCATAAATAGCTTTTCGGGCTTGAGTGAATAGCAAGTATCAATGATGTCTTTGACTTCGTTGATTGAATATTTCTTTGTTTTACTCATGTGCATAACTATGCACACATTTTATAGAAAGTCAAGTACCATATCATAAAAAACCCCACTTTTATATGGTGGGGATTTTTGGGTATAAACAAATGTTATTTAAATTTTTACCATGCTCTGCAACTCCAATATCTTGCCGATGTTCTATCTTTTGCCGTAGAACAATTATGTCTTGCTCTAAAACTCTTTCTACGCTTTGGATTGCTCTTTTTTATACGCATGTTTGGATCACCAAAATTAACTTTTACAACATTACCTTTTGGGTTCTTGACATAAACTTTTGATTTTTTTACATCACCCTTCATAGGAACACCAAGTTTAACTTTACGACCATGATATTCTGCTTCTTCTATTTTTTCCGGGTCGTATTTCATATCTCCATATATTTCATAAAATTCATCACCTTCGCATGTATGTTCATCACCTTCTGGAATCATATCTAAATTAGTTTTGCGATAACAATCTTCCCAAATTTCGTTTGTTCCTTCTTGCATTGCAGATTCATAACATTCCAAGCATTCATCTTGCATCTTGGATTGTTCATTATACATTTCTTCTATCATTTCTCTTATCAGGTTTTTTAGTTGTTCTTTTTTCATAATAGATTCATTAGTTTTTTTGCGACCTTGGCAATGTGCTTTTTGACTAAATCCTTTTGGATGACTGCAATCTATACTACTCTTGTATTTTTCGCTCCATTTTTCCTCTAGTTCTTCTTGTTGTTGTTCGGCTTCGTTTTTAACGCAGTTTGGATATTTTTTACCAAACATAGTTTTCATACCATCTTTGTGATAGCCTTTCCAACATGCTTCATCAACTTTTTCAAATCCTTCTGATTTATTACCCCAGTTTTTGGCACCTTTCTTACGACACTTTACGAGCGCACCAGATGCATATGCACTTGGCCACACTTTGTAGCGTGATTTGACCTTATAATAACAAGCATCTTTCTTTTCGTTCATTAGTGCTTCTGATACAAGTTCACCTCCGCAGATTGGGCATTTGTGCTCGTTCATTTCATTATTCTTGTAATAGAAACTATGAATATCTGCTTCTGGATCATACTTTACCACCAAATCCTTGACTGTAAATTCATTTCCATATTTTTCCACTGCTTGGGCAAAATTAGTGGCATCACCAAAAATATGCTCAATCACATCATCGTCCTTGCAGTTGCCAATATAATTTAAATTGTCAAAATTTTTCGGGGTGATTTCTTCGGTTTTTACATTCTTTGCTTTACCTTTACGGTCTGGGTTTGGATCTTCACGGCGTTTTCTGCGTGCAGCAGTTGCTCTGGCTTTTTTACCCATACCTTGTGCAGATTTTAATGGACGGCATTTTGGCTTGCCTTCGCTTGACTTTTCTCTGGCACAATCGCCTCGGATCTTGCCATCAGGTCCAAATCTTACCCATTTCTCTTTGAACCATTTATGAAGATTTTCATCAAGTTCGGTGAGTTCTTGTTCAATCTTATCGTACATAGATTATTTCTTTTCTTTGAGAGCAGGAGTATCTTTTAGCTTTGTGGTCAGTTTGTCTGAACTTTCCATGTCTTTATCAGTTTTTAAGTGAGCTGTTTTCGCATCAGCTTTGTTCTTTAAGATACGATCAATAATCTTTTCAATCTTATCTACCATTTCTCCACCCATTGATGCAGATACATCTTTGTTGATTGGACCATTTTCTTTGTCTGCTTTAACATCTGCTTTTTCAGTATTGTCATCTGCAATATCAATCTGCAATTCTTCATCAGCATCATCCATAGTATCTTCCAACTTCATGTCTGCATCTCTTTCGGCTGTCTTCAGTCCAAATCCTTTTAGACTTTTGTCATATGCTTTTTGAACATATGTCTTTTCAGAATCACCGGCATGTTTCTTTACAAGTTCCATAGCAGCTTCAAGCGATACGCCACGAGCAATCTTGCGTTCAGATTCATTGGTAACTGATACAACATCATAACAAGCATCGCAATTTTTATTCAATTGAACTTCTTGATTTTTTGTTGCTCCCATCGTTTTGCCTGTACCACGAATTTGCATAACTGTTGATTCTTTACCCAGTGATTTATTCAATGCGTCTATGCCCACTATATCTTTTTTGTCATATTGAATTGGTGTGCCAAATTGATTGTTGGCAATTTCTTGTAATACTAATTTCTTGATGGCTTTTTTGATAAGATCTCTGTTGTTCATAGTGTATATATGCGTTTAGTATATAAATAGTTAGGTGCACAAAAAAACCGCCATGTTATTGGCGGTTTGTGTTGTTTTTATAATATTTAAGCCTCACAACTCTTACAATCAAGGATACTTCGTCCAAGTTCTTGGGCTGGGTTTGTGCCGCGTTGATAATATAGGCACTTTATGCCCTGTTCCCAAGCGAATATAATCAATTGGTTGACTTCTTTGACCGAAGTCTTGGGATGAATCTGTAAGTTTATACTTTGCCCCTGATCAATAAACTTTTGACGAGCAGCAGCCTGTATTACAATTTCCTTTTGACTGATTTCACCAAATGTCTTGAACACTTCTTTTTCATGATCGCTCAAAAATTCAAGGTGCTGCACAGAACCACCCTTGTGCAGAATACTCTTCCACACTTCTTGAGTGTTCTTGCTATGTTTTTCTAGTACATTTTCAAGATATGGATTGCGATAAGTGAACTTACCTTTAGCCAAATCTTTTGTATAATAATTGCTGTTGAGCGGTTCAACAGAAGGAGATACTTGACCCAAAATAAATGAACTGCTTGTGGTTGGTGCGATTGCCATTGTGGTGACGTTTCTCAACCCATACCCCTTCAACAATGCTGGTTCACCATATTCTTCTGCCATTTCTTTACTTGCAGCAATACTCTTGTCGCGAATAACACGATGGATTTGAGTATTGAGTAGTTTGGCTTCTAAACTTTCAAACGCAATCATTTTGCTTTGCAGATATGAATGCCAACCAAGAACTCCAATACCAAGTGCTCTTTGATTTTTGGCAAAGTTATGAGCAGCCTTGAGAAACGGAATATTTTCAGTTGCATGAATATAATCTTCCATCACAGCATCAAGAAAGTATGTCAATGTTTCAACGGCGTCTGTTGTTTTCCAATCATCATAATGAAGCAAGTTCATAGATGATAAATTGCAAACAAATGTTTCATCTGCCGACGAACTCAAACAAATTTCGCTACAAAGATTAGAAGCATAAATCTTCATCTTTTTATCTTTGTATACTTGAGGAGCGTTATTGTTTACATTGTCGCTGAAAAAGATATATGGATAACCACTTTCAAAACGCTTTTTGAGCACTTTTGCCCAAATTGATCGAGCGTCTTTGTCTCCATCAATCATCTTCTTCATGAACTTGTTATTGACACAAACACCAATACTCAAATCTTGAATAGCATGACCTTCTTCACGGATACCGAGAAATTCCATAATATCTGGGTGGTCAATTGGCAAATATGCAGCAAATGAACCTCTACGAACATTTGATTGTGAAACAACTCTGGTCACGCTGTCAAACATTTCCATAAAATGAACAGGACCAGAACTGGACCCACCAACGCTGATTGGTGTGCCTCTGGCTCGCAGTTCTCCAAAATATCCAGACGTTCCAGCACCATACTTTGTGAGCATACCTACTTCAGCAGTCTTTTCTAGAATAGAATTCATTGTGTCAGACACATACGACCCATTGCATGAAATAGACAATCCTCGCCCATTGCCAAAATTTGCCCACACTGGCGATGATAAACTATACCATCCCTTGTGCATATAAGACTCAAACTTTTCAGCAAATCCTTTTTTCTTTAGAATTTTTTCAGCAGCCTTTGATATTTCAATAATTCGTTCTTCGGGTGTTTGACCCTTGGGTAGATATCCTCTTTCAAGAAATGTTACGCTGTCTTTGTTTAGCCAATAAATGTCTTTGCTCATATATATTAAAATAGATCGTCGAATGTGATAGACTGTGTTTTCTTGGAGTACTCTACAGGACGCTTGTGAAAAAAATCAGTCATAGTATTGCCCATTACATCTTCATCCATCCACATAGTCAAATCAATAATTTCTTGAGACACATTAAAAATCTTTTTGAATCCAATCATTTCTAGTGAATCATTTAATCTCTTTTGTACATATCCTTTGAGAATATCTGCACTGATTCTTGAATCTTTGTAGTCACCAATCATCCAATCAATGATTTTAGATTCGGCGTCGTAGGATTCTTTGGCTTCGTGCAGAATGCGTTCTTCCAATTCGGCGTCAAATAATTCCGGCATTTCTTGTCGAATTGTATTTACGATCTTAACGCCAGCAAGACCATGCAATGTTTCTTCTTTGGCTGTATATGCAACTTGTTGTGCAGTGTCTTTGAGTAGACCCTTGTAGCGATTAAACCAATTGATGATATAAAACTGACTAAATAATGACACGTTCTCTACATACAATGTGAATAGAATAAGAGAGTATACAAATTGTTTTTTATCATTTTCATAGTTCTTATCAAGATACTTGCGTAAATACTTGATTCGTCCTTGAATAATATCCAACTTTAGATTTTCTTCAAATATATCTTGCAATTGTAGCACATCCAATAGTTTTTCATATGCATTGTTGTGAATAACTTCAATGTTTCCCATAGTAATACCCAAATCAGATAATGCTGGATGTGGAAGTGTGTCACCCAACTTTGTCCAAAACTTCTTTACAGAAATTTCAATTTGACCAATAGCACTCAATGTGTTCTTGATAATGAGTTGTTCTTGTAGAGTCATCTCAGTCTTGTATTGTTGCAAGTCAGATGTAAATGTGAACTCATTTGGAGTCCAATGTCCTGCCCACATTGCGTCTATATATTCTTGTGCCCAAGGATAGCGATTCGGTTTGCGTGCAATTTGTTCGTCGAAAATAGTCATAAAAGTTAATTTTTGTTTGGGTGTTGTGTGGTGAATAAATACATTTTATAAAAAATAAATTTGTAAAAAAATTTTAGAATATTTTCTTACAAATTGGTGTTTTCGCCATTTTGCTTTTGGCGACCACTGTTCCATTTATTTTTCAACATGTTCTTTACACTATTATCATCACCTTCCATAGTGGATTGGATTGCCATAGATTCTTTGGATTTGGCGTCATACAAATCAATTTGACCAGTGCTGGTGTTCATATTGGCATACAAGGTAATACCATCCGGTCCAAATCTATTTTTGATAACATGACAACGAGCAGTGTTGTTGGCTTTGTCTGTTGTATTACGGGCAACACTCAACACAAAGTCGGCAGTCATGATCTTACGATATGAATCGGCGATGTTATGGGCTTGAACAACATCTTCTTGACCACCGCCGCGATTGGTTTGTGAAGCAGTCCATACTGGAATCTGTAGTTCACCAGCAGCCTGACGCAGTTCTTCATATATACCACCAGCCTCGCTATAGCTATTGCTGTTGGTTTCTTTTTCAAGAGGACGCAAAATGTCGGCATAATCAACCACCATTTCATCAATATGAATTCCTTCCAATGCTTGTATGCGTTCAATATGAAACTTTAATGATTGAGCACTTACTGTCTTCAATGGAAAATACTTTACAAAAAGTTTTCCTTTGATGTCTTTGATTTTTTCTTCAACGTCGGATTGACGATGTTTAATTTCTTGAAACTCAATTCCTGTAAAACAACAATCATAACGAAGACCAACATAATTTTCATTTAGTTCCAGTGTGAAGTGAGCAATATTCTTTCCCGATTTCATTGCTCTGGCACCCAATGAACATAGTAACCACGAGTTGTGAGATAAAATTCCGTTGCTGTAATAGCAATGTACGTCCTCAACTGATATGTCATATAATATTTCATCATTTCCATAATGCTTTTTCTTTATGGAGGTTGTGCCAGATTCTGTCTCAACTACATCCGACTCAATAATATCTTTTACTTTTTTCCAATCGCCATTAACTTTTAATTGGTGATGATCGGATGTTTTCAATGTTGTATTATTTTTAAAATACGTGGTGACTGTTTTTTGTTTCTCCGTTCTAAACGCAGTCACAATGTGTTTGTATCCATACGGCGTATGTACGGATAGTGGAAAAGGCACAGTCAATGCTGCCAATTCTTTATCTTCAACGCCAATTTTATGAAATAGGTCTTTCATAGAAATTTCTTCTGTTGTTAGTCGTTTACGAATTACCATATAAAAATTGTTTTATTTTGTTGATTGATTGATTTTTTTGCTCGTTCCAATCCGATTCCCACACTTCTAGCACATCATACCCCATCGTTCGAAGTGTGTCCACTCTTTTCGCATCCTTATTCCAAATCTCTTGGACCGAACGAGGTGTTTCCATATAACCGGCTAATATTTCGTTTGATTTATAAATAGTTGGATTTGCGTGCCAAAAATCCCCATAAAATTCAATTATTTTTTTATTAACTATGACATCGACAATATATGCACCGATTGGTTCATTTGCCGTTGCCGTGGGTTCTATATTTTCTTTAATATAATTATAAAATTTTATTTCCGCTTTACTTCTACCGGAAAATTTTCCAAAGTGAGAAGCCCATTGCCCCGTTCCAATTTCATCAATTTTTTTACGCATGGACGACGATATCTTCTCACACGACTCAGCTGTTCGCGTATGTCCCAAAAATTTTGAAGATTTTGCAGACAATTTGGCTTGTCTTTTAGAAATTTCCGTCTTTGCCATATCTTCGGTATAACCTTTAGAAATCCAATACTCCACCAACATCCAAGATCGCTTCCCCCAATTTCCTTTGGCAACTGATTTTTTTGAATTTGAAGTTTGTATTTCTTTTATTTTTTTCTTGGCTTCTATATCCGAAAATCCTCGTGTCGTCCAATATAATTTGGTGTAAATTGATCCGCCCATTTTTTGTACATCCGACATACGTTTGATATGGGCGGGATCTTTACATTTTTTTATATTTATGTCTGACAATTTTTTTTTCTGTTGATCAGACATTACTGACAATGGGACGTTTCCAAATTTTATTTTGTAATCGGTTCCATTAGTAGCATGTTTATGACGTATATGAGAAACTAATGACGATGCGGAGAATCCGCAAATTTTGCATGTTAATATGTTCATACCAAATAAATATCAACAATTAACACAAAAACTTCATTTTTTATGTTGTTTTTCCGAATCCAGCACCTGCAACTTTAGTTGCTCCAATTCAAACAAAATATTGTCAACTTGCCAACCAAATAGCATTCTGCCATCAAACTCAAATTTATCAAATGGTTTAAACCATAGTATATATTCTTTGCCAGAATTTCCTTTTATTGGAATACCCGTTTCATAATATTGAATATCAATTTTTGTGTTTGGGCCGACGCACTTTCCAATGCCCGCTGGAGCCACAATAATACCAAGTTCACCAGGTCCAAGACCACCATCCATGAGGCTGTCAATGACTTCCCAACCCGTTGATATAGTCTTGCGGCACATTTCACTCATACGACCAGCAACTTCTTTATGGTAGTTGTGTCCAAGATTGCGTTCCATGCCAGCCTTCATTGCCTTGTCAACCAGCCCCTTTATTTTATCATATTCACCAGTTTTTAGATGATCAACTGATTCAATAATGGCACTCTTCAACTTTTGATTCTTACAGAATTCAAGAAATTGTTCGCGCACAAACTGCAAATCTTTTTCACTGATTTTTGTGTAAACTTGTGTTAGTTGCTGTACCACAGATGATTTGAATGCATCGTTTTCAATAGTGTCAATACGAACCTTGAATACTTGCGGTGTTGGCAAGTCTTTGTATTGAATATGATATTGAATAATTTCTTTGAGAATCCATTGATGGGCTTCGTTTTCAAAAGCATCCACATCAATAATGTCGCATATTCTTTCAAGAAATACTTTGTCAGTTAAAATACTTGCTACAATTTTTACTTGGAATTCCAAGCCAAATTTATGTAGATTGTCGATGATTACTGGTGCCATAATAGTTATTTGTTAATACGATATTTCGTATTTGTTATTTAGTCAATTGTTAATTAGAATGTAAAATTAAGAAGTGGCCAACACCGATAAAGGATAGAACACTTCTTGCAACCACACATGAAAATTTGGTATACTTGTATGCATACCATATGTGGTTAGTTTCTGAATAAACCGAAACTTGTTGAAATCATATATGCGTTGTACCGATTCGTCAATCTTCATTTGCAAAGATGGTGCAAAACTCGGTTCTTTCAGTTGCATCAGCGTATAGTTACGTTGTACAATTTCTGAATTTTCAATAACCGTAGCATATACTTTAGACTCATTGATACAATCTTTGGCTCGAAGTAGAATATTTTCTACCGAAGTCTCGGTTGATTCAACGAGCATAGGAAATCTTTTGATCGCAGTTTTTAGTCCAATGCCGCTTACACCATCAATATTATCAGAAGAATCTCCTTCTAGTATACGATAATAAATAAAGTTGCTGGGATGAATACCATACTCATTGATTACATCCTGTACTCCATAAATCTTTTTCTTGATTGGACTCCAAATTTGTACACGATCATTTACCAGTTGTAGAAAATCTTTATCAGCACTCATGATAGTGATTCTACTATCTTTATACATCTGTGTGGCAATATATCCAATTGTGTCATCTGCTTCAATATAATCAATTGATACAATACTCACTGGCAGTTCTTGTAGAAAAGATACAAGTTTGCCCATTTGCTCTACAACCGATTTTTGTTCAGTATTTCCATCGCTCATATCTTCATATGCACGATTGAGTCGTTTCATAACCTTTCTACCATCTTTATATTGTGGATATAACTTTCTGCGACGTTCACTGCCACCTTTGCCGTCAAATACAACAATGACTCTGGTTGGACGCAACAGTTTGATAGCATAACCCAAACTACTCAAAAACCCAGACACGCCACCAACATGCTCACCATTATCACTCAAAGTTGGCACTACGGTCCAACAACGAATAAAATTGTTGGTTCCATCAACCACAAGAATATCACTATTTTTTTCTTTCTTTGTGTTTACAGGCAATGAAGCATGTTCAGATTTTATCTGAGAGAATATTGATGCGAATTTCTTTTTTGTTGGATCTTGCATTTACTTTGTTTGTTCCAATATGGCGTTGAAGAATCTTTGCATATTGTGTAGATATGATAATCCACCAACTTCTTTTATACCACTGTCATCTACTTTACAGAATGTTGATCCCATTAGTTCATTTCCTTTGAATCGTATTTCACAAAGCATAACAGTGCGAAGTGCTACATTGTCATGTTTTGTAAAACGAACAAGTTGCTCATCATATCTAAGATTGCATTTATTTGTAGTCAAATATACATTATCTCCATATCCAGTTTTATGAATTTCAATCTTCTTTTCTTTGCACCATTTCTGAAATTCTTCTGGTTCAGCGGGTGTAAAATTTGATGTAATATATCTATTTTTTGTTGCCATAATATTATTCGGATGCTGGACCCCAATTACCTTCCATCAACTCCTGCTTTGCTTGTTCAATGCATTGCTGCAAAGAATATGTGGGACCACCTTTATCTTGCTCTCTCCAAAGCCAACGCCCATAATCTTTAATGTCAGCCGAATATGTTTTAAACACTTCTTCTTCAGTCATCTTTTCAAAACTCTCATAACTCAATTCTTCGAGAGGAATTTTTTTCTTGTTTTCTTTTTTTGTAGCCATAATATTTTATTTGAGAACCGTGTGGAGGTATTTCACTCCACACGATTAATTTCTTTAATCTTCCATTCCTTCTGCTTCCGAATCATATGAAATATCATCTGCCATTTCACTATTCGGTGCCTTGTATTTCATTACGAATTGCTCGCAAATCTTAGAATACAAGTATTCTTTACATTCGGGGCGATCAACAAGCAACTTTGGCAAGTCTCTCTTTTCAAACACAACGGTTTCTGGTTCTTTACCAGCAACCTCCATGATGAATTGAAGATTCTTTGCTTTCTTGTCTTCTTCTTTTTCTTCTTCCAATTGCTTCTTGGTTTTTTTCTCACCCGCAACTTTGACCTTCTTGGCGTTGGTAACAACATCCCATTCAATCAATTTTTCCAACCAATTTCCATAGTTGTCAATACCACGGTCAAAATAGATATCAAACTCAACAGAACGCATTGGTGGTCCCATGCGGTTTTTGATAACCGTGCATTTGGTTTTGATACCAATTGCTTGCTTGTCGTTGTTTTTGATTTGACCGATGCTCTTTAGACGCAAACGCAACGAGGCGTGGAAAGCAAGAGCCTTGCCACCACTGGTTGTGTATGGATCGCCCAGTCCCACAAAGCCAACCTTTTGGCGAAGTTGATTGGTGAAAGCCAAACAAATACGCTGTTTGGCAATCAGCCCTGTGATCTTTCTCATTGCTTTGCTGATTGCGATGGCTTTGCCAGTGGCATAACCATCAGCACCGTGATCGCTTGCCATTTCCTTTTTTGTGGAAGCAGCAGCAACCGAATCAACCAGAATTGTAACAAGACGATTCTTGCTGCTCTTGCGAACATAACCGATGATTTCCTCGATTTTATCAAAGATATCTTCGACAGTATCAACATTGATATACAACATTTTTGGTACATCAACTCCAATTGCAGTCAAGAATTCAGTTGAAACGGATGTTTCCGTGTCAATGAAAACTGCCATACCTCCCTTGCGTTGTGTTTCTGCAAGCAAATGAGCACCCATTAAACTTTTTCCGGATGCTTCAAGACCAGTTAGTTCAGTGATTCGACCCACGGGCAAACCCGCGTTTGGACGATTGGCAATAGCCAAATCAACCAAACTGTTTCCGCTAGAAACCCAATCAACTATTTGAGAAGGATCATCTTCGGCGTCAAGAAAGAAAGCAACTTTACCGTCACTGTTCTTGTTGATAGACTCGGCCAATGCTTCTGCCAATTCGTCTCGACCGGATGTAATTTCTACTTCTACGGACTTTTTCTTTTTTTCTTTTTCCATAATAATTATTATTTTTAAAAGTTAAAAAGGGTGTACCATTGTGTACAACAGTACACCCTTTTATAATTTAGTTTATTGATTGATCAACGCTTATTAGGCGTTGTTGAACAAATCATTAAACTCGTCAGCAATTGCCTTTGTGTTGGCAGGAGCCTTGACAGAAGCCTTGGCGGTTGCACTCACAACCGGCTTTACAGCAGGTTCTTCCGATGCAGTGTCGGTTGTTTCTGGTGCAGAATCACCGTCTGGATTTGCTTCTGAGGCATTGAGCCAAGTATCCATAACAGATGCCAGTTCATCATAAGTCAATTCAGGAAACAGGTCTGTGACGTTCTTCTGATTCTTGACCTTTTCCTTGACTGCACCATCATTCACATCAAACGCAACAGTTGCGTTTGGCTTGACGCGAATTGTAGTTTCTGGAAATGACTTTCCGGTTTCTTCTGCGGTTTTGAATTCCACAGTAATATCTCGACCAGATTTTAGGTCAGTAATATCACCATAGTCAGGATCAGCAATGATGGCAAGAATTTCTTGATATACTTGCTTGCCCATACCCCAGAATTTCACACCTTCAGATTCTTGACCGCGAACAAGAATAGGAACATATGTACGAAGTTTTGGTTCCAATGCACGACCCTGTTTCCATTCTTCTTTGCTGCCAGTCTTCTTGAGCTTGCTGGCAAACTCAACGATTGGATCTGGACGACCAAACGAAGATGGAGACAAATATGTCTTACCGTTCATGTTGTAATGAAAAAGCAGTTCAATGAACGGATTTTCAGGATTGTGTGAGTAAGGAACAATACGGATCGTTTGTTTACCTTGTGGTTTCCACAATGAAGTGGATTTTGTTGTGTTGCTCTTGAGAGAATCAAGACGCGATTTAATTTTTGATAGATCTAATGCCATAATTTTTTATTTGTTAATGTTTAATCTTGTTTGACCAATTTGAAATGCATCAACTAGGTCAAGGTTGATACAATGCATCAACAAATGACAATGGTCAATCTATAATAAGCAATATGCTCATTTTTTAATCGTTAATTAGTCATTTGTTAATTCAAATATAAGTATAAATTCATAGGTTAAATACCCAGAAAATTTAGTAATTATATTTTAATAATTTTGACTAATTTTGTTGGCGTGATTTTTACTTTTCCGTCACGCGATGTGATAAAACAGCTACGATAATTGTTCCAAGATATTTGATGTGAAGATGACATTACTCCATTATTCTCAAGTTTGATCAACTCATTCAAAGCATTTATGCTATAGATAATGTTATATTCTTTTTTACGATGCACGCTCATGGTATGTGGATAAAACTCACTGCCATTCTTTACTACATTATAAGTCAAAAATATATCGTCAATATTGTCTCCACTTTGTAATACATACACTTTATTGTCTACGATTTGATAATAGCTGCTTAATGCAGTTATTTCATTTTCGTAAGTTTGATATTTCGCAAACGTACACAACAGTTGTGCATTATATTCTGGCATCTGTGTTATGCTTTTGGAATAATTTTTTCAGCAAAGATTTTGTATTCTTCGCGATCATTATTTCGTATCGGAACAACTTCACCAGATAGTCCTACTACAGCAACCGGATTGCCTTCGCCGTCTTTATATTCTCCATATGGAGTAGATGTCCATCCACGTTGAATTGCAAATTTTGTTGAAGCCGCTGCGTATTGTGCGGGTGGAGTTGTAACCACAGGAACGTCTATCGCAGGAGTTTCTGCCGACTTTGTAGATATGAAATCCGCATCTGTCGGAGAATCTGATTTTTTTGATACAGGTGCTGTCGGTTCTTTTGATGCGACGGTTGGCGCGGTGGGCGATCTTGCTGGTGTCGCTAGGTCGGGTTTTTTTGTCAGTGCATCCAATCTTGCAGATCTTGTAGATGAACTCGGTGGTTGTGGTGAACCCTGCGGTTTGGTGGAGACGGGGTCTGCAATTGGTGATAATTTTTTGCTTGGTGATTTGGCAATTGCTGGTTCTTCTTGCTGTGTGGTAGATGCCACCTGCTGTGTTTGTCTCTTTTGCTTACCCCGTTTTTTGTAATACAAATTCATTCCACCTTTTCCGCGAGTTGGATCAGAAGAAAAATGTGTGCCTTTTTTTAGTGCTTTTTGTTTATACTCGGCGGATGGAAATGTCACCAACCATCCATCCTTATTGTATGCCTGACGTTCTGGATACTTACCTTCATCCATGAATTTTTCAACAAACTCATTCACCGCTTGTTCATTTCCACAAGCATCATACATCGCCTCGGCAACTACTTGAATATGTTCTGTGTTTTTCAAGTTTACCATTCCATTTGGAATTCTGCAATCCAACGATGCTTCTGTTATTATATTATTTATGAAATTATTCATTGTCTTTATTTTTTATGAAGTTGGGGTTGCTGCGGCTGCACCCACATCGCCTGCGGCTTGTGATTTGCTTCTGCCCATTCCGGGTACATACATGTATAATTTTCCAAATCCAAGTGCTACAAACTCCAATGTTTTGATCTTGGACTCATCGTACAACACTGCGTCGTTGGTTCCCTTCTTTTTATTAATGATGATCATTCTCTTGTACTTTCCTATTACAAGATTTATAACTTCGTCCTGTACTCTTTTTTCATCCCAATTCTCTCTAAAAAAAGCCAGCTTCATTGCCTTGTCTGCGATTGCTTCATCACCTTCTTCATCCTTGGGAGATATCGGCACATTCAATGTAGTTTCTTCTCCTCGTGTGGAATCTATTGCTGCACTTAGTTCAGGTACTTTGTCGTCGGGTACTTTAAATTCACGGTGTTTATTTCCAATGTCAATTTCCACCGAACCAATTGATTTTTTTTCTTTGTTGTCTGGATTATTTTTTCTTTGAATTATCTTCTCGGATATTAAAAAAATTGAATCTAGTAAAAATTTTGAAACTTCGCCTACTTTTGGATCTTCAAAAAAAGAATTGATTGCAGTTTCGTGTTTTTTCAAATCCGAGTCAGTTCCGATATCAGGATACAGACCCCCATTACTTACGCCCGTATCGTTCAATACCTTGAGCATAAAGTCTTTCATTTTTGGCGTTTTGTTTACAGCAAGAGCAAGTTCATGTATTGCAATATTAAACTTTGAATTTGAAAACCCGGTCAAAGTCGGCGCGCTTATTGCAATTGTGGCACCCGTCACTTCTTTGACTTCCACCCCACCTTGTTTATCCGCAAGTTCAGCAAACAAAATATCCATTTCAGTTCCGCCACCAGACCTTGCGCCTTTCAGAATAAAAACAATAGGTATTTCTCCGCGACCGCCGCCAGCAAATTTAACATCATCAATTGCATTGATCAATGATTGAAATTCTGGGTATTTAGTTCCCTTGTATATTTCAATGGCTTCTTCAATCGTTGGTATACTATCATACATGGATTTGTATTTTTTTACCAAAGATTGGTTTGGAAAAGTTTCAAATACTCTTTTCAATTTTTGTACATTTGCTATAGACACCGATTTACGATTTCTCAACGATTTTAATTTTTCATCTTTCTCGGCTTTTACCAAAGCATCGCTCTGATTTTCTTTATTTCCTATCTTATAAGTCTTGTCTGGAAATTCTCGTGGACCTTTATATATGGATTTATCTGGATATTTATCCTGGTTTGGATGTCCAACTGATATAAAATGCAGTATCTTTTTGCGGTCTTTTGGATCAATTACTTTAAAAATATAATCACGGTCATCACCATATACTTTGGGTTCTTCACCCTCGGTAAACACTGGGGCCGTGACTTCTCCAATTTCAGATTCAGACAATCCATACTCAAGTAGCATATCTTCAAATATTTCTGCATTCTCCGGTGTGTCATGCCCAGACACCAATCCATCATGTGAACGCATTGCCCATTCATTCAAAATGTCGCTTATGATCTTGTTTTTGTCCATGGTATATAAATATTCATATATACCACAAAACCGTCTATGATATATACAACTATATTATAAATATCAAGCAAGATCAATATGCTTCATATCTTTGTAATTTTTACCAATATATACTTTGACCGGAAACTTGTCGCGTTCCATGATGCTTTTTAATCTTTTTATAGTATCCATCTTATCATCTTTGTGCATATCAAACAATATACTGTCATATGTATATAGCACAGTCTTACTTTTCTTGTTTTTTAGGTATTCTAATAGATCACCTAAAACATCTACTGCCATCTCGGTTTCAAATGCTTGTAATATATAATTAAACAATTTGCTTGGATTGGCTTGTGGAATATGACAAGTCTTGATTTTTCTTTTATATTTGGGAGTTTCAATATATCCATTCTCATTATAGAACTTCCATCTATGGTCAATATATTCTTGAATCTTGGCAAAGTATGGTATGTGCAGCCATTTCTTATCAAACCCTCCATAAATCTGTGGAAAGGTGTATGCTTTGGCTACTGCAATATCTTCTTCATTAGCATCTTTCTTGTTAAAATAATACTTGGATAGATAAGCATATGGATTTTCATTCTTTTCCATATGAAAGTTGACCAAATGAGCAATAAGACGAGGATGAAAAGCATTATAATCCATCATAACAAGCATACCATCATTGCCATGTCTGCTCACAAAACATGTTCTGCTATCATCACTTTTATTTAAAGCAGCATAATTTACACTTGCAAATCTGTTGCTTGGTCTGCCCGTTGAAGTCAACAAGTTATACTGTGTATATACAAGCCCGTTTTTAACATGCTTGGTTTGTTCATTGCCAAATTCTTCAGTAAAATCTTCATTCACACATATGCCATTGGCTTCAAGTTCTGCAAAGCAGTTTGTGGTGGTATTATTTACAAACTTGAATCCATCTTCTTGTATAATACTTGTGTCTAGTTCATTAATACCTTTTATTTTTTCCATGAACGAGCGAGCATGCTTTAATAATGGCACACACATGTTTACATCTGGTACATTTCTAAAATTATTTTCAACAAACTTGTGAGCATTGGTATTATAGTCGGCGTTATCAATTTTACCTTCGCTCAAATACTTTATTAAATTAACATCCACAAAATCATAATCTTCACCCATCAATTGCACCATATTCTTTTTGTCTATAACAAACTTGTTGCGAATACTGATTTTCAATGCTTCTTTGATTTTATACAAAGATTCTGGTGGAGTTGTACCTTCATTGTGTTTTATTGGCACGCACCAATATGATTTTGATACCAAAAAGTAAAAGAACAAAACACTAACTTCATTATTTGCAATATGCTTTTCTGCGTCCATATACACTGCATCTATCACCATAATATCTGATGTGATATGAGACATCAACAAGTCCAAGTCAAAATCTGTTTCTACAATTTGCACATATTCACGTTGAATGAAATTTGTGCGTTTGTCAAACAGATATCAACGACCCTGCCAATACTCCAAAAGGTTGTTCAAAGTGCGAGATAGATCAACTTCATCTTCTCGCATCACTCTGTCAATTTCGGATCTATTTTGATCCATCACACCGGCATTGTTCATAATACCGTTTAAAAATACATCATGTTTCTGGCCTGAGATTTTCCATTTGATACTTGTAATTTTATACAACGGACTTGTGTTTTGAGATGCAGTAGTATTTTTTATTTCAATAACCAAATTTTCATTTATCTTTTTGGCAAAATATCTAACAATATATCCATTCTCATAATCTTTGCTAGTTGGTGCTGGTTTATATCTTGCCATTATTGTCAATGTGCCAACTCCATCAAATTCTCCATATGAATTTTTCAATGTATCGTTGTATATCATAACACTGTGAGTGGTCTCACTTGCGCCACTATAGTTGTTGTCCAATTCTTGTCTTCTATAGATTGTTTAGTGTCTGATACCTGCCACACCGCATTGGAATAACAATATGTTTCTGGTGCATGGTCTATAGTAAATTGTGATAAAAAATTCATTCCGGATATTCCAAGAAGTTCCAAAGTCAAAGTTGTGTTTGGCATTATTGCGTTGTTCTGATACACAGCTTTTGTGTCGGGTATAGATAATACATAATTCATGAATTGCTTTTCTGGCTCGCATATATAATATTTTTGGAGTTTGCCAGAGGAATCTTTTTTGTAATAAATACAATCTTTGAATTTCTCTTCGGACCTTTCCAATTGCTTTTTCTTAAGCGCAGCTGCTTCTTCTTTTTGCTGTTGAGCAAGTTCTTGAAGTTGCTGTGCATTCAGCTGTTGTTGCTTGCCGGGTGTTATATCTGATGCGACTGCACTTGACAAATTTCCTTTTTCATACAACCGATCACCGTCGGAATATCTACTTTCTATGGGATCGGCCTTAACGTTTTTTGTCTGAGTTGATCCATCTCTATCATTGCCAGGATTTGCGCTTTGCATTACCAATTGGCTCATCATCTCAGAACTTACTTTAACATCAAATGAAATAGATTTTATTGAATTGTTATTTACAGATCCCAATGAAATTCTTGGAAGTCTGGCGGCGTCACTAACAGTTGATATTGCTGGTAAATTTTCATCATATACAGAATATTTTTCATTTCCATATTCAGCCGGAATAAGTTTCAGCTGACATATTTGACACAATGCTTCGTTGATGTCCTGCAAAAGTTGTTCAATTAATTTTAATAACGAATCATTTTTTTCTACCAATGATACAAAATGGTCCGACTTTATAAATATATCTTTTAAATATCCCCAATATCCAGACTTTAATGCCTGTGAAAATTCGGGCTCTACATCTTCATATATATCAGTATATACATCAACATCTTCATATACTGGAAAAGATTTTCCATATGGATTTATAACTGACTTTAAATCATCAAATTTTATTGAATCTAGTTTATATTCCTCTGTTATTCTTTCGGATCTTTGCTTGAAAAGATTGGTATATGTCGCATCTTCGACTGTTGCAGTCTTTGCTGCGGTATCTTTAAATATAAATCTTGGGGCGTATTGATTGGGAACAAGAATATTCTTTCCGACGGATTTTATGAACGGACTTGCTGCTATTTTTGTTTCGGATATGTCAAAGTTTCGTATTTTTCCATTGCATGGGTCGGACATTGTGACTTCAAAAAAAGAATTAATAATGTTTGCCACCAAATCCATTCTTAGCCACATTCCCGGTTTGTTGGATGAACTATCGTCATTTTTTATTCTAAAAATAGTTTCTTTTATGTTGTCTCTATAATCTGTTTGGTATCCTTCATCATCATATGCTTTTTCGCCGATGTTTAAATTGTTTCGCATGTTTACCATTTTTGGTTTATCCGAATCAATATTTTTTAAATCTCGACTAACAAATTCCTTAAAATTTTTTATTGGTAGTTGGTTATTTCCATCCTTGATTGTCACGGTTTTATTATTGAGTTGTTCACCTTCAACAAGTCGGCTTGCATTTATTATGGTCGTTGAACAATCATATCCACCGGCTTCATTCATTTTTATTGTATAATCAACTACAAATCCTATACCAGCATCATAGTTTCCATTTGATGATTTTAAATATTCCAATGTATATGACGGATCGGTGAACATCTTATTTATCCAATCCAAATCTGTTAGATCAACTAGCGAATTTGTATCGTAATTGCTCCACCCCCATTCAACCAAGCATGTTATTCTGGGTGTGAGGAAGTATGGTGTGAGATAGTTCAATTGAGCAAGCGAATGACACTTCCAATTAATCGTTACTTTTCTGCATGCGTTTGGAAAACCTGCGTTTGATCCCGCCATCTCGCAAGTGACCGAATCCACGCTTGGCGGTGGGCGGTGTGAAAAATCGGATCTGTTTATGAATTTTTTATCTCTACCTTCTGACACAGACGTGTCGGTTTTTATTTTATGTGGTAAACCCCGCGCATCTACTCCTATAGTATTTTTTTTATCAGGTGTAAATCCAAAACTTTCCTCAAAGTCGTATACTCCGCCCAAAACAAATCCGTCAAGTTCACTTGCACCTTCCAATTTTGATTTTCCGTTTGAAAAAAATCGCACCCACGCGGTTCTTGGTCCGCTATATGGACCTTCGTCTGCAAGTATGTTGATATCATACTCTTGTCCTCTGCGTTGCATTTCTTCATATACCCAAGTTGGTAATGGATGTAATCCCCACGGTACTACGGAAATAATGTCGCTCATAACTATTATATGCTATTTTCTCTATTAAAATTATTTACAATTAAATTTATGTTCTGCGGTATTCTTACTTGCTGGCCTGTGGGTGCTTTTAATGTTGCCTTTATGCCATTGGCTTGAGCAATTACCCACCATAGCGTACTGTCTTTATAAAACTTATATGCAAGACTGTCAAGATAATCTGTATCACTTGCTATTATATATATGTCATCAAATCCTATTGGAATTTTTGGATATCGAGTGGTTTTGTATACGCGTTTACCATCGTATCTTTTGGATATATTATTATTTTGTGTATATCTATTCATTTTGCTTTTTTATGTTCAACTGGCTACAAAATCTCCGCTTCCCATCTTCATTTCCCAGTCATTTTCGCGTTCCTTTGGACCAAAATGATTTTCGTTGGTAATTGACTGTTTTCTTTCAATCAATGCAAGTTGCACAGTCACGTCTATAATATTGGGAAGTTGCTTGGAAGTTGCGTCGATTGTAAGTTCTTTAGTTTTACCAAAAAAATATTTATAAGTATCATCTCTTAATGTTTCCCAAGTAGCATCATCTGGTATTGATATGGCCACGTTTCTTAATATGGCTGGCTGGTCATCATATAAATCTCCAATTCTAAAACGTATCATAGGTGGAACTATAAATTGACTTTCTGCCCCAGTTGTTGCAATCGCGTTATTCAAATTTGTTAGTACTTCCGACAAAGCTTGTCTCTGCTCGTCAGTTCCAGAGCTGTCCAATAAAGCCTGTGTTGCATTTTCCGCTGTTCTAATATTTTCAAGAGTTTTGTTGGTTACTGTGGCTTTGCCTGTATAACCGCTTGGTCGGGTCAGTCCCACAAGATAATTTATTCTTTTCCACATAGGAACAAGTTCTCTTATGCTATTGGCATATACTTTGAAAGTGAAAGTTGCATCGCGAGAAAATCCTTTGTATATATAAAGATTATCTGCTCTGCCCATATATTTTACCGTTTCCCAATCCGCTGTATTGTTGTCTGTTATACTAGAAATTGTTGCTCTGAAAGGTATATATATCTCGTTGACCAAATCGTAAAAATAAAAAAATATGAGATCTTTGGATTGATCGCTATCATTTAAATACATATCTCGTTTATTTTTTGTTGGCAAAAGTGAATTGTATTCATCTTGCTCACCTATTTCGTTTATATCCGTGTTTGCTTTTGCAAAGCTGCGATTATCTATCTTGATCTCATCTACAACTCCTCCATTTTCTTTGAGATAATCCAAGAATGGACCAGACAACACAGTAGATTTTTCAACAACATCTGCTTTGCTATTTTCTGGATATATTGCAGCATAATTGTTGTATTCGTTAACTCCTATGTCTAGATTTGTAGTATATCTTTCAGCAGATGCTCTAAATTGACCAGTACTACCGGCTGTTTCATTGCCCGGTTTTGGGTTTCTAAACATTCTTTTATAAATACTTATTATATTTGTTTCGCTGGCGGGGAGGACGAAAACCGACGACATTATTGTTGTTCCGGAATTTGCATCTACTCCCACGATTCGCGACTGTATCGTATTGGTCTGGGACGTGGAGAATTGAATGTAAGCGCCAATAGTTTGATTTTTAATTGCATCAGGTGATGCGTAATATGAATCTTTTTTGTTTGGGTCTATACTGTTTGGGTAGTATTTATGGAACGCAGACACCGGTATCAACGTAGATGGTATATTTCCTGCAAATGTGGCAGTGTCATTATAGAATAAATTGGAACGGTTGGCTGTGCCATATGCTTCGAGGTTTTTGTTTCTATCATCTCTAAAAAAATGATATGCTCCATAATATTTTGACCGGCGTTCACTTCCATTAGAATACTCCGGTCTATATTCCCATTCGATCGTACCTGTTCCGGAGGTACCATAATTATTAAAACTTGGATCTGACCATATTCTCGAGAAATTAACATATCCATCCATCGCAGTTTTGTATCTCAATGAACCATACTTGGCGTCTCCTTTAAGCAAAACAAAGTTTGCAAATGGACCAGTTGCAGTTCCTTGAATTTTACCATTGTCCAATTGTAATCCAATGTATTCCTTAGAACTTAGTTTGGCCGTCTTATAATTGAAACTGGGAGCCATCATATTTTTATCCAGACCAATGCGAGCAGTCAAATCTGACGGAAGATCATTCTTGGTTAAATAATCTGGATTAAATATTCTATCTTCTTTTGCATAATATATTTTTGTTCTATCATCATTGGTTAATCTTTTTATTGGATAAATACCATCCGATGGATTTGTTAATACATTAAGTATAAATTTTCCAATAGACTTTAATGCGGTGTTGAGTGACATATTTTATAAATATTATGATACCCTTGCAAGCGCCTTTGACACCAACGTTCCATCCATGTGTACAGCAACTGCGCCACCCGTCAGTAGGTCTATTAGCTCATCAAGCTTTGATATCATCGCATCAGAATTATTATTAACATTAACTACAGGTGTTGCACCACCGGCTGCGCCGCCAAGTGAGGATATTGCATCTGTTAATTTATCTATACTCATCTTGAGTTCATCCATATTTACGATTTCAACCATATGATTGATCTTACTTTCTACTATTGATTTTGCTTCAATAGCAGCTTTTGATGCGTCTTTTCCTCCAAAAAATCTACCAATTAATGGAATGCTACTTACAAATTCCATAACTTTTTTGAATGCTGAAGAAAGCGTGTTGAAAATTGTTCCACCCATTGATTTTATTGCATTCACAATCATACGCGCTATGCCAACGTTTTTTCCAAATATTCCAGACACAAAATTCATAACTTTCTTGAACGGACTTGATAGCGCATCAAATATCATTGAACCAACAGATGTAAGTCCGTCAACTATACCAAGTCCTATCTGCGAAGGAGACTTTCCCAAAAATGTGTCATATAGCAAATCGAGTGCCCAAGCAAAAGGCATTGTGATGGCTTGAAATATTTTTTTTGAAACGGATTTTATACCAACGACCATTTCATTGGGAATATCAAATCCGAATTTTCTTAAAACCCATACTCCAATATCAATAAATGGAGAAATCAATACATCAAAGATTGCACCAGGAATTGCAAGAATTGATTTTAAAATCTTTTGACCTATATTAAGATTGTCGTCGGACCATATGTCCATCAATTGCGATCCAAGTTCCCATAATACTTGAACGGCGTTTATTATTAGTCCAATTGGTCCAAGGAATTTAGCAAACACTCCTGCAAATTTAAAAAGTGTACTCAGTCCTTTAAATATTGGTCCAAACACTCCACCCACACCGCTAAATATACTAAGCAATGGTTTAAACATTGACGCACTTCCTCCGCCAAATAAATTTTTTATTGTAGAAAATATATTTTTTATTCGGGAAAAAAATGTTCTGCCAGAAAACCATCTTGCGATAGAAGCACCAACTTTACCCGCCATATCTTTTATGCCCTTAAGCATGCCACCAATTTTGCTGGCTTCCCCAAACCACGCAGACATAAGGGTCTTTATGCCCTTAAACACGCCACCAATTTTGCTGGCTTCCCCAAACCACGCAGACATAAGGGTCTTTATGCCCTTAAACACGCCACCAATTTTGCTGGCTTCCCCAAACCACGCAGACATAAGGGTCTTTATGCCCTTAAACACGCCACCAATTTTGCTGGCTTCCCCAAACCACGCAGACATATTCATTTTTGACTTCGTAATAAACGACGATATGTTCTTAAAAATATTTCCTAAAATTGTTCCTTCTCTTGCAAAATGAGAAAATGACTGTGCAAAAGTCTTTGTGCCGCTTGACATGTTTAAAAATCCAAGAGAAATTCCTCTAAAAAATCTTTCGATAGCGTTAAATGGCTTGAACGCATCAGCTGCCTTTCCAATTGATATTTTAAATATAGCAAATAAATTGATCAATCTTGCAACGGTTTCACCAATCTTTTCCATCCAAATTGAAACCGTTTCAGTTGCAGATCCTATTTTTACCATCACTTTTTCCAATGACATTGCTCCGGACTCACCTGATCTGAGTGATTTTCCTATTCCATCAAACGCACTCAAAAATCCTCTTACCAATCCAGCTATAATTTTTATTGGTATTATAAGTAATCTAACCGCCGTTATTATAATAGGCATTATAATATTTGCAATTGGAAGCAATGCGTCTGATATATCGGTCCAAATTTGTTTGAAAGAATTTGTGAGTTTGTTTAATTCGGTCTGACGCATCTGTCTCTTTACAAGTTCTTCTCCTTGCTTTACAAGATCATTTGTTCCAGCCTTTTCATCCTCTCTTAGTTTTTTCTGCATCGCCATATATTCTTTAAACATTTCTGGGCGTTCTTTTTCTAATGCAGCTAATATTTTTGTCTGATTTTGCTGTTGAATAATTTCGTCAACTGTCATATGAGCTGCCTTTGCAACTTCTTCTTGTTGTAGAATATCCAACTTATTAAAATCTCCAAGTTTTGAAATTTCTTTCAATGCAAGTTGTCTTGATTTTACAATGTCTTTTTCAAATGCAGCTCTTCTGGCAGCTTGGAAGTTTAGAGATTTTCCAACCATGGCTGATGCTGTTAATTCAGATGTTATTGAATCTTGGAAATTTAAAAATCCTCTGGATGACTTTGATAAAGAATTGATGGTTGTTCCAAGTCTTCTGGCTTCAACCGCAGCTTTCATCAAAGCTAAAGGACTTTTTGATAAGAATTTTAAAGAATCTTCGGATGCTTCTGCAATATCCTTCATTACCATAGCAGGAGCAACTCCTCCCATTTCAGCAAGTCGTGCGGCTGCACCCATCATTTGAGTGGCAGTAATTCCAGACGATTTTGATATTGAAGTAAAAATGCTTCTTATCTTGGCAGAATCTTCAACCGATATTCCTAAATTTGCTGCCATTTGAGCAGTATCTTTTATCATGTCTTTGGTTACTATACCAATTACTTGAAATTGATTGGTTAATGCAGATGCTGCTCCATATGCTTCATCCAATCCAACTCCAATCTGAGCCATTTCAACATTTACTTCTCTTGCAGAATTATTCAACTCTCTTGTTTGAGAAACTAAAAATCCGGTTTTGATTCTAAATTCTCCAGCTGCTTTATCCAATTCTTTCCAGCGTTCTAATGAAGCTTGCAATAATGCCAGCCATGCAGTCAATCCACCTTTGGCAACATCCATTACCAATGATTTTATTTTTCCGTATTCTTCTCCACTTGAACCAAGCAGTCTATCTATTGAATTGAGGACTCGTACTTGATCTGACAATGCTGCCTTTGATGCGCCGATAATAGAAAGCTGTTCCGTATAAATTCTTGATTGTTCTCCCAACTTCCCTAGGGTGGCTTGTTCTGTTGCTAAATTTGTGTTGGCAATAACAAGATTTTCATTTGCAGTTTTTACCAAATCTGTTGACAATTTATACTCTTTTTGAGCAAGACCATGTGCTTTCTGTTTTTCTTTGAGTTCGTCTTTTAATGCTTTTATTATATCCGCATCCAAACCATGAGCTTTTGCGATTTTAAGTTCATCTCTGCTTCTTGAAAGCTGATTAGATGACTCAGTAACGGCGGTTTGTTTTGCCTGTTGTTCTGTTGTTGCTCTTTGTAAATTATCCGTGGCATCTGTTTGAGCGGTTGTTGCGGCTTGTATTTTTTTGGGTTGGTCTGCAAGTTGCTTGTTTGTATCTTTTACCAGATCTCTTAAACTTTCGTGTGCTCTTTCTTGTTTCCCCAATTCACCCGCCATTTTTCTGGATAAATCATAATTTTCACTGAGATATTGAGTTTCTTCTTTCAGCGTTTCTTTAATATTTTCAAATCGTTCATCTAAAGCTTTGGTGTGTTCCGCAGCCTTTTTAAGAAGATCGGCGAGAACCCTTGTTGATTCAGTGTCAATACTCAAACGCGAATTTTTTGGATCATCGGCCATGTTATATGATATTTATTATATCCTATATAAGTATATAATAACCGACATTTTTACCATTATCGTATAGCTGGACGATGTATTTTTCCAGTAGAATTTTGTACATTCTCAGAAGACTTGTGCTGATCAGCCTCGTTCTTTTTGGTGTCTGCCAGCTTTTTTATATAAAATCTTCGCAAATATACAGGCAGAGCATATGCCTCAGAATGACTGAATGCACCATTACTATAATAACAGAGGTTAAATACCTCTTCGTGTAGGGCTATTTTATACTCCAGAGGAAGGCCAAAAGAAGTCCACACCCAATGGCAATGCCATCCGCTCGTTGTGTCCGCACGCGGTACATGTAAAATCAAATGTCATGTCCATGTCTGGAGTATTTTGTTTTATGTGTTTGCGAAAAGATATGCTGTCTTTGGCAAGCATATTATCCACAAACTTTTTAATCAATCCTCTATCATTGTTTCCATCAATTGCTATGATGGTATATTTTAAACGCGTGGTCATTTCTGGTGCGTTTGTTTTTGATATTTTTGCCAAACCTTTCAATTCAGCATCAATATCATTTTCATCTTTGTGAGTAAGAAGTCTATATGTAAGATTCTTTTTAGATATTGGTAGTTCAAAATTAAATGCATTTTCACCTTTTGTATATTTGGTAAAATCAAATTCTTTGAACTTTACATCTCCAAGATTAATTTCTACTTCATTTTCTTCTCCACATTTTGGACATGTAATTTTTGCAGAATATTTGTCACCATATGCAAGCCTTCGAGCGGCTACAAATATAGCATTTTTATCACCAACCACAATATCATCAAGTTTAACATTTGGAGTAACAATGATTGCTTTCAACAATTCATCAAGTACAACTCCCTTTTTAATAAGATTTTGGTTGGTAAGAATATCTTCTTCTCTTGCGGTCATGTGTTTCAATTGAATGCGACCTGATGACAATGGAGAAGATGTTGGATAAAAATAGCCTTCTGATGGAATGTCTATATATTCAACTGGAAAATCCAACTTTGTTTCGGCTGGCGTGACTGCCTGTTGGTTTTGTGTATGCACCGATGTTGAAACAGGTGCTGCTTGTCTTGATACTGGTATTGTATTATCCATATTTATATAACGGTTGTTTGTTATATATATGAACTACAAAAAGTTTTGTGTATATATAAAAACTAAGATATTATTTATATCTTTTTCTTTGAGTCCGATTCAGCTGCTTTCTTTTTGTTTGCAGTAATCAATTGAATAACACCCATCAATAATATAGAACCAGCCGCTATTGCTCCTATAATCCACATAGGAATTGTTGTTGCCATATATGCAAGACCCAGAAATGTGATGCCAGAAAATATCATATTGAAGCTCTTGAACAACACACCAAGAATCACAAACAATATTCCAATACCGCCCAACAATCTAACCAACCATACCATAAGTTCTTGTTGTTGTGCTTCTTTTAATAAACGAACTTGATCTACTGCATCAGCACGAATGCGATCAACTTCTATTTTCTTTTCGGCTTCTATTTTTTCAATTGCAATACGATTGGATTCTTTTAGTTGCGACTTTTCTTTTTCTTTTTGAACAATTATTGCTTCAGCATCATCCAATTGAGCTTTTTGATTCACAGCCAAATCAATGGTTTGTTTGTATTTGATATACAATTGATCAACTGTTTTTGATTTTTCATCCGCAACTTCTTTTTGTATCTCAGCTTTTTCAGCGTCATTCAATCTGTCTGTGCGCATCATTATTTCTTTGCTGCGCAAATGAGCAATGGTTGTGTTGATGTCTATCTTTTTCTTTTCTTGTGTAACATGGTATATACCATAATTCAACTCGCCAATATGATCAAAGTTGTCTTGGTCTTTCTTTTTCAACTCATCATATGCCTTTTGTGTTTCCGCCTTTAACTTGGCATATTCAGCCTCCATATTCTTTCTGTCATCTGCTGCTTTCTTTTCTGCTGCTTCGGCTTTTTCCATTGCTTGTTTTGCGGCTTGTGCAGCAACAACTGCCGCCACATTTACTTCTGGCTCTTTTGCTGTTTGTTCGGATTTTTCCGGTTTCTTTCCAAAACTAGGCATTTTTGGTATACTTGGACAGCCTGTCAACAGCAACAGAGCCAGAAATGATATGACTAGTTTTTTCATGATATTATTTGATTGCTCGTTTTGCTTGTAGTTTCTTAATAATAAAGGCGCGCTGTGCAGCTTTTCTTTTTTCTTCTGAAGATGACATAGCAGCAAGATCACTTTCTGGAGCGTCGTCTAGTTGATTGTCTGTGTCAGCAGAAAGTTCTTTTCTCAATTCATCTGCGGTTTTCTTGACAAACGCTGGATCTAGATTGAGAGATACTTCTTCTTCGCTTGCACTTGAAGACAATTGTTGTATAATATCGCTGTCTGTTGTGTTGGGAGCGGCGGTCAAAATATTTTCAATTGCACCACGAGTTGCTGTATCAAAGTCAGATCCACCGACACTTGAAACTGGTGCAACTTTCTTTGGACGACCCATACCAGCAATTCCTTTTGGAATATATGGTCCTTTTGGAGCTTCGGTTGGTGTGCCATCTGGAATGGTCTTGTGACCTTTGACTGCCCAGCCGGTTGGAGAACTTGAATCTTGCACTTTAAACTTGCTGCCCACAGCACCTTTAACACGAATTTCTTCAATGTCCGATTCATCAATAGCTTCGCGAATCATGCTCAAGATGTCTTCTTTGAGACTGCCCATATTTTTTGATGTGGATGGTTTCTTGAATCCAGATAATCTTTTGGTTTCGTCAATACGTTTTTGCTTTGTTGCAACAACTTCTTGAACAATTACTTTTAGTAGTGCTTTTAGTTCAGATTTTTTCATGGTAGTTTTGTTTTCTTGTAAATTATTTTCTCTGATTTTTGTATTTGGCATATCAGATTCAATCCACTTCTTTACTTTTTCAATCATATCTGGGGATTTCCAATTAATTTCATATGGACTTATGTTCACGTCGTATTCTTTGCCGTCCGGTCCTTTGACATAATGAAACAACTTGATATTGTCTTCTTCACGATCTTCATCTGCCCAAAATTTATATGGTCCTTTGCTGGTTTGAATCATAACAGAATTGTCAACCAACTCATTCAAATCAGTAGCATGCGTGTCTTGTGGCAATGGATGTTGATCTTGTAGCATTTCTTTGATCAAATCTTTTAGTTCAGATTTTTTCATAATTTATTGTTTGTCTTTGATGCCGTTGATTCTGTCCACGATTTGACCTTGTTTCTTTGCCAAACTTGCTTTTTTACGTTCAAGTCCTTCTATTTTTCTTTGGACCGGTGCCTGTAACTTGGCAACATCAGCATCAATTTTTCGAATGTCATTGGTGAATTTATCCAAAGCGGCTTGATATGTAGCCAATGATTTTTTGTCTGAGTCTTTCATACCAGATTCTGGTGAAGCAATACCCATCGCGCCAACTTCACCAATTTCTTGAATAGTTTCATTTTGTTCAACTGAATCTGTATTTACACTAAAATACAAAACACCGTTGTTTTCATAAATTTCTACAATTTCTAAATTGTGTGAACCAGCATGAGTCATTATCTTCACATCTTTTATAGAATTTTCACCAACAATTTTATTCACAGCATCAGCGTTCTGACCAATATTTTCATTCAGTTTACGCTGAACAATTTCTTTGATAAGATTTCTTAGTTCAAATTTTTTCATTTGCCGTGCATTTTTAATATTTCTTCAGCAGCGGCTTTGGCTTTTTTAGCCAATTCAACTTCACGCTTTTCTTCTGGATTATTCATGTCTGTTTCATCATGTTCTTCATCACGTTCTTCCAATTTAGAATCCTGAAATTCAATACCATTTTCTTCTGCTAGTTCATCAACTAAAGTATCAATTTCTCCAGTTGGACCTGAAATCTTAAATTTATAATTACGAAGTGTTTCTGTGCCAAATGCTGCATCGCCAATCCATTGCATTTTAACACCATGTTTTTTAACAATTTCAGCAATTTCATCACCAGTCAATGAGCAAACATTGTTATCAACATTAGCAATATAAGCTACATTCATACCAGATACAGCTTCATTCATTCCCTTGGATTCCCAAGCAGCCCACATTTCACAAACACGCTGATTACCTTCATTTTTAGCATTATACATCTTCCACATTGTAGCATAAGCTTTTTGTGGAACATCTTTGTATTGATTCAACAATTTCTTTTTAAGAGCGGCTGGAAAATTTGGTGGAGTTCCTTCTTGTAGATTGGTTTCAGCCACTCCCAATCCAATTGCTTCTTTTACTATTTGTCTTACCAGTTGTTTTAGTCGATCTTTATTCATAGATTTTCTATTCTTAAGTATATATAAATATCAATAAGTTTATAAAAAAAGTGTATTTAAGTTACACAGTGTTTGCATTTATTGTGTGATTTGTGTGGCTTGGAATCAAGATTGTATAGTCAGATATGAACAGATGTCAAGAACAAAATGCTCAATGACAAGTTCTTATAACAATATATAAAAAAGAAAACCACCGATTTTTTGGTGGTTTTCAGGTGTAGAATCAAACTTTGACTTATTATATTAAAATTGCAGAATACAATAGTCCATGCTCAGTGTGACACTTATTGTCAACGCATCTCCTGCACTTGACCAATCCAGCGCAGTTGCATTGAAATCAACTTGTGAAGGAAACGCACCCTTGATGTCCCACTTTTCAACAATATCTCCAACAGGACCAAGAACTTGAATTTGTACGTCCTTCTTGTACATGTCGGCATACCCGTTGCGACCAGTGACAGATTCATGTGCCAGACGCACCCATTCCATGCATGCTTGAGCAGCAGACGGAACGATTGGATCATACAAAGTGATATTAATGTCTTGCCATTCGCTCTTGCCTTTCAACTTGCGCTTCAAATTGATATGATCCATTGTTATAACACCAACGTTGATATTGGGACGACCTGCTGCTTTTATAGTATACGCGGGTATACCGTCGATATTCATTATGAAACGATTGGCCACTTTTGGCTCAAATGCTGTAAAGAAAATTTGATTTTGGTCTATTAGTTCTGCCATAATATTGGGTGTTTAATTGTTTGTTCTTTGATTATAAATATACGATAAAATATAAAATAGTTTGATTATTATCAAAATTATTTAATCTTATAATAAGATAGTGTTGGGAATTTTATGAATGGTGTTGACACATTAATAAATAGTGTTCATTGTGCAATTATGACTTGGAAAGAATAATTTAATATAGTACAAATAGTATTGACTATACCAACCAAATGTATAACAATAAATACTGTCAATCAATAACGGTTGATGCAACAAAAGAAAAATATGAAGAAGTATATCCTATTAGCATTGGTATCAGTATTGTCAGTTGTAGCCGCAGAAAAGAAAGAACGACCGCCGCTGACTGATGAGCAAAAAGCAATCGTCGCAAAGTATGACACAAACAAGGATGGTAAGTTGGACAAAGAAGAACGAGCAAAGATTACACCAGAAGATGCAGCAAAGTTGCCGCCTCCTCCCGCTGGTAAAAAGAAGCAATAAGTTCGTGAAGAAATAATTCACTTAAAAAAAGAAGCCCCGAGAAATCGGGGCTTTTTAATAGGTGATTATGTCGTCAGTTTGTGAAATCCTCTGGCAACGTCAGAATAAACAGTTTCAATATCTAAATTGAATCTACTAGCCAGTTTTTCTAAAATTGGATTTATATCTGGATATTTTTTATATTTTGTTGTATAACCATATATTTCATCTACAACATCATCTACCGCCGAATCATATTCGCTTTTGTTCATCGCAATTTCTTTGCGTATCATCTTTCTAATGACCTCAGAAACTCTCTCTTTTTCATCTTTTTTCTTGTCTGCATCTTTTTCTGAAAAAGATTGGTTTGGAGTATTTGGATTTACACTTCCATCTGAAAAATGACCGGGTCCATAAATGTAAAGTTCGGATGGAATTTTCCCACCAAGCTTTGATACATTGACAGTATTATTCCTAGAATCGTCATAAAAGTGAATTTCTTTAGGAGGATTGTCTTTTTGGCTAGATATAAATCTTTTTTCTATTTCATCACCTTTGTCTTTTCCCTTAACTCCAACTATTCCATAGTTTGGAGTTGCGCCTTTTGATGACAAGAATTTTTGTATATCTTTTTCGTTTGTCACATTCACCGTTTTTCCATCAAGTCCAGTTGTACTTCCACTACCCTGTCTGGCAGTCATAACTGCGGTTTTTGCTCCAGTTGAGTTGAGTGATTTCAGCTTGTCTATGGTTGACTTGATTGGTTTTGTGGTAGATGAATCTACGTCGCTCGATGGTGTAAAATCTATCAAAGCAGCTTCACCTTTATCCGGAATCTTTGGTTCTCCTTTTGATGGATCATATACTATGGTTTTGAGTGTAGTCAACTTTGCCAGTCCAGAAGAATCTACATAGAAAATAGCACCTTGACGTTTTGGATCTGTAGACATTATTATAGATGAAGATTTTCCTCTTGGCGACACTAGATGGTTTTCTAAGCCAGCAGCACGCACCCATTGCATGGATGTGTTAATATCTTTATGCGCTGGCTGTCCATCTTTGTATAGCATAATTCCATTTGGATTGTCGGTAATGCCAAGAGTATCATCAAAGTCAAACACGTGAACTTGATCCTTTGTCTCAGCGTCGTTTGGTACTGCATTTTCTTTTAGTGCTTCTTGTATCATTTCTTTGACGCTCATTTTATCATCATAGTTCTTGGCTATATTGTCTTTGATTTTATCCAAATATCCATGAGCACGAATAATCTTGAATACTATATTTTCTTCACTCAATTCGCCACCACTGTCCAAACCAGACTGACGATACTTATAAAGCTTGTCCAACAGACTCTTTAGAGCATTTTCATCATGTTTTGACAATAGTGTTGTTATCTTCTTTTTGTATTCTTTATACTTCTTTTTTATAAGTTCTTTGTTGAAAGTTGGACTTTCTTTAATAGGTTCTTGAATCCAATCATTTTTCAACACACTATATGAACTGGCTGAAGTAGGTATATGTGCTGTGTCTTGAACATATATTTCAACATCATGCCCTTTCATGGTAATATTATGTTTGTTGTTCCAACCCACTTTTATAGCATCAAATAGTGTTTGAGCATCATCTGCTGTCATATCTAAATCTTTAAAATCTGTGACAACATGCAAGTCAATATCACTATAATCTGTCCAATTATAATTGGTGATGCTGCCAATGATAACAATATCATATATCTTTATATGTATATTATTTTCTTTCTTGAGATTGGCCACAAAATCTTGCGCGATTTTTAACAATCCTTTGCGCACTATATTATCAAGTTTGGCACCATCTTCATTGATGTTCCAAAGTTTTGGACATAAAGTATCTCTGTATAAAGGGTATTTCATCTTCCACCTCGTCTGTTTGCCATATCCATCCATTTTATAATTTCGTTGCGAACAACTTCTGCAATATCTTCTGTATATTGATTTATATTTGTATCGGCAGCAGTCATATTTTTGTGATGCGAACCAATAATTTTATTATTAATAAGCATCTTTGCGAAATCACCGGATGCTTTTTCCAAAGCTATCACGTCGGTGATATGAAACTGTTCTTTTAATAAAATAGACTTCAGTTTTAAATTGCTCATATTGAGAGTATATCTCTAATTTTTTGTATACTGCTCGCTGTGTCTGTGTGATGAATGGCAATGTTGCCAGACACATTTTCCCATGCTGTTATGTTATCCGGCCTGCCGTCTTCTACGTCAACGGGACCGGTGTCATCCAACAACACATTCATAACATTCGGAATTTTTGTGGCATAGTTTGATTTCAAATAACCAGAGGTTGCAATTCTTACCTCAACCGTTGAATCAATATATTTTCTTATCCAAGCTTCTTTTTGTTTTTTAACATTGGAACCTTGTCCCGCGCTTAGTATTATGGGCGACGGATTTTTAAAATTATCTTTTATAAAGTCCCACAAAATTTTTGCGTCCGGTAGAGGATTCAGATCCAACCAAAAATTTGGATTCTTTTCTACAACATCCCAAAAAGCATTTTTTCCATTTTTTTTCGAATATTCTTTTGGTGTCATTGTTGTTATTTTTTTAAACCCACCATCCAAATCAACGAGAACTCCGTCCATATCCACGTATAATTGAATTTTTAATGGATTTTCACCATCTTCTTTGGCCACTGCTTCTTTCAAGATATTCTTCAGTAATATATGCATATCTTATAAATATATCAATACTACTCAATATATCAATAAAAAAGCCCACCTTTCGGTGGGCTTTTGAGTTTAACTTTTTATACTATATTAGGCTCCAGGAAAAGTAGCACCCGTTGGTAGTACATTGAAATCAAGTACAATGAATTCCGCAGTGCGTGTTGGCTGGATGAATATTTGACCATACAATATACCACGATCAACTATATCTGGAGTATTGTTACTATCGTCCATAACTACTTTGAATGAATAGATACCGGAACGTTGTTGTACGCTCTCCAAGTATGGATTTACAATATTCAAGAAACGTTGGCGTGTCGTACTGACGTTTTGTTCAAACACCAGATAGCGACTTGACGACGCAATGAACTTCTTCAATGCAATCAACAAACGACGTACATTGATGCGATCCAAAGCGGAAGGCTGACGTTGTAGTGTCTTTTGACCCCACGCCACAACACCTTGTCCTGGAAACGCAGCAATTGGATTGACGCGACCTTCATATAGACTATCACGTTCGGTGTGAGACAATCTGTCAGCCACCGATATGGCAGTTGCAATACCACCACGGTTTAGACCGGCAGGAGCAAACCATTCAGCCGCTACCTTGTCGTTTGAAGCATATACGCCCATCATAACAACCGACGGAGGAACTGTCATTATCTTGTTGCTGTTTGATTCGCTGATCTTGACCCAAGGATAATACGATGCTGCATAATTTGTATCAAATTCACCGGCCAAATCAACAACATTTTGAATAGCAGCAGCACCAGCTGTTTGATTTGGTGCAATGTCCATGATATAAAACGCATCACCACGGCGCTCACATACATCAACGATTGATGTTGCGACGTATGAATGATCGTCATAATTGATACCAGGTGCAACCACGAGATTGAAATCAAACTCGTCGGCATTGCTCAATGCAGAAATAGCTTGTCTATACGCATAAGTCCCGCGACTTGTTGATGTAGAACAATCCAGTCCTTGTTGATTTGTTGGAAGAATATCATCTCCGATAAGAATCGGCATTGATGGAGATTGACCATCAAATCCACCTTGGAAACCAAGAATGAAACGACGTTTCTTAACATTTAAGGATTCTTGGGAAGCAACATATAGTGGAGATATTCCGCAGTCATTTTCCAGATCAAATGCTACATTTGAATTAACAGATGCGCCTTGTGGAACTGGTGCAAAATATTGCTTGTTGTCAAGTTCAGGTCCAACCGACGATCCGTTTGGATATAATCCCGCCAATTCCGCATCTGCTTGGCCAGGTGCTGGATTAAATACCACACCTGATGCATAACGACCAACTTGTAGGGTATATATAGATGCACTGCAATATTGCATTGCTGCTAATTTACCAAGACGAGCATAATCTCCACCGATTGGTGATGTATATGGACCAAATCCAAATGGAATTGAACCGACTGGCCATGGTGATGTTGCTGTTTCAACGCGAATATATTTACTCTTTTGTGGAAAAGTTCCATTTTCAATTATTTTACCATTGAAGTCTATATAGTTGTATGTATCACCAATTCGACGAGCAACAAAGTTTGGGCTGTCTGGATCAATATTCAAATTATCGTAACGTTCCAAATAATTTGGTTTTAGATCAGTGTCTCCATAGCCACGTAAACCAAGAGTAAATGATCCGTACTTTGTACCTGATATTGATCCCGGACTGCGAACATTGCTGATTTCAACTTTATACATCAAGTTTGATGTGGTGCCATCGCTCAAAGTATGAACCTTGAATAGATCATAAGCCTGCGCATCAGCGGTGTTATATCCAGCGATTGCCTGTGAACGAATATAAGGAGTATATGCGTTTGTTAGGTCGTATGTTGATGTTCCATCGGCTGGTAATATACCATCTTGGAAATCCATAGCATCGCGGAAACTAACGGAAATCTTCCAACTTCCAGATTCCAACATTTCAGTTATTATTTTCTTTGTTTTGTGTTTGAAGTTTACATACGTATACGCCGCTTCTTTCTTTTGAAGAGCAGCTACTGGATAATATCCGGCGACTGGATCTGTACCAAATACATTTGTGATATACTTGTTGGAATTTCCATCAAGCGAGAACTGATATGTTCCATATGATGAACTTGCGGTGTTTCCTTCGGTGTCTGTATAAATGGTATTCAGGTCCAATGAAAAATCAGCAGTAATTGATTCTGCGGACGATGTGTGTAACAAAGAACCGCTGAATCCGTATAAGTTTTGTCCTGTATCATATGCTGTGTTGGCAAGAACTGCAAGAAGAACACTGTCGCTTCCAGTTGCATATGAAGAGCTTTCACAACCGTCTTCAGTCAAACCAACGCCTGGTTGAAATCCATTTGGATTAAACGGACCATATGAACCAGTTAGAATTCCGGAAATTTCCAGAACAAAATCACAAGCTCCGTTTACTCTGGAAATTGTCAATTCAGACAGTCTTGTATTATTCCAAGGAGACGATCCACTGACAAGGAACGGAGTATTATTGATAGACGCAGTTGCGCGGAAATAATCCAAACATCCGTCAGAACCAGTCACCGCACCATAAAGATTTGTTGATGAACTTAAAAACGTTCTGAGTTGAAGTGTTCCGATAACATTTGATTCATTCATATAATATCCACTTTCAAATGTTGCGTTTACGCTTCCTGTGATATTAAATCGACTATTAACAACAGAATTTGGATAAATTGTACCGGACAACAACGATCCAGAAACAATTGAATTTTCTTGAAAACGAGAGTATTGTCCAGCAATTGCAGTGACAAACAATGCTTTTTTCTGTTCGTAGCCAGACAATCCACCGACGCGAACGACGGTGACTTGACCTTGCTGACGAATATATTGTTGTGCGGTAATTGGACCATACAATGTACCATCGGTATCGCCGAAGATATTAGCTAAGTCCGCCTCGCTGGTAACTACGGTTGGTGAAAACCCCGGTCCTTTTGGGAAAGGGGCGACTACCACGCCGCCGATTGCTGCCACACCCTGTGCAAGAAACGATTGATCAATTTCTCTGGTGAATACACCAGGTGAAACGATACGTTCTGAAGGGCTATAATTTCCATTTTGTTCGATTGCCATATATTAATTTTTTTACTCCTGTATAAAAGTTGCAAATATAAATATGACCGGAGAAATTGAAACAATAAAAAATCCTCCAAATTAATGGAGGATTATAGTATTATAGTATTTTTACAAATATCAACGTTTTGGAGTAAATATGCCTGTATTAACATCAAAAGTGCCTTCTCCATACTTGGCAACAATCTTGTCCAAAAACACCTTTTCTTGTGCCTCAATGGCAGTCAATCTTTCTAATGTTCGTTTTTCGTTCTTGTTTATTTCGCGTTTTTGCATTTCAACTTGACCAAGTGCAATGGTCAATTGATCATATACTTCACGAATATTATTCATTTCAGACAGTTCGTTTTGATCAAATACGACAGGTCCAAGATTTTGAGAAGGAATATTAAAATTTGGAATATTTTGATTGGCGGCGCTTTGAGGAAATTGCATTCCTGTGTTGGGCTGCGATGGCATTCCAAAATTTGATTGAGGTGCTTGAGCTGGTTGATTTAGTTCCATATAGTTTTATAACATTTATTGTTGAATTGTTTCATTCATATATATGGATATATACATTCAAACAATATATATAATAACTAAAAGTTGTTAATTTATTATCAATTGGTCAGATTCAGCAATGGATCTGTTGGTTTTTCTAAAAGATTTTCTTTATTTTTTAAAGCCAATAAAAGAGTATTGTCTTCTAGTAATATTGTGCCTTCTGGAACCAAACCCACTGATTTTAACATTTCTAATGTTTGAGGATTGCTCATTGCATTCAATAGTTTAGCTGGACTTGGTCGTCCATTTGCAATAATTTCAGATTGTAATTCACGACCAACATTTACAGTAAATTCAAGATTGGCATTGGCTTCAAACATTTGATCATCTGAGTAACCAGCTATACGAGTAGGTTCACAAATTTCATATAGTTCTGCTATTAGATTTTCTAGTATTTTAATTTCATTACGATTAAGCTCAAACGCATGTTTTTGATCATCTAAATGTGACTCCAATTCTAGTATCTCAGCCTCTAGATTCAATAATATATGTGGTAGTGCAGGTACTGTCAGCAGATGCTTATATTCTTCCAGTTTAGCTTTGTATTTAAGATCAGCACATTTTTCAAGTACAGCAGCTCGTTTGCGACCAACCAAAAATCCTTGTAGTGTTTTGAGTTTTTCCCAAGGAGTACAACCAATGACTTGGTATTTATAATTGAATTCTGAATTTAAGTTTGATGCCATATAGTTTTATAACGTTTATTGTTTCATTCATATATATGGATATATATAATCAAACAATATATATAATAACTAAAAACTTACCATTTATTGGCTGGACACTTGCTATTATCTAATCTTACTTTTGTGGTCATAAAGCAGCCACAAAGTTTGCAGCGTGCTGATGCTACTTCAAAACAAGTGCAAGTTGAACATATCTGCATACGAGATTGTGCTTTTTCTTCTGTTGCCATAAGTACGCCATTTTTTGCCATACCCTCTAAAGATTTCAATACAGACTCACTCAAATTGAACATGAGGCTGATTGGATTGTTGTTCATTTTTACTTCTGGTTCATTGCTCATATGTTATAATTAAAGTTTGTAAAATCTTCTGTATAGAATTTCTGTACTTTTCTAATAACTCCGGTGTATAATATTCCATATATGGTTTAGTATACTCTCTTTTGTTGGCGGCGCGCCGCAGATTTTCTATTGCACTCATAGTTCAGGAATCAAGTCCCATAGTTGTTTCCAATTTATTAAACGATCTCTGTTTTCTTCAAATTGCATATGCAAAGCAAGGCTTGTTAATGGCGTAAATAATTGTATGTTTGGTTGTTGCCATACTTGATTGATGGTTGAATCTTCGTTAATTTCGGGATTAGATCCATAATTGTTAGCAAAATTCTCAAAATGTTCCCATCCGCGTCTAATTACGCCCGGTGTTGTAAAAAATGTACAAGTAGTATAATAATTTGTACGCCAATGTTTGTTTTTTCCCAATACCACATTGCATGGTGCTATGTTTCTGGGTGATATATAATTAGCAGGATCATCAAATGGATGAATAACTATGTCTTTTTTCTGACCAAGTTGTTCAAACGCGAGATTATAAAAACCCTCCATTTCTCCCAACATCATTGGAAGATGCAAATAATCATCTTCTACTAGATATACCAATGTTGCTTCACTGTCTCTGGCCAATTGAAAATATTGTAGTGTGGCATCATTATAGTTGTTATTTTGACGACAAATCATTTCAACTTTGTGCTGACTGGCTTGTAGAATTTTTGCAATAGAATTTATTGTTTCTGTTGAACTGCCATCATCAACCACAGTCAGTTTGGTTTCATATGGACGATTGTTGGATGCAATCACAATGCTGGATAAACACTTTTTTATTAAAGTTAGTTTGTCAGTTTTGCAAAAACGTTCTTGTGTTGAACCATGCATATTTTTTACATCACATGTTTTTATAATAATATCTAGTTTCATAATTTCTTTAAATTCATCACATTGTGATTGACTTGTCAAGCATAAATATGTCTAATGATAGAAAAATGGACGAAGCAGAATTCAAAAGACAAAATGAAGGACTTGATGCAGCATTTGCATTGTCCATCAAAGGAGACCTAGATGGTTCTGAAAAAATACTATATAGTCTTGGCGACAATGATCCCAGAGTAAGATTTAATTTGGGTTGGCACAACATGCGACGTGGTAATTTATTCAAAGGCTATGAAGGATTAAACTCTGGTAGAATTTTTGATGGATTTGGTGGTGCAAAAAATCCATATGGCACATTATACAATGGTCAGTCATTAAAAGACAAAACTTTGTTGTTTCATGGTGAAGGAGGTTTGGGTGATGAAATCATCAATGTGAGATTTGTCAAAGATTTTCATGAACGTGGTGCAAAAGTATTATTGGGCTGCAACAAAGAATTGTATCCAATATTTAAGAACATACCATATGTATCTGCAATATTAGACAAGAATGTTTGTGTTCATAGTCATTATGATTATTGGGTACAAGCTATGTCAGCTCCATATGCTCTAAAATATGAATATAATGATTTGAGCGGCAAACCATATTTGAATTATTTTTCACCAAAATATTTACCAAATAAACACAACAAAATCAAAGTGGGATTGCGATGGGCAGGCAGTCCAAAATTTGAGCATGAACAACATCGTCGATTTCCAACAAAACATATGCTTGAATTGACTGAACTAAAACAATTTTCATTTTATAGTTTGCAAAGAGATGATGATTTGTTGGATACTGGACAATTTATAGATTTGAGATATGAAATGAAAACATGGCGTGACACTGCTGAAATTATATCTGGACTAGACTTGATAATAACATCTTGTACATCTGTGGCTCATTTATCTGCTGCTATGGGCAAACCAACATGGATAATTGTACCAATATTACCATATTATATGTGGGTATTACCAGGAAACAAAAGCCCTTGGTATGATAGTGTGACATTATATCGCCAAACAGAATATAACAATTGGAACGCTCCTTTTGAGCAGCTAAAAAAAGATTTGAGCAATTACAAAGTATAAGTTATACCTTGTTTGTCACATTCATCTTTTCCAATAAATGGTATATTAGCATCTGTCCATTGTAGATCAATTGATATTGGATTTTGTATATCGGGAATCAATATTTCTGGTGTGTCTGGAAACATCAATGCTTTTGTGATTGGATTTATTGGTCGCATATCCACCATCCTATATTTTATTGTAGCAACCAAAAATTTCACAGTATCTGCTTGAACAAGATTATACATCTTTGTTTCTGTGTTGCTGATATGTTCATGATGCCAACCATATTGAGAAGATTCATATGCAGCATTTCCATATTTATTGAAAACTTCATTGCGAACTTCACCAATTGGTGTACCTGCTTCTCTATCATAATATGGGCTTGGCATAAAATTATTAATGTGTGGCGGCGATTATTAACTTAGTGAATAACCTGCTGCGGCTGGACCGTATCTTGCTGTACCAACACCCGTTGTGTCAACTTCCACAACACCAGTGTTGCTTACTTTATTGGTCATTGATAAGATACTACCATTATATCCATATCCAAATATAGCTTTATCTATGCCATAGCCCGCTGCTGCTAGATACTGTCTTGCTGTTCCAACACCCGTCGTATCAGTTGCTATAACTCCCGTGTTGCTCACAAGATTGGTTGTTGATACGCTGCCAGCGACAACATCATATCCATATCCAAAAATAGCTTTGCCTAATCCATAACTGGCCGCACTCGGTGCAGTTTTTGCCGTACCAACATTTGTTATATCACTTGTTACACCTCCGGTATTGCCTACTAGATTAATCGTTGATAAATAATTACTACTATTGCCACCATATGCAAATATAGCTCTTTGTGTTCCAAAACCGGCTGCTGCTGGACCGTTTCTTTCCGTACCAACTCCAGTTGTGTCTGTTGCTGCAACGCCGGTGTTGCTTACTTTGTTGGTTATTGAGTAATAAGTACTAGTACCATTCCATCCATATCCAAAAATTGCTTTGTCTGACCCATAACCAGCGGCTGCTAGACCCCATCTAGCCGTACCAACTCCCGTTGTATCAGTTGCTACAACGCCTGTGTTGCTTACTTTATTAGTCAGCGAAGAAACGGCACCGGTAAATCCGTATCCAAATATTGCTTTGTCCGACCCATAACTTGCTGCTGCTAGATATGCTCTTTGCGTACCAACGCCCGTTGTGTCTGTTGATACAACACCATTGTTACTTACAAGATTGGTCATTGAAAGAACTCCTGTTACGACTCCATATCCAAATATAGCTTTTTGTGTTATATACAAGTAAGACCCAGTCACTGCGTTTTTCATAATAAATGCTTCGGTTTCGGATTCATACCAAACTTTTGTTGCACCACTTCCGCTATAAGTAGTTATAAAAGTCCCGCTGTTATAACCGTTGTTGTATTCTATCAAATTTCCATTGGTGGTTATTACTGGAACACCATAATCGAAAGACTTCATTGAACTCTCCGGAACAACTGCGTGTATGGTTCCGGAACCCACCTGAACCGGTGAAGAAGCGAAGGAATAGCCATTCGTGGGAATGCCGTAATAACCAGCCCCCCATGCCCAAAATGTGCCATCCGTTTTTGTGGCATTGTTCTGATATCCATTGGTACCAACAACAGATCGCCAATTTGTGCCAGCACCAATTTGAACAGGACTGCTGCGGTTTATAATGGTGCCATCACCTAACTGACCGGAATAATTGTATCCCCATACCCACAATGTGCCATTGGTCTTGATGGCAAACGTCGAATACGTTCCATGAGAAACAGTTGCCCAATCTGTGCCAGCACCAATTTGAACAGGACTGCTGCGGCTGGTTGTTGTACCATCTCCCACAGTGCCGTAACCATTCCCCCCCCATCCCCACAATGTGCCATTGGTCTTTATTGCGTGAACCCCCGCTTGCCAACCGTTGGATGACACATAGTTCCAATCTGTGCCAGCACCAATTTGAACGGGACTGCTGCGGCTAATTATACCATTTCCTAAATCCACTTGGCCACCATATCCCCATGACCACAATGTGCCATCTGTCTTGATTGCAAAAGTCGCAAGTGTTCCCATTCGCACATATCGCCAATTCGTACCAGTACCAATTTGAACAGGACTGCTGCGGGTGGTTGTTGTACCATCTCCCAGTTGGCCGTAATCATTTGTCCCCCATGCCCACAATGTACCATTGGTTTTGATTCCGGACTGTGAACCTGCGTAGTAGCCTATTGATGGAATGAGGGATTGACAGTCTCCACCGAACGATGGCTTGGTTGGTCCAGTGCCAACAGTAAAATCAACAAAAGCAGAATCTGTTCCTGCATCAAAATATCCACCGGTTGCGTTGGTTTTGAACGAGCTGCTGATCGGAGCACCGGTGTATGAATAAAAGTTACAGCCTTGACAGTTGCTATTCTCATCAGTGCCACAACAATCACAAGATTCTCCATAACCATATGTTCCTGTTACTTCTGCGCTCGTAGAACTGTTGATACCATCAAAATATCTACCATATTTTCTGTATCCAATTGTGTCTATTATTCCTGTATATACATAAACTATTGCAGCACTTTTTCCATATCCATCACTCAAGGCTATTGCACCACTTGCTACACCAAATAAAGTTCTTACTGCTGCATCATTTAATGTTATTACAGCAGTGGCTGAATACCCCAGTTCGGTATTTACCATACTCATTGAAATTGGACCTGATGCTGGTAGTGCCATGTATATTTATATATAACCTGTGTTGTATATTATTATTTTATAATATATTTTTAGCTAGTTATCGGAAACCCCGGAAACGGTATAAAAGATTGTGAAGCTTCGTCCCATAACTTAGGCAGTCCATCAGTTGGCCATGCCACAGGTGGCACAAAACTAACAGCAGTTTCGTCCCATACCCATGATGCTGGATGACTGGCAGCTAATGCGTTGGCACGAGCTTCTGCAATTTGTTCTGGTGTTGGTGGTGTGTCGGAAATTCCTGGTATGCTTGACATGATGTTTTGTTTGTTTTGTTTTTTTAACGCCGATAATATTTGCTGTTTATATATAACTATATTTGTATTTGTAAATTTACAATATATATGGTAGATTTATTTTTTCTATTATTTTTATAATCTATTTATTTTTTTCTGCAAATCTACTATCATAGAATTTTGTTCTTTGATTGCTTCAATAAGTAGTGGAATAAGTTTTTCATATCTTACTGTCATATACTTGGAATCAATTGGTGCTGGTGCAATAATTTCTGGCAATATTGCTTGTACTTGTTGAGCAGATACACCCACTTCTTTTTGTTTTGTATAACCAAGATTTTGTGCAGTTTCATTGGCTTCAAAATAAAATCCATTAAGAGATAATACTTTATTTAGTGAATCTGGAATATTACCAAGATTATTTTTAAGACGATCATCAGAATAGTAAGCAGTGACATTATTTGTAGCGCGAATTTCTCCTGTTGTAGCAGATGCAGCAGTACCAACACCAAGTGATGTTGTGATAGTTGCAGAACCTGTTATTATTGTATCGCCACTTACATCCAATTTAGCATTGATTGGTGTACTTTTTCCAATAGCTACATTTCCGCTAGTATCTATGTACGCGGCGACCACTCCTCCGCCGTATATGGTGGTAGCCATACCAGCTTGTCCACCAAGCACCATTCCAGCGCCACTAACACCAGCCCAACCCGTTCCAAAACTGTTGATGCACGCGATTCTGGTTGCGGCTACAGTGCTTCTATAAAGTGTCAATGTATCGTTTGAAGAACCTGATATAATTGTATTTCCAGTTATATCCAATTTAGCATTTGGTGTAGTTGTTCCAATACCAATATTGCCAGAACCGTCTATAATCATTCTGGTATTATCACCTGTACCAAAGGCCAGTATGTTCGTGCCGCCGCTGGCTCCTATAAACCCAGCATATGCCGGTGCCCCTACTATCATAGTGCCGCCTACACTACTTTCAACTCCAACGGCAAGTCTACCACTTGTATTTTGATATGTACCGTATACTTGAGTTGTTCCGGTAGATGCTCGCACTTTAATGGCATCGCCGGTTGTAAATGCAGATACACTTCCTGTCGCAATAAAATTTCCATATACATCCAATTTAGCATTTGGTGTAGTTGTATTAATACCAACATTTGTTGCGTTGTCATATAATTGACTATTTGATATTGTTGTTGCATTGGTAAATTTTGCAACATAATTTGCTGTGCCGCCAGATATGGTTCCGGCACCGCTTGTGCCAGCACTGCCACTTGTACCAGCTGCGCCAGCGGCACCGCTTGTGCCAGCACTGCCAGATGTACCATTTGCACCCGGATTGCCCACTGCGCCACTTATACCACTGCTGCCTGATGTGCCACTTGTACCAGCTGCGCCAGCGGCACCGCTTGTGCCACTTGAACCTGATGTGCCACTTGTACCAGCTGCGCCAGCGGCACCACTTGTGCCACTGCTGCCTGATGTACCACTTGTACCAGCTGCGCCAGCGGCACCACTTGTGCCACTTGATCCACTGGTTCCACTGGTTCCGTTGGCTCCGTTGACTCCGCTTGTGCCACTTGATCCAGTTCTACCAGCACTACCGGCACTACCGGCACTACCGGCACTGCCAGATGTACCAGCACTACCGGCACTACCGGCACTACCGGCACTGCCAGATGTACCAGCTGCGCCAGCGGCACCGCTTGTGCCACTTGAACCTGATGTGCCACTTGTACCAGCTGCGCCAGCGGCACCACTTGTGCCACTGCTACCAGATGTGCCACTTGTACCAGCTGCGCCAGCGGCACCACTTGTACCACTTGAACCTGATGTACCATTTCCACCCGGACTGCCCGCTGCGCCACTTGTACCACTGCTGCCTGATGTGCCAGCTGTACCAGCTGCGCCAGCGGCACCACTTGTGCCGCTTGAACCACTTGTGCCAGCTGTACCAGCTGCACCACTTGTGCCACTGCTGCCTGATGTTCCACTTGTGCCACTTGAACCACTTGTGCCACTTGTACCAGCTGCGCCAGCGGCACCACTTGTGCCACTTGATCCACTGGTTCCGTTGGCTCCGTTGACTCCGCTTGTGCCACTTGATCCAGTTCTACCAGCACTACCGGCACTACCGGCACTGCCAGATGTACCAGCACTACCGGCACTACCGGCACTGCCACTTGTACCAGCTGCGCCAGCGGCACCGCTTGTGCCACTGCTACCAGATGTGCCACTTGTACCAGCTGCGCCAGCGGCACCACTTGTGCCACTGCTACCAGATGTGCCACTTGTACCAGCTGCGCCAGCGGCACCACTTGTGCCACTGCTACCAGATGTGCCACTTGTACCAGCTGCGCCAGCGGCACCACTTGTACCACTTGAACCTGATGTACCATTTCCACCCGGACTGCCCGCTGCGCCACTTGTACCACTGCTGCCTGATGTGCCAGCTGTACCAGCTGCGCCAGCGGCACCACTTGTGCCGCTTGAACCACTTGTGCCAGCTGTACCAGCTGCACCACTTGTGCCACTGCTGCCTGATGTTCCACTTGTGCCAGCTGTACCAGCTGCACCACTTGTGCCACTGCTGCCTGATGTTCCACTTGTGCCACTTGAACCACCTGTGCCAGCTGTACCAGCGGCACCACTTGTGCCACTGCTGCCTGATGTTCCACTTGTGCCACTTGAACCGCTTGTGCCACTTGTACCAGCTGCACCACTTGTGCCACTGCTGCCTGATGTTCCACTTGTGCCACTTGAACCACCTGTGCCAGCTGTACCAGCGGCACCACTTGTGCCACTGCTGCCTGATGTTCCACTTGTGCCACTTGAACCGCTTGTGCCACTTGTACCAGCTGCACCAGCGGCACCACTTGTGCCACTGCTGCCTGATGTTCCACTTGTGCCACTTGAACCGCTTGTGCCACTTGTGCCAGCTGCACCAGCGGCACCACTTGTGCCACTGCTGCCTGATGTTCCACTTGTGCCACTTGAACCGCTTGTGCCACTTGTACCAGCTGCACCAGCGGCACCACTTGTGCCACTGCTGCCTGATGTTCCACTTGTGCCACTTGAACCGCTTGTGCCACTTGTGCCAGCTGCACCAGCGGCACCACTTGTGCCACTGCTGCCTGATGTTCCACTTGTGCCACTTGAACCGCTTGTGCCACTTGTGCCAGCTGCACCAGCTGCACCACTTGTGCCACTGCTGCCTGATGTTCCACTTGTGCCACTTGAACCGCTTGTGCCACTTGTGCCAGCTGTACCAGCTGCACCACTTGTGCCACTGCTGCCTGATGTTCCACTTGTGCCACTTGAACCACCTGTGCCAGCTGTACCAGCTGCACCACTTGTGCCACTGCTGCCTGATGTTCCACTTGTGCCACTTGAACCGCTTGTGCCACTTGTGCCAGCTGCACCAGCGGCACCACTTGAACCACTTGTGCCAGCTGCACCAGCGGCACCACTTGTGCCACTGCTGCCTGATGTTCCACTTGTTCCACTTGTGCCACTTGAACCACTTGTGCCAGCTGCACCAGCGGCACCACTTGTGCCACTGCTGCCTGATGTTCCACTTGTTCCACTTGTGCCACTTGAACCACTTGTACCTGATGATCCACCGGCACCTGTTACACCAGAAGTTCCGCTTGTACCAGACGATCCACTTGATCCGGCTGTGCCACTTGTACCTGCTGCACCACTTGTGCCACTGCTGCCACTTGTTCCTGCTGTGCCACTGCTGCCACTTGTTCCTGCTGTGCCACTGCTGCCACTTGTTCCTGCTGTGCCACTTGAACCCGATGATCCACTTGTACCGCTTGAACCCGATGATCCACCCGCGCCTGCTGCACCACTTGTGCCACTGCTGCCACTTGATCCAGCTGTGCCACTGCTGCCACTTGTTCCTGCCGTGCCACTTGTGCCACTGCTGCCACTTGTTCCTGCTGTGCCACTTGAACCCGATGATCCACTTGTACCAGCTGTGCCACCCGCACCTGTTGCACCAGATGTGCCACTTGAACCCGATGATCCACTTGTACCGCTTGTTCCAGAAGAGCCGCTTGTTCCTGATGTACCACTTGAACCAGATGTTCCTGCTGTGCCAGAAGAACCACTTGATCCAGCTGATCCACTTGTGCCGCTTGAACCTGATGATCCACCGGCACCACTTGATCCGGCTGTGCCACTTGTTCCTGATGTGCCACTGCTGCCACTTGTTCCAGCTGATCCACTGCTGCCACTTGATCCGGCTGATCCACTTGTACCCGATGATCCACTTGATCCACCCGCACCTGTTACACCAGACGTTCCACTTGAACCAGATGTGCCCGCTGCACCACTTGTACCACTGCTGCCACTTGATCCAGCTGTGCCACTTGAACCACTTGTACCACTTGTACCCGATGATCCACTTGTACCGCTTGATCCACTTGAACCGCTACTACCGTTGGCTCCGCTTGTTCCACTTGAACCGCTACTACCGTTGGTTCCACTTGTGCCACCATAAGTGGAGCCATATGATAAAGAATTCCACGCAGTGACTCCGTTACCAATCTTGAATTTATTTGTATCAAGTTCAATGCCAATTTCGCCCTGCATCAAAACTGGATTGGCGTTCGTCCATTGACTTTCTGTACCTCTGCGTAATTGTATTTGTGTTGCCATACGATTTTATTTATTTCTATAAATTGTTTTTATATTATACTGGACCAGCATCTATAGGTGTTGAACCACCATATACACTACTTGGATTTCCTCCGTCGAGATTTACCGCGATGCTATCAGCAGATATACTACCACTGATACTCAAACTACCTGTTAATCTAAAACTGCCACTATTATCTGAATTTGAAGTAAATACAGTTTCAATAGTATCACTTACACTGCCGGATTTTCTTAAAAATATACGACCATCTGGTACATTGATAGCAAATTGACCCACACCAAGAGATGCTGTGGTTGGTATTGAGCCTGTAGCTAAACTTCTTAAATGTATTATGTTCTGCGGCATTGTTTATAAATATTCAATAATATATGTTTCAACTTATTTTTTTTTTAATATAGTATATATTTTTATATAATGTATAATAGTATATATGGCATAAATATGTTATGTTAATGAATAACCCGCTGCTTTTGGATATTGTCTTGCTGTGCCAACACCCGCTGTGTCTGTTGCTACAACTCCGGTATTACTAACGAGGTTGCTCATTGATAAAACCGCACCGGCTCCAATTCCATATCCAAATATAGCTTTGTCACTTCCATAACCTGCTGCGGCTAATCCTTGTCTTACTGTACCAACACCTGTCGTATCAGTTGCTACCACACCTGTGTTACTGACAAGATTGGTCATTGATGAATAACCGCCACTTTGTTGTCCATATCCAAATATAGCTTTGTCTGTGCCATAACCTGATGCGGCTAATGCTAGTCTTGCTGTACCAACACCTGTCGTATCAGTTGCTACAACACCCGTGTTACTAACAAGATTGGTCACCGACACGTTACCTCCAAGTCCGCCGGTTGTGCTTCCATACCCAAATATAGCTTTATTTGTCCCATAACCAGCCGCTGCTAAATTATTTCTTACTGTACCAACTCCCGTTGTATCGGTGGATACAACGCCGGTGTTACTAATAAGATTGGTCATTGAAACAGCGGCACTCGTATATCCATATCCAAAAATAGATTTGTCTGACCCATAACCCGCTGCCGCTAGATACGATCTTGCTGTACCAACACCTGTTGTGTCACTTGCTACAACACCCGTGTTACTTACGAGATTGGTCATTGAATAATAAGTACCAACGCCATTATCTCCATATCCAAACACAGCTTTATCATTTCCGTAACTTGCAGCCGCAAGATATCCTCTTGCTGTACCAACACCTGTCGTATCAGTTGCTACAACACCTGTGTTACTAACCAGATTGGTCATTGATAAATTGCTACCATTATTTCCATATCCAAATATAGCTTTTTGTGTTAAGTATACAGTAATAGGATCAGCAAATACTTTCTTAAATTTTAATCCACTTGGTGCTGGTACTGTAGTTATTGAAAAACCTGCCGCCGCTAAAACAGATCTTGAAGTGCCGACGCCGGTTGTGTCTGTTGACACCACACCCGTGTTGCTCACAAGATTTGTCATAGAAAGAACCACACTCGTATATCCATATCCAAAAATTGCTTTGTCTGACCCATAACCCGCCGCTGCCAACTGGTGCCTTGAAGTCCCCACCCCCGTCGTGTCGGTTGCTACAATGCCGGTGTTGCTCACTTTATTGGTCATTGAAACAGCGACGCCATTAGCGTCTCCATATCCAAATAGTGCTTTGTCTGTGCCATATCCCGCTGCTGCTAGATTATATCTTGCCGATCCTACACCCGTTGTGTCTGTGGCTACAACACCGGTGTTGCTCACTTTATTGGTCATTGAAACAAAACCACCGCTAGATCCATATCCAAATATTGCTTTATCAATTCCATAGCCCGCCGCCGCTGGCCAATATCTACCAGTACCAACACCGCTTGTATCAGTTGCTACAACGCCAGTGTTGCTCACTTTATTGGTTATTGAAAAAGCATTCGAATTGTCGGCCCCGTATCCAAAAATAGCTTTGTCTATACCATAGCCAGCCGCTGCTAGATATGCTCTCGCAGTTCCTACACCGGTTGTGTCAGTTGCTACAACGCCCGTGTTGCTAACGAGGTTGGTCAACGACGAATAAGTAGTAACAACCCCATATCCAAATATTGCTTTATCATTTCCATACCCAGCTGCTGCTAAATGATATCTAGCTGTACCAACGCCCGCTGTATCAGTTGCCACAACGCCCGTATTACTTACAAGATTGGTTATTGCTGTATTAGTTCCTGTACTTCCATACCCAAATATTGCTTTTTGTGTTCCTGCTAAAACACTCGCGACATTGCTAGTATTTTTAAACTTGTATCCATAACCTATAGCATTAAATGGTACAACTGATGACACTGTTGCACCATTGTTGTTAGTAATAGTAAAATTGTTTGTACTGCTATCAAATATTGTAGCAGCATTACATGTAAGCAATGATGTGTTTGCTATGGCCGTGAGAGGAGCTGTTGGTACTGTAAATGATGCTGTATAAAGTGCAGTACCATTTAAGATACGGAAGTTACTAATATATCCAGGAAAATAACTATTTGCCGTCGGCGTACTTTCTTGACCAATAGACAACGTGGTAGAAGTATTATTGATATTATTAGTATCAGGATATGACGCGCCTATTTGAATTCCATTTTTAAAAATTGAAGTAGTTCCGTTATTTCTGGATATTGCAAAATGTAACCAGCGATTTAAATATCCGTCCGCTGTTAATGAATAACTAAATCTAACACCAGAATTTTCCCACACGTAAAAAGTACCACCTTCTATACTAACACCTATTGTTGCAGATGGATAATTTCCTATTGAAAATACACGAGGGTTTGATGGCTGACTGGTCATATATTGCCACCATTCTGTAGTAAAACTTCCTGTTCCGAATGCAAACGCCGCACTACCAGGAACACTCAAATATTGAGTACTTCCATTAAAAAGCACACTATTACCAACCGCCGTTGAAGTTCTTCTTGCAAATTGAAAATTATTATTCCCCGCAGCAACCGGATTTGTTCTTTTTATTGTGAGCGGCATATAATGTATGTAACGTTATTTATTTTCATTACAATTTTTAATAGAACCCACCATCAATATAACTTGATGTAATAGCAAATGAACTACTTACTGCATTAAGAACATAACTTGCTGTTTGTGAAAACGAAGCTGATATAGCAAATGATGCTGATATAGCAAAACTTGATGTACCCAAGAATGTGTCTGTATTATTTTCATATACATTTGCCCAAACAATATAACTTGCTGTATTAGCATATGAAGCTGTTTGTGCCCAACTGCTGGTGATATAGTAGGTAGAACCCGAAATTAAAGTTGTACCACCCGCGCCACTGTTCATTGCATAACTTGCCGTAGTAGCAAATGATGCACTGACTGATTGCAGAACATATGAAGCTGATATAGCATTATTTACATAACTTGCTGTTCTTGCCAGCGTTGCATAACTTGATGTACCAACAAATATGTCTGTTGCTATTTCATCTACATTTGCCCATGCTATATAAGAGGCTGTTCTGGCCAAACTTGATGTTTGAGAGAATGATGCAGATGTAGCAAATGAACTACTTACAGCATTAAGAACATATGAAGCTGTTGCTGCGGTTATAGCATAACTGGATGTACCAAACAATGAACCAGAAACATTTCCGTTGATACTGCCTGTTACTACAATACTACCATTCACCAACATTGATCCAGTAAATTCAAATGTATCGGCATTACCAGAAAACATTACACTGCCGCTGTCGCCAGAAACACTAAAACCTCCGGATACAGCAAGTGAACCAGTTACAACAACACTGCCAGTAATTGAAAAATTATTGTTTGAATATACAAGATTTGCGGACGCGGTTGCTGCATTAACAGAGCCATCAGAAAGAATTACTCTGCCCGCACCAGCATTGTTTATGGTATTGAAACCTATTCCGGAAGATCCACTTGTTCCACTTGTACCAGAAGAGCCACTTGTTCCTGCGGCACCGCTTGTGCCACTTGAACCACTTGTTCCAGCTGTGCCGCTTATTCCAGACGATCCACTTGTTCCACTTATACCAGATGTTCCACTTGAACCGCTTATTCCAGACGATCCACTTGTTCCACTTGTACCAGAAGAGCCACTTATACCAGATGTTCCACTTGTACCAGAAGAGCCACTTGTTCCAGCTGTGCCAGACGAACCACTTGTTCCTGATGCGCCACTTGAACCTGATGTTCCAGCTGTGCCAGACGAACCACTTGTTCCTGATGCGCCACTTGAACCCGATGTACCAGAAGAACCACTTGTTCCTGCTGTGCCGCTTATACCCGATGTTCCGGCTGTGCCAGACGAACCGCTTGTTCCTGATGCGCCACTTGAACCTGACGTTCCAGCTGTGCCAGACGAACCACTTGTGCCGTCAGTACCGCTCGTTCCACTTGTTCCAGAAGATCCACTTGTTCCTGCTGTGCCAGAAGAACCACTTGTGCCAGACGAACCACTTGTTCCTGATGCGCCACTTGAACCGCTTGTACCAGAAGAACCACTTGTGCCAGAAGATCCACTTGTTCCTGCTGTGCCGCTTATACCCGATGTTCCGGCTGTGCCAGACGAACCGCTTGTTCCTGATGCGCCACTTGAACCTGACGTTCCAGCTGTGCCAGACGAACCACTTGTGCCGTCAGTACCGCTCGTTCCACTTGTTCCAGAAGATCCACTTGTTCCTGCTGTGCCAGAAGAACCAC